TATAATCAAGCGTTACGTTTAGCTAAGACACTAGCACCTCGCTTACCTGAAGTTAGAGTGGATATATCACCTGACGTATTAGTTAAGGCCGCCTTTGATATAGCACAGATTGTTCAGGCACTATCTAGATTCGTTGACGATAGTGACGTACAGCAGGTTAAGTTAACCAAGTTCACTGTAGGAAAGCTGCACGACAAACTGGAGCCTATAGCGGAGTTCTTATTAGCGTTACCTAAGAACCACGTGGCTATAAAGCATTTAGATAGCCATATAGCTAGGCTCGGTACGTACATGAAATCTATAAAGTAACACTAACCCATCTGATTATGTCATTTGGGTTTTTTTACGTCTCCACTTCATATTTCTGTTGCGAGATCTAATTTCATATAGACAAACAGAGAGATTGCACTCCTCTGTTTGGATATACCAAAAGCGGAGGGTATTTAGTTTATCCTACTTACCCTCCAATTCTGGCTATCCTGGTATTCTTGCAGGGATATCTAATAAGAGTTGAAGACCTACCTGTAGTTGTATTTCCGAAAGTACGCTCACTTTTGAAGCGCTACTTCCTGACAACTAGTACTTAGTACTTAAATCAGGTTATTTAGCTAAAACATGCTGTATATCTTAATTTTTTACTAGTTCGCAAGAAAGTATGTTCTCTTGCGTAACTTTGATGATGTGAGAATCATATTTTCTTGCTTAACTATTAGGAGTCGCTCGATATGGCGGTTAAGAAAAAACTCGGCAAAAGAATGGTACCAGCATTTGCTGGAATCATTGTAGCCGGTGCTTCAAAAAATGAAGCTATCAACCATTACCGTGCCGTTGCCTCTGGTGAGGATGCTCAAGCCCTACGTTCTTCTGACAGTAAATACCAAATGGTAACTGTTGCAAGCTCGGCTGACAGCTTTTTCGATCCATTGACAGGTAACCATGACATGGTAGCTATAGATGCTAATCTAGCATCGGAATCAAGCGGACTTTCGGAGCCTGTACAGGCGTTTATGACGGTTTGTGCTGACGGATGTGGACACGTTGTTATTGCTGACAGTGACCAAGCCGTTAAATTCTGCCCTAGCTGTTCAACGGCTATTCCGGACTTAGACAATGACGAAATTGATCGTTTGTGTGCTGAGTCGGAAACGGAGTCTGCTTTAGAAGGTCCTACTGGCCATCAAGGTGTAATAGTTGCTGCAACGTCTTACGACGAAGCAGAAACCTTATTTCTTGAAGCCATGAATGGTGAAAATATTGTTGGTATTGTTGATACCACTGACGATGGTGCTAACGTATCAGAATCTAGCAGTACTGGTTTAGCTTTTAACACGCATCGCAAATGCGGTGTCAACTTTAGTCCTTTCTTCGGTGAGTCATCTGTTGAAAAAAGTAACGAAGTTGTATCGGAATTTGAAGCAGTAGCCTCAAATGAAGATGGTGAGTCTGGCTTTGTAGGACAATACTTACTTTGTTCGGATGACACTAATTGTGGTATGCACATTATAGCATCTAACAACGAAGCCGTATTCTGTCCATCATGTTCTGGCAACTTAGTCGACCCACAAGATCTTGTGGATATGGAAAATGAAGCGTTAGCCACAGGTAATGAAATCTATGCTTCATCTGACGACGACGAAGATGACGACGAAGATGACGACGACAACGTCAGTGTTGATCCTTCAGGCGACGACGAAGATGACGACGACGAAGATGACGATGACCTGAAATCTGAATCGACAGGCGACGACATGGACGAAGGCGACGACATGGACGAAGGTGAAGACTTCGAAGAAGAAGATACGGATCTTGACGACCTTGACGACCTTGAAGACGATGAAGACGATGAAGACTTCGATTCAGAATCATCTAACCAAGAATTTAAAATCAATATGCTTCAACTTATCGCTTCTAACGAAGATGATGGCCTTGAAGCATCTCAACTGTCAGTTGCACATTGTGGTTCAATTGCAGGCGTTGAAACTTGGACGGCCTTTTATAAAGGTACTCCAGTAGCGATGGCTAAAGCAAACGCAGTACCTGACAGTGTATCTAATATTTTCAACACATCTAAGTTTGGCGAAGCCACTGCGGCATCCGCCCGAGAGCTTGGTGTTGAATCTGCTTTATCTTCTATGGGATTCCAGGCTATTGTACCTGACTGTTCTATGGAAGTTGCCGTTGCCCAAGCCATCCTTGATGAAGCCGATAGTATAAAGCAACAAGCTTTAGCCTCTGTCGATACTTTACGCAATGACATGGTAGCAAGCTTCGGTTCTGCACTAGCTACTTCCGCTATGGGTATTAACCGTGGTGTGTTTGCAGGTGTAAGTAACCCTATCCGAGATAACTTAGTTGCATCTTTAAGTGCAGCGGGTATCAAAGATCCGGCACCACTTGTCGACCGCGCTTTCGAGCAAGGCTCAGACTCGTATGCCAAAATTCTTCTGGCCAAAGCTTCGGACATAAACTCCAAGGCGCCTGAGGTTCAGAATCAAATAGCAGAGTCGGTCTCACAGACTAACTTCTTAGCAGCACATGCTTCTACACAAGGCGCAGAGTCTATTGGTACGGTTATCACCAGTACAAGTAGTAACCGCGACAACGTAGCAGACCCGATGTTAAGTAAATCTAGTTCGTCGGACATGAAATCTATGGTTCAAGGTCTTAACCTAAGCCGTCGTTAATAACTTTTTTGGTAACTTGGAGACATTAATATGTTGAATTACCGTGGTACAATTTTCACACAAACAGATAGCTCAAAAGTAGCAACTGGTGAAATCATAAATGAAGAAGGCGCAGCATTAGTAATCTTACGTGAAGGTTCTAGTTCTGTAATACAAGAGTCGAAAGGTGCATCAGGTGAAATCTTTGCAGGTTTTTCTTATGAACGTACTCGTCGTCCATCTATCCTAGCTGCAATCGAAGAAGGCGTTATTGCTGATTCGATTATACGTTTAGGCCGTACCCCTGAGCCTGGTAAGATTGCTATCTGGGTTGCAGGTACAGAAATCACAATCGAAGTTGGCGCAGATGCACCTGATGATGCAACTACCGTTAACTTAAATGGAAGTGAAATCCTTACCCATGCTGACATGAATGATAAAGATTTTATTGTTCAGTATCTATATGAGCCTACAGTTAGCGAAGCCCGTTTATTTGGTGAAGGTAACGAATTTTCTGCAACTCCAGCCTCTGCTGATATTGGTGTTTGTGGTCGTATTCTTGGTGGTGTAGTTTCAACTAACTTCTTCGACATTGATGCCGATTGGTCTGATGAAACTAAAATGCACCCAAGCCTCGGCGCAGATGGTCGTTTGACTATTGGCGGTCCTGGTACTGAGCTGACTAACCTTATCATTAAGGAAGCTCCTCGTTCAGATAGTGCTTTCCTTACTGTCGAATTCATTCGCTAATTAGTTACCTGGTAACTTTCTATTAAAACAAATTTGGAGTTTTAAATATGCAAAATTTACGTAACGTAAATCAAATGGTAACTAAGACAGGTAGTCCCCTGAGCGGTGTTACGCTAAACGGCCGAGGTAATACTCCGTCAGTTTCAATCTCGAACGACGGTAATATCTCAGCTTACACTAATGCTGATGCGTTAGCACAAGCCCAGCAATTAATGGCTTTAAGTTCTTCGCAGCAAGTTGTTCCTGCTCAGTCTGTTTCTACAGCCGCAGAACAACGCTTACAGAATGAAAGTCGTCAAGAAGCAGTTGCCCGTGCTCAAGAATCGGACGTTGAATGGTCAGCACTTGGTGCCGCATTAGCGGATGAAATTCAAGAGCAAGCTGATCGTGACGGTTTCTTACGTCGCATTTGTCAAGGCCAAACTTTACGTCAAGGCGAATTGCCTCGAGTACCTATGGAGCAAAACATTGCGGAAGCAATTGTTGCAACTTCTGAGTCTCAAATGGGCTATCAACGCCTAACAGCTAAAGTAATGAACCCGCCTGAATTCCAAATCAAAGCAAACGTTCGCGTTGCTCAAATCGATTTGGACCAAGTATCTGGTGATTTACTTGACAAAGCTTACAACGACGGCTTAAACGCTATCATGGTAGAAGAAGATCGTATGTGGAAACGTGCTGCCGACCAAGCTGTAGGTATCGTTAATCCGATTACATACATTCAAGGTCGTTTAAGTCCTCGTTACTTATCTGAGCTTCGTACGTCGGTAACTAACTGGAACTTACCTGTTTCAACTGCTATCTTAAGTAATGATTACTGGAACGACATTAATGGCGATCCTGAATGGGCTACAATGCTTGATCCAATCACACAGCATGATTTAGTTCTTCACGGCCAAATCGCAACGTTGCAAGGTATGACATTATTGACTGATGGTTACCGTGCACCTAACCAGATTGTTTTACGTCCTGGTGAAATCTACGTTGTTGCTGATGCTAAATACCACGGTTCTTACTCAACTCGTGGTGGTATTCGCTCTGAACCTACTTCAGGCGCTAATAGCGGTGATACTACTAAGGGCTGGTTAATGCACGAAACTTTTTCTTTTGTTTTGGCTAATCTACGTTCTGTTGCCAAAGGACAAAGAATCTAAGGTTAGTCCTTAAATTCTAACAGGGTGTTGCATTGCAGCGCCCAACCAAAACTCTTTCCGATTAATAGCGAACACGACCGGCCAGTCCTGACGAAGTCCAATCACTTTGTCTAACTCTATTAATCTGATTCACAATGATTGGATTGAAACATGGAAAGAGTTTTGGTGGGCGCTGCTAGTGCCTTGCCTTGTGCATTGGTAAACTTCCCTGGGTCTATCAGCGATAGGCCTCTTTGGCTGAGTTGAAATACACTCAGTCTTTTTTTTTTGTGGAGCGGTTTCATGCAGAACAACGCTAAAGACCTTATTGCCTTAGCAGCCCTTGCCTTTAATCGAAAAGATTTTGAGACAGCAGGTACATTATTTGCATCTGCTATGTCTACTAAAGATACCGGAGAGTTCATTGAAAGCCTTATGGCAGACAACTACTCACTGGCGGCTTTGTCTAGTACACTTGAAAACATTTCGGAAGAAACAGAACTAGATAATCTAGCTTCTGCTGCTGCTACGTTAAGCCTTTCTATGGAAAGTACATTCAAAGATAAAACCAAAGCCGCCTTGTCGGAGAGTGGGTTTATTAATGAAGACGAATTATCTGAATCTTATAGTGGAGATCACTATGATGACGAGGATGATGAAGATGACGATGACGATGACGATGACGCAGACGAGGATGATGGAGAGGATGATGAAGATCTAAAATCAGAATCTTCAACGATAGACTTCGGTGCCGTAAGGTCTCCAATTCAAATCATTGAATAGTCCAAAATGACCTCGACAGATGTAGTTTATGCTATATCCTCGAGGCTTTTTACGTTTTAGGTGATAATCATGACAGAACACGTACCAGCACGTTCCATTGATTTCCTAGATGGAGTGGAAAAGTCTGACGCTCCTCTTCTAGCTACGTTGCTTGGTTTTAGGACACAGGTACAGAACCATCTACGTATTAAAAAGTTCCCTCTAATATTTGATGACGATCCTAAAGGCGCCATTAAACGGGCTTACGCAGGGTCTATATCTCTTCCTTACGGTTACTGGCGTATATCGTCAATGAACCTATCTGAGGACGACCAAGCTATACAACAAATCAAAAGAGCAGGCAGTGGCTTCTCTATGCCGGATTTAGAAGATGCTGTTATTAATAAAGACTTCCTATTTAGGGCCAACATTGAGGTAGAGTGTACTTACATTAACGATGACCCTAGAGAAGTCTTAGCTTTCGTAGAGAGGTTAATGATCGTTAACGCTACTCGTATGTTAACCTTTGAGATACATCTTCCTACAGGCTCTAATTGGACTGTTACTCCTTTCGCTTCCGAGAAAGGTGCTAGTATTCCGCAAGCCACTAGGGAAGACGAAGGTAAACCTGGAGTAATGGAAGTTACCTTTAGTTATAGGCTGAGTACTAAGACTGGACTCATTAAACCTGTAGCTAAGATTAATAACGACGGTCACATAACTACTAATACCAAAATAGGGAGACCTTAATGCGAAAAAGAGCTAACCCGTATAAAGAGCAAGGACGAACCATTGTAACACAGTTGGCTATGTCACTTACTAGAATTACTACACGTAGTAGTTTGTTTAAGCAGAGCGTATCAGCTAACATACCCGATGGTGAACCCTTTTACAATATAGACCAGAATATGTCAGTTGATGTTCCACATGAAATCACAGGCATTAAGCATCTGCTTTATATTAAAACGCCACAGAAGGTTAATCTTACAATTGAAAAAGACGGAATGTCAATCACTCAAGAAGTCGATGGCCTTTATGTATTTCACGGTAAGATTGATGGGGTAATAAAAATTACCTCTGCACTTGAAGAACCAGTCATGTGCAACTTGGTTTATTCGTAATTTAGTTACATACTAAATAGAGGAGACATAGTATATGTTAGCAACTAACAGCCCTAGTGCTGGTGTCTATACTGTCGAAAATGACAGGTCGCAACGTATTAAAGCGGCTTCTACTTCTATCGGAGCGATCGTTGGTGCAGCAAATAGAGGTCCAATAATGGAACCTACTATCTGTTTCGACAATGAAGAATTCCGTCAGAAGTTCGGCAAGAAAGACCCACGCATCGGTTACATGCACTACTGCGCCGAAGCTTTTCTTGAGCAATCAAGACTAAGCGTAGTACGTGTTGCATTAGATACAAAACTTGGCGGTGTTTACATTGCCACCGAATCGAATTTTTCCAAGCCTAGAACTTTACCTGCTGGTTTAGACTCTGCTGACTTGTTAGACTTCGGAGTCGAAGACATAATGTTTATTTATGCCGTAGACCCGGGCAAATGGAATAACGAACTACGTATAGTTTGGTACCCAGATGTAAACGACGCAGAAGGTCAGGCTTTCTTTATTCAGGTATACGAAGGTAATACAGGTATCGCTACCGAGATTCACCATTGTACTACTCATGAAAAAGTTAACGGTAACGGTACTCAGATGTTTGTTGAAGACGTTATTAATGAAGGCTCAAATTTAATCCGAGTCCGCATTAATGAGAACCATCCTGCATTTGACAACAATGATGAACCTGTACTTATAAACGCTGTAGGTGAAGCTACCCTTACTGGAGGCGATGATGGTTTACCTTTTAGCTTAGGTGAGCCTAGATTCGTAGCAGCGTGCTTACAAGCCTGGGAGTTGTATTCTGATTGGGAACAAGTCGAAGTTAATATCTTAATTAACGGCGGTTTGTCTATACCTTCAATCCAATTGAAGATGGATGAAATCTGTATACGTAGACAGGATTGTATTGCTGTACTTGATATACCTAGCGATAAGCAAGACCCTATAGATGCAGTGGATTATCGACGTAATACCTTGAATTTGAATAGTTCATTAAGTGCTTCTTATGCACCTGATATTTTAATCAGAGACAAAGATAACGGACGTGATCAATACGTTCCACCTTCAGGCCATGTTGCAGCGCGTTACGCCTTTACGGATAATGACTTCGCTACTTGGTTTGCACCAGGCGGTCTTACTAGAGGTAGAATGCCTACTGCTATTGGCTTACGCCATAACTACAAGTTAAGTCACAGAAACATTCTTACTGAGAACCAAATCAACTCGATTATATCAGTTGAAGGTAACGGTATTAATATCTGGAATGCCGATACTATGTATGCAATAAAGTCAGCATTAAACGACATTGGTATTCGTCGTATGCTATGCTTCTTACATTCTAGTGTTCGCATCAATAATTTGTATGCGGTATTTGAACCTAACGATAGTATCTTACGCCAACGTCAACGTTCTTCTGTGGAAGACTTGCTTGAGCCTATTTTACGAGGCCGAGGTTTATACTGGTACCAGGTAGTATGTGACGAAAGAAATAACACGGCTGAAACAACGGATAATGGCGACTTGATTGTTGACATTTACCTAGACCCAGTCCGATACACTAAGCGAATCCATTTAAGTGCGATTATTCCTCGTACAGGCCAAATAGATTTTGCTGAAAAACTTATTAACAATAGTTAACGGAGCATACCATGCCTAAAGTTGAACTAAAAGAACTTCAAGATAACGTTAAAGACCCGTTGCTATCTGATAACTACGAAATCGTTTTCGCTTTACCTTCCGGTATAGGCGGTGATGCAGCCTCGTTACGTGTGCAATGTAAATCTGCCGCAAAGCCGGGTAGTACTATCGAGCAACAAATGGTAGAAGTGTTTGGTCACACTACACGACACGCTGGACGTAAAACATTCAGTGGTACCATGTCAATTTCTTTCCAAGAGAACAGTACTGCAACAATTACTACTATCTTAGAAGATTGGCACGAACTTATCCGTAGTACGGAAGGTCAAATTGGTGCATTCAAATCTGAATACGCTACTAACGCTGAGTTCCATCTTCTTAACCAGAAGGGAGAGCCTATTCGTTCATACAAGATTCATGCGGTATGGCCTACAGAAGTTCCTGAAATTCCAATGGAACAATCTGCTACGGCAATTGAATTATCTGCAACATTCTCGTTTGACCACTATACTCCTATCTAACAGAGTATTCTCGGTAAAGGGGGCTTCGGCCCTCATTTACATTATCTTAAGCTAATTAAAGAGCAGCTATTTTTATGTTAGTTTCGTTATCAGCTAAAGCCAAAGTGACAGACTTTCAGTGGTATACTTTTGAAGGTACGCGTAAGGTCTTGATAGAAAATGCAAACAGACACTACGACCTTGAGATAACCAAGGGTGAGCATTTCGGCCTAAAGTTAGGACGTACTCATTTCTGGCTGGTTCAAGTCGAAGAGGAATCTGGGGATATTATCAAATTTAAGTTAGAGCCTAAGAACGCTCGAACTATAGTTGAGAAGTCAAAAGGATTCAGCGGTAAGATAGGTAAGACTAAAGTCCAGCCTGGTACTTTCGGCAAAGAGCGTAAAGCCTCAGGTAAACCTCTTGGTACTACTCCTACTAGCGCATCACCTTTACCTGGTGGTGTACCTAGAGAAAATAAAGTAATAACCAAAGCAGTTAAAAAGATTAAGTTCCCAGGAGCCTCTAAGATAACTCATGTTATGACTCAACGTGCCATCGAGGGTGAGATTTACCATTACTATGATATCAGCGACACATTACCTGGTTATCGACGTAAGCATAAACTTACTGTTAGAGAGGTAGGTAACTGGGCTAAAGATATTGAAGCCGCCGCCGAGTCTTCTATCAAGGGTATTGATGCTGAGATTGGTACGGTAAGATGGAAAGGTAAGTTGATAAGAGTGATGGCCTTATTAGAATTGGAGTAGTCTATGTCAATGAAGAAGACTCTTGAGTTAGCCAAATCACTTAACGAAGGAGATAAGACTCCCTTACCTAAATGGTTATGGAAAGTCGAGTCAATGCCTGCCTTCGACGGTGTGACATTAGAGCCTGAATACATCCAACAGTTTGGACTACCTTTTCCTAAGTTCGATACAGGTAATCAAATTGAAGTCGCCGGCGCTACGTTAACGTTTCCCGGTAAAATAGATGTGTCAAGTGTCACTATGCTTATACACGAAGACAATAAAGTCCGTGCATTGAAATATATATTCCAATGGATGTCAAACATTAGAAACCCAGTTACTGGGGGTTACTTCTTACCATCTAGATACAAGAAAGGTATTAACGTAGTCCTCCATGATAACAAGGGTGATCCCTTAGCCAAAGCTTCTTTACGAGGCGTATGGCCTAGTGCCATCCAAGATTGGGAACTGGTATATAACGATGATGGGTTTCATCAAGTCAGTGTTCAACTGGAAGTTGACGCTTCCTACTTAGAAATTCTGTAAAGGTAAATATAATGCAAATACTAAAAGAAAAGCTAGCCGCTGGAGGTATATGTTTTGGTGAAGGGTCTCCAGAACATGTTACTATAAACCCAATTGGCATGACTGAACTCAGTATGCTATCTGAGTCAGCCACACTAAACAAACATGTAACCTTTGTCGATGCAATACTAAGTACGGTTGAAGGCGTTGAAGATCATCAATTATCAATGGGTGAGTTCTTCCAAATAGTCGCATACCACAGAATACACGCATTCCCTGATAGCCCAATTGAATTGAACTGGACTTGCTCTGGATTTATGTTCGTAGACCTTGACGGCAATGAACTACGTTACACTGATGTAGACAGCAAAGACAAAGAGTTCCAGAAGACTTTACGTCCTAAGCCTTGTGGTCAAACTTGTCACGTTGACTTTGATTACGATGATTTAGATATATTGATAATGCCTGAGCGTGAACTGCCTGAAGGCTTCTCCGTTCCTACTTCCTCTCTATATGCTGAGTATGTAGAGTTATCTAATGACCCTAAACTGGCTAAGATTATTCCAGCGGCCCAATGGATTGCACACGGTAATACGATTGAAGATAAGATTAAATTCTTACGCAAGCAAACAGACTTAAAGATGTTTGACCAAGCCAGTCGATTGAATCATGAACTTAGACATGGGCCTCTCAACAAATTACACGCAGCTTGTCCTAATTGCGGCACCCAAGTTGAACAAGGTATAGTGTTCGACCAATACTCATTTTTTAGACAATAAGAGACTACCATGAGAATATTTATAAGCGAATCAGCTAGACTAACTAAGTCACTACGCGGCGCTACGGCCTATATCGCCAAGTCCAGTATCAAAGTAGGTGATGACGACCACGAAAGTAATATCAAGAAGGGTGAGAAGTTTTACTTGAAGACTCTTGGTAAGAAACATTACCTAATGGACGTTGAAGGTAAAGAGATTTATCAATTCGTTATTGATGAAAAGACTTTCAAAGCTTTGGACAACAAACATGAAGCCTTTAAGGATGAAGGTAAAGCGGCTACGCAGAAGAAAGGTAAAGCCAAGACTCATACTGACGGTGCTACTGGTATGAAAGAGAAACGCAAGCAAGCTAAATCGTCTAAAGGCGCCAATACGAAAAAGATTAAGTCCTTATTGGACGATGGTTATAATAAAAATCTAGGCATCGGAGAATCAGATGCTAAGACTGCTATATCTGATGCTTTTAAAGGTAAGACCCACGCCCAAAGAGTTAAAGACATTAACAAGTCTAAGCTAGGTTTACACGAATATGATCCGGAAGACTTTGACTTGGACGAATCGGAATACGATAAGTTAGTTGGCAAACTTAAGAAAAAGCTAATAGACGTTTCTAAGAATATGGACTCAGGTGATAAACTCTCTGACTTCGGTCTATAGTAAACTAGATGGATTGGGAAACCTCAATCCGTGGCACTCGATTCAACCTTAAGAGACTACCATGAGAATATTTATAAGCGAATCAGCTAGATTAACTAAATCACTCAGAGGCGCTACGGCCTATGAGGCCAAGTCTACTGTTAAAGTAGATGACGACGATCACGAAAGTAATATAAAGAAGGGTGAGAAGTTCTATCTTAAGAAGTTAGGTAAGAAGCATTACGTTATCGACCTTGAGAAAGAAGGCGGTAAGACTGTCTATTACCAATTTGCAGTCGATGAAGCCACTTACGATAAGTTAGCCAAGAAGCATACGAACACCGATGATGCTCCTGGTATGAAAGAGAAACGCGAGCAGGCAGCAGGTCGTAAGGCTACTCAAAATAAGAAAGCTTCGGTCGGTTTAAAGTACACCCCCGCTAAAGGCAAGCACGACAACGTGGACCCTAAAATAAAGAAGAAGCTTAGAAAAGAATTCGAGACTGAGATTAAAGAGTTGAGGAAAACGGGCCAACACTTTGTAGGTAAACCTGGACTCAAGAAAGCCAAAGCTGCTTTCAAGAAAGCCATGGACCTCGCTGAGAAAGCAGGTAAAGCCAAAGACGGTAAAGGCAAGATTGCTCAACGTGCAGACACTAAGAAAACTCAGAATAAAAAGAAAATCGTAACTGGAATCTTAAAGAATAAGAAATATCAAGAATTGGGCATGGGGGATTCCGCGAATCAGAGCGCCATGCTAGACGCGTTTAAAGGTAAGACACATGACCAGCGAGTTAAGGCTATTAAGAAATCAAATTTAGGCCTTTTCGAGTGGGACGAAGACGATGATATATCTGAAAAAGAGCATAACGCTACTTTGGCAAAGATTAAGTCTGAACTTATTGATCTGTCAAAAAATATGAATAAAGGCGATAAGCTTTCCGACTTCGGCCTAGATTATTTATAGATGGATTGGGAAACCGCAATCCATGACACTCGGTTCAGAGACATAGGCGATCTCCCCACGGGTTTTCGCCTATACTCGTTTAAAGAGCTTATGATTCGTCCATTTAGTTTGAACGAACTATACATAGTCGGTGCAGGACATAGGGCAGATTCAATACGCCATGTTATCCGTGCCGCAGAAATCGTAACGTCATGTGATGTAAACCAATTAACGGATGGTGACTTCGCTTATGTGCTTGCTTGGCTAAGAATCAATTCATATCCTGAAAGCCCAATCAATGCCGTATGGCAATGTAAAAGTAAATCACTCCTCGACCACAAACGTAGACCTCTTAATATGTCGAAAGCAGCAGGCAAGTCCTTTGCCGAGATTGATAGACTAGGTTGGACGTTAAAAGAATGTGGCCACGAAAACGTTTACCTGGCACATAATGCCTCAATGGACATTACTGTACTGGAAGACTTCGACTTACCCGAGGGACTTTCGTTTCCTACTGTATCGACATTAGTTGAAGCCGAAGACCTAATGGAAGAACCTGAGTTCACCCATATACTTGATGCACTACGTTGGATTAAAGAGGGTAAAACCCTTAGAGATAAATACGAATATGTCAAATCACTAGGTAACTTAGAACTCTTTAACAAAGCCAAAGAAATGGCTAACGGTAGAATAACCCACGGTATAACTGAGACCGTACCAATTGAATGTATGATGTGTAGCACTAAGCAAACCGTATTCGATAAAGTACCATCGTTTATAAAGTTCTTTGCCGCTTACACTGAAACCTCTCTGTACAACATTCAGTATAACCTGACTACGGCCTTTAATATATTCATTGAAGATACTATGCCTAGTCAGAAACTTTTATACATGCACAGTTCTTACGTTAAGGACCTTAACGAGAAGAAAGAGCGTGACGCCTTGAAAGCCGCTACGCGACGCAAAGGTAGATAGATAGAGGAGCATGTATGTTAGACCCAATTGAACTCATGGCCGAACGCGCCGGCGAGTTGGAACAGACATACGAAAATAATGTAATGCTACCGGGGCTTCCTGCTCCGGGAGTGTTAGCGTTTAAATCTGAACCCGGACTCCCTACACCTTATACAGGAAGAGGCAGTGTGGATAGAGGAGTAATCGAAGGCCAGCTAGTTCCAAATGATAACGCCGACCTTAGACTTGCACCGTCGACTGGGATGGTATCGCCTGGTAACAACATGACGTTATCCGAACTGGACAACGTTTATGATGCAGCTACCGAAGAAGTCTTAGATGCCTTATTCTTAATAGATGAAGACCTTAATAGCGGTCTTGATATCCTTTCAAACTCTATCACTACTTATAATGGTAAGAGTATGCGATTGCAAATACAGCAACGCGATATGATGAAAGAAATGGGTAAGATATTTAGAGATTGGTGGGAAGTAACGCAACGTGACCGCAACAAGCCAGAAGTTCTAAAGACTAAGGATACTGATGTAGGTCCAGGTACTGGCTTAGCTGTTGATACAAGTCAATCTACCAATAGCGATTCAGGTAGTCTACTTGATGGCCTAAACATAGGTGGTAGTAGATCAAGTAAAGACGATGACAAAAAGAATAACAGACGTAACGAGAAACGAAGCAAGCGACCTAAAGGTAAGTGGGCTGGACTGGCTTGGGATGTTAAAACTTATGGAGGTAAAGCATTAGACTTCGCTAAAGGTAATGCAGGCAAGTTAGCGTTAGGCGCTGGTGCAGGCTATTTAGCGTATAATGCTATATCCGATAATCGTGAAGAAGACGTCATGACTCCGGAGAAGGTATTGGCTAAACAGAAGGCTGAGCGTACTGGAACTATGATGGACCCTCAATCTGGTGAACAAATCACTTGGGATGAGTATGACAGTAAGTATGGGCAAGCGAAAACTAGCGAAATTAATGCCTCTACCACTGCGCCAGCTACCTCTACCACACCCGTATTAGAGCCAGGGCAGGCATCAATTCCTAGTCGTGTACAAGACGTATCAGATGGCAGTTTTAGCACTTCTCAGATGATTGGTGCTGCGGGGTTGACAGCAATGGGAGGAACGGTAGCAGCACAGCACATGCGTAATAGGTCTACTATTCCTAAGCCTACAGCAGGTTTACTTCCACAGAGCCCAGATGTCCCCAAAGCTAATACTCCTAAGACTAATGCTAAAGTACCTAAGAAAGGCATACTTAGCACTTTGAAGAAAGTTCCTAAGCTAGGTGCCTTGAATGCGGTACTAGGTGCTGCTAATATATACGGTACGGCTACTGATGATTCTCTTGATAGCAGAGAGAAGACTACAGGCATAGCTGACTCTGTTGGTTCTATGGGAGCTTATGCAGGTGCAATGGCACTAGGGCCTTTAGCGCCTTTCGCATTAAGTGCCCTTGGTATTTCTGATGGTATTAGTTTTGCAGGCGACTTAATGGGTTACGATATACCTAGTTTAAGTGGTGCTGCTGGAAGTATGGTGAGCGGTGCTGCTGGAGGAATCTATGATGGTGCCTCTGCTGTCGGTGACTTCTTCGGATTCGGCGATGACCCTACAGAAGAAAATGTACAGACGGCCGCAGCCCTGACTAGTACTAATGCTAGCATACCTACTGGCGGTGACGAGTTTGGTGATATTAATATGGCACCACCAGTAGCTGCAACCCGTAAGTCTGAGAAGATTAAAGAACTCCAAAAGGTCGTCAGTAACAATCAAACTAATATGATTACTACCAATCCTGTGCAGGCTGTTGTTAATAAACAGAAGCAGGATGAAGGTATAGGTAAAGCCCTATCTTTATTAAAAGATAAGCCAGCACTTGAGCGTAAGAGTTCTGAATCCGCAGTGACTAGTAGTTTGTTTACCGCTGCGTCTGCAATGAGCCCGGGTCTTAGCTCAGGTGTAAATGCCATGTATGGAAATACTGATATATCTGATATAACCAACATGTATAGTTCTCCTACTACAGTGGCTAATAATAGAAATACTTCCGGAGGTAGCGACTCAGTTATAAACGAAGGCTCCCTATATAGTAATAAGAAAATACACGAGACTCAAAGTTTCTTTGGTAGTATGATGGACAGAGTTAGTTCTGCTGCAAGTAAAGCTTACGACTTCACACCAATGGGAATGATTAGTAACCTCAAGACATCGCCTGCTATTTCCAATTCACTGAGCAGCGTATCGAATAGTATACTAGGCGCCGACCCTAGTACGGTTAATACCAATCAGTCTCAGGCAGGTACTTCGAGTGTTGATACTGTTCAGGTAAATGCTAACACGGTTGAAGTTCTTCCTAAAGTCGAAAGCACTGAACGTTCTAATTTTACTACTATAAAAGAAGCATCTGCACCTATGGTTGATAGCACACCGCAAGCTCCTATCGTAGTACAAGCACCTGCTCCTAAAACCGCACCTAAACAGCATACTCGAATTATCAAACAAGTTGTTCAACCAAGACCGACTATTGATGATACACCTACCATGATTGGTAACGGCGGTCTTGGCCTTATAGGCAACACACTTGTATAGGATATAATATGGCTAATTATTTAATTGATGTAACAGGTAGGCCGTTGTCTAAAGGTACAGACTCAATCCGAGATACTTTTGATGGAGGTGCCGCAGCGGCTGACTTGTATTACACATGTTTCTTGTATAACAGAAACCCAAACCCTGACGAGCAAATAAGCATATATGGTAAGCTGCCTGCTGACTTCTCACTGGATTTAAACTCTTCGTGGGATGCACCTTTTGATTCTACATTCGGCGATCTGTCAGGTGGTGCAGGTGCTGCGTTAGGCGCACTGGCAGGTAACGCGGCAATAGGTCAACAGTTAGGAAGCGTGACCGGTAAAGCCACGGGGGTTACTCGCGCTGTAATCGGCAGTGCTAAGACTTGGACCGGTAATACTGATATTGATATTACCTTACCTATTAAGATTCAAGCCTATGATGATACTACTAAAGAAATCATGGAACCTATGAAGCGTATACTTAAAGCAGTAACGCCTCACTTAAACAAAGCAGGTATCTTAATTCCACCAGGCCCTTCCATTATCAACTTCGATACTTCAACGTTCGGCGCAGGTAATGAGAAAGAATGGGCCAGTGCGATGCTTGCCGGCTTTGGTAAGAAAGCATTCTATGTTCAGATTGGTACATGGTTCAAAATGTTCCCTGCTATAATTGAAGGTGTATCAGTACAGTTCGACGGTCTAGTTGAAGACGGTACTGGTCATCCTATGTTCATGGAAGCAACATTCAAAGTTAAGTCCTACTTGACTCCTACCAAATACGATATAGATAACTGGATTAATATACGATGAGGCATAAAGCTATACACGTTGACCGATTCGGGATCGACCCATTAAAAGATAACGTATCGGAAAACCTACATAAGATTACTGACTACCAGGAGCACCTAATAACGTTCCCTGATGTCGGTAACATTGATACAATATCCGACTTATACTACGAGACCTCAAGTCTTGGTTTTATTCTACTGGATTATAATGGTATAGGTCATGAAATGCAACTTGAAGTTGGACAGATGTTAAAGATACCAAGCAAGCTAAAAGTGTTGACTTTGTTCTCAGAGAAGTCAAAACCTAAAGCCATCGGTACTACAAGCAGAGTCTCCATCTAGGAACTATTATGTCTATGAACGTTGAGGACTTAGGTGTCTTCGAATTAAAAGTAAACGGGTCGAGTATTAGTGCAGGGTTGAATGTCTTTAGGGAAGGCATCATGCAATCTGGATACGGTCTGCCTGTAGCAACGGCTAAGTTTGTGTTTGCCGATCACCACGGAGCATTAGTTGGTGACCAAGCACTGAACGACGGTACTAAACTTGAAATCCTATTAGGGCAAACGCCAGAGGACTCAGTTACGTATGTATTTTCGGTCTACAGCATAAACTCGTACGAAGATAATGGTGCTAATATTCAAGAAGCCTATTGCATGTTGGACGTTCCTGCATTAACTATCGGTGCATTCAGAGACATGTACGAAGATACGAGCAGCGGTGTAGTTGGGGCTATTGCAGGTGAAGTTGGTCTTGAATTCGATGGACCTGACTCCACAGATGATAGCATGACATGGATTAATTGCGGTAGTACACGCTTACAATTTCTAGAACAAACCTGCCTAAGGGCCTACGCCTCAGATAAGTCCTGTATCTCACTTGCGGTCGACTTCGATACCATTCGAATGAAAGACCTATTCGCACAGTTCAGTAAAGAGCCTGAGTACAGCCTCTACTATTCAATTAATATAGATGATGACGACCCAGGCATTAAAGTTAGTATGGATGAAAGCAAGCCCTGCTCTCGTAATGGCTTCTATAATCAAGCCACTAACTATGGCCATACCCATTGGCAGCATTCTCTTTCAGGCGAACCTATTAAGCTGGACAAGATTGACCCAGTTGTTTTAGGTGATGGTTTACCTATCAACAGCGACATTAAAGGTCAAGTTGAAGCTTCTGCGTTTACGATGGGACCGGGTTTCGATACAGGTAGTGGTGACTTGCCTGGAGCAAACGTCCATGAGAACTACTACAAAGCACGGTATCAAAACTTAAGGTTCTTGAGTTTGTTTACCGAGGGTGTTACAACCCTGTCACGAACATTCTTAAACATACCTCTATTCACTCCTGTTAGATACGTACATGGTTCTGTAAGAGACGACGATAGTGCCGAAAGTAAAAAGCATACTGGTAATTATATCGTAGGTGGTAAAACTCTATTACTCAGAGGTAAGCACTATGCGGAACTTTATGACTTATATAGACCTTTCATCAATGAGACAGGTAATACTCCAACTGTAGGCGGTCCTTCTAGCAGCAGTGCCTCAGACGGAAGTCCTACACCTCAGATAAGTAGAGAGCAGGACCTCGATGCAGCGCCTACTAGTTCGGATAGTGTAAATAGTATATCAGCTAAAGCGACTAACGCTACAGGAAATAAACCAAGCATCAAGCAGCCTAGTATTATAGATAAAGCCAACGATGTTAATGGCCAAATCAATAGTAATGTATCAGGCATCGCGTCAAATGGTGATACATTATTTGACGATACGGTCAAAACCCTTAATGATAACTTAGATAAAGCCGAGAAGAAACTTAAAGACTTAGGCGACTCCCTAGGTGCTGACTTCCTCGCCGATAAATACGGCGCGGGTTATGATAAAGCCGATGCTCTTATGAATGAATTCCAAGGAGCTATGGCTCAAATGGACCTATGTAAGAAACTAAGTGGACTTGAAACCCTTACCGTTGACTTCACAATGAATAACAAAGACAAAGTACTTAATGTTATCTCCGAAAGGGAGAGTGTTTTGCAAGGTGCTCTTGACTCTAATATAGGTGCAGTGAATGCCCTTATAGATAAAGGCGGAGTTCCTGATAGCTATGTCGATGCACCTGATATTAAAGCTAAATGTAATGCTGAAACCGTAAGCGAGATTAATAAAGCTCTTAAGGATACATTACCCGATAAATGCTTAGATAAAAGGGACATCGATAAGCTTAATGGTCCTAGTATTGACCTTTCCCAGAAGCTTCGTAAGTTACAGAAACAATTAGAAGACCTTTTATGTGCAATGGGTCTAGGAGTATAAAATGAAGTCCAATATTAATCTACCTCGACACCTAGAGCGTAAGGGTCTTAATCCAAGAAAGCCCTACCTTGCAAAAGTTGTTGATAACCGTGACCCTGCGGAGCTAGGTAGAATACGTGCAAGGATAGACGGATTTTTTGATCACGTACCTGATGATAAGCTTCCTTGGTCAATCCCTAGATGGGATCATCCTCAGGGATTGAAAGGAGGTAGTGATACAGATAGGACAGGTACGGCCTGTATACCAAAGCGTGATACTAAGGTCTCATTGCAGTTTCCTCACGATGGAGACCCGATGCAGTCTGAGTACAGTACTAAGTTACCTTGGGACCAAGAGAACCAACTACCTGAGTTCTTAGAAAACTATCCGGATAGACTAGGTACTAAGTTAGATAATGGCTACACTAAGATTATTGACACTAAGACCAATGAGATATTTATCATTAACCCTGGCGATGCGAACGTTACTATCTTAGGTGACACTAACGTTCAAACTATAGGAAACTTGCAGTGGCATGTTACTAGTGATACAGGTAAGATACCCGGCTATTTACTTAATGCTCCTGCAACAGTACTAAGTCAACTAAGTCAGAATCAACAAGGCCAGATAAGTTTCGAAGGCCTATATGGAGGGAATAGCGGCAACGTCCACTTCGATGTGGAAAATCATTTTACTATTAAGACAGGAGGTAACATGAAGTTTGATGTCGGTGGTAAGATGGAGCATAAGACAGGCGGTAAGTACGATATTAAAGCAGGTGGTGCATACAAAGCGAAAGCCACCCGCATTGACTTAAACTAACAAGGAGGCCTCGTGGCTTTCCAAAAAGTATTAAAACCAAAAGCAAAGGACTTCAGGCGATTAACAGTTACTACCGATGGTAAAGTATTCAAACGTAGTTATGCCCTGTACCTTCCTCGATGTCCTAAACCTAAACGGCACCTCATATTCTTACCGAAAGATATCGTTGTTCAAGAAGGCCAGCATGTAGAAATGCTATGGCTTGTAGCATCGGATGAACAGAACGGTAAGCCTACTAAACCTCTAAAGGGCTATCACCTAAAACATCACTACACTGCATTCCTAGAAGATAGAATGCACGACTGGGATATACATAACGATGAAAAAGGTAAACCTTATTTAAGCTATGCAGGCTCAGGTACACGGGGTGAAGTATGGCTAATTATTATCATTAAAGGAGATAAGTAGTGGACGATTATAGAAAACGAGCACAGGTAGGAATGCTACATATCAGTATAGAGGGATACAACTCTACCCATAGAAGTATGATTCATACCGTAAACCTATCAACGCCTACCGACGAACTTAGAACGTCACGAAGATTCGGCGAAACAGGCTTTGCTAAGATTGATATATCTGATACCTTAGGGAACAAAAGCTATAGTAACTTCATGTGTAGTAATATGGAAGGCTATACTTCCAAGTTCGAACATACGCACGAAGAATGGAACGTTGAAGTTAGACTTACCACAGCCATTGAATTTCTTAATATATTCCACTCGGTATCACAAGACGTATTAACTCAAGACCAATACTTCGAAGCCTTGTACTTCCTATATGATAATCACATTAAACATTATGTAGGTAAGCCAGAACTGGTAGAGTACGCCGAACGTAAATTCCGTACGAGGTCAGATAAGATTCCTTTCTTATCTAACCCTAAGGTAATGGGTTGGATCTCAATATTAACTGCATGTGTTAAACGTAACTCCAGACCCTGTTGGGTACGTAGGGCCTCAGGCGAACCTTTTTCCCAATAGAGAAGTTAACAAGCCTCAATTGAGGCTTTTTCTATTTTAATATTAAAGTCATAGAGGCTCAAGCATGATAAACATAGCATTAATTACCGATGGGTTTATAGAAGACTACCTGCTAGAAACAAGACTAGACTCGTTAATTAGTAAAACCATCAAAGCCCATCCTACTGCGAGAAGTCCAGCCGCGGTGAGATTACATATCCAATATTCTCCCGATGATTGTAATTTGTCATCAGACGTCCACAATTATATGCAAACATCATCCGTTGGTTTTCAGTCATACCACTCTATATCAAAAACCACCGCATCCAACACAGTTAAGAAAATGATGTTGTCCAATTGTGAGTACGCCATTCTATATATCACGATACCTAAACTACAAGAACAGGTTATAGCGTATTGTCGAAAACTCAATATCAAATTTCATCTAGGATAGCATTTTGAAAATAGGAATAGTAGGTCCCGAGGGATACAAGAACCCTGATATACTTTCTATAATAGGGAAAGTAGTTACCAAGGTTATGAAAGCCCATAACTTGACCGAAGAACATATACAGCTACAGGTTATAGGAGCAGACAATGTCTCTTCATCCGTATTAGACTTTATTACGGACAGGTCATTTCAATATTACTCGACAGGCAGGTGGTTACGAAAAGACGCCCTACCTACTATGGCAGGAAGAATCGACTACGCTTTAATCTTCTCACCGAGTAGTGAGGAATGCTTAGAGATGTTCGTTGAGGAGTGTAAGAAGTTCAAAGTAAAAAGGAAAGTCATACTATGAAAGAAGTGGACGTGGCCTCTATAAAGACTACATGCCTGGAGTATGGTAACTTCAAGTTTAGCGTATCTTCCAACTGTACCTCTCTTGACCATCCTGATAGCCTAGAAGTATCAGTGGATTTTAGCTGTAAGGTTAATACTAATAGTCAATTCTTTATAGTTATCGTAGTACCTAATAGTAATAAAAGGAATTTAGATTTCCACATGACCTATCCGTCAGACTTGGAACCTCATACAACTTCACATGAAATAGTCCCAGTAGTCAACTATGAGGAGCTAACATCATGTGTTTCTATGATAATAGGAATACTCGGTCGGGTTTATGGCCAAACCTACAAAGAACTACATCAATTTAATAGCCCTCTATTGTCTATTATATCTATACTTTTCTTTGAAGTAATAGGCTTTAGCGGTATAGGAAATGAGCCTCATTAAACTTATATTCGTAATTTAATCAATGATGAAAGCAACAGCTTTTGTTACACTTTAAAGTAACTGAGAGGTAACCTCCCCTATGAAGGCACATACTATTGATGTCTTAGGTAGATGTACACTACCTGGCCTACCAAATAACGACCTAGATGCGGCTCCAAAGCTCTACGTCGATTTAGCGACGGCTGGTGGTATATTTATCACAGATATTACACCGACTAACGAAGGTGGTAACAACATAGTTGGTCTAAAGACCTATGAAGCAGATACAATTCCTGCGGATTTCTTAATGACCAATGGCATTACAAACGTTGCGGCTATACGCATCCATTTCCTAGCTGAGCCAAAACATGCGCTATATAAGCTTGCAGTTATAGCTAAGTACGCAGATGGAGCTAGCGAAGTTGCGGCACAAAGTATTACACAACATGCAAACGACATGCGTATGTATGAAGGCTACGTGGATATAGTAGTTGACGACCAGAAGATGGAAGAAACTATTACACTGGTTTCTTCTACAGGGACAGAAGCTACTGTCCACCTTGATCTATTAATAGGCGGTCCTGAAGTTTCGGCCTTTACTATCGGTTCATTGCCTGATGGTCAAACTGAACTTAAGGAAGGTGACGTAGTTTCAGTTAGCGGCGTAGTATCTAACGATGCAACCTCGGTTAAGGTCCTTAACTCGGGAGTATCAATAGATTCCCATAACTTAAGTATAGGTGAAGAAGACTCAGGCGGTGCGGGTTCTCGTACTTTCTCAGGCTCTGTGACTGTATCTAGCCTAAGTGGATCGCTGGTAGCACAAGCTGTCGGTACGAACATGTTAGGTACTGAAGGCGATGCGTTTGATAGTAACTCTGTTACGTTAAACCAGACACATCCTTCAATAGGTGCTGCAACTTATTCTTATCCTGGTACGCAAGAAGCAATTAAGGAAAGCGAAAGCGTAGGCATTGACGTTACTATTACTGATGCCGACGACTACGACTATTCTGCCGCAGCGGGTCTTTCGATTGACTCGCCTTCGGACTATTCAGTTTCTAAAACTGTTACCCGTGAAGATGAAACGATTCAATATAGCGTAGATGCTGACCTATTAACTATCACAGCCACTAAAGAAAGTAACGGTGCTGTTACTGTTAAGACTTTTAGCATTAACGTAGTAAACACTCCGCCTAGTGCTGCCCTTTCTTTCGTAGGCAATCCAGCCCGTTTAAGATCTGATGCCAATGGAGAGACGTATAAGTTACAGATTACTCCTAACCAACCTCTACTTAACGCACCTGACGCCCTTATGTCTGCTGCTAATGCTGGTGAGTTTACAGGTAATTGGTCTACATCTGGTCAGAACTACCGTCACAATTTTAAAGTTGTCGATACTGACTTACGTGGCGTACATAATTGGGATGGTCTTATTATTACAGGTCTTTCTGGTATACAGGCAAGCACAATCACTAGTGGTTCTATCTATGAAATAGGTGGCTTCCTTGCTCGTACGCTTACTATACCTGCTTTAGCTCAGTTCGCCTCGATAGGTGCATTCGTATCAGACTTCTCTAAAGTCCGCGCAATGTACGTTGGTGCCGACGAGTTAGTCCGTCAGGTTGATTTGGCTCAAGTTGTTAAAGCATTCACTATCGTAGATTCAGGCGGCGCTTTAGATAACAACGGTGATCACCTATTCTTAAATGATGCAAACTTTGCAGGTACTAATACAACAGGTACCCTGCAGGTTGAAGTGGAGGAGTTAGAATAATGACTGCATTTACTGACTTTATTCAAGTAGAACTTCCTAAGAGACCTTACTTAGAAAGTGACGTACCTAAGAACTCTGTTATTATACGTAATGGAGCAGGCCCTCGTCAATTAGATGGTATACAACTGCTACCTGGGCAGATCATTATGAACATAGGTGGGACGGTACAAGCTGTGGCTATTGAGGATGTAGCGGGTAATACCTCCACATTCGTGCAGCTGGTAGAAACCGCCTCGGCTCAATGGACATTGAATCACGGAGGTAGCTCCGAGAATGTGTTAATTGCACTGTATGATACCTCTGGACGTTATATGATTCCTGATGAAATCACAATTGTAGACGGTGATACAATTACTGTAGACTTTGGTACTGCTATCGACGGTAAAGCCGTTGTGCTATACTTCTAGTAGGTATTAGCCTAGTGTGGGGACTTCGGTCCTCGCTCTTGGCTTTAATATGGGAAAGCTTAACAGGAAGATAGTAACCGAAGGGTTGACTAAAGCTTCTACTAACTACTGGGTTAAAAAATTATATTCCGTGTATACGGAAGTTGGACTCCAGAAGAAAACAAAGGGCGCTATTCGTGCCGACGTAATTGCTTTCAATATGAAGCAGCAGTTTATTATTAGTGAAATCAAAAGTTGCTGGAGTGACTATACCAGTGATAATAAATGGTCCACATATCTACCTTTCTCCAACAAAATGTACTTTGTTTTACATAGAGGACTATGTGATACAGACAAAGGCAAAATCATTTGTGAAGACGCCAAGTTCCAAGGCGTAGGCGTAATGCGCTTAGGTACAGATGGTACTCTATCCGTTGTCCAGAATGCTAAGAGCAGAGAGTTAGACCCTGACCGAAAACAATGGCTTTTAACTAAACTAGCTTGGCGTGGCGGGCAAAGCCGCTACAATATGAAAAAAATTAAAAGAGTCTACATATAGGACTACTATGAAGCTAAACGAATTTCCAGTTGGTTGTACTGAAAACGGAACAACTCTTTACGTAGACGTTGCGGCGGCTACTTCGCAAGAAGCACAGGCATTTATTGAACTCAATAGGCCTAGACTTGATATCATACATGTAGGTGAGTCATTAGGTGAGGTCAAAGTACCTAAGCCTATGATAATGCGACTACGCGCCTCATAAGGAATACTATGAAGCCCATTGAAATAAGCCTTTCGGCATCTCCCGTTGAAAAGAAAACAATAGAACTAGCTTTACTGAAAGAGTCACTAGAGGCAGCTAAAGAGAAGCTACCTATCTTAGTGAAAGCTTTACGTATGCAAGACTCTCAAAAAGGTAAGACTAAATACCGCTTACAGATAAAGAAACTTAACTTGAACATTAAGAAGAAATCCAAGAAAATCCAAAAAGTTTCTTTAACCCTACGTAAAACTAAACGAGGTTAATATGCAGACATTTATTGTAGAGTCAGCTGCAAAAGTACGAAAAGGAAATCTACCTAAAGAAGCCGTTGCGTATCGCTCAGTAGGACGCGTTAAAGTAGAAGATGATAAGCATGAATCCGATATTAAGAAGGGCGAGAAATTCTACTTGATGGAATTCCGTAAGAAGTTTTATCTGCTTGACGTTGAAGGCAATGATATATACAAGTTTGCCATTGATGAAAAGACCTACAGACGTATATCTAAGAAGCATACCTTGTTGTCGGCTCCTAAATTTAAGTCAAAGCCGCTACCTGTCAAATTCAATAAACCCAATTACGGTTTCATTAAATCCGAAGTCCGTAAAGCAATGCAGCTTGTTAATGACGACCCCGGCCTTGCAGGTATCATTGATGTCCTATACCGCGAAGACCATACGCATATAATCGTATACGGTTCGGCCAAAGGCTCGACTGTTACCTTGACTCACGTTTCTAAAGGCAAATGGTCTGCGGGTAGTTACGACGGAGAAAGTGTTGAGTATAGAAGCCCTACTAAACTTGAAGTAGCGTTTGCTCAAGCTAAAGCTATGTCGTTACCTAGCTGGAAGGGAGGTAAGCCTACGGCTAAAGCCGCTCCTGGTGATTTATTGAAGTATTTAGAAGACAACGTACATTTTAATTCCAGAACCGCCAACGTAAATTCTTTCCTTGTATCAGGTGATAAGAACCGTATTGACATTGATGCCGAAACAAGAGGCTATCCTGAAGATGCAGCGCGAGCCTTGCGTAGTAAACTAAACTCAAGTAAGATCAAGCAGTTGATTACTGAGGGTGGCTGGAAAGAAACTAATTTTAGCTCAGGCGAGGGCGACGATAGCAACTATGCTGGAGACCATGCCGCCTCCTCTATAACTTACAAGCGATAGGATACTCATGGAAATTTTCATTAGTGAGAGCAAGACTCGTATAAGCGAAAGCACGTTACCTAAGTTTAAGAAGCCTCGTAAGCAAGGGGCCGTCATACCTTACATGTTCGACGATAAAGGTAATATACTGATTGTCCTTATCAAGTCAAAGCATGGCGGTAACTGGGGTCTTCCTAAAGGTGCTATTGAAAAGCATCTTACCAATAAGAAAAGTGCAAAGATGGAAGCACTTGAAGAAGCAGGACTTAAAGGTAAAATGGGTATGAAGATAGGTGAATATGAATACGTTAAAGGTCTTACTGAACGTAAGCAGCATGTACGCGTATACCCTATGTTAGTTAAGAAGATGCTAAAGACCTACCTAGAAAGCAAATGGCGGATACGTGAAGTAATGCCTGCACATAAAGCTATTAAGAAACTCAAAAAGAAGCAGTCTGTTTTGGTCAAGGCCCTTGTTTTAGAATTGTCTAAGCAAAGACTATAAGACCTTACATGGTGCAGTACACGTAGATTAGCTCCATCGGCGCTAACTTAAATAATAAGAATTAAACCTTAAGGCCAAAATATGTTACCTATATCCATAAAATTAAACCCTCTAGACTCAGAATCGAATCTTCTTCAATACCTTCCTGACTTTGAAGAAGGGGAATCTACCTCGTCTCTCATAGAGAGTACAGAGAAGAAATTTGGTTCTATTGTAGTTTACCTACATGCGCTAGGTTCTTATAACTACCGTATTGAATGGTTCAGCAAAATGACAGGTGCATCTACTAGTCTTGTCAGATCATCTAAAGGAAAGTACTTAGTTGTACGTAAATGGGCAGCTATTAAAAAGATGCCTGATGTAAGCTCACTGTTTACAAGCCGCAAACAGGCGCTAATACACTTTTTATCTAATGTGGACGTTATCAAAGCTGCGGATACTACTATGAATTCCGCAAAGCAGTTATGCTTAGAACTATTTGCCAAACAGGAAGGCTTGAAAGAGATTAAGCCTACACGCTTCCCTAGAATTAGAATGCAGGGTGCAATAGGAAGACGTATTGAAGTACGTGCACCTAATAGTACGAAAGACAGAGTAGTAGCCTATGGAGTTCTACTACAAATAATAGGAAACCTCGCCGAAGTTAAGATAACTGAACGAATCGATCTTTCTAACCCGAGTGATTTCCAGAAATTCCCAATGAAGCAGATTTACTTACCTTAAGGGGAAATTCATGAGACCTATACTAATTAGTCTATCTAAATCAGGGTTTAGTACAGACCCTAAGAGAATCCTCTCTCGCATAAAAGATTACGTAGCAGGACGACCTACCAATTTCGCATCACATGGTAACTTATGCTACGGCGTAGTGGCGGACTATATTAAAGCTCTAGGTGATACCTCGGGATACACTATAGTTCTTTTAGGTTCTGGTGACTATAGTATACATGGCATATTACTTGATCCAAAAGGCGAAGTAGTAGCAGATAAACAAGAAGGTTTAGGTAAATGGGATGGTAAGAAGTACAACAAACGTAAAGTGCTTACTAGAAAAGGAATTAAGACTTTACCTAAACCTATCTCATACTCAGTGGTTCTAAAGGAATCACTTTAGGAAAAATACATGAAACAATTTACATCAATCAGTGCTGTAGATACTGACTCGGTGAAGGCATTTTCTCAGGTAATGGTATACTTGGCATACATGCGAGGAATCGGTGCCTTATCAAACTCTGCTTTGAAAACACTAGCCTCTCTAGAATCTAGATCTTATCCTTTCCTTGAGAGATTCAAAATAAGAAAGCCCTTATTCAAACGTATTATTGAAGATACAAGTAACAATGAATACGACGAAGATGATTGGTTGGCCTTAGTTAAAATACTTAGAGCCAAAAAAGATATCATACATGCTGAGACTGACATAGACACTCACTTCTATAAACTAATATTCGATTGTGCTAGCTATATGATACGAGGCACGGATAGTGCATTAGTCCGTATAGGTAAGGCTGTGTCTCACTTCCAAGACCCGAACTTGGGCCGAATGTTCTTAACATCCGTTGCAGACCAAGGTGACATATTAACTAAATTGAAGACAATAGTACGACGGATGGTTAAACGCGATGGCCTTGAGATAGACGCCGACGAACGTAAAGTACTTAAGGTTAAAAAGCCCGATCTACTTAAACAGTACAACAAGTTACGCCGCGATCTTAATGCCGTACCTAAAGACTTTGTGTCCTCCTATATAAGACAAACTGGTAATAGTTTAGTAGCGATACATGAAGTTATTGACCAACTCCATAAAGCAGGTATCAAGCACCATAGTATACCTAGAGGTTTCAAAGGCTATTTGGATGATACTCTTTCATTTTATACAGAAGCTAAGTTGAAGCTTAACGGGGTTCCTGCAGGTGAAGTCTTAATGAATCCCTCATACGATCCTAAGAAAGATAACGGGTACGTGTGTCAGGCTAAAGCTCCTATGGCAAAAGACTATTCTCGTATATATACGGTCAAATTCAAATCAGATAGCACAAAGAAGAAATTTGATGCTGTAGGTAATCTATCTACTAAGGTAAGTTCTATTAGGGCCAAGTGGCTCTCTGACTTACGTAAAGGTACTGCCGAACGTGCTGCTGTTCTAGCTATGTGCTGTGAACTGATTTACTTGACTTCCGCCAGAATAGGTTCAACTAAAGGATCGACGGCTGGTGAGAAAACTTACGGTTTTACCTCACTGATAGTAGGCCACTATAAGAAGAAAGGTAAAGCTAGATTACTTGAATATAAAGGTAAGAAATCACAAACCCAGAGACATACCATTCCAGATAACCCCTTAAGTTCAAAAATCTGTATTGAGTATTTAGACGAAATGGTCATAGGCAAGAAACGCGCTGACCGATTGATTACTTTTAGGGGCAGGCCTGTCTCGCCTAAGTCCATTAACGATTATCTAAGAACTCTAGGTGTACCTGAAGGCGTTACTATACATAAGTTTAGAACTTTACGGGGGACTATGATAGCACGTAAAGCTATAGATAGAAGCCCTTTCAAGAATAGAACAAAACAACCTACACAGAAACAAGTAAACGATTGGTTGAAGAAAAGTTTAGAGAAGGTAGCCAAAGAGTTAGGCCACTTTAATAATGGTAAACTTACTGTTAATACCGCTATACAGAATTACATCGACCCGTCCATACTTGAAGAATTCTATGAAGAAGCAGGAGTAAGACCTCTTGCTGTAATTGAACGTAGTATCAAGCTAGCCAAAGGCAATGTGTAAATATAGCCAAACACATGCCTCTTAACCGGGGCCCTTAATTTTAAAGAAAGAGACTTAGGTATGGTACCTTTATCCCACAACGTAAAATCCGTTAAATACGTAAGGTCACCCAGTGACGTATTTAAGTTAGAGCCACTTCCTGCGGGTATTAAAGAACAAACTATTGGTTTTAGAACACAGCTGGCACGTATACTAACAAACGACGACTACCGACGTATTGTTATATTAGGCCCCTGTAGTATCCATGATACCGAAGCAGGTTTAGAGTACGCAAACTTAGTCAAAGAATGGCAAAAGAAGTTACCTCACCTGTTACTTGTTATGCGTGTTTATTTTGAAAAACCAAGAACAACTACAGGCTGGAAGGGATTCATCAACGACCCTAACTTGGATGGATCTTTTGATATCAATCTAGGCTTACTTAAGGCTCGTGATTTCTTAATCAAGATTGCCCAAATAGGCGTGCCTACTGCTACCGAGTTTCTCGATCCATTCACGCCGAACTACTTCAGGCATTTGTTTTCTTGGGGAGCTATAGGTGCAAGGACTCTAGAGTCTCAAATACACCGTGAACTTGCATCAGGTTTGCCTATGCCTATTGGCTTCAAGAACTCGACCGGCGGTAACTCTAAGTTATTGGTTAATGCTATTAAGTCCGCACGGAGTCCACACTCTTATTTAGGTATCGACTCCGAGGCAAGACTATCTATAATGGAGTCTGAGGGTAATCCTTATGCACATACAGTCCTCAGAGGTTGCACCAATGGACCTAATTACAATAAGAACAGCTTAATGTCTACTACGGTGTTATTGCAGAGAAATAACGTAAGTGATAGTATAATTGTAGATTGTTCGCATGACAATTGTGACGGTGATTACAAAAAGCAGTATGGGATATCAAGATACGTATTCGCCGAGATTCGCCAAGGGCACTACAACGTTAAAGGTGTTATGCTTGAATCGTTCCTTGAGGAGGGACGACAATCTATAAGCGATTCACTGACTTACGGAAAGTCAATCACGGACCCTTGTTTAGGTAAAGCAACCACTGCGTCTCTTCTTATAGACTTAAATGGCCAAGCGTCTTCACTGGAGTTATACTATGCGTAAACTTAAATCAAACTTTGTAGTAGTTGAAGGAGCGGATGGGGCTGGTAAAACGGCACTGCTAACTAACTTAAAATCAAAGTTAGAGGAATTGGGCTACACTGTGGTTGTAGGCCGAGAGCCTGGTGGTACCATCTGGTCTGAACTTATTCGTGATGCTGTCCTTTACGCTCCCTCAGAAGATAAACCTAGTAATAAGTGTGTCCTTACAGGAATGTTCCTTAGCCGATTTAATCTATACGAAAAGCGGATAGCTCCGGCGTTAAGTGAGGATAAGGTCTTTCTGTGTGATAGGTTCGTAGCTAGTTCTTTTGCTTACCAAGTATATGGTAAAGACCCTATATACTATGATATGTTTGATTCTTTAAATCACTTTGGTCAGTTCAGTAGGTACCAATCCATTGTCCTTGACGTGACGTATGCTGAAAGTATTAAGCGTAGAGGTAAAGGTCGCGACCTTCTTTTTGAAGACGATATGGAGATTCAAAATAGCTCCGAAGATAAATTCAATAACCTACGAGAAGGTGTTAAGGACTTTTACAAAAGTACTCAACACGGTACTTACATCCTAATAGATACTACAACTAAGTCATTGGATGAAGTTAACGACTTGGCTCTTGACAGCCTATTTAAGCAGGTAGATTAATATGAAGAACTTACCTATTTATATTAGACCGAAACGTCTGCCCCTAGATATAAGAAAAGAGCTTATAGGAAATATCGATAACCAGATGGACCTATTTACCCATCTGAGTAAAATGGTCCACGTAAGACGGGGTGTCATGTTGAATCACCGCATAAAGAATCTAACGCGCTCCCACGATAACGCTATAGAGTGCGCTAGAGAGAATGGGTATGAGGTATTCCTCGGTTACTTTGTGTGGAAGTATACGGACGAACCTTGGCAATATAGACCACATTCTTTTTGCGTTGATGGAAAGGGCAAAGTAGTAGAACCTAGCGCTGTTCCTAATTGGACTAGCGTAAGAAGTTACTATATAGGAATTCCTATCCCTGAAAGAGAGCTTATAGGTAATAAGCATCTTATTAACTTCAATTCTAAATCTTTTGTAGACGAGCATTCACCTTTGGCTTTATTCGACTTAGATTATAAGAAGGACCCGGATAGCGCTAAAGGTATAGTACGTAGGAGTTAACCTCCCGTCCTCTCTTCTGTTGTCTATAAACTAATTAAACTGTAGTGGTCTTAAACTGTAATATAAGACCATCAAGTAAAACTTTACTGGATATAGAAAAGCCTTACAGCTTGACTCTATCCTCAACGAAATATACGTAGGTAATTAACTATGCTAGGAAATCAAATAGCCAGAGCCATAGGCACACTTAAGTCAACTGGAATACTTTCAAATTTAACTGTAGACTACCAGAGTCAGAGTGCCTCCGTACAACTCCTCACTAGTACCTCAAGTGCTGATGAAAACGGCTTTAATAGAACTACGGTTGCTACTCACATGATGCCAGAACGTGGCTACCTGATTAGAACTGAGCAAGTGTATCAGGATGGTGATGAAGACAACGAGTTTGAAATGAAAACTGCGTTCACCATGAATGAAGAATATATAGGAGACCCTGAGTGGGCTGAACGTCTATACAATATGGGTATTGTTCCTCAACTAGCTAGCCCTAAACATAAAGTATGTTCAGTAGGCTACTGTGAGAAAGAAGACAAATGGTACGGCTGGAGCCATAGAGCGATTAGTGGTTTCGGAGTAGGTAGTGAGGTGACCAGAGGTCATTGTGCATATAAACCTTCTACTAAGGCAGAATTCCTACAAAGCTTAGATGATTGGTATCGCCACAACGGCAACGAAGTGAATGTTATTCCTACTGACGATGGTGCTATCGTAAACACTACATCTTTTCGAGTGACTGATGGTAAGCCTTTACGATATACCCACATTGAAGAGTTTAAACCAGGTCGCGGTTCATTTAAGGTTTGTGATATGGATGAGGCTAAGACACTAGCCTTGGATTTCGCCGAATCCGTCAGCGCTGCTGCGGTTAACGTAGATTCCGCTATAGTACAGGATTCGGTACTCAGTGAACTGTCTAAACGTTTTCAAGAGATGTCGGCACGTATGCTAACGAAGGCCAATCAACTACTTCGTATACAGAGATTCCTCAATGTAAATACAGATGGAGACTTAGACGGTCCAGGCTGCGCCGATAAATTTCATACTAATCTTAAATCAACCATAGAAGCCCTTAACGGTCCTAATGACAGTGACGCTAACTTTGGTCTTACTACACGTAAAGCTTCTTTGGTTAATATACCCTCAGGTGATAATCAACCTGATGTAGGAACTCCTCCTAAACCAGTCGAAGAAGTAGGCCCTGTTGTAGGGGAAAAAGACGACGATGAAGATTACACGGATAGACTAGATAGGCTTAAAGCTCGACACGGTAGTACAAACTACATTGAATCAGAAATACAACAACGTACCATTGAGATGTTCTCCGGAGCTGAAAGTCCCGTTAGCCTTAGCATGGAGAGTGAGGAATCAGAAGAAATACTGGCTGAGTGCGAACACAGTCGTATTATCCGTAACGTTATCCACTTTGACGAGTATGCCCCTGCCTCGGGTTTACCCTTTGTTAAAAACAAAGAAAATGGTAACACGAGTAGCATCCTGGATGCCAATTTGTCGGATTATAAGGTCATGGACGAACGTTGTGCTTCTATAATACAAGAAGCCCGACTTAAAATTATATCTAATCGAGAAGCGTATAAGGCCCGAACTGAAAAGCAGAAATCAGAAGATGACAACTGGTCAAAGGTCATCAATAAGATGCTCACTGGGTCAGAGTTGAATGAAGGTCCAGTTAGATCCAGTAGAACGAGCGGTGTTGATTCAGGTATGGCCTCAGAAGCAGCGGCAAAGTTTGCACCTACTGAGTTTAGTTGGTTCAAGTATATAGGTAAGAAGACACGCAGCTTCGATCACCATAAGCAAGACGTTGAACTTGAAATCGAAACTAATGAGCGTTTCGGTATTATGTATAATTCAAGACTTAAAGCCTACATTATAGTTGAAGCATCTATGTTTGGCGCAAGGGGAGAGGTGTGGGAATTCCGCATTAACGAAAAGGAACTTAAACTTCTAGTTAAGTCTAGTAGACCTTTCAATGGTAAAATCGGCGGACAGAAGATTGTTAAAGGTGAACCTACTAACTTAAACCTGTTTACTAATCGTAAGCAAGTAGAAGTTAAACCGTTGCAGGATACAGGAATGGTTGCTCCTAATCGACGAGTTAAAAAGACGGGAGGTGTTAAGATCATTAAACGCCTTGATATGGATGATGTTGAAGACGGTGTTAAGATTAAACGTAAGCCTGTCTATATTGGTGTGTTCCAACCTAGCGGTAGTAGTGACAAGTATAACTTGGTGACCAACGAGAAACTATCCGAATTGAAGACTGACCTACAATCTAGAATGGAAGCCTTGCCTGATATCGGCTCGTTTGCTACTATATACCAATTACGTTCTGATAATCGTTTCGTCATTAAGGCATTGAAGGCTAAAGTACCTAAGATACAACCAGCACATAAATCCATACTTGATCGTGAGTCTCTCATAAAGCCTGTTGAGTTCAAAGGTAAAAATATACGTTTACGTAATGATAGTGTACCACTACCTCATTTCCAACCAGGTGCTCCTGAGTTTACCGAACCTATGTTCTTCGGTAACCAGACAAACGTGTTGGCTGAGATTCGTGACTCCATAGTATTGGATAAATACTTTAGTGGTGCATTCACTTTGCTTGACCCTAAAGGTTATATGCAAAAGAAATCTTACAAGCGATCGTTAAACCAAGGTAAGGCTAGTGAGCGTCGAAGCAAAATGGGTATTAGAGATTTAAAGTCGAAAGGTATGGTGTTCTTAGAACTAGTTGCTTTGCATGATTCAAATTCTTTTGAGGACGAAGCTTATGCCTTACTTATACGTTTACGTAAACAGTTCGGTAAGAAGATTATAGGTCAGGTCGAAGTGAAGCGTTTGAAGCTAGATGGTATCAATAAAGAGTACCTAACAGTTAGACTAATCGCTAACATTAAGCCAGTGAGCGATGAAATTAAAAAACGATCACTTAAACTGTATGACCTAATTGAGTCTAATAAGCTTTCTATAGGAATCAATCAATATGGATTTATGGTAGGTGACAAGCTAATTCCTTGTGCTGTGATTGAACCCGTGTATACGGAAGGTAGCATTAAGGTCCAACCTACTAATGCTCAGCTACGTCCAGAAGTTGTGTCCGATTTATATGACTTAAATGGTACTGTTAAACTATTCTAGTATATAGTGTATGACACGAAAAATAGCCTCCTATAGACGCCTCTACCTATAAGCTAAACGCCACATAGGTAGAGATATTTTAGGTAATACGGGCTAAAATAGCATAGTATAGATAGCAAAAAGGGAGCAAATTGCTCCCTTCTTTACGTCTGAGGTTTATATTTCTGTACATAGATTGGTAACGATAACCTCAATAGTATTATTGGACTTGCCTGAGTCAGAGGCTCTATTTAAAACGTAAGCCTGACCCTTGCCTGTGAATTCAGGAAATCTTACATTAAGGTTACTACTATTATTTTTAATCCAACGTATTAATAGGTTGTTGACATGTCGCCTATGTTTCAGTACATTAGATAGCATAAACTTAATGTTATTATCCAACATGTACTGTAGGTGATTTAAAAGTTCCTCCTCAAGTCCTTCTGACCAATCACCCGCATATACGTTGTCTCCGCTTGCTAGGTAAGGAGGGTCAAAGTAGAATATCTGGTACTTGTTGCGGTTCATATACTCGGCATTGTACAGTGTACGCTTTAAATACCTTTGATATGACATACGGGACATACGGACTTGCTTGAAGCTCTCTAACCACTTCGTTATCTTGTTAGTCCTGTCCTTACCCTCGACAAATCCACGCTTACCCCAGGAATAGTTGAACTCACCTGAACCGTTGAATCTTATTAATGAACTAAATGCGTGTTTAGATAGCACCCAAAGTTTGAAAGGGCCTGGGTTCTCATTATAGTAATCCCGAAAAGCATAAAAGGCTTTCTCTTTCTTTAGGGCGTCTTTAGCAGAAGTACCTTTACCTAAACCCCACTTCTCCACGTGGTAATCCAAGCCGTCGGCAATCTGCCTTGGATTGCCTGCGCTCTGCAATCTCCTGAGGACCGAGAAGACATTACGGTCAATCTCATTATATCGAACTATATGAGACTTATCTAACATGTTAATTCCAACTGTGCCGCTTCCACCAAACACGTCATGGAATATATCACAAGCAGGCATTAAACTTCTTAACTCAGGTATCAATCTATACTTACTTCCTTGGTATGATAGTAGCGACCTTATTGTTTTATACGACATTGGCTTTTCTCAATAGAATTATTTGACTTTCAGATAAGAAGTCACCGTTACTTAGTTCATAGATTAATATATTACGGCCGAATGAATCTCGGTAAATCCCCACACTTTTAACTGTATGTTCTGTTTGGCTTATGATAGCACCGCAGCATCCTGAAGGTATGGTCCGTACTACTAAGTCACCTATGCCAATTTTTAGCTTTAGTTCTGCTAGAACTCTCTCTATATCCATACAACTCCTTAAAGGTCCAAGACTTATGTGCTTACCTTGCCTTTGGTTTGGACCACATCATGCAGCTCTCTTGCGTTGGCGTTTAAGTTTATTTCTATTGACGTTGACTTTAGGCTCTAGGCCTCCATCCATTTGACGCATCGCTTTCAAGAATACATTATCTTTAGGGTGGCAGTCAGGAGAACTAGCCACTCCGCAGGTTGACCAAAAGAACTGATCAAATATCCAATCCGCTTTCTCAGGAAGTCGCTGGAGGACTTCACACATTTCAGCCACAGCAGGCTCTTTAGTTTTCTTAGCTACCTGCTTTGCTTCGTTAAAGAAGAAGAAGGTACGGTCGACACCGCTTACGTTCTGTATTAGACTGTTCCAACTGAGTGCCGTGTGGACACAGAAATCTAAGATGCAATCTTGTCTCATTCTAGTACCAATGTTATGTTGATGGGAAATGGCGAGCAACGACCATAGCCTATAATACCGTTGCAAAACTTAAGGTCATCTGATACACCGAGACCTACATCAGATCCTATTTCAGTTAGTCTGTACTTGTGGTGTTTACCTAGAAGGCCTGAGGCGGGTCTTGCCGATAGCTCACTGTGTTTAAGTAAGTTCATAGTTTTTAAATGTGCGGTATCTTTAAGAATTTTAGAGCATCTCTTGGCATTTGCCTTAATCTTAGCAGCTTTGTTAACTTTCTTTTTCTTTGTTTTTGGATTTGTCATAATCAACCCCCTAATGAGTTAAGTAAATCGACTGCGGCTTTCGGGGCAAAGTCTATTTGCTTATCCCTCAGAGCAGTCATAGCTAATCTCTCTTTATAGGCTTACTAGGCTTAGGCATAACAGAAGTCTCAGCCCCTGCTAAGCATTCGCTATTAATTATATCACACGCTTTAGTCAGAACAATATGGTGCGTACTTTTCTCCGCGCGTAATACCGTACGCTCATGGCGGAGTTGTTCAAGACGGTCACGATCAGAAGTTAATTGTTCTACTGCGGCCTTGTAGCTGACGTACCCGGTAGTTCCTGCTGCACCTCTTAAATGTACCTCTTCACCTTTAAGACGTTTAATATCATCTTCTATGTAGGCACACTTATCACGGAGTTGGCTTATAGCACTGGTGATGTCATCCATTGTTATTGACTGTGGATTATATTTCATGGGATTCCTTAATCGGGTTGCTTAACTAGTATTTACAGTTTCTTCCTTTAGATAAAAAAAGGGCAGCCGAAGCTACCCTTTTTTTGTAACGCTTACTTTAAGTCACGAGATTTTTAGTTCTTGCGTTTTTTAACAGAAACGCCCATCGCTAATAATGCAATACCCATTAGCGCTAATGGTTTTGGTTCTGGTACTTCTACGGCTGTAATACTACCGACTGTAACATCAAAAGACCGCACTCTATGTCCTTCAGGCAGGTCTTCACCACCGATAAAGTCTAGGTATTCTGCAGGTGCGGATACATTACCGCCTACTACGAGTGCCGTAACGTCTGTAAGATCTGCAAACTCAAATACTCCATAATTCAAGAAAGCATTATGAGGAGTCACGTAATCATCATGGCCGGGGCCTAACACGGTAACCTTTTCAGATTTAGTACCTGCGTCCCACCAAATTTCAACTTCGAATAGGTAGTTTTCATCTGCAAAAACTGTCTCAGTCATGAATGCACTAAGCCCTTCTTCCAGGAAATTAACCCCACGCCCAGTAACCAAGTCCATTAAACCGCTTGTGTTGACTTCGGACGAATTGTCTTCACCATCCCACTGCATCCAGAAACTTGCGTCCACTGTTGACTGTGCTGAAAAAGACATATTGCCATCGGCTACACCTATCGCGGCAGTATATTCTTCATTCAAGGCACCGTAGTTTGTAACGACTAAGTCACGCTCGCCTCCCAAGATACCTGCGCCGAATACTGAACTCGAAACAGTCTCACCGACTTCCGCCGTTATGAATTCTTGGTCTGTATTAAAAGTATCTATGATACCCGCGTTTGCTACACTTGACATCGAGACTAGTATCACTGCCAGTACTAACAGTATGTTAATAATAGTTTTCATTTTGTTTCCTTTATCCGTATGTTTATATTTGGATTAAACAGGAGACCATCAAGGGTCACGGGAGTAATCATTATTAGAGGTGATGACTAGCACCACCTCGTATGAACGCTTTTTTACTGTGGTAATCACTGTTACGATATTCGGTCTGCACAGGGTTGGATTGTATCAGAAGCGTAATCCCCAAAACGCTATAGTGCTTGGGCTCCGTAGAACCTATGTGACCTTGATGCGGTCTTATCAAGCTAATCGAGCTGGTGTCAGACTGTGTATTTATGCCTTGCGCCCACAGATTATATATTTGGCGCGCCCAACCTTCGTCTAACCGTTTTTGGGTGCTTGTATACTTGCAATGTTCTAGACCTAAATCTATCCGCCAGAATCATAAGATATATATGAGAATAAAATGAGTTGGCAGAAGTCAATGCACTTATACTAGGACCGTTCAGCACGGTTATCCAAAGTAGGACTATGTAGTATTTAAACATATAGCCGCTCTTTACGTTTGTATTAGTTTAAGCCAAGGTGCACTTCAATTGCGTTGGTAAGTGTAGCCATACCAACTTCGACTGATGCAAATATGACCGTGTCACCTGCCTTTAAATCAAGAAATATGCTAGGTTGGGTGCGAACAAGTATAAATTTACCGTCCTTCTTAGTTACCATATCCATATCCTGCATAGCTATACTGACGGTACTGGCGTTCCAATCGTGTTTACTTTTAACGTGTGTCAAGAACGAAGCCCAAGGAATCATTAAGTCACCTGTGATTTTAGGAATGGTAACATCTGTACTTTGGGTTACTGGCTTTCTTACTGGTATGCGAGCCCGGGCATGCCTAGCACTTAGCTTAGGTTCTACCTCCGGCTTAGTTGGTTCTTCTGAAACCTCCACGGCAGCTTTAGTGTTTTGCCTATCGTTAAGTTTTCCTAACGTAGAAGCTTCTTTAGACCAAGCTTTCTTTGCGCGGTCCTTAACTTGAGCTTCAACCTCAAGCTTAGCCTTCATCTCTTCTCTATTCTTTTTAGTGAGAGTAGAGTTCCACCAGCCATTCATTTTAATTTCATTAAGTTCAACTAATCCTGATTTCTGTAGCAATTCAATAACTTTCTTACGTTTGATTTTCTTAGTCACGGTTAAGTCATAGATTACGTCGAAGGCTTTTGACAATTGTACGTAAATAGCGCTTTCGTGTTCAGGCTCTGTCTCATTCGCTAATTCTGCGAACTTTCTTAGATCTAATTCCATAAGGAGGCTCCTTAATATACGTGTTTATGTATGCAACCTAAAGCTCTAGTAGCGGCTTGGCTAAGGTTATCGTTTGTAATTCTGTATGTGTACTTGAACGCGTGGCACACTTCGTCTTCGGCAATATGGATACGTCTTTCGATTTCATCTTCTTTATCACCACGCTTCTTAAGACGCTTTCTTAAAATATCAATACTAGGAGGTTCTATGAATATAGAAACCACATTGTCGTACTTTTCAATAAAGGCATCAGCGCCATTTATATCTAATATGATAATAGGATGTCTGTCACTGCTCTCCACGTCCTTAAGGGATGATATAGTAGTACCGTACAGGTTACCGTTGTATTCATTATACTCAATGAATTCTTCCCGGGCGGCCATCATTTCAAAGCTGCTTCGCTCCATAAAATGATAGTCTATGCCATTCTTTTCGTCGTCGCGTTGGTTACGACTTGTATGAGTTACAACCGTAGCTAGACTTTTATTCCACGTTAAAAGTTTCTTTAGTATAGAATCTTTTCCTACACCACTAGGCCCTATTAGTACTATTATCATCGATTACTCAGTTTTAATTTTTGTTATTTTTACGGCGCCTGAATCATTAACAACGACTTCAAATTTGAAGTCGTTCAGTCTGCACCATTCCTCTATCAACCAGACAGCCTTAGTGCTATCTCCGTGATAACTTACGTTTACATTTTCGAACTCAGCTATTATGAATTTGGCAGTAGCTAGAGTGAAATTAGAAGTGCTTTGGGGATAACGTAGTTCAAACTTAGGATTAGGTATAAGTACATCGAAGTTATTGCCTGATAGTTCTTTATTTAGAAAAGATGGTTTGACTGGCATCAGAACTCCCATACGTCATTTCTATAGCAAGTTCAGGATCACCCCCACTAGCGGTGTCTACGTTATTATGCAAATGGCAATCCTTAAACAGCATTTTAGTAATAGGTTTACCTCCGTACTTGCGAGTACACTTACCTCTAGGTAACTTAGCACCTTTAGAAAACGCATCGTTCTTCATCAAATAATATCCTTCAGGACAATCTTCTTGCCAGGGTACTGAGTATATATCGATGTCAGTACCTATAGGAGGAACGTCTTTCTGCTCAATAGGATTGACCATATCAACCCATCTGTTGAAGATACTCCCAATAGGCTTATGTTCTTCAAATAATACATCGAATGAACCTCGTATACTTGCTGACTTATCTCGGAATCCCATAGGCTCTTGAGGTCTATCTAGGATAGCTACATTAACCTTACTATCTCTACTTATAGCAGTTGACATAGCGCGACCAAAAGTAGCGTCATGCCCTAATATAACAGGCTTGAACTCCGAGCATTTACCTATTACCTTAGGTAAGCTATTAAACTCAATAGTAACGCCACTTAGTTTTAATTCAGGTCTTTTCAATCGATCCAGTGCCTGTTCGTGTATCTCTGCGGACCAAACATCCTTGGGTGTACCACCAGTCTTGTTAGTCATTTAGTATATCCCAAAGTCGCTGTTTAGTAATTGTCGCACCTGCTGCATTCGTATGACCACCGCCTCCAAATGCCTCAGCATGGTCGCGGGCAGAATGGTCGGCACTCCTAAAGCTCAGGTTAACTTCATCGTTCTTATCAATAGCGTAACACATAATGGTATCGTGTTTATCTTTAATAGATTCAGCCAACTCACTAATAATATGTCCGGGGCAGTTAACTGCAAATACATTACCTTTACTTAGCTTAATAACACTACCACGCGCAACATGGTCGCTAATCATTTTATCAACGTAGCTTAAAACCGCTTTACCTTGTTGAATAAACTTAACATAGAAGGCGCTATTTACATTAACCTTGTTTAAGGTGAAGTCTGAGTAAAGAGCAAGAGATATCTCACCGATAGGAGTTGCTTGCAGTGCAAGGTGTACAGCTTTAGCATTGGGGAAATCTTGCTGCCATCCTTTACGCCATAGGTCTCTTCTACCTACATCCTCCACTATCGGGTGGTAAGGTGTTTTGTATAGATAATCCCAAGCTAGCATAGCTCCTGAACGGTCGATGTCGAGTACTAGTTCTACTGACTCAGGTATAGTACCTTCATCGGACATTAATTTAAGGGCATCTATGGCTTTACCGTGATGATCCATCATAGTAACATGATTAGACTTGGTTGCCAGTAAGGTAAGGTCTGCGCCGTGAAAAGAAAAGTCAACAACAAAGATTCGATGGTAAACACCTTCGTCGATATCAGGTAGGGGCTCACTGTATTTAACAGCCTGCATTATAATTTCGTGGTCTTTACTTCGGAAGTAAGAGTGGACAACTGCTGCTGCGGTTTTACCGTCGTTACATTGGGCATGGTACATAACTAGAATTTTCATAAATACTACCTGATATAGTTTTCCTATTAAGTTAAAATTTGACGGCTAACAGATCGCTACATGCTACCGAGTATGCAGTGGAGGGCTACTACCTTTGAATCCGGTAGCCCGAAATGCGATAACCTGTCTCCCTAACTGGGTCGTCCTGGACATAATTATCCATTCAGTTTACTATAATACGATAGCAGTTAGAGGTCTGGACCTAGGATTACATTGAGGGAAAAGGGCTAGAAAGTTACCCGATAAAACTCTATATTGTAACCAACTGATTAAATGATCAGTTCCGATACACATGACAGTCAGAGGCTAGACTCTGTTCGCTACTCTGACTGGGACTCAAAATTAGGTTGACGATTAACAAACTCTGCTTATCATGAAGCTAAGGAACACGTCTCCTTAAGGCAGCTATAAATAACCACCTTTCAGGGACACGCTGCTTGCGATCTCGTCTTCTCAGATTGCCTTTGGTTGAGATTAAGTAATTGCCTACTAAGCCTGGCCCCCGCTAAAAAGCATCCGCCAGTTATTTTCTCTATGATACACACTGAGTTCTGGGCTAAAGATATATCGACTGATTGAAGGATGGTTGGGCACCCTAACTGCTGTCATTATACCAATACCTTATATCCGAGGCATTCCGATTCGGTCGATAGTCTATCAATTAAACTAAACTATCAGTGAGCAGATTTTTACATTTGAGTTTAAATTACATTCGTCAACGAATTAAATCTTCCGTAGGACTTATACTATAGTAAGAATTCATGCAGTCTGCATCGGTACAAAAGCGATTACCTTGATCATCCCCATATACTCTAGAATTACATTTGTTGTGAAATTTAGCTAGGCTGTTAATCCAAAATTGATGTGGACCAAGTTTTATATCATCATTAACTTTACTCATAGATTTATATCCTTCGCTACTTGTATCTATTGTTTACAGTTTAGTTGATTATACTAGACTTAGGCGTCAGACAGCCACGTCATCGTTTCATGCCAACGAGTTATTGACTTAGACCATTTATATCCATTAGCACCGACGTAGCATACCGTTATAGGATACTCGTCATTAGTGCTATGTTCATTACGGATATCATCGACTTCATATATACGGCCGCTATGGTGTTTCCATACACTCCTGAGCGATGGTATTTTATTCTTAGGCACAGTTATTCTCCAGCATAGTAATAATGCTTTGGACACATTCCTCTACGTCGAATGACTTAGGTACCATTACGGTCCCGATACGTTCACGCCTAGAGGGTGTGTCTTTAGGTTGAATTATTTGCTCAACATAGACTTCTCTACCTATTATCTCACCTACCATATTAAGGACAGCGTACATAACTAAAGGCATTTCTTCACACTCTCCGTTAGTCATTGAGGCGTTAACTCGCCAGTGGTCATCCCGACTGACAGTAGTATTTGGATTTAATCCGACCAGTTGTACTTGCAGTCTTCTACTCACTTCATTTGTAGCGAGTCTTACGTCAGTACTGCTTCTTACTTCTATAGTCAGCTCGTTCTCGGCTAACCACGTTACTAGGTTCATAGTAATCTCCATCATTGCTTACTGTGTATTTACAGTTTTAGTCTACATATCTTTTTACCTACCACAAGCATAAAAAAAGGCACCGAGTCATTACAACAGGGTGCCCTTTATTAAACTACGCAGCTAACAGTTTTTCATAGAAACCGTAGGCCACTTCCCTAACTTCATCGAAGGTTTGATTGCGAAGAAGCTCGCCGGTATTCCAGACAGGCTCAAGAAGCCCGCTATTTATACGGTTATCAACTTGCCTCCAAACGATATCACCAAATTCATTAAACTCTACGCAGAAGTAACCTTCTTTAGAATGTTTATTCGGATCAGCTTTAGGACGTTTGCTGGTTTTAGTAGGAACGCCGTTAATAGTCATCATGCTTGCTTTCATAGCGAAGCCACCATCGTCACGGCCGTGAGCTTGTAGTAGTTTACCGCCTTGACCAAACACTAAATTTAAAGCGCTGAGCTTTTTGCTTCTCATTAAGTCTTGGATATCAGTGATAACTTGTACGTCAGTTCCGTCACCCTGTATTACACGAATGTAATCAGGTAGAACTTTATAGCCTTTTCTATTGATCTCGTATCCGAAGATTTCCATCAAACGCTCAACTATACGTACAGGTTCGTTAACTGCATGACCTGAGTCAGGGCGTATTATCAAGCAACCCTTTCCCTTACCTTCTTTGAATGCTGCAATGACTTCATCTTTAAGTTCTTCCCAGTAGCCTAAAGCACGGTCTGTGTCATAGGTATCAGGTAGTACACTTACTTTGTCGCCGTTTGCTACATACGTTTTAAGTAGGAAAGAGAAAAGTTCTTTTTCACGGGCCTCACCCCAAGATAGAACTACGTTATGCTCAATAGCAAAAACAGAATATGCTGACATACCCTCTTTAGTGCCGTAAGCTTGCTCAGCAGTCCATGTACCTTCAAGAGTATCACTACCCTTAGAAGTAACTTGGTGAGACATTCCACCAACTGATGCACCTTCACCACAATTTACACCTCTAGCACCGAAGTCATTAAGAGCAAAATCCATATAGCCGGCGATTAGATCATCGTCTATACTTTCATTGGCAAATTTACCTATAATAACTTTCTGCTCTAGACTCTTAGTTGCAACGGTAATAGAATACCAGATGCGCTGAATTAAAGCTTCGAAGTACATTGGTAACCACGCAAACTCTTTATCAGTGTTGGTAATAACCATCAGTGGAGTTTTCTGAGCCGTTACAGTACCTTCAGGTAGTGCGCGGAACTCAAGTGGAAGTTTACCATCATGCTTCGTAACAATAAGTTCCCAACCTTTACGATTGAACTTAGCGCCGTGCCGCAATGCGAAGTCCTCGCAGATATCAATCATTTCCATTGTGATACGTTCACTAAAGTAACGCTTAAGGATATATTGCAATCCAAAGAACATTGTTTTAGTCATACCGTAACGGCTTTCAAGATAGACGTAAGAGAATTCTAAACCTTCAACCAATTGTTCGTAGTGACCCAATTTGTAGCTGTCGGTTCTCAAGATTAATGGTACATCTGTAATTAACATATTAGTGTTAAAAAGTTTCATAGTTGTTCTCCTCGAACATTAGTTTACATTGCATTTAGTTAATAACCCACACTGTGGGGTTGCGTATTCGGATTTCGCTAGGGCCGTTAAGACCCAAGTGGTAATAGCATCCACTGGTCACTGGTAGATATTCTATCACTGATAGATATATCAAATATGGTTATAGCCCGACACTGTCAGGTCTATGTTATTCTTGAGGCGAGATAGCCTTTATGAAGCCTTGTTTAAGATTCAACATTGCTTCTTCTTTATCCTGTCCGTACCCTACCAAATCAAGACTTCCGTTAATCATCGAGTCCCAGAAGTTAGTTTTAATATGACACTCATGACTCTGGTGTTTTTGCTTACCATCGTCTATGTGTTCAATTTTAAACTGCTGCATGAGTGTATCGACTAACGAAACGATTTCGCTACTCTGTTGGGTCGACATCACAGCCTCCAATGCAGGTACTATCTAACATTGCATCCTGTTGCTTACGGTCATCACTAGGGTAACGCGCTTCTACCGACGAGTGCTGCGCTTCATCAGAGGTACGATTGGCTACGGCTATAGTGTGCATTTCTTCAACGGCGTCATGGTCTTCTCGAATAATGTCCATCCACACTTCGTTCTTGTGCTTTAGCTTTTTTTGAAGCAAACCCATAACACTCAAAGGGTCTATGCTAAGAGTCTCACAAGCAAGAACAAAAGCACTTTGAATACTGTCGGCGAGTTCATCTATAACCCCGTCAACGGCAACGGGTTTCTTGTGCCTTACTTTACCTGCATGGATTAAGCAGGCTTCGGCGAGTTCACTAGTTTCTTTTTGAGAATAACTAGCCAACGTACCTAAGTCATTGTTCTGTTTACCTACAACCGATGCTATCTCAATTAAGTCAGTCGCTAAATGGGATAGGCCATCCATTAGCTTTTCTTCTTAGTGGATTTAGCTTTAACTGCCTTAGTACTCGGAGCAATATATACAGGGAACACAGGTGACTTGAAATCCACAAGACGTTTAGCCGCTGCTTTCAAGCGACTGTCATGCTCGCCGTGGGCATTTAAGATCATACCCATTATCAAGTCACGTCTAGCTACAAGTTCTTCAAGATAACATAACATATCCGTTATATTATCTTCGGGCTCACGCGAGAACGCATCAGGCTTCTGGCCTACCAGTTCTTCATAGTGTACCGACGCTTCTGTTATTTGAGCTTTAGCTATTTCGATTTGTTCTATAATATTTTCTGAATTTATTAGTGCTTGCATGGTTATTCCTCGTTAGTGTATAAGGTTGGTGTTTATAATCGCTGAAATTCAATCCTTCTTCGACATTCATGTCCTATATAGGCTTTACAAAACTATCCCATTAGTAGGTACACTAGGTTTCTTCTGAGTAGTCGCGTAGAGGTCCTAAGCAGAAAGGACAGGCATTCATTACAATACCCGCAGGTACATGGCTACCACTGTGTGCAGTGAAACAGGTACCAAGACGTTCGTTGCTGGAAGTATTTACTGTAAAAACGTAGAAAATACCTTTTTGATTTTTACGTCGGGCTAATCCGCCAGGTTCTGCTACCTCTTTAAGGCTTTCGCATTGGGTAGCTGAATACCCACCAGTCTGCGAAGTACATCTGGTCATTACTTTCTCCTATACACCTGCTTTATCTTCATCATCTTTGGCTTTACGTAAAGACAATATATGTGAATCTACATTGCCTTGGAGTTCTTCTATACGTAAAGGGCCTCAGGATTCAATTGTTTTCTACCCACCAGACAAACCTTTAATAGGATTATACTGAACACTTTTGCTGAACATTATTACACCGTCAGCCTCGAACATACTAAAATTACTAACGCTATTGCCATAACGTCCTTCGACATTACCTATACAACGCGCTGCAATGTCTTTGATGGTAAGTTCTTCGGGTATACCGCAGTTAATACCGTAGAATTTGAGTATGGCCTTAACTGCATCATAAATCTTAGGAGGCATAGGCTGGACAGCGTAGCGCATATCCTCTTCGAATATTTCACCTGCTGTTTCGTCTTCGACTTCAAACTTAACGTTGTCGCGGCTTGTGCCTGTTAGCCTAACATTGAACGGTACGAAGTCAGGAAGGTCGTCACGCAGAATTACTTCATATATACTACACGAATGGAATCCAGTAGGATGATTTAATGTTTTGGCCACAGCGTTAGCGTGTGAGGCTTTAACATCTCCGCAAGCCTCATCAAATGCTGCGTTACTTGGAAGTAAGTTATTCATAATCTATCCGTACAAGTTAATGTTTGAAACATCAACTCCCTTATGGTTTAATAAATCACGTAAGCTCATAGGGCCTTTATGTTCTAGTCCTGTACCGAAGCTATACATTTTATCAGAATGGCTCGTTTCTTCACACATAGCATCCAATATATTCAATTCGCTTTTCTGGTAATTGTCCTGAATGTATAGTAGGTGTTCTTTATTTTCGACATAGCCACTTAGCTTTCTGCATGACCACCAGAATACTGGGAATTTCAAAATAGCTTCGTTTAGGTCGTCTTCCGTAATTTCTTGTCTTAACATGAGGGTGTTCCTTAGATAGATGGGGGCACAACTCGTACCCCGATAAAGTTTACATTTAGTCTTGTTGAGTGAAACCTGTTCCGTAACCACTAGCTAACATGTTTTGAATAATGAAGTAGTGATCCGCGTACAAGGCTTTACTCATTCTACGTACTTGAGCAAAAGGGAACCAACGAGCTTCTTTAGCATCGTCCATCCCTTTTACCTTAGGTAATTTTGAATCAGTAAGAATGAAAGATCCAACATGTGTGGTGAAATCACCACGGTCATCTCGCATAGGGTCTTCAAACATCTTCTTACCCCGATATGCCTGTTCTAGCGCACGAGGCGGTACGTTAATGTCTGTTTCTTCTTTAAGCTCACGTAAGATACAATCTCTTGCATACTCACCTGGGTTCTTAAAGCCACCAGGTAAAGCCCATTGGTCTTTGCCTGGGAAGTCTCTGCGTTTAATCAACAATAAGTGACCGTGGCAAACTACAAGTGCATCTCCCGTTATGAAATTAATTCCGTGAGGCAGATCCTTGTAGTCATTCTTGTATGCTAGGACTGAGCGATTGTGACCTACCAACCACTCGTACTCCTTTGTTTTACGAAACTTCTCCAAAAACACATTAGTCGAAGTTGGACAATTCGCAAAAGAAACTTGAGGATATACTGCGTTGTTGAAGTATATCTCACGTAACGGAGTTGCAGATATAGCATCCAAGTTATCTACATGATGTTTCTTCCAACGAGGAAAGCCTCTAAGATAATAACTAGTATTATCTTTCAAGTGACCAACAAGTGCAATGTCATCGGGAAGACCCAAATGCTGCGCATGGTCATGGGCTAAACGTTGTACTTCTGATTCCCAATCATATTCAACATAAAGGTAATCGTTGAGCGGCTTAACTTGACATTTGAAGGATTTGGTTCCTGTCAGTGCAGGTCGAATCATTTCTAAACGTTCTTCGTATGAGAACGGATTTGCCAAGCTACGACTACGGTTGATTGATCCAATAAGTATCAATACATTGTCAGCAATCTTGCACGCTTCATCAATTAAGTAATCGTGACCGTTATGGTATATATGACTACGCATAATCACAACAGCCAAAGCTACCTTACCTTTTACTTTAAAATCTTTCATGGTTGTTCTCCTCGAACATTAGTTTACACTTGAGTATGTGGATTAAGTCCACGGCTATATAGACTACTATCTATATTACTTATTTACAGTTTCGTGCTATTTGCGAAACTTGCCTAAAATAGAGCCCAAGCAGTTTGTAAGACTTTCGGCATGTACATCGAATGCCACAAGGCCTGGTCTACTAGGAAAGTTTACCACCAGTTGGAATCGATCGCCCAGGTAGTTAACCTTAACTGCGTCATTAGGGGTATTACCAATAAGAACTCTATCTCGAAGCAGGATGTCCACTGAATCATCAAAGATCCTCTGAGCGACACGGTATTTACGTTCCTCTAAGATACTATGTGATAGGTCCTTTAGTACTATAGCCTCAGATAATCCAGAAGAGGTCATTCGAGCAACAAGTCCTCTAATAACGACTGCTTCAAAGATACTAAATTCGCAGCCTCTAATGTAATTACCGTATACCGCCCAGCCATGTCTTCCGTAATGCTTAATGGGATTAAGATCCATACAGGATACTCTATCCCACTGGGACGTGGTTAGGGAAAACTCACTAGGTAAGTCAAGCGTGTTCTTAATAATAGGACCACCACAAGACTGACTACCTAGTAGTACATCGTTGATATAGCTATTGATTTGTTTCAATTGGCCTTCGTTAGGCTTGGCTCCAACTACATATCCAATACCTTCATACTTGAAATCATCTTGTTGAACTTCGTCGAAGCTGAACACTTCCCATTTAGTAGGTATAAACGTCTCTAGAACTACAGGCCATCTCATATAGATTCCTTATTTGGTTTGTTGTATTTGGGCGCTACGAATTTTACTACGAGCTTCGTGCATCGCACGTTTAGCTAACTTATCTACATGGCAGTTTGACATGTAGTGAGGTCCTGTATTCTCACGACCACGAGCTACGTGGATTATATCGTAGCTTGAGAACGTACTTAGCTCCCCGTAAGCTTGACGCGCCAGGATATTAGTACTAATGGAGTATCCTGCTGATGCTTTCTCAATATGCTTCGCAGCTTCAAGACTGTCGGAATATATAACTAAGTGCGTATCGGAATTATTAAATACCGTGCCGTTTAACTCACGCGTAACATGTTTAGCCGTTAAGAGAATCGCATATATTTCAGCCTTTGTTGAATCCATCGTAGGACTAGCGTCCCCGAACACTTCGGCTTTCTGTAGGCCACCTAAGTTAAACATACTGGCTATACCTACCGCGGTAGAATCACTATCGAAGGATCCATCACAGTAAGCTACTATGCGTTTAGTCATTAGCTCAAGGTAATCTTCAAATTCTTCACCAAACAACTCACGAGATAAGCTTCCGTCGGTATCTTTGGCGTTTTCTCGCCTGAGGACATTTTCAGGATGTTCAATAAGTATTTCACCTACTTTAAGTATTTGCCGTAAATCTTGAATTACTCTATATCTTCTTTTCATTTTTGGTCCAAAAGAGTCACTGCGACTCTAATAAATTTACAGTTCCTAGTGTCTATAGAACACTCGTATATTTTCATTCATGCGGGCTATATTACCGTCAGGGTGAAATACTTTAAAGTATGCGTGCTTAAGGATTAGTTTACTTGCGTTACCTTCAATCCATTGGGACATTCTAGCGGCCGCTATAACACGACCTATCTTTCCGGGTCTCACGCCCATAGCAGACGCTACTTCCTCCTCCGAGTGTTTGCTCATTTTAAGTTCAATGATCTGCTCGAATGCTTGCCTGTTTTTATTTATCCAGGCAAGCTCGGTAGTGTGCTTACTGTACATGTCATCTTTATGTTTAAGGCCTGTTATTTTACGGAAGTTAAAGCAGATTAATTTATAGCGTGCGGGGATTTCTTTCTTTCTACCTTGTATGGCGGATACTCGCTTGTCCTCCATTTCTCTGCTGAATTCCTCGAGACTTAAGTACATGGATTTTTCGTCGCCTTCAAATGTACGAGATAGGACTGATCGTACTCTAGTAGCTTCATTTTCAGTATTACAAGGACTAAAGTTTCGATTATGGACTAGGTAACCTAGGACATCTACATAGCGTATTCCCTTGTTACTAAGTTTTATTAGAAACGTCTGCGTATCTACAAGGACACCGCATAGTCGATTGGATTCTTGATATTTATTTAAAGATTCCAGTGCATCTCGGTCAGCCGCTTCACGGAGGAAACTAGAAGGAAGGTCCATTTCAATCTCAGGAGGGCTATCAGGTATAGACATTTCGCTCAATTCTACGGCATTGCTAGTCTCTATTTTACGTTTGAGTGCTTTTTTCTTGACTACCAATTGAGCACCTACTCTAGTTAATTTTTTAGTCTTCTTCTTTTTCACCACTGTGCTTTCTCTCATGATAATATCCTAGTTGTTTAAAATTTACGTTTTTAATTGTTTTTTCTTTTTCGGGATTTTAAGCCTACACAAATAGGAAAGGGCAGCCGAAGCCACCCTTTTAGGTATATGAGTTTATAGAAACCAATCTTTGCGGTCGTCTTGATTACGACACCTCCGCTTTACCTAAGACAAAGACTTAGAAACCTTGGGGAAGTCTTTGTCACGGAGAATGGTCATTGCATACTTTCTATTTAGTATTTTAGACTGAGGCAGTAGTTTGTACCTAAGTACGTTTACCTCAATTAGGTGTCTACCCAATATTATGGAGTAATATTTGTCATATACTATTACTCACTTAGTATGTATTTACAGTTTCCTATATAGCTACTTCACCATCTAGCTTGGGGCCATGTTCATAATTATGGAGAACAAAATGGTCACCTGTCAACTCGTCGAAACTCTCAAAGGGCTTGACTTCTAATGAAGGCATAGGTTTAACTTCTTGCTTCATCTGTTCTTCAAATAGATCTCGATGGAAGTCATAGATATGATAGTCACCAAACATGTGAAAGAAGTTACGTGCTGCCATACCTGACTTCTGGGCAAAGGCCATAAGTAACGCACTGTAACTGCCTATGTTAAAGGGAACTCCGATGAACCAATCCGCGCTGCGCTGGTACATTGTCATATCAATGAAGTACTTAGGTACACCTTTAGAATCGAAGAATTCACCGACGACTCTTAGATGTTCCTCTTTATCGGCACAAGACATAGAGAATAACTCTTGACTAATTTTACTTTTGATTGTAACCACTACCATAGGGTTCTCAGGATTATAGTCTAAAAGACCTTCTCTCTCCATGAAGTAAGAGTCTTGCATTAACTCCGCAGTACGTATGTTCGACCAATGTTCATAGCGGTCGGAGTGACTCATAGGACTTGTACCTAATTGGAACATCATGTGACAGGGAGGTAACGCTTGCTGACCGACCGTTGCGTTTTCATGAGGCTCAAAATATCTTACTTTAGGAGCATCCACGTAGTCAAGTAAAGCTTCGAGTAATTCCTCCTCGTTCAGACCTTCGGGGAGATCTGAAGGTCCTCCATTGTGTAGGAGACTTTCGCAGTAATCACGCGCTTGCATTATGGGTGCTTCACCTCCAGAGTCAAGACGCCGTTCGGCCTCATCCATCCACTTCACATTAGCCATTACTTTTTCAATTTCACCGTCCAGATAGTGCTCTTTGCGATCTACTTGGTTTGCAAATGCTACTTGCGTAACAGGAGTTAAGCCTGGGTTCAAGGCAGTAACTAACATACGGCGGTCATTAGGATTGTTCTTCAAACTTTCGGCAACGGCATCCAGTTGATCAAACTTCTTAGTATACACAGTATGCTCGGCATCCCATTTACCTTCAATACCTAACGCATTAAGAACTCTATAGTAAGTTTCAACGAAAGCGTTGTACTCAGGTAACTCTAAGACATTGTCCCCGAAGTACATTTGGATAGTGCCTTCACTGAGATCACGCCCAGAAGCTTCGGTAGTAGTAATTATACTAGAGCGCATGCCGTTTTGTTCAAGATAGCCCTGGAAGTCTTCGAGAGTGAAGTCGCCATTTTTAATCTTAGCCCGTAGTTCTTCATCCATTCTACTAGTTTGGTCAAAAGAGCCTTGTGCAATATAGTTCTGGTTTATTAAGAAGTCAATCATACCAGTATTAGTATCAGCCACGGTGCGTGTGTCTTCCCATGCTCGCCATTGTGCTCCGTATACAGGACCTAGATTCCCATTGTTGTCAGCCCAACCGTCCCATATTTTAGCACCTAATGTTTTAATGTTCGTTTCACCTCGACATAGCCAACCCAGCTCTTTCATGATACCTTTAAAGGCTGTGAACTTAGTAGTGACTAGAGGGAAACCATCACGCATATCGAATTGCATCATGTGGCCGAACAGCTTAGTAGTAGGCGTTGTAGTTCTGTTTCCGCTACGCGCTCCTGCGTAAAGAATGTCCTGAGCCGCAGATAGATACTGTACATCGACATGTCTTTTATTAGGATGATTCTGCCAGGTATTAGGTACTTCTTTTTCTAACGTACCTGATTTAACAAAAGTAATAACAGCATTACGGCCATCATAATTACTGTACTGCGCCTGTACTACCACAAGAGGTCCACGTAATGTGTAAGGGCCTGTACGGTCTTCGTAGTGGCAATGCTGTATTAAATCACCTTCCTTGAAGCGGCTAGACATATCGCGGTCTATATTAAAGAAAGAAACAATATGGTAATGATCAATGTCAGTAGCCATCAGGTAATCACATTTAAGATGGACTGATTTACCCATCATAACTTGATAAGGTATTTTAACTGATTCCATGTTCTACCTCCAAGAAGTCTACTAGGGCGTCGATGGTGTGGATGTCTTCGGCTTGTTTATCTAAGATTTCAATGCCAAAAACTTCTTCAATTTCCATGAAAAACTCAACGTTGTCAAGTTCATCGAAACCTAAATCTTCCCAAGTGGTATCAATTTCGATTTCATCTTCGTCGATACCAACTACTGTAATTGCGGCTTGCTTGATTTTATTAATAACTGATGACACTATATATTCCTCTTCTTTTAGCTAGTTTAGTTCTTGAGTTAAATCTTTATAGTAAGGGCAAGTAACGCCCACGTCATTAAGTAACTCATGTAAGTGGTGATTGTTGTAGAAGCCATGATACTTCTGGGAGTTACTAGGCATCGTATTTGGATTCTCTTGAACCCAATTGATTCTAATACCTTGTCTACCTTCAGAAGCGTACAACCGTATTTCCCAAGCATCTTTCACCATCGATATATATATAATCACCGCACGGTATATGAGACTTAGGCCCGCCATCGTTAAGTGTTGTAGGATGGACAGTGAAACCTAGAGAAGTTAGTAAGTCTATCGCTGACATAATTCAGGGTCCAGATTCAATTTAGATATATCCACTTTATGTTCTTTCAAGTACTCACCCAACGTAACACTACCGTTGTGCTCCATACGTAAACCAAAGTTAGGCGGGGATAAAGTATTACCTAATGTTGATGCCTGGGCGTCAAGTACATTGATACGACCTGCTGCGCTTTTCTTGTAGTGCTCATGGATCCACTGCAGGTGCTGTACTTCGGTTACGAAGCCCCAACATTGATTGCTTTCCCACCAGAAGAATGGGAACTTACCTGATAATTCCGCTTTATCCTTGGCACTTAATGATTGTTGTAGGCTCATGGTTCGGTCCTTATGTGTAGAGAGCAGACATAAGCGCCTACTCAAGTTATCATTTATTTACAGTTTACTGCAAACGCTTTCTAAGAGTCACGGAGCTCTGTTCGTACCCGATGGCCTCAGAAGCAATAAGCATAAGCTGATTGTTTCGCATAGTACCGTACTCAATGTAGTGGACGCCTACATCGTTAGCGATCTTTTCAACTTCTTCTATGAGTTTACGGAAGATACCCTGCTGCCTATACAGAGGATTAACGTAAACGAACCCTACCCAAATGTAAGTATCATCCATTGAGTTTGCATGTATAGAGTAAGTTAAAACACCTAAGCCTTCGTTAGAGTCCCCATCTGTAATATAGATATACGGGTCACGCGCGCCTAGCGAGTAACCTCCATCGACTAGCACTAGGCGATTTGCTACTAATTCACTCCAGCCTTGTGCCGCAAACACGAAACCGCCACCATTACATAGCTGTTTAGATTTCTCTATGATGTAAGGAATACTATCAAGCATACTACAGCGCCTCGACATAGCCAAGAAACTTAGTAGCTTTAGCCACACGTGCCTTGAACATTATGTCAGTAGGTATGCCCATTTTAATTCTAGATATATGTAAGGCAAGGGCCCCTAGAACAAGCTGTACCTCATGTGAATTACGCATACCTATTAGATAATCTATTATTACACCTATAGCCGCATTTATATGAGCTACGGTTATTAGTGTACCCTGCTCACCGATAAAGACTACATCATAGGTCTCTTTTCTATCGAGGCTTTGTACGTCAACCGGGAACTTAAATACAATGCCCATTTGAATAAGCATAGTTTCAACGTCAGCTACTTCGCAGGCTAGGTCATATAAAGAATCGTTATGGTTACGCTTAATACTAATATGATAGGTATTTATTATCTGCGCCGATAGCTCATTAAGTTCTTCGATAGTTTTCAATGTCTGCTCACGTTGGCCTTTGTGGGCCAACATAGTATTACACATTTTTAATAAATTCATTGCTATTCTTCCTGTGGCTAATATTATATACTTCGTCGTACATACGGCGACTGTTTGGACATAAGGCATTTACGATACGACCAGAACACACGCTAACCCTGTTCTTAAAGCGTAGGCCTTTCTTCGCATAGTTGACTTCGTAGTCGTCGGTATGTCCTTTCTTGTGGTATTCAATTCTGTACTGGAGTAATTTCTCCAAGAGAAGTCCATCGGTGAAGATTTTAGTTTTGATGTGCCTACTGATACTGCAATCAAGCATAAGGTTTTGGCAGTCATTGGCTTTCATCAATTCGTTAATACGTGCGGCAAGTTGTCGTGCAAGGTACTCAGTAATCATTTATTTATCCACGAATTGTTTGTATACGTTCTGTATTATGAAGCTAGTCAAGGCGTTTATGTCATGTCGCCATACAGTAGAGAACACTAAGGACAAATGATTCTCTACGTATTTGAATAATTCATCGGATGTCCCATTGAAACTTTCATATAGTTCCTTTACGGAAACATCCCATCCACCTAGACCTCCACCTTTAACACTAAGCGCCGTACTGTATGTATGCAACACGTTACCTTCGGGCTCGAAATATAATTTTAAATCGCTGTAGCTGCCTATAATACCAAAAAGACCTAATGCCTCTGACCTAGATTGATTTTCGTTGGTATTATTAATTAAGAGTTCAATACACGCTTTTGCTTCTGCGCCTAGCTCATTAGGCTTTCTGCGGATTAGTACCAAATTGAATGAAGGAAGAGAAGCTGACATGGTATTACCATCGGCGCTATCAATTTTAAATAAATTTAATTTTACTATTTTCATGTTAATCCCATATAGGGTCCACTTGTAACCAAGCTTCACCGTTGTTTATAAAAATACAATCGGCTGATTGCACAAAACATGCCGTACCGGGCGATATCTCAATATTCATTAAGTTGGATATATGCTGCACATCACTTATGAAGGTAGTACCTAATATACTAGAATAGAATCCTAAGGATATACTAGGTTCTGACTTGATGCCTTCTCGACCGAACGCCATCATAGCCTTAGCTAGGTCATCCTCCTTTATAGGTATGACTACTACTGCCTTAGCTAAGATCTTTAAGAAAGATATTTTGTAGGAACAGGCTGATTTGACAAAAAACCTATCTATTAAATTCTGGACTTTACTATCTTCCATCTCTAAGCTCCTTTACCCTATTGTCTAATACTATTTTGTAGTTGTTACCGTGGCAGTCATCAGGACTGCACCAGCACACCAGTGCTATCTTCTCACCCTTTAATACCCTAAGAGCAAGTAGATTTAACTGTTTACGTAAATAACACTTACGTTTCATCTTTCTATTTACATAATCACGATGGGCAGCTATTGAGCGTCCTCGAGTATCTCGGTGCTCATTGTTACCAAACATCGTTGTCCTATCTATAAGAATGTGTGTGTATCCTTCAGGTATAGGTGCAGCACCTGCTCTCTTACTTACAACAATAATATCATCAGGTTCGAATAGCATTATTAACCTCCGTTAATCATTACTGACAGGCAAAGTCCCTAGAAGCTTTCGCTTCATGTAAACAGAAGGCATTAGCAATCATTTCTTTAGTTATATTAGGATTAACTTCCCACGTTGCTTTTTTAACACAAGCACCTTCAGTGCCGAACAAGTCTTCGGTTATGCTAGGCTTATTATATCTAGTTAGCATAAGTATCGTAGGAATTTTCTCTTCCGTGCACACTTCACGTAGGGCTGTCATAACCCAAGTTACTTCACGGCCGTTTAGACCACACCAGTCGAAGTCTTCAAGTACTATTAATTCAGGTACCTTAGAGAACCTCGCGAGGTGCTTTATGTGATTAGTTATATCGCCAGGTGACATGGAGTATTCGAATACGTCACTGTTTGGGTATTCTTTTCTGTCACGTGCGGCTGAGGTAGAAAATACCATCATATTACATTTAGTATCTAATTCTTTTATTACCTGTGACTTACCCGAGTGGCGACCCCATATAACTTTAAGCTCCTCGGTAGCAGACTTGTCCTCAATGCTACTAAGGACGTCATTGATTAAATTGATTTGCTCAGGAAATAGATTCATTAGTATATATCCTTAAGTCCATCTAAACCGTATCCTCTCTCAGGGGCAAGCTCCTCAGAAGTAGGACCCTTAGAAGTGTCATACTCCACTAGGTCGACGGGGACTGTATCAAAGAAATAAACTGAATCCTCACTATCGTGTTTCTCATAATAGAAGTTACCTGTGGCATTAGGGACTCTGGTTATGAAAAGCTCATTCATGGCCCTCGTCAAGCACACGTATAGGATTCGTCTCTCTTCTTCGATCTGCTTATCACTACCTTGACTTCGGGCGTGTGGATAGGAACCCGAACTTACATTAAGTGCAAAGCAGATTTTAGATTCAGCGCCTTTGGCGGAATGAACTGTTATTATAGTTACTAAGTCATCTTCGTCCGTTCTATCGGCTTCGGTCGAAGACATAGGTTCCAAAGTAAACGCATCAACAAAACGCTTAACCTTCTTATATCGCTTAGTGATCTTTTGGATAAGATCAAAATCTTTTTTCCTCTTATCCCAGTCCTTATATCTATTTTTCAGTAGATTAGACATAAGTTCGATAGACGCAGCGATACATTTTTGTGTATCTTCCTTGAGGGCTCGAATACGTTTAAATTCATCTATGGCCGCTATCCCATGGCGCTCCATACCTTCGTCACTGATGGTACCTTTATCTCTAAAGCTACTTACTATGGTATCTGCCGTCTTCTGTCCGACTTTAGGCCATAGCTGTAGGTATCTTGACCAGGCAAGGTCGTCACGCCTGTTTACGACTAGGCGTAACAGTGAAACTAAATCTTTAACATGAGCTGCTTTGTTGATAGCAGTTCCGCCTACGAATAAGTAGGGAATACCTCGTTTAAGGAATTCCGCTTCCACATAGCGAGCATCGTTGGCTGTTCTAACTAAGACCATCATATCGTTATAGGCTATATCTTTACTATATCTCTGTTCGATCTGATCTGCGACGTACCAAGCTTCTGTATAGTTGTTTTTAAAATCCAAAAATTGAGGCTTGTATTCAGCTAGGCCCTTAGCCGCCTTTAAGTTGGCGCTGTAATCTAAGTTAGACTGACCTAACAGCCAGTTCGATACATCTAGAATTTCTTGATTACTACGGTAGTTAACATTTAAAGGAATGACTTCGCTACTTTTGAAGTTCTTCGTAAACTCGTATATATGCTTGAACTCAGCGCCCCTAAAGCCGTATATGGATTGCGCAGGATCTCCTACACAAAACAAACGGACTTTTTCTTTCGCAAATAGTCGCAGGAATCTAAACTGAATAGGATTTGTATCTTGGACTTCATCTACGCTCATTTCGTGAAATCTTGAACATAAATCTTTTCTGAGTTTCGGTTTTGCTTTGAGTGTTTTGACTACCATATCTAAAAGATCATCGAAGTCCAGGTAACCTCGTTTCTTCTTTGCTTTCTTATATGCAGAAATAATCGACTGACTCTTTTGGATTTCTTCGTCACATAGGTCTGTGTTTTCTTCAAGGTAGCTCTCTATGTCAATACAAGTGTTTCGACTATATGAGAAATATTTAAGTAGCTGGGTAGAGGTTACATCTAACTTATTCTTCTTATTTTCAAATTCTTTCCGCGTAAGATCCAGTAGAATCTTCTGGTCCTCAGAATCTAAAATAGTGCTACCTTTAAGCCCGAAACTTTTAGGCATTCGTTTTATCATACGTAAACATATAGAATGGAAAGTACCTGTGACTATTTTACGAGCATCAGGGCCAATAGCCTGCGTAAGCCTGTCTTTAATTACTTTGGCTGCTCTGTTTGAGAACGTTATTATGATAAGTGCTTTTGGGTCTACGCCTATGCTTATTAGGTACTCGGCCCGTGATATAATCACTTTAGTTTTGCCCGTACCTGCCCCAGCCATTACTAATAAATTATTAGATGGACCTTCATAGTAAGCGGCTTTAGCTTGTTGTGTATTTAATTTAGACATTAGCAGAATCTATCCTTCTGTAATCTATAGTAAGTAGAAGCTATATGTTCAATAACCTCATGTTTGGGTATGCAGACAACCTTAACACCTTTGGCCTGCAGATCAAGTAGTGGTTGTACGAGCCTATGCTGTTCGGTGAAATAAACTTCTTTGATGCCTGCCTTTAATATCCGTATACAGCATAACTCACAAGGACTACGAGTGGCCACTATAGATAAACCTTTTGTGTCTATAGATAGGTCTCCAAGTTTGTCTAAAGCATTACGCTCTGCATGTATTACGATGTCTTGACCTAGGCTTTCGCCTTCATCATCTTCACATCTATTATCAGTGCCTGACTTCGTTCCATTGTAGCCGTCGCTTAGTATATTTGGAACGTCATGTCTATTATCGACTACTAACGCTCCTACCTTTAAATCAACAGCGTGTGATAATTCGGCATTAGTGTAGGCTTTCGCTAACCAGCTAATAACATGCTTACGTTTAAGGAGACTGTACTTTGTAGCATCGTAGGCGATATATCCGTCTGCGCCCGTGTAAGAACCCGCAGAGTCAAGTCCTTGTAGGGTAGTAGGTCCCCCTGACATAAATTCTGTAGGAACAGCGAATGCCTTGGCAATCTTACTTAGTACACGGCTGTGGTCGATATCAGGCTCAGGTTGAGGTTTATTAAGATCGGTCATTACTTCTTCCTCATTCTTCCAATAGGATTGCGACTGGCTGCATCGTATAGGTCCCAGACGATAGGTACACTCTCAATACCTAAAGGTAGTTTCGTATATAGGATGCCTCCATGGACAGGAGTAGCAAACTCAAACTGTGAACTTTCTCTAGCTCCTAACTTAGACTCTATCCAATTACGTAGAGTGTAAATGACTCGACCTGAGGTAAAGCATCTATGTAATCTTCGTATGTCTTTAAATGATATGAATACTCCGAAGGTAGATCGTATTGAAGAGGATTCGTACTGTATCTCCCGGCTGTGACTCATAGGTTCTTTTAACGTCCACCATCTATTCATAAATTTTACCTCAATATAAAGAAAGGGACCTAAGTCCCAATCAAATAAGTTAGTTTACTGTTCTCGACTCAGTCTACGGAGTCTAGCCTCTTCTAACAATAGTTCAAATTTAACTTCATCGGCCTTTATATCTTCAACAGTTTCGATAACTTCAATCTGTTCAATGTTTTCGGCTTTGGTGATAGTAACTCGGTCGGTACTATCAACTACGTTTGTATTAAACGGAGATCGCTCTTCTGGATTGGATGAAATTGACAGGTTTGCTTTACGCCTTTCTTCGTTGTAGTTTTGCCTAATCTCATGAGTGCCTTTAGTCCAAGCACTATGGATTAATCCTACTCCGTAGAAGAGTGACCAGTACCCAAACAACGCTGCAAATATAGCATATAAGATAGTACGAAATTCCTCTATAAAGAAGTCTCTGTCTACTGCCCAGTACTTAATGCGCAGCGCGTGGTACTGTCTCATTCGAGGGTGCAGGATATAGACAAAAGGATATATGATAATTAAAAATATTTTAGCAATAATCCCCATTACTTATCACCATCTTCGCAAGAACCATCTTCCGAATTAGCATCACACTCAGAGGCAGCAGACACTTGAGCTTCAACCGATGCAATACGTTCCTTGAATGCTTTAAGCGCAGAAGCATTATTTACACTTACATTTGTTGTTTTCTCTAGTGCGGGTAATAGCATAGAAGGGTCAACCGCAAAAGGAATACCCGCATCGGCAAAGCGATTCGCAGTTTGCTGCCAGCCGTACGCTAATGTTCTAGGTGACATAAAATCCCGCTGAACCCCAAGCAACTCAAGTTCGTTTAAAGTTTCTTTCATACGGATAAGTTGCATACGAGCCATGCGGCGTTCTTTCATATCCAGTTCTTGTTTCTGTATAAGGTCATCGGAGATTAAACCTTCTTTACGTTTTTTCTTATCGATTAACTCACTAGGCTGGGCTATTCTACGTACCTGTACTTCAAGTACAATTAAAGGGCTGTTAATTTCTTCTAAATGGTCTTCAACGGCTTTACGCATTTTATCAAAGATATTACCGTTCTTTGCTATATTATAGTAAGCTACGCTTAACGTAAGAGGTTCAAGTATAGGTCGGATTTTAGATTTTATGGCAGCAGGGTTTAAATCAACCGAAGTTATGTCATACATGTTTGTTCTGAAAATTTGGTTATCCCGGGTATTACCTGTAACGCTGTATTTATATTGCTTGGCCGTTAACATAGCGCGTTCTCGTATTTTAGCAGAACCACCTAGTTTACTAAAAGCTACCTTAATATCAAGCTCCAGTGTTAAGTCCATATCATTAGACATAGGCATTGCGTACTCGCCTTTGATGTTTACTATTTCCTGGTGGGCTGGGAATATGTGGGCATCGTCACAGTGCTTTTCACAAAAATCATTAAGCATGATGTTTTCACCGCTATACATACGTGTGTCCCACTCACCGCTAGATAGTAATTCGAAGGCAATTTCGTTTTGTTTAACAGGCACAACTTTAGTACATGCAGTTATACACAGGACTACCATTAATACGGTAATGGTTTTATATATACTCATTTTATTTCCTTTATTTTATCAACAGGCCAACTGACCCAAATGTTATGGCTACCACTAGTGTAACCTCTACAGCCTTGACTGCTAGTATCGAACTGCGTCCAGGGCATATTAGTTTCTTTACAGATACCGTTGTTCCACGCTTGCTTCTCAGCCTGCCTTGCGTATACAGCTACCAATGAGATGGCGATGATGAAAAGTAAAGCAGGCCAATACTCTAATGTGAATGAGGTAATAATTAAATTCATAGTAACCTCTACAAGAATCGTTCAGGTATAGCACCCTTGACTATATGAAGGCAATCCTCGTATGAGTACGTACAGCTATACATACAATAATACATGTTAGCCACAATAGTTACGACTTCTGTATCTTTGTTTATGCTGCCCCACATCCCGAGACCTGGCCACAATACAGCCTGGGTATTACGTTTAACAAAAACATTATCTTTCTTATATCTTAGGATTTCAGAAAATACTGTTCTTATGTCACAATTAGATACCATCTCGCCAATGTGTCCCGACACGTCTACTCTATAAACATTACGCACAAGCTTCCCGAAACTTAGGACAAGTTTCGTTCCTTCCGTAACAGTAGTAACCGAGTGAGGAATTATATCAGGCCTAAAGGTAATAGAATCGAAGCCTAATAGTTTTCGTCGCTTGATATATGCGGCCTTATTCTTCTTATGTCCCCATAGTTGAAGGACACCTCCACGTAAGGCATTACGTAAGGTGACGTCCGTTCTAAGATAATCATATCCTGCCCACCAGTGAGAATTATCTACGTGTTGGCATATCTTAGTGCCTTCTTGATACTTAATTAATTTAAGGTCACGCCTGATTAACTTGCTTAGCCATTGAGGTATGAGCCACATGACTAAGTATGGAGTTAAGAAGCTTGCGTTTTGCTTGTGTTCAATCCACTTTAAGAACTTTCTATTTTTCCAGAGGTACATTACCTTCATCCTTACTAATATTGAAGTTTACATTAACAGATTTAACAGTTGCATTAGGCATTATATGCAAATCAACTATCGTTTTAGGTGTTTGTATAGTAGCAGTGAAGCTCGCGTTTGTTCGGGCGTTATCTGTCCACATCTCCTCGTCAATCTCATACAAGAAACGACTCTTACCTTCTTCACCTGTAGGGTTATAGTCTACTACACTAGGCTCCAAGTTAATGAAGCTACGTGCCTGAAGCTTATATCCAAATAACAAGTGATACCATTTAACATCTTTAATGGTACTGCCTAGTACTCTACAAAGATATCTATTCCACATACCGCGTGCAGCACTAACGCCTTTCATTGTAGTCCATGTTTCTTGGTGTGCTGCTACTTTACTGTCAGTTAAAGATTTACATTGCACCATGGACTTCATCTGTTCTTCGAGGCTAGCGGACATGTCCTCTATCATATCGTCGTTAGTTGGCTTGTTGATGTAAGCCGCAGTGACTTCCTCTACACTCTTTTGTACCATAGAGTTAAGGCGTCTTATAGCAGCGGCCTCTAGGTCATTATGATCGTTCTCGACTGATGTGGGACCCCAAATAGAAGGTTCTTCTTCTAAATCAATTTCATCGAGATTCCCCACTTTAGGATCATGATCAGTGGTCCATACTTTCCAAGTATCTCCTTCGACGTGTATATAATCTAAGACCTTTTTAGGGCAATGTACGAAGCGGCCTAAGCCTTCAATGGTTAACTCCCTGCTAGGCTGGCAACCAACGATATCGCAAGGACATTCCATATCCACACTCATTAGTAGATACCTTTACTAGCCAGGACTTGGTTCATTTCCATTTTCATTTTCTCAACAGCCATTGCCATCATGTCTCCGAACATATTAGTAGCCATGGTATTTGCGTGCTTTTCAAACTTGGCCTGCATAGCATCACTAGTGGCTATTTCAAGTTCTTCTTTATTATCAACCCATAGACGTTGAATACTACACTTCCAGTCGTCGCCTTCCAGAAGCTTGGTCATCATAGGCTGTATTTCTTCAATCATGGCAGACCACACCATGTTTCTGAAAGGAGAGACCGAGGTCTGTACGTCATATAAAGTATCATTGCCGTGGAATCTACCATTGTATCTGCTAATGGTAACCTTTTTAGTAGGTTCTTCAAAGAATGCTTTCCACTCTTTCTCCACAAGAGCTTGGAACTGTTCGTCAGGTAATAAGTCAATCATTGTACCTTTGACCATGTTGCCTACTTTTTCTTGTATAGCTTTTGGGTCAAAATTTGTCATAGCATTAGTGCTCATGTTATATCCTCTCTGATGGGTGGTGGTCTTCAAAAATATGAGGGAACATAATATTTGCTTCCTCTTCTGTGATTTGTTTTACAGTATGGCAATTACCTCTGTATATCAAGCATACTAAGTCCCCGTCTACCTCCATATTGGTCAAATGTGCTTTAACATGGAAGAAACCAATCTCGTCATTGTGGAATAAGTAAAACATTTGCTTAATAGGAGTCCTGACGCCATCATTAGGCATAAGTATTTCATCGTGTTTGAAAACAAGGAACTCACCTAGTACTTCTGTTAATTGACTAGGCTCACTATGGATATCAAATTTACCCATCTTACTTATATCCTGAGCATCACCCACGAACTGAGCACGGCGTCCCTTAGCATACCTAACTACTCCATCCTCCACATAGCGCCTAAGTGAAGTTAGGCTAACTGACCTAGGTAGTTTGGACGCATCAAGAGTCGTAGCCATTATATACATACTCCAGCTTTCCATGAGGAAATGTGACTAATAGCACTGTAAGGGTGAATCTTACTCCGCTTAAAACTGTTTGCTTCACGTACAGTGGATGCCACATAGATCTTGAAAGCCTCGTTCGTCTCAGCATGTTTAATGCAGGCACCAGGAGAGCCTATTACTATACTAGCCTTCGGACTCTCCATAAACAATTGTAGTATAAGTGACATCATACTCTCCCACTTAGTACCCTTTAACTTCTTGGAATCCACTATACTGTTTATGTACTGTGTCTCTAAATGCCTGAACGTTGAAACGTAAATGGTAGTACCCGCATCTGACGGTACTGGGTTATCTGCCCCTAAGACTGATCGTTTAGGTAAGATAGTATGGATAGGTGTCATGTTAATTCCTTGCGCGTAGAATGGTAGTACATGTTGGGTATTTACAGTTTGAGCATTCCTCAGACGTAAAAAAGGGCGACCGAAGTCACCCTAAGAATTACCTGTAGTTTGCAGGAACAATCCATACGTCATACATGGATGTTGTCTTATCTATAACGGCATATGAATGGTTCATTATCTTATATCCACTAAGTACCAATTTCCTACTCCCCAGATTAAGGGTTATGTTCAATGCGTTTCTAGAGAGCCCTTCAATTATTGATTTTAGCTCGACCTCGATTAATCTAAATCGCAGGCGATACATACCTTTTATTCTCCCATCAGGTTGATATTCCAGACTACTAAACAGGTCGTTAATGTTAGTGTTCTTGGAAGTCATTATAGGCCTATTGTTGCCCATTCTAATATTCACACTAGCCGTATTCATTAAAACTCCTCTAATAAGGCTAGTGCCGTATTCTCCTCCAATCTTGATCTGCTACTAATTAAAGAAGTAACAGGTATCATTGTGAATATATTGAAGTGATTACTTAACATGCCTGCGGTTTCCATATCCAAAGTCTTATCATCAAAGAACATATACTCCATGTGGGGACAATCAGGACTTCGGTATGGGTACTTACCATAAAACAGAGAGCGTGTGTCGGTCTCTCCATACAAGCTGTAGACAAAAGGCTTAATGTTATCTGAGTCATTCACAAACCAGAACGTTAGCAGAGGTACACACGTAGCCATCATATCTATCAACATCTGTTTTAAATTATCAGGAATCATGTGATGAATCCTTTTCCAGTCAGATTTATTTCGAACTATTTGCGTTTTGATTTTAGGGTCTGTACCAGGCAATACAAAGAACAGAGGTATCTCAGGCATTACACGTTGCTTAATGGCAACTGATTTACTTTTGCTAAATGCCATTAATTCCCGAGTAGCTTTAGCCCTAGCAGTATCTTCAGGCAGTTCATAATCGTCGGCGACTTGTTCGCAGTTAAGGTTAGCGTAGACAAAGTATGCGTCTATAGTACTCGATGCACGTTCAATGTCCTCGGCTTCGATAAGGGCAATTACTATGGCATTCTCTTTCTCGGCAAAAGGATTCCAATGATCATCATCATCTTCCGCTTTACTGCTATAGTCTTCGTTTTCCTCATAACCAACTACTTGCCAATTGAAGCTAACGTCACCTCGTTGACTAAACAATACATCTTGGAAGCTAAGACAGGTGAATCTAAATAGAAACTTCGACACAGTATTATTCTTTATGATTAAGTTACCCTTAAGTCTTTCGAAATCAATACCAGCATGTGACAATTGGTCTGATATCTCACATATCCTAGTCATTAGGCATTCGGAGAACGTTGATTGCTTCGATAGAACCTTATTGTGTTGGTGGTTTTCTATGTAGGCTTTAATGGCATCAAGTGTCTCTTGGTCCATAAGTTCACACATAAACGCATCACGAATCTCCAGAAGTAAACTACTTGAGTACACCGACATTACCCTATCATAGCAACCTTGCAGCAAAAGTTGTATTTCAAGCGAGTGTATCTGGCCAAGCAACGTAGTAAACTTGTCACTAACACCAAATTCTACGGTGTTATTTGGCACATCGTATAAAGGTTTAGGGAAGTCGCCCTTAACTGTTACGCGTAGTTCGTCTAACCATAAGTTTATATTTTTCATTACTCAATCTCCGTAGGGGCGGTCCTTGTCGTTTAAGACTAGGTACTGTTGGTCTTCTATCTAAAGTTGCGATTACTGCTTTAGCTCTAGCTAGATACTGCTTACTGTGGTAGTCAGGGAAATACTTCTTAACCGTATTTGATAACTTACCTAATACCTTACCTGTCTCCACTTCAAATGGAAATACCATAACAACTGCATGACCACCATAGTCTAGGTAACTGTGTACTTTGGTTAGCTTTACCATCCTAACCTTCTGACTCTTATCAGAAAGTAGGATAAATAAATTAGACAAAGATTGAGGAGCACCATCGTACCCAGCCTGTAATTTAAAATCGTGTACAACGGAGTCAGGAGACATTTGCATAATGTCTCGATCCGCCAACCTAATCTTTATACTTTTCTTATCGTCTGATAATACCAAATCACGTAAAGGGAACATTAAATTAGTTCCTAGCATCATTATACTATCTGTCATAGTACGAGACCTTACTTAAATGCGATTGCACGAGGCACGTAGACCCAACCGTCTATTTCGGATTCACGTTTATGCTCAATTTTATTACCTATCTGTACCGCATACATACGAGTAGTATCTGAGTAGGTGGCTTTATGGTAGTCGCCATTAATCCAAACGGCTATAGGTATGTGCATACATTCATCAGGAGGACTTCCTTTAGAGCATCGGTTAAGTACTACGGAAAATTGATAAGGAAGTACGTCTTCACCTTCTGATATCTTAACCTCAGCTCTCCACAGGTATGGGCGAAGAAGTCTATTAAGTGCTTCTATATCTATACCTGTAAACAGATTCAAATGGTTAACATTAGAATGGAATACTATATGTAAGGAATCACCATCCTTAACCGCTTTGTGGTTGCGTCGTTCCTCTCCTTCCCAATCCATACCGTTAATAGCTCGTTCAATTAGATCGTACGCTGCTCCTACTAGATGTGGCCCACCTATAATTCTATCAAATGGCCTCATACCAATTCCTTATTATCCGGTTTAGTTTTGTCAATATCTTTCTGACGGCATTCTTCACGGTTTTCATGGTCTACCTGGTAAGCGAATAATTCAGGCAGGATGAGATTATCTTTACGGTCGTACACGTTACAGCCTAAGTCTCTCATGTCAAGACGGATTCTAAAGTTCACGTACTTTTGGTTAAAACCCGGGCTACCTGTCCACTGCCACTGACTTAAGCAACTAGCAGCAAGCGTAGGCAGTACATCTTTAAAGAAGGAACTCCATCTATTGTTTTCTTCGCTGTCCTTAATTTTAGCCAAGTACTCGTTATTAGGTACTTTCCGACTACAATCAATACGTCCTACCGCAGCTTGGATAATTAGTGCTTGGCGTTTAACGACCTCGCTATGTCCGAGCTTTGATAAAGCGTTATCTGGATCATGGGAATACTCTTTAACCTGCGCTTTAGTTTTAGTAGGACAAGTGCCTTCCATATCAACTTTAGCTACAGGGTGGTATTGTTCGTCATGTACTACCCATTCTTCAATGTCGTCACACCACGCAGGCTCAGTACGATACTGATTAATAGTACCATCAGAGTCGGTAGCTAACCACCAACCGTCTAAGGCAAGTAGTGTCATACCGAAATACATTGTGCCTACGATTTTAGTTATGTTCTCAGGTTGTTCCTTTAATAGTTTCAAGTCTTTGTTCTCCATTATCCATGTGTCTTTTGATTCAAGTATATAGCGCGAGCATGTGCTCTATCCCAAATTCCTCTGTACCGATTATAAGGCCTAGGTACAGGACTGACACGCCAGTAGCGGTCAATGAAAACGATATGAGGTTTAGTGGCCTTAATGGCTCTGATACTTTGATTACCTTGATACTTTTTCATATTTAATCCTTTAAGGCTTCTACAATCCACAGACCTACCATAGGTTCTTTCAGCTTAACTCTAATGCAGTTCTCACTGCTAATATTAACATGGCTAGTTTGAACTTCCCTTCTATAATCATCTAAGAGTCTAAGTTTTACTTGGCGGGTTCTAAGTACGTGGTGTATCTTGATATGTGTCTTACCTTCAGGTATTCTACCACTATCGTAGCCAGAACGTTCTTTAAAACTAGAAAGTTCTTTACGTTCTTTTTCGAACTCCGAGTCAAGCAGGTCGATTGCCTCTTGACTGATTTGGTATTTAGACGCTTCAACCGCAAGGCCTTTCCACTTTTCCACCTGTTGACTCAAGTACATAATACGGTCGCGCGTGGCTGTACAAACAGCTTCGTGGTTTAAATCATTGCGCATAAGCATACGAGCCATGTCCGCTATCTCGATGTCGCTCTTGTACCCGTAAGCTATTGTTTCTCTTGTTTCTTTGTCGCCTGTCATGATACTTCCTAAATATTGTATTCGTTAAATTACTTTGCTTTTATACAGGTGAGTTCAATCACACCCTGTACTACACCAGAACCAAAAATCAGTTCCCTTAATAAAAGACATACACATGGGAATATAGAGTATTACTTTTAACTTTACGGTAATCACAGTCTCTAACCTCGGCTTCTTGCTTAACAGCTTTAGTGGCAGCGTATTCTGTAATACTATCGAGAGTGAAGTGTTGGTTGTCCGAGGCATCTTTAAGAATGAGGTATCTAATCTCCCTATCGGTTAAAGTGTGGCACGAACTCTCAAGCTTATCGGCCTTGACTATAACGGATTTATATGTATCGGGGTCCACGTAGGTATTATCTATAAGTACGGCAACACATGTCGCTCTCTTGGGTAACCATCTACTTAATCTCGTATCGAATCGTGGGTGCTGGGAAAACATGTGGATGTCACCTGACTTGTCAAGCGCAGCGTACCACCCAGGTATTACATTAACCATAATGCCGTCAAGAGTCAGACTCTTTGAGTCTACTACAGTGTTGAACTTAAAGCCATCTTCAATTGCCTTAGTTGCATCATACTGTTTCGGTTTCTTAGTAACCATTATAGCTCCTTAATTTCGTAACATAAGTTACAGTGTATTGTCTTAGTCTAGTTTACATTTTAGGTAACTGCATCTTGTTCTGTATGATATGCCAGTTATCACATACATTGGTATAACCTAGCCAGTAGTCAGGAGCATACGTGAAATACCTATTGCCTTCATACCTAACATAGACAATCTGCGTATTAAAGCAAACGTAGTAATCGGTGAAGTTTCTAACTTGACCTGTATAAAGGACGTCATCGAACATACTAGGCATTCTGTATTCAATAACAATCTCAGGCTCTACTGTTAGGACTTGGTGTAACTTAGTTACTGTGTTCTCAAGCTTTAACGGTAAATTGGTTACATATAGTAGCCAAGTCACTAAACTTACTGACAGTGTACCCAGCAGGCAACGAGAAAAGAATATCCTTCGCTCATACTCGGTATAGGCGTCCCACCAAGCAATAATCTTAGCGCGTTTGTCGTAAGCCAGATGACTAATAAGACCGAACATGAAGAAGCCAGATCCTAATAGCAGCTTATATAATTTCTCCCAATCAGGTAGTAATAAATCGGCCGCTCCTATTACTGCTACGGTGACTGCGACTAAGGCTAAATATACCTTATTCAATTTATTCATGAGTTACTCCAGGTGAACCCATCAATGCAACAGGTCTAATCAATGTAGGGTCGGCGTTACATACTGCCCCTACTGTTTTCAATGAATAGGCATAAGAAGTACGAGCTTCATCTGATAGTTCTCTATGGAATACACCCATACGTGATCTGCCGCGTATGTGATTTAATTTAGGCTCGGACATATTACCTGTTACAAGAAGACCACATTCCAACTTACACCAGAAATCTCTACGACAACCTATCAAGGCTATCTGAATCGGAGAATTCTTATGCAAGCCATAGTAGTCGCCGATTGTTTTCTTTTCAGGCTTCATGGCGTTATTAACAAACAGTGCATAAAAGATACCTGCTGCAATGTGGGAGTTACTATGTGTTGCTTCATCCAATAGCTCTTGCGTGGATAACTTAAGTGAGTTCTGCGGATCATCTGCGATAACCATTAACAGTGTTCCTCAAAGTCATCGCCTGGTGTAGGTCCAGGTGGTATTACGTAATCACAAAGCTTACCTTCGTAATGAGTAGTCTCGCCAGCAGAACTCATTACTTTAATATCGTACAGTTGATTGAGAGGAGTACCATTTGGACAAGAATCGTGATAAGGAGTGCAGGTTAGTTCTACGTCATAGATGTAGCTGCTATCAGGAGTGTGATCGATAGACACAATCTTCATTCTGCTTGTACCTTCGTACAGGTGGTGCATAAGCAACGGAGCCACTTTACAAGGACTCGGTGCCATGTCCACAGGACGTTTAAGTATTTCCTGCAACTTAGGTAAAAGGGCTTCAAGATGGCAGTTGCTGTGCATGTAGAATTTACACGCTACTGTTTTGCCACCGATGTATTTAACTGTTATTATTGCGTTTGTGGACATTTTTTAATTCCTTGGTTTGGGTCAATAGGTTTAAGTGCGGTATTCATTATACCTTGAAAGTCATAATCTACACCTTCCTTTTTACGTACTTGGAAATCCTCAAGGGATTCTAGTTTGTTAAGTTTGAATATAGAACCACTAGGCATTACCCGTCGTATGTAGGTCTTTTCAAATACATTAACTGATTTGAAGTTTAGGGGCTGCCTAGGTTCATTGGCCTTAATATAGTCTAGTGCAAAAGTAAATAGCTCATGGCCGTAGTCGTCTTCTCTAAGTTCACGCCCTACAATCATACAGCCCTTTATAGGACCTATGTCGAATTTACATTCATGTATATTAGAGGAACTGAGCTTGTCAAATATTTCTTGTAGCCGTACCTGCAATGAGCTAAATAGAGTTACTTTAAGTAAAAATTCGGTGTCGTTATCAGTATTAACAAAGGATTCTTCAAGTATAGTACTTATCTGCTTAGGAGTTAATAAGGCCATTATAAGTCCAATATAGTTAGTACGAATTCTTTAGATGCCATAGGCTTAGGCTTATCTATAGGGCCTGCGAACTGTACGCCCTCACCTGTTACCTCCTCAATCCAGTCCGACACCTTTAATGTATCGACACCGCCTCCACCCTGACGTGTACAATAAATGCCATCGTGACCCTCCTGGGCAAAGAAGTATTCTATACGTTGAGCTACCTCGGATTTGACCCAATAGTAACCTGGTACTTTTGGGCGCTGTTCAGTATATTGCATAACTTAACCTTGCGTTATTGCTAATTTAGTACTATCTTTACACTTCACAGTATGCGAGTATTTATATGGGACAGCCTATAATAAGATTAGGTGATAAGTCTATAGGACATCCTCCTTGGGGCCCAAATGCACCTATAGTTTCAAGCACCGACGTATTTGTCAACTCCATAGGTGTTGTTAGACTAGGGGATGACTACGCTGTCCACTCTAACGGTCCGTCACCTCATCCTGAGAAAGCATTATCTAATAGCTCTACAGTGTATGTCAACGGAAAACTTGTACAGAGGACAGGCGACCCCTGCTCTTGCGGTGATACAGCAGGACCGGGCAGCCAGAATGTTTTTGCAGGATAACTTATGAATACAGAAATTTCAACGAGTATTATTTACTCCGACTTAAACGCCCAAGCTTACATTACGCCTTATGACATTGTAACTAATGTCGACGAGGCAGTACAGCGCCTACTTCTAGTACTAGCTACTCCGAAACGTACTAGGTGGAAGCGACCAGGCTTCGGTTCCCTTGTAGGTAACTTCCTATTCGATCCGATGGATTTAATAACAACGGAGCGTATACGAAACGAAATTCAGGATAGCGTTACTGATCCTGAGAACGACTTAACGGACATAACACTAGGTGAACTCGAAGTCGTACCCGATTACAATACAAGTAGTTACTACGTGAGAATTAAACTATCAATACCGAATCTACAAGACGATAAAGTCGTTGAGTTCGGATTAAGAGCAGGAGCCTAATAATGGCAAACAAACCTTTAAGTAAAGTAACTGTTAATTTTGAGGAATCTGTAGCCGAGCTTCTGTCAAAGTTTTCAGATAGCCTACCTTGGGCGAACAAACTAAAGTCTAACGTAGGTACCGTTCTAACAGATATGATTGCAGGTACTGCTACTAATAACCAATTCTATATAGAGTTTGCCGCGCGTGAGGCCTTCCTTAAGACAGCAAAGCGGTATAGCTCAGTGTATGCGTTAACACGTAGCCTAGGTGTACGTATAGTAAGACGTACTAGTGCAAAGACTACCGTTTCTGTTCAGAACACAAGTACATCCCAAATATTCATTCCAGCCTATGATAGCTTTGAGCTTGAGGGCCGTCCGTTCTACAATAGAGAAGGTTTAATGTTTGAGCCTGCTGAGGTAAAACAGTTTGTTTTATTTGAAGGTATCATACAACGCAAAGAACTGAAATTATCGGAACTAGCTACCAACTCTTTAGAAATAATAGTAGGGGAGCCTGGTTTTGTTATTAGTGATGACGATGTTAGGGTATTTACCACGGACCCTACAGGAACTATGACTGAATGGACTAGACACGATGGCTCCCTTTTTGAACTTAATTCGGAAGATACTAAATTCTTCGATGCCACAACCGGAGACGGCGACGTTTCTTTACTTTTTGGTGATGGTACTTTTGGCTCTGTTCCTGGATCAGATAGTACACTTACTATCGTATATGCCATAACTAGTGGGACTGATGGCAACCAAGGCCTATCAGGACTTAAAGTTAACTACGCTAAGAACGATTTAATAACAGGTCAAAACATTGAGTCTATATTTGGAGGCACTGGTATTAAAGATAAGGTTTACTATAAAAAGTATGCGCCTTTCATGTACAATAGTAAGAAACGTATGGTTAGCCCCAGTGACTGGCATGGTAATATAGGCCTATATCCAGGAGTGGGTGATTTAAGTATCCTCAGCCAACGAGACATTGCACCTAATGACCCATCATGGCAGAACGTGGTTCGCGTATGTATATTGCCCGAAAACGGAAGCTCGTGGGGTGGTCAGAATCCAAGTCCTGAATCGGCAGTGTGGACTGAATTCCTCAAGTGGGCTAAGAAACGCGTACGACCTAACACTACTATTCAGCCGTGGAATCCAAGTAAAATTCTTACAGACATAGTAGTCGAAGTAGCGGTATTCGAGGAGGTAGACACACAGTTGATGAAGGATTTATTAACCACAGTTATCAGCGGAATGTTCACGCATACTCCGGGCACTTTAGGTAAAGCTTTTACCCGTAGTGACTTAGATGAAGCCATAAAATACGACGATGATCAGCGTAGAGACGGCATAGATTACGTTAAGATAGTCAGTCCTATTGAAGATATTGAACCTAGTACAAGGCTAGAGTTTGTTAGTCCTAAAAGCATAACCGTTCTGGTACGTTATACAGAACGTGAATCATTCCTATAAGTGAGTCAGCATGGAAAAGAACTTATTAGACGTATTTCTTGAGTACACTAGAGGTAATCCCCTTTGGGATGACTTTATAAATGCTCTTGATGAATTCAACCAAGAACAGATACTATCTCCTATTAAAGAGCTTGAAAGTATACGTAACATTAATAGTAACACGGACCCTGTATTTATAGATAAAACCATTAGACAGCTAGGCTTAACTATTAATAACCAACTGCTTAGTGCCAACCGTGAAAATATACATAAACTGTTCCACATGCTACCTCTGTATCATGAACTTTCTGGTACACCTAAGTTTCCTAGGTTTATAGAATTCTTACTAGGCAGGGGTTTTCGGGCAACACCTATGTATACGGTTGACTACCAAGATTTCTACGCAAAACCTAAAGGTAAGCTAGTTACAGAAGGAGGCCTATGGTACAGTACTTCTCATATTGAGCTTTCTGTTGATGCTCAAGGCATAGAAGACTCTTTCAGTTTACGTATTGAACGCCGCGATCTAGTCGGCTTACTTGAAGCAGGCTTTACTCAAGAACAAATAAATGAACTTCGAGGTGTGGCCTTAGATTCGAATATACATGATAGATTTATAGTTGAGCATATCATCCATAATAGAATAATTGAACTCTATTATGAGTTTGCTCCTATAGAAGACGTAGTAAAGCATATAGCCTTAGCACTTCCTGTAAGTGGTCAGGTGTTTATCGCAGGGTCAGTTACGATAAAGCCTAAAGAATATATAAAGTTAGACGAAAATGGAATTAAACGCCTAGAACTCATAGCGCCTTCAATAGTATATGGCCTTGAGGTATACAGCTTCAACATGAAGGTAGTATTGTCGGACGACAGCGAGGTAACACAGCCATGCCATTTGCTAAGCACTCTTCCTGAAGGCCTAGCATCGAACAACGGGTCTAATATAGTGTTCAATGACGTTATGACTCAGACCGAGGTTCAGGTTACTGTCCTTTATCAAGGTACTTCTTTCCATAAGACAGTCCAGTTAATTCCGTTAGGTGTTCCTGCGGTACCTGATTCAGTATTCATTAGCGGTAAACGTAGAGTACTTGAAGGATTGACTGCTCAATTCAAATTGTACGGTGACTTCGGTTTTGAGCGTAAGCCTGTATTAGACCAAGATAACGTTGAGTGGTTAATAGATACAGATGATGCCTATTTCGAAGGAAGTATATTACACATTAGCGAAATATATGCAGAACAAAGTGCCGTAGTTACTGCCAATTACTTTGATTCTGATAATGTCCTACAGACGAATAGCATTAGCATAGATATAATTAACTCAGTTAAAGAAGTTAAGCCTATAGATTTAACTATTAATGTACCTACAGAAATGTTACAAGGTCAGAACTATACGATTACCGTTGACGCCAAGTACTCCGACGGAAGCGTTAAAGAAGTTAGTGCTCACTTAAAGGCAGTTAGTAACAAAGCCAAGTTTAATTTTGATGGTGTTGTATATTCACCTGTAGTATCGCGGGATTATGATACCACATTCATTGCTGAATTCCAAGACAAAGGAGTGGCCCTGACGAAAGAGCAAAAAGTTACTTTCGTCTACCCTAAACTAGAAGTGTTTAAGCTTACTGCCTTAGTTCCAGATTCAATCGAAGAAGGTACGCGACTGCCTCTAAGTTGTATAGCCCATTGGTGCAAAGCCAGTGATTTACCTTTAGTGCAATCTAAGATCAAAACAGAGCAACAAGTACAACTGTTTACTTCCGAAACGCAAGCTGCATGGAAACCTATAGGTATACATACCTTTGCAGCAGGAGCTGAGGGTTTTACATCTGACACAGAGATAGTAGCAGTAGAGGACGTAACAATTGATGGAAATCTATTAATAGTTCCTCAAGTAGACCAGACAAGCGACTTGATTATTGAAGCGCGTATAACTACTGAATCAGGTTTGAATGTTACAACCACAAAGTACATTCAAATTAAACCTATCGAGAATCGTATTGAAAGCGTGAAGATCTCAATTAGACAGAAACTATTTGAGGGTGAGAGCAACACCATGGCCATTGTAGCTAGCTGGTCGGACGACACTCAAACAGAACTTAAAATAGGTACGGAAGGTTCTTCGGTAGTCTCCGCTCAAGTATTGCATGAGGACGGGCTTGCACATCCTGAGCTTTATTTCGAGGATAACATTTTAAGATATACAGGTACGATTAGCGGTATTAGCACTGTAACTGTCTATGTTCAATATACTCACATTAATTTGGATGGGGAGGAAGAGATACAATCTATACAAGAAACCGCATTGGTGTCAGTTGTACCTAAGATTGTACTTACGGATAGCATTAGAGTATTTGCCCCTGAGTCTAGGACTCTGGAGGACGGAACTTGGGCTATACCTAATAGAAGTCGCATGTTTATAAGAACAGAAGCCGAGTTTGAAGATGGTACTGTAGAAGATATAAAACCTGTTATTACTCCTTCGATGTTTATACCTTATAAAGAACAAGACGTACCTATAAATGTAGTTACGGGTGATTTTGCTCTCAGAGATATGGTTAACATTCTTACTAATAAGACCCCAGAGGAGATCTACGCAGAATTAGCCAAGAAGTATTTTGGGTATTTCGACGTACAGTGGGTTCCAGAAGATAGAACTTTAATCTATATTGAAAATGATAAAGGTGAAGGGGTCAGTACAAGCATAGATAACATCACTGACTTTGGTCTCATTAGAAATCACCCAGACCTAATGTCCTACGTCGAATTCGAAGCCGTTAAAGAGATTACAGATTTTGACAGGCAGGTTACTAGGACATTAGTCCAAGCATCCAAAGTCAATGAAGAAACTGAAATAGAGTTGGCCTTTAGGTATTTCAAAGAGGAAATGGAACAAACAATCTTTATCCTAGAGCGAGAAACACAGGCACATAACTTAATACTAAGTAAACGTATCACAGGTCCTATGGAATTCTATGGCAACGTACCTGCGGTAAGCTATGCCTTATACGTAAACTTCGATGACAGAGGTGAAGAGTACGGAGTGTCGAATGACTGGGAACTTACCATACTTAATAAGCGTGAGGTTATGATTGCGCTAGGTATGCACTTTGAGATAGAGGACTTTGAAGACAAGACCGACGAAACTCTTAATCAAATAATGCCTGATAGAAAGATTGTGGATATTGATGAAAATGGTTATGTATATCCTAAAGAAAACGTCGATGCCTTACTTAATATTAAAGCTTTGTATGATGACGGTAAAACTTCTTTCGAGCGTGACCTAGATGTTCAAATGCGTAGAGCCAATACCTACTTAGAACGTCTATCTATAGTAGGCCCAAGTACTATAGAGGATATAGATGATGTTAATCTTGTCCTGGACGGAGCCATGAGTCACGTACCTTACAAATTACTCCTGTGGCGCGTAGGTGCCACAACGCCTGAGGAAGTAGTAGGCTTCTGGACTCTAGAGCAAAGTACCTCAAGTAGCGAGCAGGACTTACTAGGCATAAACGTGGGAGAGGGTGACGGTAAACTTTACATTAAAACTCAAGTAGAAAACCAGGATATATTCTTAGTAGCTTATTACGAAGAACAGTTTGATGATAGGCGCGAGTGGTTAGGTAAACGTAAGCGGATATTTATAAATGCTAATAGAGCAGTGAATAAGGTAAAGATAGATCCTGTTGGAGGCATAATTAACGATAATGGTATAATGCAGCTAAACGCTACTGTAACTCTAGAGGATGGGTCGCAAGTCCCATTGAGTCCTAACCAGGAGCAGACGTGGATAATAGTAGATAGTCCTGAGGGTCTTGAGATTTCGGACAGCGGCCTTCTTACTATACCTAAACTTCACACCAATGCGGATGTTACTGTATCGGTAAATGTATTCAGTGGCAGTATATCAGTAGAGCACTCAATTACCTTTCTTGTTACGGCACGTAATGCCTTACAAGGTTTACGTATAGCAGGATATAAAGATATACGTGACGATTCAGTTATTCAAACTCAGGCCGTTTTGTTTAGGTCCAGCGATACGATAATGGACTATACAGCCGGTGAATTGGAAGGTACTAATTTCTGTAATACTAAGGAGTGCGTAACTAACGATTGCCAATGGTCCATTAAAAGAGTCGATGGACTTAACACAGATAAAGTTAGCATTAACGAAGCTACAGGCTTACTGACTGTAGGAGCCTTTGATAAAGATTTCGGTCTCGAAATTACTGCTGAATATGCAGAGCCTGGGCAACCTACTGTTACACATAGTATAGTCATGGTAGTACATAGTTCCTTGCCTCGTTTCGGTATAGGTGATTACGGAATTATCAATGAAGTTGAGATGAATACCCTTAGTAATAGAGTTAACAACCTTGATAAGGGAGGTAGCTTTAATATTAACGCGGAAGGTCCTACTGGAAGTACTAAGTATGGTTACTTTGCGCATAGAAAAGAGTTCGGTCGAGCAGTAGTTAAATCCATTAGTGAGTCTACAGACCATGGCTCTTGGGATGGGGCTAATTGGTCGATTGATGCGGCTGACTATGAGACGGAGACGGAACGACAGAATGCAATTACCAACTTTGGTACTGACCCTATAGAGATTGAAGTGTCTTATGATAACTCGACTGATATTTGGTATCTATATCGTACTGAAAAGAATAATTTTGGTTTTGGTGAATTTGCCTACTACTATACAGTAGAATAGCAGTAATTTAAACTAAAGAAACAATTAAGGAAACTTTGATATGCCTGATATTATTAGCCTCGCAGATAAGCTGCGAATGACTACAGCAGGTAAGCAGTCTGCACTTAACGCTGACCAAGGTGGAGTTTGGGTAGTACCTAAGTCTTTCGCTGTTGGTACCTTTACTGGAAGTGTTCCAAGTACCGTGCCTGATGATCTGCTTACAAGTCCCCTATATGGGGGCAATATACATTACGCTGAGGTAGTCAGTGAGCAATCCGTCCGTTTCACATTTGATATACCTACATCTGTAGGCACGGAAGCAGGGATACCAATCGGTGAGGTAGTTATATATCTAGATGATGGCACAGCATTCGCACACGCAGTACTAGCGGAACCTTACGTAAAGCGTAAGGGAATAGGTGTTCGCATAGAAGCTATGCTGCATATATTAGAAGCACCTGCCGCAGTTATTAATGTTACATTAAGCGAATTAGGAAGTATTCCTAGCGTTGCCAATGTGGAAGCATTACCTAGCCCTGTAACATCACTATCAAATGCTATTAGCGTCCTAGACTTAGTACAGAATGTAGATGGTTCTACTAGCCCGGGCGTTGTATGTAAGTATGGTAACGGAGGCCAACATTGGGGCTTCTATGGATATAGCCGTATATTCAGTGAGGCTTTAGGTATAGGTAATGCAGTATCTCCTGCTGAACTTAATCAGTCAACTGCTATAACTGAATTTGAATTACAAAATGGTGACGAGTTTATTATCCAAGTAATATCGGGTAATGGTGCAGGCGAAACCCGACTATTCAAACTGAATGGAAGTGACGAAAACGCCAGCTTCGTAGCAGTAGGTTCCGCATTTACGGCCTTGAGTGATAATTCAGTTGTTAGTATATGGGCTCCAATTGGAGCTAGTGGTTCATCAGGATGTGCTTGGCCCCCACAAGCCGACGGAGTACCTACAGACTGGGTACTTACTAAGGGTGAAGATAGTTGTCCTGTATGGTCGCCTCCTTATAAAAACAAAGCACAATCAATTACCCTGTACCGGGAGCCTAGCAAGTTAGAGCTAAAGCCTTTTAATACCATGGCTACTTCTGACCGTATGACTTATGATATAGGAGATGTGTTCCCCGAGAACAATAACTTTGCCTTAGTTAATACTCAGGGTATAAATCAACATCGTAATGCTTTTGATGTAGTTGAAAACCGTATTGAGTTTAGTCAACGCCTAGTTAACCAGATCATTCTTGACATACGTACGTTCACAAGAGCACCAAGCTCAGGTACTAAGTTAATATGGCATACTGGTGAGCATACTGGTAATGGTAGTACTCAAGAGTTTGATATGCCTAGCTATATCGACAGTCCTGAGTTAGCAATTATTACCGTCGACCATGCGCAGCAAGCCCTTACCTCCTATACTTTAGATAAAGATAGAAGTAAGATTATCTTTACCGAAGCGCCACCTGCAGGTTCTGTTATTCAGATTAGAACAGTTGAGTATATACAGGAGGAAGGCTTTAGTACTGATATCGTTAGTGTGTCTATGAAGACTTCTGATCTTACAAACGTAATACTTCTTCCTATATCACCTGAGTCTAAAGACCAAGTATTCGTCAGTGAGCAGGGCTTCTGGGTACACGCCTCTAGTTATGAAGTAGTAGACAATCGTGTTATCTTCAATGGTTCAATTGAGCCAGAGACAAGCATGGAAGTTTTAGTATTCCAGAATATACGTGCCGAAGGTGTTGCTAGTGCTGACGTTAAAGGAATGGTAGTAGGTGCTGTAGCTACGGCTAAAGGTATTGAATTAATACGACATAATGCACCTAGTATAAAGTTACCTGCACCTGAATTCACTATCAAATCAGGCAGTGGTACCCGTGTGACAGGTCAGTACCCTGAATTCCTTATTGAAAGTACATTGGCTGAACAGATAGCAAAAGATAGCTTCAATAGTTTTAACGTCCAAGCTAAAGAAGAAGATGCCGAGCAAATTCTTATTACACAACGTATTGAATTTAAAGGGGATATAATAGTACAAGCTAACGCGGACTTAATGGCTGAGCTTGGACCTGGTTTCATATCAGAAAGCGGATATGAGCGTGGTCAATTCGTACTAGGTGTAAGAACTACAGGTACAGTAGAGCCTGAGTATGGCCGCGGTATTAAAGGTACTGGTGAGTTTGGCATTAAAGCTGTTAGTGAGACACAAGCACAAGCATCAGGCTATGGTAATGCCAGTGTTACGCAATCGTGGAACATAATTAAAGCCAATCATCCTGCAGGCTATATAGACATTGTTGCTAAGATGCGTATATCTGACGCAAACATCAGTAAGTACGGAAGTAAACTTACAGCACTTTTAAACATAGTAGTGCTTCCTCAATTAGGTTCTTAGTATGATTAATGAAATTCGTTTAAGGACGTTTACTTCGCAGGTTGGAGAGGATAATGAAGTTCTCTCCAGAGACCCGAAGCAGAACGCTATAGAATACGAAGGAGATACAGGTCCCAATACTAGATTAGTTGAGGATGTCGCCTTCAATAAAAAACTAGGTGTACTAACATTCATTAGAAACAACGGTGAAGTCATTGAAGCAAGCGGGTTCTTAACAGAGGATCAGATAGGGCACGGCCCTAAAGGTAAGGTAGGTAGAATAGGTAAAGCAGGTCGTGATGGTGAAGAAGGCCGACTAGGTAAAGAAGGACCTGCTGGATGTGAAGGTGCGCAAGGTAATGCGGGCGATAAAGGGATGTCAGGTAGAGATGGTGAGGATGGTCCTGTAGGTATAGCAGGTACTTCTGGATGTGAAGGAGATGTAGGCCCTGAGGGTGACGAAGGGGATAAAGGTCCTAAAGGATTCCAAGGATCGATGGGTAAAGACGGGTTAGACTGTATCATAGGCTGTCCTGGACCTAAAGGGGAACAAGGTTTAGGTACTTTTGTAGTACAAAAGGAAACACCTACTGAGGAGCACGTATACTTATGGGGCGTTCCTTTTGAGAGCGTTTTACCTGAGTTACCCAAAAAGCCTGATGATATGTCAGCTTCAATCAATTCTATAGTAGTTACTATGACTAAGGATAGAGGTACTACTTATACTGCTTCAGGCTCTTTAATAGTGAGCGACTTTAAAGGTGGTGTAGGACCTTTCTCTATCATTTGGACAGGTGACTATAAAGCTAAGTTAGGTATAACTAAGGATAGTATAAGTAACGACAGCCTAAGATTATCACTTGATGCCTCCGCTGAAATAGAACCAGGTGAGGTTGCTGAGATTGCTGGCGATGCCGTTGTTACCATAACGGATACGTCAAATGGTAAACAGCTAGTTTTACCTACTACGTATGAATTTAAAGGGAGCAACAGTACGGTAGTTGCTCCTCCCATATACGGTAACGTACGTGATGCAGCCGTTGTTGAAGGTGATGACTTAAAGTTCTTAGTAACTACTACGAGTCCTTTACTCTCATCAGTACGAATCACATATACGCTAAAGTCAGGAACAGCAGGAACCTCCGACTACAAGGATTTGGGTCAAGGTTACATGGACTTAAGCATAGGCGTGGACCAGTTCTACGTTAATGTAGAAGCAATACGCGATTCTATACCTAACGAAGATGTGGAAACAATGTCGGTTACTGTTAGTATTCCTGGCGTATCTGAATTAAATGCAGGTGATATGACAGCAATAGGTACTATTACTGAGGCTGATAGCCATATAGTACCTATTGTCCTAGGGCCTGCAGTGGTGACGGAGGGAAGTACTGCAAAAATAACCATCAGGCTAGGTGGTTCTTACATAGAAGGTGTCACCGGCGGCTACGCAGTTAAGTATAGAACATTATCGGATACAGCGGGTACGTCGGACTACGTAGCTCGGTCTGGGACTCTAACTTTCACCTATAGTTGGGAAGAGAAAGTCATTGAAATAGCAACAATAGATGATTCTATTGTTGAAGCCACTGAGCAGTTTTATTTTGAGTTGTACGATGCAGGTGCACATCTTGACTTAGGTGGAGATACTAAAAAAGTTACGGTTACAGTTAATGACAATGACGAAACTTATAGGGGTTCTACCGGCGGTGGGTGTATAGGATGGGGTGCGAAAGTTGAAACGCCTGAAGGTACTACATCTATAGAGACTGTATTGATAGGTGATACTATCCTAGGATACGCTGAGCCTAGTATGTCAACAAGTGCTAATTCAAACGATCCAGAAGTATTAAACTGGCACGCCCTTGAGTTAAGAGGCAAACGTGCTTGGGTTATGGTTACAAATGCTAGGCATGATACATACCCTCAATACAAAGTTATCAACGATCTTAACTTAACTTTCGATCATCCTGTCATGACTAAGCGTGATGGCGTATGGCAGTGGCTACCTGCCCTGCAAGTTATAGTTAGTGATATTGTCCTAGGCACTGATAGTCAAGAAGTCCCAGTTACAATAGCTACAGAAGTATACAAAGAACTTAAAGTAGTAGAGCTTGACGTTGAGCCTCACGATGTCTATTATGTTAACGACATACTAGTCCACAATGTGAATAAAATTGTACATAAGTAAGGAGAATTAAATGTTAACTAGACCTCCTATGGAATCAGTTAATGCTAACGGTACTGCCAGTCAGACTGACGTTATAGTTAAAGACGGGAAGTTAGCTGCGGGTAACAAAGAAGATAGTCAAACCGCTGAGGTACAAGATATATTCTTCGATTCTACTGTCGGTATTCTCGTCATAGAGTTTACTAATGGTGAGACTAAGCGTGTATCTGGGTTCCCTACGTTCGGAACTATACCGGATGGTCCTGCAGGTCCTACAGGCGACCCTGGTGAAGACGGAAAAGAGGGACGTGACGGACGTGACGGTGAAACAGGAGCACCTGGATGCTTCGGGCCTATTGGACCTAAAGGAGTAGAGGGTGATCCCGGACGCAATGGCGAAGATGGAGCACCCGGAGCACCTGGACCTAAAGGCTGTCCTGGTCCAGCAGGTAATAAGGGACCTAAAGGGGAACCTGGAGATGTGGGGGAACCTGGAGTACAAGGACCTCCAGGTGATACAGGTCCTCAAGGCCCTGAGGGTGAGCGTGGTCCAGCAGGTAAAATCAACTATATCATAAGTACATCAGACCCAGGAACTAGCGCAGGTGCTGGCAGTATATGGATTAATCCTAACATTACAGAAACCAGCCCGGCTTGGCCGTAGGAGTTAGTATGAGTGACGTTAAAACCAATATGCTAGATATCGGACATATTAGCGGTGACTTACGAGTCCAAGATGGAACGCTTAAAATTGTCCCTGATTCTATGACGCCTAATGGCAATGTTACAGGATATATTGATAAAACAGGAGTCTTGACTATTGACATACCTGGCCACGGTACTATACAAGCAAACGGATTCCTAACGCGTGCTGATATCGGTCAGGGGCATGAAGGCAATAGGGGAAATGAAGGCAGTAATGGAACTGACGGATCGATAGGATTAGATGGCTCCAAAGGTGTTATAGGTGATAGGGGAGAAGTAGGTAGTAGAGGCGTACCTGGAGTAAGAGGACCCAGAGGCATGCAAGGCAGTTTTGGCCAAAATGGCAATAGTGGTGCGGAGGGAGTTAAAGGAGATGACGCCTTTGTTAATATGTTTATACAGGAGTCAGACCCAGGGGCTCCAGGCGCAGGCGCAGTATGGGTTAAACCTATATACACCCACCTGCAAGAAGCCATTGCTGATATACAAGCCAATTGTAGTAGTGATGAAGATGAAGATACAGAGGAATTACCAGTCATTGAAGGTGATTCGGAATCACATCCTTATACAAGTGATGGACATGCTACAGGTAGCTTAGTCGTTTACTTCGATACAAGTACGTACACCACTTTAGAAGACAGCGGTAAGGAATTCATACGTGTAGAAGAAGAAGAAAGATTCATACTAATACTTAGACTACTTTCGCCGTTACCTATTGATGCTGTATTCCAAGTGAAACTTAGAGAGGACCCTACTAATATTGCATGGGCGGGATTCAAATGGGATTCAGATGACGCTAAGGGTACTGTAGAAAGAACACTTACAATACCAGCAGGTAAGTTAGTCTCTGATGAACTTACCGCTTACGTTCCTGAGGATTGGGTAATCGCAAGCGATAGCGGTTATGGCGAACTTGCAATTTCGTCCGATTCAGGTAACAATCAAATAATGATTGACGAAAGTACGTACCAATTTGTCAGTGATTCCCCCAAATTGAACTATATTAAGATGCGAGTCTATCCTAAGATTTCGTAGTATTACATAATTTTCTAAACACGTGAGGTGCTTATGTTAACAAGACCACCACTAAATGCAATTGATGCTGGAGCCGAAAGCGGTGACGTAACTTCAAATGCACTTAATCTACAAGTAGAATCTATTGACGATAGTATAGCGACTGAGCTTGGTGCTAAATACGATTCAGTCAATGGCTCTCTAGTTATATCATTCCCAGGATACCCACACCTTAGGATAAACGGCTTCATGACGCCTATTCATATTAAAGAAGGCAGACAAGGTAAACCTGGGTATGAAGGCAGAGAAGGAATCGAAGGCACTATAGGATCTGACGGAGAGCAAGGCCAGCAAGGATGTTTAGGCCCAGAGGGTCCTCAGGGACGTCCAGGTCAACGTGGACCTAGAGGTCAGATGGGTTCTCAAGGTGAGATTGGTCCTACGGGTCCTGATGGGGCTAAAGGAGAGCCTGGAGAATTTCTAGTCTATATACAGAACGACGAACCCGTAGGGGTGGAGCACGGTGCGCTGTGGGTGAAACAATAATTAGGAACTAATATGGCACTTAACTTAGAACTATCAAGTTCGAATGAAAAGTCAGTACTATACGATGGTGAGTACGGAGATTTAGACTACATAGAAAGCTCCTTAACTTTATATTTTAGTGTAGAAGGAACTAGCTCGTATTCTGTTACGATTATCGATGCGGATACAGGAAACGACCAGACGTCTATCGTACAAGTCGGTCAGGGAACACTAACCATAGACCTTCGTATTCTAAAAAGTTATTTCACAATAGGTACTACCGTATTCGGTGGTACTGTTGTGTTACAGATAGACGATAATGATAGTACTGATACTGGTCAGTTTAACATCGACTTCCATTTCGCCGTTACAAATAACGCAGTATACGTGGCTCCAGTGACATTCGGCCTCAGTACAAACGGTATTGCCATTAGTACTGAGTTACAGCGCAGTAGTGGTATTGATTTCGTTGAGCGCGCCGCGTATCCTACGGTAGAAGTACTTGGAGGCTCAGGTCCTTTCGAGTACACTTGGGTTCCTGCAAACTTTGAACACTTCTTAATAGAATCAGTAGAAGGTCTTGATACAGACAAACCTACCGTAAACTATAAACTCGATGTTGCGTCGGACCTACCTGAAGAACTATTTAATTCCGATGGAGGCAAGTGGACTCAGACAGGTATATTTAACGTAAGCGTTCGAGATACCAGTAACGGTGATATCTCGTTAGGAGAAGTATCCTGGAGCTTCACTGTTAGTGTACAGGAGGAGGAAAGAGGCGACTCGGTAGTTAAAGAAAGCAGAATCATACCAGGACGATTTAGAGTACGAAACCCTCTCAATAGCTTCTGGTATGACTTATGTTATTATGAAATGTACGTCTTTGATAAAGATTACCTACAGTGGATTAGACTATTCCCTAATAAGGTGTTTGTGCGCGATGGAGGCAGCAGTGATTGGATTGAAATAGGTTGCATTACTGATACTTCCTATGACGACCCTTGTGCAGGCTTCGGGTCAGGTACCGATTGTTCAGGTGAACCTCAAGATCCTCTTGCGGGATCTGGTGATGGATTTGGTTCTAATGGTCCTTCATACGATGTCGATACAGGATATCCTGCAGGCTTTGATATGCCTGACAGCTCACTCGGTGGCTACGGTATTAAGATTGCACCTAAAGCCACTGGTTACGATACTCCGGTAGGTTACATAATGCAGCGTCCCGGACTACAGTCGGAAGAATCTTATGATCCTACAGGTCTATCTGCCGATGAAGGCGCTCACGGTAAGTATAATAGTCCTAACTTAAATGGAGCCAGCACTTGGGGTAGAGGTGCAGCGGTTACTGAGACTATATATGAATTACCTGCACAGAATGGTTATTACGAACTTCTCTATGCTGCTTACGATTCCGTTAGTATCGATGTTTACTACGTAGGTCAGCGAGTAGCTACAACATGTGGACCTGTGCCTAAGTTGACGCGAGGTCTATTGACGTTTAATGTTAACATAGCGACAGGTCTAGGTGAAAGACGTATCATGATTAGGGTACGTGGTGCCGAGGATGTTAGATGGGCTTACCAAGTAGTAGGTCCTAAAGCTTCACCTGTGCTACAAGATTTCGATAACCAAGACGATGATGATTACGCAAATATCAATGAGTTTCTTTACGAAGAATCTGAAATGATGCAAACCCAGTACATAGGTACGCCTATGTTTCCTGCACCCTGTCACGGCACTGTAGGTAATGTAGATCAGACGTTTCCTTGGGCATTATCTGATAGAATTGAGACGCAAAACTGGTTTGAGTACTATCACTATGTCGGCGAAAACGGGGGTCCAATGGTGCTCGATTTTAGCTCATGGGCAGCCGCTGACTACGTTGAAATCTGGCAAAATGGGGTTCGGATAGCTACATCTCAAGATTATAACCAAACTCCAGGCTATGTTGATTTTATATATGAAGCCCGTGAAGGCGTTCAAGATATAATGGTTAGAGTGCATACAGAATCAAAAGGTATGGGTCAAGATTTAAGTACTTGGTACTATACACTATTCTGCCCTAACGCAATTGGCCACAGAAGACAACCATGGCCTTGTGGGCCTGACGTTATATACAGCATGGGACATCCTGCCACAGAGGATAACTTTGATATAGATAACGGCGTCGAGCGTGGTGCCTTTAAAGTATACATGCGAGAGTGTACGGCTACTACATTAGTTAGAGTATTCAATAGAGACGGAGACTTGATAACGTCGATGACGGGCGAAGGTGACTTCGATGTAGAGGCTTTCAATTTCGATGTGGTTACAGGAGAAGTACATAAGGATATATATGTACGTGTTGAGACTTCTATAGGGCATGGTTGGCAATACACCGTAAGTTGTCCAGTACCTTTACTTGATATAATACTAAAACCTGTAGACCCAAGTGTAGAGTGGTCTATAACCGATGAAATTATACAGGACGATTCTGAGTATGTCGAACTTATCGTAAGCATAAACAAAGCCCAATTGGTTGATAGGTCTATTGATTGGGCTACTAGCAACGACACTGCGTATGACCTAACGGACTACTGTGCTGCTAACGGAACTGTGACAATACCTGCTGGACAGACTAGTATTAAGATTCAAATTAATTTAGCTCCTTGTGATGCTGAGGATGAGGATGAGGATGCACCTAGCACCTGATACTTTCCTAGCTACTATACGTAAAGCTTTTGAATCTGTAATACCATTTATGTGATTTGATAACCATACAGTCATAAAGTATTAGGGAGTAAGGAGTTAGTAGACCTTGCAGGTAAGTCAGGTAAATGGTGGCAAGTACTTAATTAAGGAATTATAATGGCAAAACGATTTCATGTTGACTTAGCGAATCCTAGTTTCGGAGTCATAGAAAAAGGTAAAGGAATTGTAACGATTCTGGAGGTAGCTGAACCTTTACCTCCAGAGCGGCCTGAACCCGAACTAGTAAATGAATACATCTGGGAATGTATATTTGAAAACTTAGATGGTGATGAGGTGAAGTCTGTACCTCATAATAGCGAAGAAGGCTACGAGTATATGATAGCCCATATAGATCTAGAAGGTGATAACGAGATTACTTGGAGCCACGTAGCTAGATTTATAGGGGACAATCCCACAGGTACACCTATGGCGCAGAATATAGATAGTGGTGTAGGCGTGAGTGACAATTTTGGTATATTTATAGATACGTCCAACGGTAGTTCTATAATAATTAAAATTATGCGTAGACCTCTACCTGTAGCTGCCGACGAAGACAGCAGAGTAACAGGAAATGAGTTCGTCCGTGTTAGCGGAAATGACTTAAGCTACCAGTGGGATTTAAACTACGAATACTACATAACCTGTACTTATGGCACACTATCTAACTATACAGGAACTATAATTACCGATGAAGTATCCTACGGCTATTCGAGCATAGATAAATCAACTGCTTGGATAGCAAACATCGATCAGGATAGGAAGAAGTGGGTAGGGTTTGGACATAAATCATCAGAGCCTGGTAATAAATCTTATCGTACAGTAGTTACAAAGAGATGTGACTTACACAGCGTATGGCGCAGGCCTTGGTCGGCATCTAGCCTTCCAGCTAGTGAGTTTGCCAATGAGCATAAACGTGTTAAGAATAACATGGATAGTCCTTCTACTACTTTAACGTTCGACTGGAAAGATAACAAAGAATACCTCGTCATGATGGCGGATACTTCTTCTGACAACGAGGTAGCTTGCGCTAAAGTGTATACTACTCCTGGTCTGTTAGAAGTACCAGGCGTAACTAGACATAAATCAGGTATTGCTGCACCTGGTGGTAACCCATCATGGATAGAATTCCTACAGACCAGCGTAGGCGGTAGTAAAAAGATAGAGGCGCACCACGGATATATATTAAATATACTCGAAAGAGATATGTTCTATGACCCTGGGACGTGCGGCGCTGAAGGTTTCGTAGGTCCTGTTAGCTCTATTTCATCTTTAGCTAGTATTAACACAATAGGTAAAATCGCGTTTATGTCTGACACCCCAGGTATTACAAAATACGGGGCTTCGGCTACAGACGGTTCAGCTTTGGAAGTTGAGGCTTATATAGGGGACTGGACAGGCAATGTACCCGATGTATACAATGATAAGTATACTAGCGATATTCAAGGTATAGCGATACCTTATAGTTACGGTGGGGGTATCGCTAGTAACATGACGCCTTCCGATCCGTATCTAGCCGAGTCAAAATCTACGGCTTGGAGAGGCTGGTACCTATCCGTCATAGACGAAACTGAACACACTTCTGGTATTAAGTACAGTAAGATAACGAGTATCGATATTAACAAGTACGTAGATGGCCACACTTTAGTAATAAGGTGTGAGGACTCTGCTGATGGTGATTATACGCTTGAGAGTAATTCCTCGATAGTGGACAACAACACAGGACGCTCCGTTAGCCTTAGTGATATCTACGGAATCAGAACTAAAGCATTACACATAGGATTTCAAGATACCTTAGCAAGAAATCAGTCAGGAATGGATGCTGAGGTTACTATTGCTATTGAATTTGAATTTCATGATGGTACGATGTTTTCACATACATTGACTCTTGCCGCTAATAGTGAAATATATTAAGGAGATTACTTTGCCTACTGTTCAAAAACATTGGCTAGTTAACGAATTGGACATTAATACTTATGACGGAAGTTATCAAGTAGAAGGTGTCCCTTACGTTAAGAACCAAAGCTGTGGCTTTATCATTAAACCTAATTGGGGACTTAGTGTTGACGTAGTTAGCGGTAAGACTATCTTGGGTCCTAAAAAAGGTAACTTAATGTTAGCTATAATACCGGATAGTACATTACATAAGTCCGAGTGGCTAGAAGGCCAGACGTCAGGTGTTATCGACATAGGGCGTTTTCATTACGAAGATAGCCAAAGCTACGACTTCACTATTGTATCCAAAAGGGAATCAGGTAAAGGAATAGTCGTACCTCCAGTAGGGACGCATAGCTTTAAGCAAGATGTATATTCATGGCTTAAATCCCCAGATGCTGCGGTATTTTCTTTCGAAATACATTTGGTAATTGATGACACAACGGATTATATACAAGAGTTCACTCCGTTATTAGTTAATTTAATAAAAACTCAGAAGTCCAGCAATATAGGCTTCCACGCCGAAGACAAAATAGAGGTATAGTAATGGCTACTACCAACTTTGCACCTCTGCTTACAGTGGGTGATGAATACGACTTGTCACCTTTTAGTGGCAGAAACATGGTAATACATGCCCAACGCAATAACACAGGATATACGTATACATTCAGCATTGACATACTGACTGGTTTTGATCAAGATCGTTACTACGGTCTTATTGTACCTTCGGGACATGGAGAGATACCTCAATCCAATCCTAATCAGTTGTTTAAAATCACAGCCGATGCTAAGCTTGTACCTCTTAACTATAGTGATGGTCTTGCAGCACAGATTAGCTACCTTACAGGTGATGATGCAGGAACTCCAGATATCAATGTACATTGGGGATCAGTAGCCCAGCTTACGGTTATCTCAAGTACTGCAAATGAGGGAACTGAGGCGCTACTTAGAATATACAGGGATGGTGATACTTCGGGTGCGGTTGATATTAATATTGGTTTTATTCCGGGGACCGCGGACTTAGATGATGTACAGTCTATACCTCCATCTGTTACTATGCAGTCGGGCTTCTCGTTTGTGGATGTACCTATTACTATTAAGACTGACCTTGATTACGAAGGGGACCAGTCATTTTTATTAAGTGCCCAAATAGCAAATGCGCCTAATGGGGAGGAATGGACAGGTAGTAACTACAGGCAGTTGGTTATTGTAGATACAACTCCTGAATTTCCTGTAGATGTACCCGGTTGTATGGACGTTACCGCTAACAACTATAACGATGAGGCTACGATCGACAATGGCAGTTGTACCTATGACCCTGTAGTTGTACCAGGCTGTACTGACCCTCTAGCCAACAACTATGATCCACTGGCTACTTCGAACAACGGCAGCTGTACATACGACCCAGTGGTGGTATACGGATGTACTGACCCTTCGGCAAGCAACTATAACCCACTAGCTACAGATAATGACAATTCCTGTGTCTATCCGCCTCCTGTAGTGGACTGTCTAGTCGTAGGAGACTTACTGGAAGTAGAACATTGGTTTAAAGTTTGGTTTATAGAGCCTGTTGACGGAGAACAGCTACACGACCAAGATTTAATTCAGTATAAGTGGAGCGGTGACTGGGTAACTGACCCTCGTATAGACCTATTCGATTACTCGGAGAAAAATCGTGTAGCGATGTTCAAATTCACCAACACTATGTCTTCATCTGATAGTGACGTAGATGTAGACTACGAGGTAACAGCTTGGGCTAAAGATTTAAGGTTCATTACGTTAGATGTTACTGACGAAGATAGTGCCAATGTAAGCTTCTCTATGCCTTGTGTTATTGCAGGTAATACCCCAAGCTTTAGCGTAGGCGACATTACAGTTACGGAACCTAGTAGCGGTACCCTAAAAGCATCTGTTTATATAACGGCAAGCGAAGCCGTAACGGGTGGATCTATTACAATCGATTACTGTTCGAGTGATATAACCGCTACGTCATCTAGTGCCTCTGTAGATGGAGACAGAGATTACGAGCCTGCCTGCGGTACGGTTACTTTTGAAGTAGGTGAAAGCTCTAAACAAATAGATGTAACTATAAATACTGATAATCTGTACGAACCTTCCGAGACATTAAAGATGACCATATCTAATGTCAGTCGGGGCAGTATATCAGACTCGGTAGGTACTATAGAGATACAAGAATGGATTGTTCCTACAGTATCAGTTACTCTGGCGTCACAGGGAGCTACGAAAGAATTGTTTGTGGGTCGCGATACTTCCGGATCGACGGATGCGGTTGAGGTGACAGTAAACGGAAATGTCGAATCAAGACGTTTCTTGATGGAACAGGTCCTCAAGGACTATGACATAGCTATATGTGATGAACCCGTTGAGACTGGTCACGGTAATGACGGATGTTCAGACAATTCTAATCCCCTGTCCCACTATAAAGGTGTTGCGGGTGCTACTAGTAATTTGACTGTCAACTATATAAATAGCATACAACCTCTTCTTGATTCAGGTACTCAGGAGATTAGTATCCTAGTAATGAATGATAGCTCCGATGCAATATCCCATGATAACTCTGTATGGGATAACGAGTGGGCTTGGCTAGGAGCTTTAGGTATCCCTGTTACTCTGACCTTCATACGCGTAATAGGGCAGACTCATATAGATAACGGTACAGGTAACTATGAATTGGCTCGCATCTGGTTTGAAGAAATCGTTGCTGCTGCACCAGGTAATGTAACGGCTTACTTTAAATCCTATAGCTCCTACACAACAGGCGCAGCCAGTGACCTAAATGATATACTAAGCAGTACAGTCAATAATGACTATGCGGCAACATGTAACGCCCGACCCGATGACGTTATAATAGTAACAGCACCGGACGAAGACTCAGCCTTATCCTTAGCACAGGGAGCCATAACATGTCCTTAGAAGTTCCTGTATTTGTACAGAACGTACCCATTAGGCCTTTGCAGCGTAAAGTACAGTGGTACGAGTTTACGCCGTCAAAAGTAAATGGTTTCTTCGACTTCGTACTATCACAAGGGCGTAAGCCTATAGGCCGTATCGATATATTCCTAGGAACTAAGTTAATTCAATCGACCAGTCCTACAGATGCACCTGAATTTGATATACAGACCTGGAAGAACTTTAATGCCAGTAAGTTTGCGATGGAGCCTAGAGGCGCTATTGAGTTTAGTAATATAGATAAATTCTTTATAAATAAAGATGATGTTATTTACGTCAGGATAGAGGCAGAATTACCGGCAGCCTTTAGATTTTCACTTAATAGATGCCATATCCTGGATTTAAGTGAGTCTATCGGCCTCGTTGTAGATGTATGTAATAGTACTAGATTAATTGTCGATCAAGGCCGCCAACCTTGTAATTTCAGAATAGACTTTGGTAAGATACTTAGTACGGATTTTACTCTATCGGAGCATACCAGTAAGATACTGTCGGTGCCTATTAGCGCAGACGCTTCGGTTGAGTGGTCTTATGTACCAGGCCGCGATATTAGAATTCGAAGTATAGAACTTTCTACCATAGTACCCTATAAAACTAATATTCGAATAGTGAGGAGTAATGGCTAACTCAATCTTATTAAGAGCTAGGGATTCAGATGGGAGTTGGATTGAAAACTTCCATCTAGGTGCTTGGTTGATGCGCAATGAAGATAATACCGCTTGGGTACCAATGACAACTGCAAATACTAGAATCGCTAATCCTGATTATGATCCAAATGATTTAGATTCAATTATGTGGTTGGTTCCCGGCGACCCAAGACAAACTGGAGATTAGTATGTTAACTAAACCGAAGATTAGTATGATAGCTCCAAGTCAGAACTCTGCTGATAATGATGTAGTGAAGACGGCTGGAGGTAAGTTAAAGTCGGAGCAGAATGTAGTACCTATAGGGGACGCCGCAGTTAAGAGTGGCCGATATGATACTACGACAGGCACTTTGATGATAACGTTAGGTGATGACAGTACTTTAGTCGTGGAGGGTTTTCCTACTGACCAGAGTATAGGAACTGGCCCTAAAGGTGATAGAGGTGCTGTAGGAAAAGGAGGCCGTCCTGGCAAGAACGGCAAAGATGGATTAGATGGCCCTCAAGGATGTCCAGGGTCTAAAGGAGATAAAGGTGAAATCGGTCCTACAGGGCCAGAAGGCCCTATGGGTATAACGGGTGAGCAAGGTATTCAAGGTATTCAGGGCCAGCAAGGTGACAGGGGACCTAAAGGAGAACCTGGGCAAGAACCTATTTACGTATACAGTGAAGCAGGTAGTGAAGAACGAACAGTACAATATGGCCGTGTCATGCTGTGGGGTCACTATCAGTCGGACGGTAGCGTTAACACTGCTGATGTTAGGTATCCTCAGGCTACAACTAGACTTACACAAACTGTAGTAGCCTTCTTCGCTAATCCTCAATCCGTTCAAGCTCAAAACTATGAGATTGAAGCGCAGACGAAAGAAGGGTTTGCTCTACGCGTACCATCATCATTTGCCTTACCCCTTGATGACGATTGGGACTTCCAATGGATAGCACTAGGAGATTAATATGTTTTATGCTTCGTATGACGTAAATAAAAAGGGCGATAACATAAAAGGATTCTATCCTTTAACTCACCCTGAGATACCTAAACAGTGTATACAAATCACAGAAGCCCAGCGTGATAAAGTAATACGGTACCCAAACCATTTTCGTGTTGAATCCGGTAGGTTAATACAGATTAAAGACACGAGGCAGGAGCTACAGAGACGGAGATTAAGTAATATCCGTAAAGAAGCTAATGCTAAGAACAAGTCGCCTATAATAGTAGGGAATCTAAAGTATTTTGTAGATTCCACGTTCTTAGGCAATCTTAATCTTAATTTAAGTGTATGCTCAAATTTAAAAGGTCATGTATGTTCTCTATGGGCTGTCAATAGTTCAGGTGATTGGGAATTTATAGTACATGATAAACAGATGCTAATTGATGTGGCTGTTGCTTTCAACTCTAGGCGAGAATCTATATCTAGAGAATTGTACGGTCAATCACCTAGTGATACTTAAATCAAACTAAACGGAAATTAACGATGGATGAAAAATTAGTTACATTCGTTGATCGTTGTCTAAGCATTGCTGCTGAAAGAGAATTGGCTTACGACAAGCCAATTATCATAGTAGTAAAGGCTCCAACGACAGGTGAAACTACTCGCATAGTAATAGCCCATAGTGAACCTCATGGTTTAGTGTTACCTTTAAACGTTACATGGGTAGTATCGGATTCAGACGACCTCGCATATAAGAAAGTATTCAAGCGTTCTTCAAAATCTACTGAGGTACCTTTTGAAAATACCTGGAGTGAACTCACTACGTACGAAGAGGTGTTTACTCCTTTTCAGTACTACGCAGATGAAGATCTTCCAGAAGTAGACTACATTGTAGGTGAAGTAGCAGACCATCTAGATAAGACCAGTGACGACGATGTACACGGAAGTACGTCCTATACCAACGGAAGAATTTCCGTCTTACAGGGTTCTTTCGGAGCTGTTTACCAGAATCTGAACCAACGTATCGTGTACAATGATCAAAGGATTAGAGAACTGGAGAGTGTAAGCTCTGAAGGTTTATCTGAAACCATATTAGCCCTTGAGTTAGGTGGTTTAGAAAGAGACGCAATACTAACTGACCTTACTGATCGTATAGTGGATATAGAGAATGGAAGTTCAGGAGGCGGGTCCACTGGATACAACAGCTATACGAAAATAGTATCAGATGCGGATACGTCTTGGGTTATAGACCATAACTTTGGCACCAAAGGCCTTATATGTCAAATATATGATGAAGACTTTAATCCTGTACTGCCTTCAAGTATGCAGGCAATCAGCGATAATCGTTTGATAGTACTATTTGACGTGGACCAAGCAGGTCGGGCTGTTTTAATCAGTACATAGGTTGTACATCATGATAAGACTCAAGACCCGGATCCTCGTTGCACTTATTTTTATGCTGTTTAGTAAATCAATATGGTCGTCATATACTCTCTTCCATAAAGATGAATTTACAATGGCCGTAGTTAGATCCCCTGTCGGTTCTTATTACGGTAATCCATATATAAGATATATTGCCGAACACCTAGATCAAGTAGGTGTCCATGTTATATATATCAAACCTACTATCACGAAAACACGCATACCCTCTAACTATCAAATAAACTTGATTGCAGGTAAGATACTAAAAACATCTCCTAAACAAGTACTAGCTAGTGACTCCCTAATAAAAAGGTTGAAGGAAGCATTGCCCTTTAAATGGCACAGTAGACTAAGACCTTTCTCTTTTGTAGATCTAGGATCGTCATATATTGAGCAGTATTCCATGAAGTTAAGGAATTTCATAGAATCCTCAAATTTTTCGTATGACCGAATCTATATACTACATGATCAGACCCCTTTCAGCACTGAAAGGGCTTTGAGCATAAGAGGTAACCTCATAAAAGCTAAATTCCCAATCTCCAAAATAACATTAGTAACCATTAAGAACTTCCATAGTATAGGTGCGGAACTTAGGAAGATTTCACATAAGCCTCCTTCTATTATAATCAATAGCATCTTTGTTATAAATGACCTGGAGGTTAATAAGTTGAGGTATAGTGATGACGCTAAACAGTCAATATTAGATAACAACAGAAAGCATTTAGATATAGGTTTCTGGGTAGCCCGTGATAACGAGGCTTTAATCATAGAACCTAACCCGAAAGATTTCTACGACTATTTAATTCTAGGTAAAGAGATTTCACCTGTGCGAGTTAATCTTTACGTCAATAAGAAAAGAATGAATAAACTAAAAATGCAACACATGTATATCAATGGCATGGGTGATTTAGATGGATTACTAGACAGATGACTACGAGAAAGAAATTTAAACTACTACTCATTCTAGTAATTGCAGTTGTAGGGATAACAACAATAAGTCATTTCTCCGTATCAAGTGGAATACAAAAAGAGCGTGAGAAGATTAGAGAGGACATTGTCTGTATATCCGCTATATGCTTAGATACAGGAATAGGTAATGAATGTTTTACCTTACCTTCGACAATAAGTAAAATATCGATTGTGGAAGATTTGAACGTCTTCGGAGCAAAGAGATTAATTATAGAGCCTGGCGATAGTAGCTGCGGTGTAATAAGGAATGGTGGTACTAATGGAGTTCCTTGATTTACTCCTCAACAGCCCTGTAGCCGTGATAGTACTTACAGTAATACTTTGCTGTTTTACTGCTTATGGTTATTTATCAGTACTTCCGATGATGGAACGTAATGATATGTTGAACAAGAGGAATAAAGAGCTTGAAGACAAGCTCTTAACACAAGGCGGAGTAATAACTACGTTACTTCCGCAGTTGGAATCCTTTATAGGTACAGACTTCAAGGACACCTTACGAGGAGTCAGTGATAGTCTATTGCTTCTTCAGGAGTCAGTTAACCAATTGAAGGCTTCGGCTAGAGATACTAGTAACCTATACAGTAAGTTCGATGCTTTAAAAGATAAGATTGACCGTATAGATTCCGTTATAAACAAACACCCAAATAACCTTGAGTCTGAAATGGCTGAACTTAAAAGGTCAGTAAGCGATATACATAGTGAGTGCGTCGGGCTATTGAGACGTTACGATAGTATCGCAGGGGCGCTTATTCAAAATAACACTGGCCGAATGGACGGTCAGCCGGTGCACTTGGAAGGCCTAAGATGATATTCATTAAAAACAACATAAATTTCAGGCAAGTTAGTGCATTGGCGCAATCTAACTTCCTACGAAGTAAAAGTTTCATGCTAAATGAAGTGTTGAAGTCAGAAAAACACGTATTCAGCAGTACCTCAAAAGAGATACTGCTGCAAACCTACAAGGTGTGGACGGATTTACTCATAGTGACAGAAGACTTCTTCGTAAGTAATAGTAAATCCGTCTGTGACGCAGAGGCTTTGGATTTTCTCAACTCCGAAGCTAAGAAACGTGTTGAAGTATTACGTAAACATTTCGTGTCTAAACCGGAGTGGTTTGATCAAGAGTTTATAAACGTATGGCTTGAGATACAGGATTCGCGTAAGGTACAACTTAAGCAAACTCTGTCCCACACGGCATTAAATGAATCAGCTACTTCGGCATATAACAGTATGACGTTGCACCTTATATCATTTATGAACCACGTATTATTTACATTACATGAAATAGACTACCTCTTGTACTTCAACGATAGAGAGGATTTTCTACCTTTTGTGTACATTGACACGGTAGATGTTAATTTTAATATAGCTACTGGTAATTGCTATTCCTCTACGAGGATTGACATATACCGAGCTTTGAATCTACTTAATACGGAAACCATAGAAATTAAAAATGGTTTCCGTAAAGAGCAACTGGAAGATGATAGTAAATTCGCTAAAGCGTATAAAGCTATAACTTCCGAAATTGAATCACGTGGCATAACGATAGGTTGTATTACGTAGATATTTAAAACTAAACCTTAATTGGAGAATTCTTTTATGAATTTATTAGGTAATTTGGCATTAACCGGTGGCGGTGTCATCAAGAAGCTTCGCCCAGAAAACTTAGCAGCAGATCCAGTATCTCCTTTAGTGAGCCAAATATGGTTTAATACAGTAGACCTGGCATTAAAATACTTTGACGGCACTGAGGTACACCAAATCGCCCAAGGTGGTGATTTAGACGAATACTTACGCCGTGACGGTTCCTTACAAATGGGTGCCGATTTAGAATTATCAAGTGTAGATCAAACGGCTTCTACGGATTTATCGGCCGTATCTAAAGGTCATTTAAACACGGAGCTTGATAAGAAAGAATTAGTTCTTACAGGTGCCGCTACTACTATAGCACATGACGATCTAGATGCTGACCTAGCACTTGTCTCTGATGCTGCAGGTAAAGTAAGTGCCTCGGCTACTACTTCCGCACAAGTAGGCTACTTATCTACTTTGACTTCTGACGTCCAGGTTCAGCTAGATAGTAAAGAAGACGCTCTTGGGTATACTCCGTTAGATAAAGCTGGAGATGCAATGTCAGGCCAGTTGGCTATGAATACAAATGCTATTGTAGGCTTACCTGCAGCGGTTGACGCAACTTCACCTGTACGTCTTGCGGAATTTGACGGCTTTATAGCTGGGTTTAATTGGCAAGAAGATGTCATTGCAATTCAAACCGATGCTTTGACCGATCCAGGAGCCGCTCCTGAGGAAGGCGCTCGTTACGTAATCTCAGATGCAGCTAACCTACATGCCAACTTCGGTACTATTGCAGATGTAGAAAACAATGACATCGTAGAGTTCGATGGTACTGACTTCGTAGTAACTTTTGACGCTAACGTTGTTACTGATCCAGATGGTGCAATGGTTTGGAACACAGGCGCTGCAAACAACTACCGCTTAATCTCAGATGTGTGGACTCCTTTCTACGGCCTAGATAATCTAATCGCCGGTACTGGTCTTATTAAATCAGGCCAAACGTTTGATGTGAACTTAGGTGCAGGTATCGGCGAAACACCTTTTGACGAAGTAGGTATTGACTACGCACCTAATGGTGGTCTTTGGACTCAGGTAGCAGGCGTTGAGTCCACCGACTCTGCGTCTACTTTAGCAATCAAGCTTAATGGTTCTTCGTTAAAAACTACCGTACTAGGTCTTGAAATCAACGCTGACGGCATCGACGAAACAATGCTAGTTAGTTCTGCTTTAGGTAACGGATTACAAGGCGGTTCGGGTGTTACTCTTAACGTTAAAGGCGATACGGGTATTACCGTTTCAGAAACTGGTGTTGCTTTCGATGAAACTTATGGCGATGAACGTTACGCTACTCTATCCGGTGCTACATTCACTGGTATTATTAAAGGTGTTACGCCAGTCGATGATGAAGACTTATCTACTAAAGGTTATATTGACACGGCTGATGCCTTAATCAATGAAGCCATTACGGCACTAAGTACTAAAGTAGGAGGTGGTCACTTTGTATATGAAGAAGTTACTACTCCAGCTTCTAGCCACGTTGTAGTTCACAATTTTGCCAACAAGTATGTTGACGTTACGGTTGTGGATACTTCGGATGAAGTTATCCTACCTGATAGCATATCTTATACTGATGATAACACTGTGACTGTTGGCTTCACTAGCCCAATCCTTTGTAGAGTCATTATAACAGGTGCTAACAAGTCGTAGTATGATACGCTTAGTTAGTTGAATTAAAGGGGACTTCGGTCCCCTTTTAGCCTTTCAATACCATAAGGACTTTATATGAAATCTTTCGGTAATATAGATATGCAGAATAATGTACTCAAGAATGTTGTACTTGAAGATTTAGACGCATTTCCCGCTAATCCTAAGGTAGGATCTTTTGCTTTAATCCAAAAACGACTAATGGTCTGTTTGGAGTTACAAGACACTGTACCTCTTTGGTTCCCTCTGGGTTCTGAGATAAGTACCCACACTCATACTCAAAGTGAAGACGAATCAGTGTGGGTTATAAATCATGATCTAGGTAGTTCGACGGTTTTAGTACAAGCCTATGATGTAAATAACAAAGTCATTATACCTGATGATATTGACCTAAGTCTAAAAGACACTGCGGTAATTACGTTCGCAGTTCCTATACAAGGTCGTGCCATTATTATGTTAGGTAATATTACAGGTATGGCTAAACCTGAAGTCCGCTTCGAGCAATCATTTACTGTCAATGCTACATGGACGCTTAATCATGGACTTGGGTATAATCCTATTATCCGTTGTATAAAAGATGGCCTAGAGATACAACCTCAGTCTATCGTACATGATTCCACAACTACCGCTACTATTACTTTCAGTGAACCTGTTTCAGGTAAAGTAGTGGCTATATAGGGAGTACATTATGCTTAAACGATCACAACCTGTCAATTACGTACAAGAGAACCCTTCTACTACTTGGATTATTCCACATACGTTAGGTGAAATTGTAGCAGTAGACGTTTTTGTAGACTTAGGTGAAATTGCATTAGAGAAAATACTTGCTCCTACAAAGTTTGAGGAAAATCAAGTCACTATATCGTTCAGTCAGCCTATGAAAGGTAAAGCTCGCGTAGTGTGATATCGTTTTAAACGTGTTTACTTAATACTGTTAAACACCCGCTACATCGAAAGGTGTAGCATTAACATACAAGAGGATAAATTTATGTTAACTGATGGCATTCAACTGGTAGGTGCATCTAAGATCCAACGCGAGATGGTAAATTCATCTAGACGTGGTCCTATACTTCCATTAGAGCCAGTAAGCTCACAGTTATTCCAATTAACTGAAACAGAGGGCACTAACACTCCCGGTATTTATGTGTACAGCCTTACTGAGGAAGAATGGGTTCCCGTAGGTGATACAGAATCGCATCCATATGACATAGCGATGTCAGTATGGGGCCGCCCAATGAGCTACCGCTCTATAGCTAAGATTGTAAGTCCACGCACTATAATCTTCGACGAAGGCTTAATTAAGTGCAAGGCCGTATGTGATGAGGCCTCATCGGTCCGTGTCGATTTTCAAATAAAGATTAAGAATGTGTCTAATGTGGACACCACAATAGGCGTTTTAACGTTCATGCCTGGTGAATTAATTGGGTCTTTTACTAGCTCTTTAGGCCACGATGCGTTACTTCAAGAAAATGACCACTTATTCTTGATTAATGAAGCTGATCGGGATGTAAGCTTGCGCGATTTGTCAATCACCCTAACAGGGCGTCTAGCTACCTTATAAGGAGGAATGAATATGTTTTCTTCAGGATTCGACAGATCTTTATCTGAAAGGTTTACAACTCAGCAAGATGGAAGTCACGCCATACTGCTATACGACTCAGAAAAACCTGCTTCCGTGGATGATGTGGTGTTTAAAACATTGAGTGAGGCTTTAGAGAGTGCTTCCGCTGTAGCTTATGCTAGTATAAGTAGAACTGCTCCTAACTCTTGCACATTAAGCCAAATAGGGTCTGCAGGTTTATCAAAATTTACAGAACGAACGTTCGTATCGAATGACGATAGTAATGGTACTGCGGTGTTTGTTAAAAAACCTACTTATATTACGTCTTACTTAAGACCTGAAGGTCCCACGAACGCACAGTTAATTAGTTTGCGTCTATATGGTGGTGAGTATATTCAGTCAGTCACAGGTGTGAGATCTTGGGGAGAAGGCCGTAGCTTGGAGTATGTCTATGATGATGCTATTCTATTTGATGGACTCTTTATACATTCTAAGGATTTTAATAGCAGAAGTAGTTACCTTACAGACATATACGTATACGCCAGAGATAGTGACGACGATGTTTGGGTACTACAGCAAGTATTTCGTGACGGTCAGATTCAAGGTAAAAAGTACGCAGTGTTTACCTCACCTTTTACAGCGAAGCAGATTAAATTTAGTATCGTAGCCTACGACTTCGACAACAGATATAATTCAAATGACCATACAGCTGACGTATATTCCATAATACCATATACGTCAGCTAGGCCTACGTCTATGGATACAGAGAGTGTCGATCCTAAATGGGGTATCATGGTATATCCCCCTAGCATCTCAGGTTCGTATAGCTCAGAGTTACGAACGGAAATAAAATCTATGCTTCTCGATGTGGGTTTAACAGGGTCTAATGCTGCACTTAGATTTCCTAGTTTACCCCTCAGTGGTACAGATTCAGATGTATTCGAGACTAGGCAAATTGTTTTCGGAGAACTGTTCAATACATGGAATGACCCTAGAAGTTAAGATGGCGTCATTGGACGGCGTATAGTATTGAGTGTGATCAGTCTAGCGCCTTGTAAAATTAACTTAAGTAAGTCTTGTACTTAAAAGGCTTTTAGGAGATATAATGAGTGTGATAAATGTTCCTGCACTCCAGGATTTACTGCACGTATACCACTCCAATTCAGGTAAATTTCAGATATTCCTTTTTGAGGGAACTATGCCACAACCATCTGAGATTAAAGCCTGTTTGGATTATGACGATGACTTAGCTGAGGTGTTCAACTTAGCTCCGACAATAGATGCAATAGAGAACTTAGGCCCTAAACTCCTATACTATATGAACACTCCATTTACGTCTAATGGGGCAGAAGGTACTGCTAAAGTAGAAAAGTTGCATAACAAGTTAAAGTTCTCTATGGGTGAAGCTAGCACAGACCAAGCATTTGCGGTAGTGGACGGCACTGCGACCTTTGCTGTTATGGCGTGGACTAGTAGTGACGCACTTCCCCTAAAAACTACAAGCTATGGAATGTTAGTAGGATCGTTTGGCTTGGAAGGCTCAGGCTGTGACTTCGAAGGCTCGTCTGACGTTATTATAGGCTCCGCGACTATAATATTTTCCGATTTGGAGTTAAGATTACGTGAAGGGTCAGACCCTTTAGCTTTTGTAGATTTTACAGGGCTGGGCCAAGAAACAAGGCAATGGATTGGGATGACCCAGCACGGCTCTGACGTATTCGCTTGCGATAAGTCTTTCGTATATAAGCAGACAGGAGGTACAGGCGACTTCGTAGTAACTGCTTTTGCGGAGATGGATTGGACAGATCTAACATCTCTAAATGGCCAATTGTATGGCTGTGTAGGTGGTGCTGGAGGTTCGGGTGCTATATATAAGATGAATACTATTACTAATGCTATAGTGGTACAAGGAGGTCCCATAGACGCACAATGGGTTTGCCTTACGTCAGATGGTACCGACGTATATGCTGCTGCTTTCCAAGGATTAGTATATAAGCAGACAGGAGGTACGGGCGACTTCACATCAATTAATACAGAAATCCAAGATTGGGGAGGTTTAGCAATACATGAAGGTAGTTTGTATGGAGCTACCTTAGCCTCTATTATGGTATACAATGAAGATTCCGTAAACTTCGAAGCTATGACAGGCTTTCCTGAGCTAGCCTACTACGATGACCTAGAGAGCACACCTTCGGGTCTTTATGTCGCATGTAAGCAGTCTACTTATGCAGGTATATGGAGACTTCAATTAGATTCAGATACCTCAGGTCTTGCGATCCATAGACCTTATACAAGTGCTTGTAGATCTTTGTCTCTTACGGAGTACGGATTGTACATCGGAACGGATAATGATATCCATGTATCAATAGGTGAACCTATTTAACAATAAGATAATTTAATATAGTGATACGTTCTTGTAGCACTTGTAAAAACATGGGGGTTGTTCGCATAGACCCCAAATTTTAAACTATAATGGAATCACATTATGTATTTAGATAATGCTTATCAATTTTCGTACGGACTTGCTTCAAGTCCTTTTAGATCTTCATGGGGCTTGGCTCTATTCGCTGGCGCCGTTCCAGAGAACATCGAGGGCGTATCATTTGATATGTCTAAGGCAGACGAGGTATTTAAGAATGCCGAGTGTCAGATGAATATAGATGCTTCAATAATTAACGGAGACAGCGTTCGTTTCTTACGTGGCAATACCTTAGGTGATACGTTACTACAAAACAAGATCCACTTCTTCGATGAAGTACTTGCTACGTGGTACTTCATCCCACAGGAAGCGAACGTGTTATCTACACTTAAAGATACGTTCCTTATACAAGATAAACTTACATTCATGTCTGGGTACGGCTCTATATTTAACCCAGAAACTACTACGGCCATCGATTTTGACGCCGCTTTAGATGATCCTAAGAACTTAGAGATAGAGTATGTCTTCAATGAAGAAGTTACAGTTTCAGCCATTCATGCTAAAGCAGCTAATGCGGCAGCCTTAGGTACTACTCTACATGTGTTCGTTCGTGACGCGGGTGATACTACGTGGACTGAAATCGGCACAGGCCTTACTAATGCTTTCTCGGGATTACTTGAGTTAGGCGATAGTGCTACAGGTACTAAATTTAAAGTTGTTTCGACTTGTACTAATAAACACAGTATTGCTACCTTACTTCTATGTGGTGACACAGATCCTACTCAATCTGCGCGACCTCCTGTAACATGGGCAATGATATACCCTCTAGTAAATCCATCATCAGTATATGAAGTGTCTAAAGAGCTTCCTGTTATTATTATGGATGCAGGTGGACCTGAAGTACAACTACCGTTAACGTTGAATAGCGCTACAGCTATAGCGGAAATCCCATTCAACGTAATTAACCTTAAAATCAGTTCACCTTACCTAGAGGAGACAGTATAATGATAAAGATATCTGAATCAATTAAGGTAGGATACACCCATAGCGTCCTAACCTCGGATAGTCAGAGCCATAACATAATGTTCTTTGAAGGCGTTATGCCTACTCGTGCTGAGTACCTGGCCCTAGTCTCTCCGTTCAGATCCTTAGGCCTGTTAAGCATGTCGGATCTACTTAATGCAATCGTATCACATGATGCGAGTAACGCTATTTTAGGATATGTATATACGGCGGCTACCGTTAAACCTAAACGTCTTAGTCCAGACCGTACGTCGTTCCCTTTCTCTAATAGTCAAGCGGATTTGACGTGGAGAAAAGATGGAACCTTAGGTTTCTTCGTTTTAGCTCTAGGTCCTACGGTAAATACAGACCTGACAACTTCGAAAGGAGTTAAATCTGTTATTATAGGCACGGCTGGTGATGTAGGTAGTGGGGCGGATATCGAACTTCTTGGTGGTAATATTGAGCAAAACCAAGAATACAGAATTAACGATATCGTAGTACAGTTAAACACTTAACGGGGATTATGTATGGGACTTCTAGCAGTCATCAATGACGTATTTGGTTTGAATGAGCCCGGTGTGTTCTCCATGAATATGGTACCACTGAATACCGTGTTAGAGTCAGATAACATAACTTCATTTAGTCTTAACAGTGCTTTGCGTCCTATGGATATCGGGTTTGAGATTGATTATGGAGTACCTACATTCTCCCTAATCAACGAAACGGTTGTTGGTGATGAAAATCGCTATACGACCGTTTCGGCATTTACTCTCTTGCAGGGTGAGTTTGACCCGCATACAGATTATGATTACTCAAACTTCCGGATAAGTACACCACTAAGCCGGAGCGTGTTCATTGGGGCGAAGGCGACTACCTTAGAAGGATATTCAATAACGGATATACTTTATAAGGATATAAACCTGGACGTTAACGTTACTCTCATTAGTCTTACGAGAATAGCTTATGCTACTTTCTCAGGACTACCTTTAATCCCAGAACTTATATTGTCCTTTTTAGCTTTAGATGAACTAGTTTCAGACCAACAGTCACCTGACCCAGATACATCAGTCAGACCTACTATTAGTAGTAGCTGTACGTTAGACCTAGTCGATCCTAAAGAGGATGTATCTATAAGAGTTTTAGGTGCGAACGAAGTAGGGATTAGCACGCAAAGTGTAGCGAGCGAAAATACCAACATTCTCTCTAGCAGGGATGTTGAATTAGAGTCAGCTAAACTTGCTGCAGGTACACTCTCCCTATTAGGGGACGTTGTAGTTATGTATGATGATGGACTTGTTACTTACGTATAACAGCGATTGGGTTTCTTAGGAAGCCCAATCTTATTATCTTGGAGTAAATATGAGCGGGTTAGCGAGCACAAGCCTGCCTATCAAAGGCGGCATAAGTCTTTGGATATTCGATACCATAGATGTATTTAGTGAATACCAGTTTGATAAGGTAATGCAGAATGTCCTTGAAGGTTCAGTAGATTTAGTGGTAAGATTTGAACCTGGGAGTATTGCCTTATCCAACTTAGGAGACATGAATTGGATAGACCCTGATCATCAAGTATCAACATTTCATGTTACAGTAGATAGATTAAAACCATTAGAGTCTAACGATAGTTATATCTCTAATTATGACGTTATTGGCACTAGATATCCGACTGGTGACTTATACTTTAATGTAAACGTAGGTAATGAATTTACCCATGACATTATCACAATAGAGTCCGAAGACGTAATCTTTAACGCGGAATACGTAGGCGGCAGTATAATACTGCAGGTTACAATTCCCGAAACACCAGTAACAGACGAAATAATAACCTTTGAATAGGACTGACGAAATGATTAAAGTGTCAAAAAGTATAGCTGCTGCCAATATAGTAAGATTAATAGACCAGGCTTTTTATACAGGGGTCTATGTGTTTGAAACCCCTGAAGGTGGTATTACCGATGCCCAAAAAGATGCAGCCTTAGATGCAGCACGTAGCACAAAAGGTTTAATAACACCTTCCGCCCTAAAACAGTCTTTAAATGATCTAGGATGTAAGGTGTTAGCAGGTAATGGTTACTATAAAAATGATTGTCCTTGGTACCAACCTGCACATAATAAATTAATCATAGGTTTCTCAGGAGCGGTAGCAGCAGATCCCTTAAAATTCATAGAAGAAGGTAAGATGTCAATGGCAGTCGTATTAGCTGCTTCTAATTCTGGGGTAGGTTCCAATTACCCTGGGATGACATACGGCGGAGATACGGTAGGTACAGCTTTCTTTTTTGACGTAGGTGAAATAGATAGCGAATCTGATTTGGAATTCCTAGAACTTGACGTGACCTCTGAATCAGCAATAGCCGTTAATGACATATCGTTGACGCTCGGAGTATAGGGCATTACGCGAGCGTGGTATTAAGTCTCGCTCGCTTTATATAATTTATATGTAAGTTAAATCAAAAAGCAATAGGATACTATATGTTAATGCAAAATTTCGGTGGTCTCAGAGCAGTAGGTGAGAAGGCCTCAATAATGATCCGTTTGACGTCTGAGAGTAAGGGACTTAGTGAGATGCAAGAGGCTTACCAAGCTGTCTTACAAGGGCTTTTGACCGAAAAGGGTATAGAGTCTCCTTTTGACTCTCAAGATGCCACACAGATAAAGGCGTTCTTTGACGAAGCATCTAGACGATGGAAGAACTATATAGCTGATAATAGTATAGCGGTGTAATCCGGGAGTTAATACCTATGGAAGAAATTGAAGTAGGAGCCTTACTAGGTTACATTACGGATTATTCATGGGGTTACATCGTCCTAGCCTTCATGTCATGGGCCAGCGGCGTGATAGTACACTATATAAAAAAGTGTAAGCGGGACGATATCTCTTTCATCGAGTACTGGACCAGTCATATTGATGCAAGTATATCAAGCATAGCGCTAGGCTTAGTTGCCTTCATCACAACATTAACGAATGAGCCTAATGCCAGTATTCTTACTTATTTTGGAATAGGCTACGCCATAGATAGCATGATAAACAAAGCTAAAGGCAAGAATCATTAAGATCGAAAAAGCATAATAACCTCTCTGGCTTAGGTCAGACAAATTCGTATTCAATAATACATATTAAAGGAGTATACTCATGACTGAATTAAAAACACCAGTTACCCAAAAGAAAGCTATTCTAGATAAACTGGATGATACAAAAAGTAGAAGTTGGTTAAAATGGGTTCTAATCATCTTAGTTGCTGTAGGTAGTGCCTTATTTCTGATGATGGGAGATAGACGTAGTAGTCAAATGTTAAATCAACGGAAGAAAGAAATCCATACCAGACAAAAAGATGCTAAGATAGACATGGTAGTTAATAGTCGTGAGGCTATAGATAACCAGGAAGAGAAGATAGAGCAAGTCCGCCAGGAGTATGCAACTAAGACAGAGAAGATTAAAGGTCTTAGTACAGAAAATGAAGTATTTACTTCTTGGGAAGATGGAGCCACGTAATGAAGAAATTATTTTTTACTGCCTTAATCTTGTCAGTCCTTACCGGCTGCATGTCCCCTCCTGAGTTCCCTGTATCGGACTTACGTATTAGCAATATGCCGAACTTAGAAGGTCAGGTAATAGACGCTATAGCTGTTCCAGATAAACCTAAAGGTGCGCTTGAGAGTATCGTATCAGATGATGGGACTCAAGGTAAAGTACTAACATTCAATAGTGCAGAAGTTAAAAGATTATTGGCTATACACAATGCGGCGGAAGGTAATGCCAAACTCGTTAAAGAAATGAATAAGCTCCTTTCTATGTATGTGCAGCAAGCTAATATGATTAAAGATTTAGCAGAATTAGAGGAAGCCCGTTCAGCTCGCCTTGAGTCGGATTTAGCTTACTCTGATTATAAACTTAAAGAGCAGCAGTTGGAAAGCAAAATTGAAACATGGAGCTGGAAGATAGTTGCATTCATAGCACTGGCCGTAGGATTGTAATAATGATTAGAAATTTAAACCGAGAGAACCTGTACGCACGATGTTTCCGTTTTGTTTTTGTTCTAATAGCATTAGGGCTAGTCTACTTTATATTTAGTACAAGCCCTAATGTGAAGTTCCCGTTAATGTTACATAAGTTGAGTATGGTGACAGTAGCTGCCATCATAGGTTACTTCTTAGATTACATACTTTTCCCGAACTTTAGACCAGGAGATTTGGCTAAAGTCATTGAGGATGAAAAATATCCTACTAGGGGTCTGTATCAGCTTGTAGGTATGTGCAACATACGTAGAGCGATTATCATCGTAGGTATGATAATTGGAGTTAGTCAAGGAGTATAGATTATTATGATAAAGCCAGCCCTTGTTCTGGCTTTTTCTGTTTTTGTGGTAGGATGTACTACTGAGAAGCAGAAGAGCCCGACACCCGTAGAAGAAAAGCCTTATACTTTAGTTTGGGTCGAGAGCACCCAGTCTATACCTAGCAATGCTAACCAGTATAAGGCTGATATAATTAGACATGCCCAAGCGACTTTTGGGATCAATGCACCTATAAGTATACTGGCCGCACAGATTCATAAAGAGAGTACATGGAGAGAGGACGCCAAGAGTCCTTACGCCGAAGGCTTAGCTCAATTTACACCACAGACGGAAGAGCACGTTAAGAACAAATATCCTGTGTTATCGTATGGTGATGCACTAAATCCTATATGGTCTATACAGGCTCAGATGCTATACGACAATGAGCTTAAAACTAAAGTAGATGCCATAGACGAGTGTAACGACTGGGCCTTAACATTTGCAATGTATAACGGAGGTAGTGGTTGGATATGGAAAGAGAAAAATCTAGCAGAAGCTTCCGGGGTAGACAGGAATCAATATTTTGATGGAGTTGAGAATTTTAATGGAGGACGTAGATTAAGTGCTAAGAAAGAAAACAGAGACTATCCTAGAAAGATAATACTAGAATTACAGATGATGTACCAAGAGGGAGGTTGGTCTGGAGTCATAATCTGTGATTAGGGGGATTGGTTTTAAATCCCCTCCATCTAGTAACTTGATGTATCACTACTGCCTACCATTGCAGGCAGGCGGTTGATAAGTTCTTTGACTTTCAATGCGGCCTTAGGGGGATTGTCTGATAGTATATCCTCAAGTTTACACATAGTAGTTTTCTCCAAGTCCTCTTTAGAATACAAACGGTTATGATAACTCCATAGTTCTATATTGAAGTCTATAAGCAACTTTCTCACATTAGAACCGTGAGTCTCGTACCGGGCTAGTAAGCAAACGGGGTCAACGTCGAATTTCTCGGCAATACCCATCAAGGTCAGTGTTGTATCTCCATAGTTAATGTTAATGGATCTAGATCTCTCCTCTAACCCGTATAGCACGAATATAGATTGAAGGTCACTCTCATCAAGATCCATACCACGTATGATCTCTAAAGGGTTAGTACTATTTGAGGCGACAGCAATAAGTTTAGCGTATATTGGATTACTCATTGATTGCATCTCAAGATGCGCACAGGTTAGAGAACGTTTTATTTTCTTAGTAACAGTGGTTTGCATGGTCTATTCCTTTTTAAAGCAGGCCAGATACTTAAATTTTAGTTCTGACCTCAGAAGAATCAACGCCTAAAGAATCCAATATATCGCACATATCTAGTAATCTCTGTCGGAGTCGCCAGCTCTCCAAGGTATCAGAAGTAGTGTTTAATTTGGTCAATAATCGAGCAGTTCGACTTTTGTATGTGTCTATACTAGATGAAAAAACAGCCCCGTCAGAGTAGCTTTGGAGGCGTGTTAAAGCGCTTTGGGCGGTGTCCGTAGGGACTTCATCTAGCCACACTAGGCTTTTAGGGTTAACTTGCACATAGTCACTATGTAGCATAATATAAGGTTCTTTCTCTCCCCATACGGCCATAATCAAAAGATCATAGTCAGGCTTAACTAGTAATATGGGTTGGCACTCAAAACGCAGTTTGCCGTCAGGATTACCGAACGTAGTGTTGTGTACTAAGTCGGTCTTAGTGATATATGAGGCACTATCTATATCACTAAGTAATTGACGGCCAGCTAAGGTCCTAGTATCTGGAAAGTGTGCGTACAAATTATCATACCCACTTTCCACAACGAGACGTTTATGTCGAAACATAGGGTTATCTACCAAGTATGAATATGCAAGGTAAGGGTTTTGTTTTGAGTCAGCACCTATATCTTCCGCATCATACTTAGCAAGAACGTCCAATCTCGCTAGTCGTTCATCGGCCTTTAAAATTTGCAGATTGCGAAGGCGAGAACTAAGCTCACCTCCAACCACTACGTAATAGTATAGGTTCATTTACTTTCTTCTCTTGTGGGACCTTTTAGTCTTACCGATAGCGTGTTTTATTGTAGTCTTTAAGTACATCTGTCCTCTGATTTTCTTGGAGGCGTTGATGGCGTCAGCGGATGCACATATAGGACTTATAAATCTCTCGTCGTCGTCAATCTCCACTGCCCCTACTTTGTATATACCTGCGCCTGCATCGTCTATAAAAACATCGTTAAAGTCCGACATAGTAAAAGCTATTTGATAATCAGCAGAGGGTACTAATGGGTCTAGGCCACATCCTTCGGTAAAGTGTACTGCTTTAAGTCCGCAGTACTCACGGTAGTTGTATCTACTATCAGTACCCGTCAGTAGCACCACTAGCGTTACGTTACTTCTTTCGGCTACATCAATGAAATACTCCGGAGTGGTAATAGATCCATCTAAACAGTCAGGGTCAATAGACGCGAAGTGTTGTAATAACTTAGACTCATTATTATGTTGGGATTCTTTTATAGATACTATAAAATGACTATTGCTTTCATCTAACGTGATGGCTTCTACGAAAGGAGACATCAATGCTGTGCATTGTATAAGTTCAAATAGCTGCTTCAATTCAGGACTGTCTGACTTGACATTTTTCTTCAAAGAACCAAAAGCCCAGTTCCATGTTTCGACATAGAAGTCGGATTTGTTTAATACGCCCATGGTAATTCTCCTACAAAGTTATCTCAATGTGTTCGTCTATATAGTTCAATCTACTTATGTTATCTACGTCAATAGATAGATTCTCAAGTGAATTTACTATGTCGCCAGGCATTACTGAAATCAAGTTGCCTTCAGGCAAGCCTATCTGTTTGGCTATTACATCGTATTGAGATAAACATTCGGTGGATTTTATATCTATGAATGCCTGACTTAAGCTCAGTAGTACGTCATTCATCCAATGACCCGGATTGAATATCCTACCATTACACAGCAGTAGTACGTCAATATCATCTTCGCTAGTCATACCTCTTTTAGTCATAACTATGAAGGAAGTAGTTTGGGCATTACCAGTCGAATGAGGGTCGGATTCATTAGATGTAGAATCAACACAGAAGATTTTATAATCTACATCTAATAAAATTTGAGACTCTACCTGCAGACTGTACATGAGATTAAGGCTGCCATCTACATCTACTGTTTTTGGTATAGGCGCAATAGCCTTGATGACTTCAGGTAGCACATTAGGTTGAAATAGTTGTGAGTTCATCATATTACCTTATCGTCTTGCTTTGAATTTATAAAGAATCAAAGTTCGATCAGGGTACTCTTCAAGTACTTCGTTTATAACAGGCACAATCAACTTTAAAGGAGTACCGTTGTTACCTACACCAGGCTGAGCCAATGCGATTCGCCCATGAGGGTAAAGGTTAAATAGCTGTCGCAGTGAATCTGCAAAATGTTTAAGGTTAATATGACCAGTGTGATCGCTATAGTGCTTCTTGGTCTTAAAGTTACCATAGCCGAACTGTATGTATAAGTTTACCAGGTCCGTACCTTTATCCGTAGTGCAAGCTTTAATTGTACCTAATTTAGATTCGTTACCTTTACCGCTTTCTTTATCCACTTGGGAGAACTGTGGATATTTTTCAGAAAGAGTACGTAGTACGCCTACGCCCATGGCATTGAAGCAGTTCATGCCAACAGCAAGGACATCAAAGTCTTTACTGTTTAAATCTCGAAAGACGTTAGACTCACGCTCAACTATGCGAGAGGTACCCGTCTGAATTGTAGCTTTGGAGCCTATGCCCCCTGCCAGAAGTTCTTCTAATTTTTTGTTACTGACTTTCATTTTTCTCTGTCTCCTAGAGGATAATTAAGTTAACTCAAGTTGAGTATTCCTTTATATTGATTATTGGTCTAATATCTATTTACAGTTTTGTGATTCTTTAACCGTAGGATAAATAGATTCGTGTAAACTAGATACTTCTTTGCCGTAGTGTAGGTCAGCGTCTAAAGCGGTTATTTCATTTGCTTCATCAGGGAAGATAGCAGAGTCGTCATATACGAAGACCTTACCGTGACGTGATATTAGGTTGTACGCGAATGAGGCCATCTGGTCTAAAGTCTTACTGCCATACCGAATAGTTAAATCTACCCAGAACGTTCCGTTATCGAGCTTAGCAAGCATGACCGCGTGTGGGTCATCCCCGGTAAAGAAACCTACAGGCTCAAACAGGTCTTGCTTAACGTCAAGCCAAGTACAACCAGTGAACATCTTATCCCGCTTAACAGCTTTGTTTGAGAAAAACTTCTCAAATGCCTCTGCATCATCAGGCTCTATAATAAATACGTAGTCTAAACTCATGCTATTTCACCAACGATAAATGGGATTTCTTTTTAACGGGCGCTACTACTTCCGCAGGAGCCATTTGATTAATATAAGGGTTGAGCACTTCTTGGTACAACGTTTCGTTAGTAGGAGATATAGCAGTTAGGTTAATCATACTACCTACTGGTATAAACAAGTCAGTTGCCTTTCCTTCAAATCGAACTAACGTGTGAATAAATCCACCATCTATATTAAACATACTGATAGCGTCAGGCGATACGTCAAGAGTAACACATAGGTTGTTAATCTTGTCTTCAGGTATTCCTTCAAATATACGCTTATTAGTTTCAGGATTAACGACTAATATACGGCCGTATATCTTATTTACGTTATCGTCATTAGCCATCACGTCAATGATTGCAGTAATAAGGGCCGTGCGGACCTCATCGGCTAAAGGATTATACCCACCTGTCTGTAACATTATCATAGTGTTTCCTTATGTGAACATCAGCGATGTCATCTTGAATTTCTTTTTAAGTTTACGTATCTTGTCACCATCGATCTCACCCATACGCATATCATCCATACTAGGTAAATCTTCGATGTCTATTTTAATACGTGCTAGTTTACGTGTTAGTGAGAAAGGAGGCAGTATGCCTTTCGTTCCTTTATCACCTCGCATTGCTCTCTTCCAAACGGCTGTACCCTTTATATCTTTACGTACTGCCTTTAGTTTACTTAACTTACCGTACTCGTTAAGTAACCCAACTGCCGTCTTAGATCCGATACCGTCGACGCCCGTAATGTTATCCACCTTATCACCGCATAGCATTAAGTACTCAATGATTTGGTTGACTTTAACTCCGAAATGTTTAATACATTCTTCGTCATTGCCTATCCTAACTTCAGGTAGCTTACCTTGAGCAGGCATAACATGCGTAACCTTACCTTCGACAGCAACCTGAGCAAAATCTTTATCACGACTTTGAAGTTCAATGATTGCATTGTCTTGGTTCTGGTAAGCTATACTTCCTAAGTAATCGTCGGCCTCATAAGGCGCGCCTATAACAACGCATATACCACTTGCCTTAAGGTATCGTTGAATCCATTTGATTTGCTCACGCATAGAGTCGGCAACCTCAGGGTCTTTACTACGATTGCCTTTGTATGAATGAGAATGCTCTTTATCGTCGGGCTTTACCATGCCACAAGTTATAGCGCGTTTAGGATTCGATTCAACCCACTCTTCAATCAAGTCATGGCGGAATGTTTTGAACGAAGGTACATCGAACGCAACACAGATACGATGGTCTTTAATGCCTTCGCGCTTACGTCTGTTTATCAAAGACATAATCATTGTGTTGAACCCTTTAATAGCATTGGTATTAAAGCCTTTACCATTATCGAGTTTACCAAAGCCTACTGCATAGAACGCACGGTTGGCCCAGTTGTTACCATCAATTAGATCTAAGTGAGGTAATTGCTTCTTCTGTTTCTTCTTTGCCATTAGTAGATTATCTCGGATTTATGTTCGATGACGATAGTTGGATTGTTATCGGTCAGACGAATCTCATTAGTGTAGTGTGCCATACCGTTGTCTTCAAGGTTTGTGAAGATAGGTGACAAGAATGATTTCTTAAATTTATAATCTTCGCTGGAAGGTTCCAACTCATAGCCTAAGTGGATGATGCTGTCGTATCTACCTAACGTGTTGAGGACTGAACTACCTGCTGTCCTGAACTGAAAGATTACATTGTGTACAGGAGGAAGACAGGCATCTATATACATGTCGGCTAAGTACGGAATAGGTTTACCTAAATCTATATCACCCATCACTTTAGTATGAAGTTCCGATAACGATTCTTCTGTGTTGAACTTAGAGGCGAGTGCTAGAACTAAAGACGACATACGTTCGCCACCTTCAGGTAGATGTATTTTAACGGCAGTAAAACCATTACATGTGATTGCTATTAAGCCTGAGTACTTAGTCATGCTATATTCCTAGTTATCTTCTATTACTCTCTATTTACAGTATAGTGGAGACCTGAAAAAGGGCAGCCTGAGCCACCCTCTTTTAGTCTTGCTCTTTAATTGAGCCCTTGGCAATTCTACCCGTATAGTCCTTGTAGACTTCTTTTAATGTATGCCTACCCATGTTCATTACTGACTCTACGAATAGGTAGTTAGGCGATGAATTAGGAAACGTTAAATCGTACAAGTTACGAAGCTCGGACTTAATATCTTCTGGGTCTTTACCAAGAGTGACGACCACAGAAACTCTGTTTGAAGCTTCATTCATGCTTATTAAAAGAGGTGTCACACAATGATGACACATTACCTGAGTCTTTAGCATAATGAGTTAGATCTAGTTCCAGGTCTCTTCCGCTTCATCGTCGTCCTCCTCCTCTTCATCGTCGTCATCTACACCAACGTACATTGTTACCAGTACTAAGACTGATGGACATGGACCAGTCAATCGAATTACCTGAGTAACAAGGACCCCGCCTAGCTCTGAAATCTCCTCAGCTAAATCTCCTCCTAAATCAGCCAAGTAAGACGCAAAAGCTGGTACCAAAAGCTCAGCAGTAGTGTAATCTATAATATCAGAGGCAGGTAGATACTCCTCCGCTACGTCTCCAAACCCTGATATAAGCTCTGCATGTTCTTGGTAATCGTCTAGACCCTCAGGTATGATAATTACTTTAGGTTCCGTTGTAAGTTCTATTTTAGCATATCCGAATAGTTGGTCGTTCATTTTGATGTCCTTAATGTATGTGCTTTATGTAACGCACGGAGTTTCGTTTCGTTTGTAGACTCAACCATAGCGTAATAGTACTCGTAGGTTAAATCGGGGTTATCTGAGATCTGCATAGGAGTATACTTAGAGTAAAAATCAGCGCTGACAATTGATGTCAACTCCTTAATGTAGTCCATTTGATCTTGCTTACTCAGTAGGTTATCTATATCTAGATCAAATGAATTCCAGCTTCCCTCTCCTACTAAAGAAGAGGTATAGCCTCCCATATACTGGTCTGCATACCACTTAGTGAGTTCTTCTAATGTAGTTTCTTCCATGTCACCTCCTTAAATATCAAATAAGAAACCATTCACAGTAGCGTTAGACTTAGATAGAAGGCTTACATCTGAAACTGTGCCGTCTAGAAAGTAATTAACTTTCTGGATGACTAGGCCCATAGCCACAATAAAGGGTTCTGGAAATTCACTGATGTTGGTTAGCACTTTTATATCACTACTGAGAGTAAGGTCGGTAATATTGTCACCACTAGCTGTACTAAGGTAAACGTATTCAGGAACAACTCTATCTTTAAAGCTGAACCTAACGCCTATCCCGTATTGAGGAGATTTAACACATTGGAATATAAGTCTCAAACCAATAGAATCGGGCTTCTTCTTTTTAAGTCTATCTGCAAAAGTTACTATATCCATTATCTTAAACTCGCTTGTCGTGCTGTCTCAATAGGTGATATATAATCACCTTGGTTCATCTTCTTAACTTTCAGTAGGACCGAACTCATACGCTTTGATATACGCTCAGGCAGTACGTTCCTTAAATGCGTATACGTAGCGACATTAAGTGGGTAGAAACCTACCTGGGATCTAAAAAATAGTTCATTCTCAAGTTCCTCTCGCAAGTGTTCTTTTATATGGCCCGGAGAAGTAAGGCGCTCCATGGCAATCAATTTAAACAAAGCTCTGTAAAAATGATCAAGAAAGAATGTAATATCAGGCTGATCAAAGAAATAGACAGGCATTATTATAGCCATGTCTACATACAGCTTCCAGTACTCTTCTTCGGACTTTAAGTTTAAGGCGCGTCCTTTGTCATCAAGTTTGAATTTACTTTGATTTACGTCCACTGAGTCAAACAAAGCCCGGTCCATCGAACGCGCAAATAACTCACGGTCTTGCTGTAGGTGCATTCTAGTCAATGAGGCGGTCAGTATGTTATTTGAATTCTCGTAGTAGCCGAGATTGAATAAGTATGGCTCGTTAATCTCACGTCTCCAAAGGTAAGCGCCTCGTGCTGTAAATCTAGGACGGTCGGAACCGTCTTTGAATCCAAAAGAGTATAAGTTACCTGCATTACGCTTACTAATACTTTTAAATATAGAATAATAAAAAGAGTCTAATAGTTCTTTCTGTAATTCCATTATTTCTTTATAGGTAGGGCTCATGCCGCTTGCTTTACGTACGGCAGTCTTTACTTTATTCTTACGCGACAATATGGATGAATACCACTTGCTTAGTTTTTTAAACATATTAAAGTCCACTTCTTTTCATTGCATCCAACTCAGATTTTCTAGGCTTCTTAGAAGTCCTAGTGCGGTGAGTAAGAGGCGTTTGTTGATTAGCGGTAATCTCTCCCATCGCTCGTACTATGCTACCATTAGCTTGCTCGTTCGCAAGTTTCTGATTATAAATCCATTTCTTTTTGCCTGTACGAGTCTGACCCACAATCTCTGATTGCTCACCGAAGTCCCGACTAGCTAGAGATTGACGACCCTTTCCTGCTAGGACTCGGCTACGTGGACCTACTACGGAGCTAAATGATTCCATGTCGTCGTCACCGCCACCACCATAAGTTTTCTTAAGATCTTTGAGACGTTTATCATACTCAAGAATCTGGCGCTGCATTGACATATCTTCTTCTTGATTCATTAACAGAGTATCTAAGTTGAATCCACCTGCGGCAGCTAAAGCACGTAAAGGTACAGGTACGCCTAGCTCTTGCATACCTCGTAACATTTCCATTCTATTGGAATCTGCCTCTGGGCTAAGCTGCTTGCTCCAATGTATAGTAGGGATAAATAACTTACTGCCGTCTTGCATACGCCTTAGCTTATCTTCAATATCACCATCCATTAAACCTGTCTTGGTGATTATCTTACCCTTTCGGTTTATGGAGTAACCGTTCATCATAGATACAAGAGGGAATACTTTGTTGTAGAATATGCGCCTAGTGAGACTATCACGGAAAGCTTTCATACTCTCGATGAATACAGTTAACGACCCTTCCATGTTGGCGTAGGTTGCCTCCCCTGACAGGAACGCCTCACTGATACCTAAAGCCCTAAGCTTGAACATAGAGGTTTGGTCCCATAAGTCAGTGACTTTCCAGAAGTCACCACCCTGCCTGAATTCATCTACCGATACACCTAAGCGTGTTGCTACGATAGCGCCCAACGGATCTAAATCCGCATTTTGGAATATATCAGTCATGAACTCTAATTCATCAATGCTGGGTTCCCACTGGTCACCATCACCCATCTGTAAGTGCATGATACCACGCTGACGTTTACCACTTTCAACTAAAGTACCACGGAATAGATTCTTCTCTATTAGATAAATAGGAACTACTCGACGGTACCAAGAACTACCTTCCCCGAAGGAGAATGTTCTTCGAGGTAAATATATCGTACCTAGGGGGTCGAGCTCCAAGTTACCTGATTCCAACTTGTTTACAAAATCACTACCTAGTTTCTTCTTTAACATTTTAATACGAGGACTATCCATACTTAAAGTCTTGCGGACTTCATCGGGTATCTTCATATTAATAATAGGGTCTTGTGAGTAGAAAGGAAGAGGACTAATTTCTGCGTTATCTAATCGGTGATTCATCATATCAATGAACCGCTTTTCGTTCTTACTGTATAGCATTGAACTTAAGTAAGATCCAGTAACTAGATGATCAGTTGTTATCTCAGGCATAGCCGTACGTAGATTTAACATCTCTACTGCTTCGCGGTAGGGTGCTAAGTACTTATCATCTGCACCCCCGATACTAAACTCACTAAAAGGTAAGGTAGCGTACATATCGGTAGCACTGCCACACACTGCGTCATGGTGGTATATGTCTCTATAGAGATTAAATAACATTTTGTCAGGATGGTCTAGATCGAAACCTTCCATTAACGGACTCATGTCAATGCCCAAGTCAACGCTACCTACCTGGATATTACCTGCAGAAGAGCCTTGCCCTGATGAGGTAGATCTGAATGATTTATTTTTAGTATTCGCTTGGTCTAAGTCTAATACCTTCTGTCTGACTCGAGGTGAAGAAGCACCTATGCGGGAATTCCCACCCAAAGCAATCTTACGCTTATCAGTTTCTGCCGCAGATTGTGCTGTACTACGCTTGAACTTCATAAACTATTCCTTAATAGGAGAAGATACACGACAGCCGTTACACCATATTACATCTTCATCATTAATTATCTTAACAGGCTTCATAGCTCCATGACACTTTGGACATTCGGCGTATTTACTCTCCATAGACGTACTTTCCATCTTAGGGTCTTTGTTACTTGATTCAGATGTATTTGTGTCTATATCTACACTGTCGAGTGGATTGAAAAACTTATTAGTCATTTGTTATTCTCCGTATGTTGTACTACTAAATTATGAACTACCTTTGTTTATTACCAAGGGACTTACTAGTACCTATTAAGCTCCTAGTATTATTCATCTTACCTGTAGATCCCTTAGACCCGTAAGAGGCTACTCCTAGTGCGGCTTTACTCTTACTACTTACTACTGAACCTTTTAAAATATCTATAAAATCTGGGTTAGTTAATCCCCACATACACAACACAGATGCTCTCCATATATCATCAGTAAGGTCATCCCCTTTAATGACGGTCTTACCTGCATCCTGTACAGTCAACATTTGTAAGATAAAATGCTCTACTGGCATCCTTTCAAAACACATAGGGTATTCATCATGAGTACTTAAGGCTAAGATATCATCAAACTCTTGCTTAACGTGAGGTCTAGGTATAAGTATTTGTTGTTGTTGCATCCTGGTTTTAAAATCAACGAAGTCACTATACTTAAGGCTATACTGTTTCCACAAGTCAATATCCGTACTAATTTCAGCATCTTGCAGTAGCTTTATACTGTTCCATCTATCGGCTAATAGTATCTTTACATTTCGAGCCTCTATAAGAGGTATCATAATGTTTTCATATATCTTAGGATAATGTAGAGGTATGCTAGGTAATGGATTTATTTCAACGACAATATCAAGTACAGGTATTACAACTTCTTCACCATTAACCTCTACTTTCTGCAAGCTGCCTATACTCAAGGCAAAACAGTTATTACTGTAGCCGGCATCGACTGCCATAACGGACTTGCCTTCGCAGGACTTAACTTTATCTACATAGCCCCATCGATACTTAGCTCCGTCTTTTGCTTTGTATATCTTGTAAGTGACGTTTGCAAAATTACGACCAGTCTTCTTTATAATACCTTTAACCAGTTCTTCCGACGTAATGAATGGGTTACTAGATAGTGGGGGTTGAGCTCCATAATCCCGCATCGCGGTACCGTGATCTTTTCGGAATTCATCGTCTAAATCGGCGCGCGTTACGTCGGGGTTCATTTCCCAAGTAGGCTTATGTAGACCTAGTAGTTTTTTACTGCCGTGTGACTGCCTGATTAATTCACATATCTTATCACGTTGCGAACTAGGTGAACTGATATTCATAAAGTAACCTGTTAAGGCTTCATCGTATTCGGAGGCTAACTGCCTGCGCTCACTGTTACGTACGGTACGTAACGAACGCTCAAGTGCAATGTAAACTTCCGAGCCGTTAATCTTAACCTTGCTGCTGTTCTTGTCATTGTCGAACCAGCCGATTTCATCAACCGAATTTGACACAAGCATGCCGCTTGCTTGGTATGCGTGTTCCGGAATGTTGACAGTCATATCATAGGTCTTAACCTTGATCTTACTAGGTTTAACATATTCTATTTCTGAGGTAAATAAATCAAACTCCTTAGTAGGTTCGTAGTAGTCCTCATACATACTTTGCCCATCGGTGTCATAAGCAGTACTATTGCGCCTAAAATCAAAACCTATGTGACTAACAAATATACGACTGAACTCTCGGCTCATATCAAGTCTATATAGAAAAACTTTCCTGTCACCGTATTTATAATCAACCTTATGCCAATCACCCTTACTTCCGTATTTAGTTTTCTTAAAACTAGATGCTATCCTAAGTCTAAGCAAAAGTTGTTGGATCTGCTTTATAAGCTCTTTACTTGTTGATCGGTAGTAAACAGTTTTTCGGCTAAGGAAGCCTCCATCACAATCGAACGCAGATCTAATGTAGGACATCGCACAGGATTCAGGTGCCTGTAAAATACTCCAAGGTACCTGCTTATATGCACTGTAGTCCGAAGTGCATCCTATTTTCTGTAAGAACTCTATAATAGGTCTGTGACTTATGGAGGCTCGATATACTTTCTTACCAAGACGTTTAGTTTGCAAATGTCTTGGAGCGATACCAAATGTCCGCACCACTTTATCACAGTAATCATTATACTTATCTAAGTTAGTTGTATCGAATCTATATCCACGTTGACCTTTATCTTGCACATTACCGTCAGCAGTTAGATAACCTAAGATGCTTGCTAGGTCATCTGTCATACACTCAGGCAAAACAACATTTAGCCCATCGTGGGAACTATCAAGTATTAAGTCTGAAAGATTAAACTTGTCCGTGATATTGTAGTAACAACGTTCCATGCCCGTGTACATGACGCCTTTACGGTAGTGCCGTTCGATCATACCGCTACGTCTAAGTTGAGTCATTACCTTAGTAAGGGCTTTCGACCCGTTAGAGGCTTCTTTAATTTCTTTACGCGTAAAGTTTACAAGCTTAGCCATAGCAGCATAAACTATCTGCTTGCTAGATGATTGGGTTGGTTGCACCACAGTAAATTTCAATTCGCGGCTAAACTCAGCACCTGTCGATATAACTACTCTATCAGTCTCTAGTAGATTCTTTAACTTAACTTTCTTGAACTTATTGTTACGGTAAACACAAATCTTATGTTCAGGTGTAGCCTTTAACTCCTGTCCAGATTTAAGTTTGAGTCCCCATATTTCTTTTGTTCCCGTGCAGACATGTTTAGTTATCTCGCCGTAACTAGCTCCTACGTTTGTCCAACACCAACCTTCTTTAATCTTATCCATTCTAATAAGACCTTCACTAGTGCTTATCAGTTGATCTCCAGGTATACAACCAAATATACGTGTTCTACCACGAAGCGTTCGTTTATCAGGTCCTGCAGGATATACCATAAGACTACGGTGTCTGTAAAGTACGAATGTATCTTTTAACTTAAATATTTCATGGCCATACTTCTGCTCATAACGTCTAAGCAGTGCATGATATTTTTGAAACCAAGGGCTTTCACACAGGTACTGATAATATGGTTCCCATAAAGTATCTTTAGCCTGAGCATAGGTTAGAGCTACGAAAGTTCCGTGGAATACGGTGTTTGATTTAACCCTAAATAGCTGGGTGGGTTTTTGAGCTTTGAGTATACGGTGGGTAAGATAAGTACTTAACATTGCGACGAGGGCGGACTTACCAGAACGCTGTCCTGCGTTAACTGCGAGTTCATTGTAGAAGTTTAGTTCTTCGTCACGCATCATGTGAGAACGTCTAGCCTGGCACTTAGGACAAACACCATACTCTAACAGTACTACTCTGCGTTCGAATTCTACTAATCCGTCTTGAGGGTCGTGACCCCCATCATCCATCCACTCAAGGTCAGAACATCGGGCGCAATACTCTGAGAAAAGCTTAACGCCAATGAGTGCTTGCTCTAGGTACGGAGGCATATCTGAACCGAGGAATTCCTCGTTCGTGCACCAATCGTAATAGTTCTTTGCTTGGGACATGGAGCTATCGTCGATTTTTAAATCTCTAGGAACTATGTCCTTAGAATCGACTACTTCTGATATAACAGCGAAGAGGTCTCTCTCCTCGTTTGCATATTGCTTAGCAAGATCACTAGGTTCCCCTATCATAGCCATGTCTGTATTATTCGCTGAGACCTCTAAATCAGTCTCCTCGTCAGTCAGGCCTATAAGATCAGAAATCCCTGAAACTAGTCCAGGGTTTTTGTTTCTGACTGCAACAGGGGATGATCTCTTCTTACGAGCCATCTATACCGTCCATTCGTCGTGGGTTAGAAAAACCCCTAGTAGTACCTAGAGGATTACCTTTATTTTGTTTACCTGATTTAGTTCTCGCGTGTGCATTCTCTAGCTCAGACCTATACTTAGTAAACTGGGCGCTGTGCTTTGCCTGCTTTAAGTCCTTATCCGTGTTGGCGATAATGTTGGCGATAAACTGCTCCAACATTAAGTGCTTCATCCGCTTAGATAAGTTTTTTTGTTTCTCTAAAAGATAACTAACTAAGTCTGCCTGAGTAACAGCGTGTATATAAGACTCTAAGGAAGTATCAGGCTCGATGTCCGCACCGAAACAATCCCGCATAACGGCTTCCAAATGGGCATTAGCACTATCGCCAGCAAAAGCAAGAGGAGCATGAGAGGCTAACATTAACTCAGTCATTTCCTCAGTAATGGTTTTAGTGTTTTCTACAATATTTTCTATATAGTCTTCATCTACGTCGATGACATTACCGAAAGGTATAGAACTTTCGTCTATAGTAGGTACAGAAGATAGTATAGTAGGTACTAAGTGATTCCGATGCTCGACTTCAACGACTTCATCAGGTCCTATTAGTATACCTTCGTCGTCAAATTCGCCGTCGTCGTAAGACGGGACTACGCTCTCACCATCAAGGTCGCTGTCCCAAATAGGTTCATCATAATCATCGACGTAGGCAGGTTCGATAACAACTCTATCAGTAACTGGGATAGCTTGGCTACCGTCTAATGTAGGTAATATGTAAACACCGCTAAGTCCATCAGTAATGAACCCGTGTATTTCAGAGGAGGGGTTCGCCTCCCCTGAGCAAGCCCCGTAAACGGGATGCTCTAGGTTCTTTGTCATTCTAGTGCGAAATCCTTCTTACGTTTCTTGCTTGATTTATCTTTAAGGGCTTTCTTACTACTTCCAATACGCTTACTACGTTTGAAGCCTTTACCTTTAACTTTTTTGGCATCATCATTAAGGAGGGATCCATCTGAGTCGTTGTCGTCGTCATCGGAAGGATCAAGTCGCTTAGTTGAAGAGCCATCCATGTTGCTGACTCGCATTCTGTCAAACTCCTCTTTCAAGTCAAACGGCATTAACTCACCGTCACGGTTCTTATCTACTTTAATGTGTAGGATTTTCTCAGCACGGACTTCCTCCTCAGAGTAGTTCCACTTCCACATAACGTCACAATGTTCTTTAATACCTTTAGAGTAACGTAGCTTACTTGAGGTATCATCCAATTGACAAAGTAGTATAACTAGAGTACCTGTCGCTACCGAAAAACGCTTACAGATTGCGGCAATCTCAGATAATTTACGCCATTGATTTTCGTCATCAACCCCGTCCAGTAGACTGATGTAATCCAAACAGATTACCTTATAGTTAAACGGACGGACCATTGATAGTACCTCATCTATGGTCATAGACTTTGTAGGTGCAACTAAGCCAAACTGAGTACCAGCTTTCAATTTAAGTGCATCCCACTCCAACATTTTACGCTCAAGCTCTTTCTTCTCGCGCTTAGATAATTTACCTTGCTTGATCTTCCAGAACGGAGCTCCTGTTACCATAGCGATTAAGCGATTAGTCTCTTGCTCAATACTCATTTCCAATGTAATACGGACAGTACTTATCGAGTTTAAGTCATTTAGATTTGCCAGTAGATTGGTTGAAGTTACTGATTTACCTCCTGACGTTGTAGCTGCGATAATCATAACGCCTGACGTAGGGAGTCCGCCGCTGTGTTCATCAAAGTCCTTGTAGCCCGTCTTGTACATACGTTCGGCAGGAGAATAGAGAACCTTATTGAGGACTTTCTGCATGTTACCACGCAAACCAAAGTTATAGATAGTCTGATCTTCTGAGTAGTTGCGATTGGCGTGATTCATATCGTTCCCGATTTCCTCAAACACACTCTCAACGTCAACGGACTCTCCTTCTAAGGCCTCACTAATCTTTTTACCTATATCGTATAGCGACCTAATCTTACGATACCCATCTAACTGCTCCACTAAGGCTTTCGTCGATCTCTTAGTCTTACAGGGTTTAACATCTGTTTCTTCAAACAGTTCTCGATACTCTTCACTCAGTCCAGGGTCTTGGAGAAGGTCTTCCCAATCCATAATCTGGGCTTTCTTCTGAGCTATCTTTTGAAAACGGCTAAGTGCTTTACGTGCCGGGTCCAAATGGAACATCGACTTGTCTAGCTTACCTAGTATTGCAAGGCGCATGTTTTCAGGTATAGTATCAGAACCGAGAGTGCGGAGCATTTGTATTTCACCACGTTGGTTAAATAGCTTCATCTATATGATCACTTTCTAGGTTTAGCGACGCAAAACTGATTTAACTCTGGTCTACTTGTACTTATTTTATCTAACCAGTGCTGCATCGTTTCGTTGTTAGGATTAATCTTATAGTGTTTTACACCTTTCGTTTTTGTAGATGGCCAGAAATGTATGGCATTAAATACTTCCCTGGACATCAATACGGCAACTACCTTATCTATCAGATCTTTATCGATTGCGTACTTCTTTAGAATCCATTTAATGGATTTCACGGTTATGTTTGGATTCTCCGTAATAGTCCTATACGTCAAGTATATGACCATTCGCTTGTAGTCAATATCGGGTGTGCCTGATATCAAGGCCAGTGCTTTCTTCTCGGTATCGGCGATGCTTACTGCCGCCGATCCTATTTCATTTTTTAATTCTGGCATAAATTATCCCAATTCAATTGCGAGTTCTTTAGCAGACTTTACCAAGAATCTTACCATAGTATCTACAGGTACGTTTAAATACTCAGATAGTATAGGCATAAACTCGTCGCGTGTTTTTTCCTCAATAAAGTCCACTCCAGTTTTTATATCCGCTTTGATTAATTGTTTTTTCCTCAACCAACGATCGAACCCATCAACCTGTCGGCCAACAACGATCAATAGTAGTCTAGATTTGCGGAGCCTTGACTTACGTGAACTTACAGGGCAGGCTAGTATACTGTGAAGTAATTGGTCTATCGACATACTGAATTCACGGTGTGCTATGATATCGCGGCTGGGTTCGATACATCCCATTTCATCATAAGTTCTAGTATCGTCCCCGTTCTCACCGCCAGTACTTAATCGCATCTGACTTTCGGAAGAAGTACGTTGAACAAACACCGCACCTTCTTGATTATCAGTACCTACATTAACTAAGCGTTGCCTACTTTCCGAAGTATAATGCTTAATCATGTTTATCCTATGATTCGACATCGATGCACGTAAGCGATTAAGGTGGTGCTCGTAGCTAACTTCATTAGGACTATAGTAGTAATGCGTTTTCAGGGCATGAGCCACCAAGTCTGTAGTGAATTCGTCGCGGTCAAAGTTCTCTGACTTAACGACAAAAGATAGTTTACGTACAGCACGTTTAGCGTGAGTATTTAACTCGTCGATCATGGATGTAAAAGTATCGCACATTTCGAAATAGGCTTCAGGTGTTACCGACTCAGATTTAATTACCTTCACTTTAGCTGAGTTAGCTATACTAGCCCTAACACCACGCCTTCCTAATATCCAGTAGATGGCCTCCGCGTCTTCTTCGTATACTTTATATTTTCTAGCCATTGCATGAGTACTGTCCTCACATAATGCTTTGCTAGTCTTACATAGGTGTAATACGAAGAATTTTAGGCAAGACATAGTATAACCAGATTCACGTAACGCTAGACGGAATTTACTTGCGGTGATTCTTAGTTCTTTAAAGTTAACTACTGCTCCCAACTTCTTATTGAAGTTCGCATAGTCAACAGAGTTGACGCAGTATCGTAAGCACAACTCAAAAGAATCTTCAAATTCCTCCGACTGGTAATCTACGTTTAGTATCTCACATAAAAGGAAGGACAAACTTGATCTGTTTTTTATTAGTTCCATTGACAACACGCCTCCCTTAAAGCATATCGTTAAGTTCAATAGTACCTTTATTGGAGGTTTTTGTTTCTTTCTTTCTATACGATTTGTTCTTGACCCAGTTACCTCCAGCCACATCGCTTGCGAAGTCTGTAAGATCGTATGTGCGTTTTGATTTTTTAGCAGGCTTGTGTCCGTTAACTTTCATGACATCTGACATACCGACTACCATACCATCAAGTGACTCACTAGGCATTGCGGACAAATCGAATTCGTCAAGAGGTATAATAGATTTAGAAGTATTACGCTCTATATCAGGGTCGGTATGACGCCCCTTACTAACCATTAAATCTTTAAGTGGTTTGAAGTTTTTGCTACTATAGAGACTAGGCCCATTAAGTCCTGTATTCTCGTAAGATAAAGTGTAACGGCGCTCACGGGGATCGGCTGCAAATAGTTTGACTTCGTGATCATTTGCATATAAAACATAAGCACTCATGAAGTTACTAACGTAGTTAGACTTCTGGGTACCTCTATACCGTACGTAAACACGTTGGCCGAATGAGTAGCCATGTTTTCGGGTTTCGCCTTCTTGTAGAAACAAAGAGGCTACTAGTTTGAATTTCTCAGGAGGTACGCGGCGCATAATCTGACGTATGAAGGTAAACACATCTTCAAATGCGTCTCCTTCCATATCAAGCAGGGAAAATGCGTCGGGTTTAAATTTGGGGCAGGCTTTCTTAACTTCGTCCATACCTTGTTCAGAACATGAAGTGTTACTTCCATCAATTAACGCTTCTCTGTTAAGACCGACACAATCACCACAGTTTAGTAGCCCTGTTGTGATTTTTCTTGTTGGGAAGTTTTTTGTTATGTCTTGTGGTCTTATGTTCTCTGCAACTTTTGTCATGGGGTATACCTTTATTATTTAATGTGAATTCAACACAGTACTTAACTAGATTAGATAGGTTAGTAATACCTTCTGATTTCAGATCTAGTTTAAGTATATCAATTGCGATTCTGAGCTGGCGTGATGCCTTAAACCCAGGAACCAATATAAGCTTATCCTCCTGAGAGACGGGAGGATTTAGCATAGAAGACAGTAAGACATTAAACCATATATCGGCTCTTTGCTCACAATCTGCTTTAATCCAGTACCTTTGCTTCGGCTGCTTACCACTTCCTTTAAGTAACGCGTAATAAGCATCCGCCTTGTGGTGAAGTGTATCATGGCAATCTCCACACAAGGGTATCTGAATACTATCCTCTCCGCCAAGTGAACGGGGAATCGTATGGTGCCAGTTTATGGTAAATGTCTTGTCATTACAGATAAGACATTGTTCTGACTTAGCTCCCACGAATCAATATCACTTAGTAGGTTTGGATAGTTTGGCTTTACTCTGCCAAGGGAGTCCCCAACGCAATATCTTCATATTACCGCCAGTTAAAGAGGTCATGCGTCTATATAGCATTGTCGGTATAAACCAATACATGACTAAATCAGAGTTCTTCGGGTTAGTCATAGGACTGCCCGTTATCAACGTGTAGTCGTTAGAACTCCGTGAACTTAATTCTTCCACAGTGTGCTGTGCGGTTGTAAACAATACGCTGCTTGGATCTAGTACACGTTTCTCTCTGGCCTTTAGTCTGCGTGAAGCATCTTTCTTCTGGTTATCAAGTTCAGCATGTTTGTCCTGTACGATCTTCAATTCTTTCTGAAAAGCTTTTAGGCTATTCATTACCTCACGAAGTAGTTCAGGAGTTTTATATAAATTCTTAGCTAAAGTATCAAAGTTAATACCTTGCTCCGATTCCATACGCTCAATGAATTTGGCTTGCTGGTCTTTAGTTTTCTTATTGAAGAGTTGGGCGATTTGGCTTTGCTTGGCTTTAATCTGTCTATTAAGATTACGCCTCATAGTTCCGTTCTTTTTAGAATCCGATGTTTCTTTGTATTCATCAAATTCTTCTTGCGCTAGTTCCATTGCAGCCTTCTTACTAAACATAAGTAAGTTTTGGTTTTCAAAAACAACCATAGCCGTAGCACCTGCATAGTCCTTGCCGGAACTAATTCGATTAAACGGAATGCCTAATTTCTGCAATGTATTTGAACGCATGAACGCAGCCTGTTCGAACTGGGACATGACGGGGAGTTCTATGACTTGAATACCACCAGGGTTTCTCAACTTAGAAGGTATTTTATTTAGATACTTAGAACGGTATCTTTGGAATAGATCTTTAGTATCGCCTGAGCGTTCTTGATCTCGCTCTTGTCGGTTCTTGTCGAGCAAGTCGGCAAGTTCCTCGGAGCCTTTACCTGAATTAGATTCAGCAATCAATTTCTGATGGTTTAGGTAATTGGTGTGTAAAGTTTGCGCATCATCAATAAATTCAGTTAACTTCCCACTAACCATAATTTTCATTTGAGCAAACTTCAATTCTTTAGATTGAACTCCATCTTGAATACCTTTAACGACATTCAAGGTATTCTTTAACTTTTTACGTATACCTGAGATAGAAGGAGTTTTTCCAGTTGCAGATAGAAATGACTCGATACTTTCTACGGTTGACGCGGTTGCTTCCAACATAACTTGGCGACCCTTAAGAGGATTGCTTTTGTCTAATGCTTGAGACTGGAAGGCTGTAACTGCTGAGATTACCTCAGCGATGTTTTCGTTAATACTCATTTTTGATCCCTAATTATAAGTGCGATTAAACACTGACGCTTTGAGCGTAAGAGCGGCCTCTATGCGAGTCCTGCAATTAGAATTTTAAATTATTATTTTTGTTCAAGGTATCTTAGGTGTGTCTTGAGATTAAGTATCAATCTCTGTTTAATTGTCGTAACCAATTGGAAGTATCTTTACTAGATACAATACGCAGCGCTGTTTCTCGGTCAAAACCATCTGCTGCTAAACGTTCTACTATTTCACTGTTAATGCTGGCACCTCCTTCAAGGGCTTCTAATATACTAATGCCTCGGGCGACCATAACAGTACCCAAGGCAATTAGTATTTTACCGTCGGTAACATGGCAATCACGTACCTTATCGGAATCTTCGTATTCACTAGAATCAACCGAAAGACCTTCTTTAGATGTAGAGTCGGCACCTTTAAGGTACCACTTAAGGTATTCTTCACCATAATACTCTTCAGGTACTACAGTATCCATACCCGATTCGTCTAAGTAAGGATTTTGAATACATGAACCATGTGAAGTGAAACTATCTAAAACATCCGTCATCAGGTCATTGTTTGAAAATATACGGCGGCGTTCGATATTTTCTAATTCAGGTGTTCTAAAGTTTGAAGTATTGATTAGATTTGTCATACTGAGTTTCCTTTTAGTTAATAGAAATTGCGTCTTCTTAGAGACACTGCATTATATCAAATTGGAACCTTGATGTATACAGAGAAATGAGACGGCGCTAGGCAAGTTAGGTCCTGTACGTATTATGACCACCTACCTAGAGACGTGTTCTTACTTCTTCATTTTCTGCGTTTTAGTTTTAGCATTGAAATCATACTTAGGTGAAAGTGCCTTGTACTTCTTAACACGTTCTACTAAGTCAGCTTCGATGCGGGCATTCGGAGATTTACGCTCTTTAGCCAGAGACTTAATTTCCGCTTTAAGTTCTTTAATCGTTTTGACTATAGCAGAACGCTCAAGAGAGGCAAGGCGTCTAATCTGCAGGTCAAGGATACGTTTAGCGTATTCGACGGGTTTCTTAATTGCTTTACTTAAGGCGGCATCAGGCTCTTTCGCTTTAAGTACTTTAGGTAGTACTTTAAGTATCAAGTCTCTATTATCCACGGCGAACAATAATAGTTCTTGGTAATCAAGTTTGCGGGTTGCTTCTTTAATCAAGTAATCTATGTAGTCAATTTCTAACTTGATGCGGTACTTAATCCAAGTATTAATAAATTGAGGAACATTAGGACGTTCGAACGTTACCTTGTCTATGTGCTTATGCGTACAGCCTAGATCAAAGTGCTCTTTAGTGGTAAGAATCTTTTCAACTTTCTCAGCCAGTTCGAAGAACTTGTCTTCACTAATTCCGCGCTTAGGTTCAACGATGTATAAGCAGCCATAAGGACCAGAACGACCATACTTATCTTTCTTACCCGTTCTATCGTAAGCACGCTGTACTGAGTCTAAAGCGTTAATCTTTTCGAGCTGCTTAACAACTGAGGCTCCGCGAAAACCAGGGCTGTAGGATTGAATACTAATCTTCTTGGCTGCATCTTTGTTTTTGTGCTCCCACGTAGCAGATATGACAGGTGTAAAGGCCATGCTACCTCGTCCAGTCTTAATCAGCTCTGCGAAGTCATCGGCAGAAGTGACATCAATTGAGCCGTAAGGGTAGTGTACTTCAAGATTCTTAATGCAGGCTTTTTCAGTAATAGCCTTACCTCGTAGACCTCCGCGTAACAACTTAACAATACCTTCAATCGCGAATGGAGGATTACCAGCACGTACACCATAAGCAGGTGCAGTAGGATTACCCATCATCAACATGACTGGCAGTAGGGCAGGTAAGTGGACAGGCATCATTGCTGTGTTGTCGAAGTTCTGCTGCATAGGTACAACATTCAAGTAGCCGCTATCTAGTAGGAATAACTTGCTGAATACAGATAGACGAGCTTCGGTATATCGATAAGCAGCAGCACCATCGACTGGGCTACCCCAATTACCTTCGCCACGCACTAGCTTAGGGCTAGCGTTAGCTAAAGTAACCATTGCATCGTAACAAGCACCGTCACCATGCGGGTGATAAGAACCAATTGTGTCACCTACAACTTTAGCGGACTTACGTGTCTTAGCCGTATAAGTTAAATTCAATTGCTGCATTGCCCATAATAAAGCTCTATGGACAGGTTTCAATCCGTCACGATGTTCTGGTATAGCGCGTTCTTCAACAACATATGAACCATATATCTTTAGGGCCATCGATGCAAAGTTATTAATCGAGATATCTTTAAACGTATCTGGATTCATAATATGGACGGAGCCTTTAGCCATACTAGTTTTACTAGTCTTGGCTATCCGAGTGGCATTCTTTTTTGTTCTATTAGTCATTATAATTCCAATTATTCGTTGCAGTCGGTGCAATCACTATTTACACTTTTAAGTGTATTAGACCTATTATGTGTAGAGGTACTTAGTCTACCGGACGTAATACCTTGAAAACTAGATCCGTTCAAAGTGACAGGCTTACTTATGAAGAAAGGCTGCAAAGCATTATATAGCAGACTAGGCACTCCTTGATTAAGTTCCATGTACGAAGTAAGCGACTCATACTGGTCAAGCACCTTGCTGGTAATAGATCTTTGCAGTAAAGCGTAACGCCATTCGTGCAGGTCCTCAGTATTATAATCCAAGGCACGGCCTTTAACATAGTTCTCTAAGCCCTCAGGGTCAGTACAATTAGTGAGTCCGTTAATTGAATTCTTAGTAATCTCAAATTTATCATTAAGAATTATGCTGGACGCAAAAGACATAGAGGCTATAGGATAGGTTGTAATAATCTTATCACCTATGTCATGTACTATTACGGGCATTTTAAGTACAACGATTTCAGGATCGTGTGCTCTGACCCTAGGCCATTGTAGTAATAAATAGTGAAACATGCGGGGTTCCTATTATTCGAGATTAATGTTTAAGGCCAATAAGCTTACGTCTAGCTTCGGGTGAATCACCAACAACAGCAGTAAACCATTTGTCCATTTCAGGACTACACGCTGGGTTGATTTTAAATAAGCGGCGAGTTTCTGGGTTCATACCAAAGTATTCTAACTCGTCTTCCGACATTTCGCCGAGTCCTTTGATGCGCTTAACACCAGTCTTACTGGTCCCTTTAGGAAGTTGGTCAGTAACTTCTTCGAGAGTCATACCGCCGTAGAATTGTCCGTTATGATTAATACTGAACAAGGGGTTATCAACTACGTAGACTAAACCTTCTTTATATACGTCAGGTACGAACTTATGTAAGAAGCCAAGCAATGAAGTACCGATATGGAATCCATCAGGGTCGGCATCAGGCATGATGATAATAGCACCACGAACACGAAGTTTATCAATACTGAATTGAGGAACACCCGTGTTACGCTTATCTATCTTCAACTCAAGACCAAGAGCAATCAGCAAATCTTGTATTACTTTATTGTTCACAACTTTATCAAGAGAAGCACTAACAGCATTCAAGGGCTTACCTCTAAGCTTCAACACTTCTTGGTACTCAGGGTCACGCGCGTTCTTAGCAGTACCACCAGCAGAGTCACCTTCTACAATGTAGAGTTCACGATGTTCTGGTTTTGCATCAGGTGCAATGGTTAATACTTCTGGAATGATTGCACCTTTCGATTTTTTCTTAGTATCGGAAAGAGATTTCATTACTGACTTCAACCCTTCAACTTGCTTCTGGAATTCAGTAGCACGTTTGATTAGGTTCTTAGCGATGTTGGGATTCTTCTTGAAGTACTCAGTCAGGGGATCGACTAACATATCCTCAACGTCTTTATCAACTTTCGATTCCAACTTATCTTTTATCTGACCGCTGAATTGCGCGCCGTGCATTTTCCATTCGAAGAAACCTACAAGACCCATCATCAAGTCTTCACGCTTAAAGCCAAGGCCTTTCTTCTTACCTTTAGTTTTAGCTGCTGACTCATGAGGTTTGATTGCTCTGGCGAGTGCTGCTTTAAAGCCATTGACATGAGTACCGTGCTCAATACTCGGAGAACTGTTTACGAAAGATTTAAACAGTTCTGCATCAGTATGATCAGACCATTGAACGGCAACAGTCATGTAGTCTGTCTGTAGCGTGAATGGTTTACGGCCAACAGAATTCAATTCGTTCTCGTCCATAAATATTTTAGGTATAGCATCAAGACCTTTCTTGTTGACCATTGTCTTAGACTTTAACTTACCTTTAACTACTTGCGATACTGTCAACGTTAATCCTGGATTAAGCAATGTCATATTGCGTAACCAAGGGCCTACGGATTTAGCATTCTGCTTAGCAGGAATTGGTTTGAATGTTTTCTTTTTGCGCTCTGAACGACTAGCGTTTTCGGCAATGATTGTAAAGTCAGGAGTAAAACGAACGATTGTACCGTAGCCGCTTTTCTTCTGCAATAGATCCATAACATCTTTTCCGGGCTTCTTGTTCTTTGGATTAGGAAAGTCCGTCTCACCTTTTGTGAATGATTGATAAGACCACTTACCTCCAAATGACGACCATACTTCAAGCTTAGCAGAGCAGGCGTTAACAGCAGCACTACCGACACCATGCGTACCAGCAGATGTTTTATAGGCATCTTGATTGTTCTTACCGCCAGCATGTATGCGAGTGAATACGGCGGTAAGAGAGTTTATCTTATCACCGCCTTTGAGTTTCTTCATACCGACTGGAATACCGCCCGCGAAATCGGCAACGATATAACTGTGTTTTGTTGGGTCAAGAACAATCTCACCTGCTTTACATCGACCCGCTATGTATTCATCGTAGAAGTTATCCACTTGCTCTTTGATCATTCTGAAAAGCATCGGATTACCTAAGGCACCCATGTACATACTAGGGTTCATTCTTATGCCATCAAGGCCTTCAAGGATTTCAATACTTTCCGAGCTATAATCCTTACCTTTCGTGGCTTTCTTTTTCTTAGCTACCATTATATCATCCTAATAGGTTTTCTGGAATACCGTAATCATCAGCCGTATTGTTACTTGGCTCCATGACTCTTAATTGGTTTACGTACTGTCTAAAAGCCGAGATGGCTTCTTCGTTTTTGTCAAAGGGAAACTCTAAGCCACCAGGCTCTTTATCGTCATCTAATTCACCACTCAACCAACGTCTAATTATAACGCTGTGCTGGATGTGAGTATAGGACGCTTCAAGAAGTTCCATACTACAAATCGATCTATCTAACTGGTCAATGTTGACTGGGTGGAACATACAATTAGTGAAGTCCAGTTTAATAGTGTTTGTGTTAACGTCAAAGAATACTATTGAGTAGTATTCACCTATAGGTATAACGCGAAATACTGAGTCTTTTGTTTGTTCTATTTTATCCTTGATTGCTTCTACCAGATGATTAAATTTATTTAGATCGTTCAATTATATGTACCTCTGTCTCGGCCGTCATCATCAATAAGCGCTCAATGCTATCTTGTGTGAGGTTGTTATTACGGGGTAGTACAGTAGTGCCATAAAAGGGAAGTTCCTTTAACGGTTGTGTTTTGATAGCATTAGCATGATTGTACATGATCATTTCATATATCTGAGTAATGCCTTCATTCTTAAATAAGGGGAGCACCTCGCATTGCGCCAAAACTGTCTCCATAATTAGCTTAGCTTTACTTAAATCCTCCAAGTGCTTAACTAGAACTCCGTACTTAGCTTTAGCTTTCGTACTCTCAGCTTCGGCTTGATACAGGTCTTGGTGCTTAATATTATTATTTGCAACGGAGGAGTCGGCCACAATATTCTTATGATAAGCAATTGCTGCTTGACCCATGGATATATCTCCAGCGACATCGCCCATAGAGGATTCTATATTTAATAATTCACGTACGGTGAAGTGATACACACTAGAGTCTAAGATGAAACTCTTAGCGGCTAGTAGATAGGATACGTGAGGTAGTTGATCAGGCATGTGAGTTTCCTTTTGACAAAAGCAAAAAAGGCAGCTACAGGAGCCGCCTTTCTATTTTTACTGGACGAGATTCAATTAATCATCGAAATCGAAATCTTCGTCATCAGACTTTTTTGCCGCTTTACCTTTCTTAGCTTTCACTTTTTTAGCTTTAGCTGGTTTTTCTTTTTTAGCTTTAGCTGGTTTTTCTTTTTTAGCTTTAGCTGGTTTTTCTTTTTTAGCTTTAGCTGGTTTTTCTTTTTTAGCTTTGCCTGACTTTTCTTTTTTAGCTTTGCCTGACTTTTCTTTTTTAGCTTTAGGAGCTTCACCAGAAGCATCAGAAGATGTAATAGTCTCTACTTCTGCATCTATAGCATCCGCTTCGGCGTTAAGGGCATCAACAACTTTCTGCTGTGCAGCTAGACCCTTCTCAATAAGTGTTGCTTGTTTGCGGATTGATTTAGCGTTTCTAGTTATAGCGCCGGTGCTTTTCTTTGTAGCTAGGAAACCTTTAGCCATTGTAAATTCCTCTTTTAGAGATTTAAGTAGGTGCGGACGAAATGCCCGCACGCGTTCAATTAAAATTATAACGATTTGTGAATCAAAGTAAGACGGTCGGATTAATCTTCGTCTTCGTCCCACTCTTCGTCTTCATCATCGTCTTCATCTTCATCGTCTTCTTCGTCTTCGTCTTCGTCTTCGTCCCACTCTTCGTCTTCTTCTTCACCATCTTCATCGTCATCGCCGTCTTCATCGCCGAAGGTTTCGTTGTAAAGTTCTTCAACGTCATCGTCGTCCATTTTCTTGGCTTTGCCTTTCTTGATGGTACCTTCTTCGACTAAAGCGGCACGCATGTCGTCGGCTGACATTTCTTCTTCTTCGTCATCGTCATCGCCGTCTTCATCGCCGAAGTTTTCGTTGTAAAGTTCTTCAACGTCATCGTCGTCCATTTTCTTGGCTTTGCCTTTCTTAACAATGCCTTCTTCAACTAAAGCGGCACGCATGTCGTCGGCTGACATTTCATCGCCGTCTTCATCTTCGTCTTCATCATCGCCGTCTTCAAGATGTTCGGCAGCAAGTTCTTGAAGATCACTATCGTCCATTTTCTTCAACTTAGCTTTAGTTTTACCTTTAAGTTTTAATGCAACAAGTTCACGGATAACTTCGTCACGATCGAACTCTTCATCTTCATCTTCATCTTCCCACTCTTCATCATCAGGTTCAGCTTTTTTAGCTTTGCCTTTGCCTTTAGATTTAGGTGAAGTATTAGGTGAAGTATCGGTATCGCCGGCTGCCACTTGCGCTTGTTCAATTACATCTTCAAGAGTAAGACCAGCTTCTTCTGCGCCAGTTAAAAGATTAAGTAATGCAGTTGCTACGTTGTATACTGGTGCTTTATTTTTCTTAGCCATTTTGGTTTTCCTTTAAGGGTATTTCATTTAATAAGATTTAATAAAAGACAAGACAGAGTGCCTTGTCTCAATTGTTTACAGTTTGCAGGGTAACTAATGTTTTACTTTAAAAAAGAGATTACGTTAACAGTGACGCCTGGGCGTTTTTGGATATGAATTTCAGCACCGTCTGGTTCTTTCAAAATGTATGCACCATCTTTAATTGAAACAGAAACATCTTTAAACAAAGCAACTTCGGTTTTTTCAGTTACTACGATTTTAGCTTTTCCACCTACAGTACCTTCAACGGCAATTACGTTATCACGATCAATAAGCATAACGCCTTCTTTAGAAGAACCTGACTTAGGCTTGGTAAGGAAGCTAATCGAACTAGAATCCATACTTGAGATAATACCGAAACGAGTAACTACGCTATCCGCCAGTACCGATACGGTAGATAGTGCGCCTTTATAGGCTTTTACAGTACTCTTAACTTTAACTTTTGCTTCATTACGTTGGACACGTATGTTGCTTTTACTACTTGACTTAGTAGACTTCTTTGCTAGGCCTGATGATTTAGACTTAGCTACAGTTTTTTTACTTTTCTTGTCTGCCATTGTGCATGTTCTCCTAGAACGTTTAATTGTGGTTACAATATTATTTTACAGTTTTAGTTAAAGTGGATAGTGAGAGTACGTACTCTCACTATGGGAAAATATTATTCTTCTGAAACCAATTCGCTTTCTGCCGCACTGTCTAAGCTACTTACTAACAGTAGATCACCACCATGTAGGAACAAGGCGTCTAATTCTTCGTCTGTTACCGGATTGATCTCAGCAGGAAGCAAGGATTCGCCTCCAAGGGAATCTTCTAGAGAGTCACGGCTAACAGCCATGAAGCCTGAGCTAACCAATGAATCAATAAGAATTCGCAAGTCTGGGTCTGTTACTGCAAGGTCAGAGTTGAATGCGAATGATACTACGGCAGGTAAGTCTCCGCGTAGTCTGCCAATAAGAGCCACTAGTTTACGTGCCATAACATCAGGACGTTGCGTTGCATACAAGGCAGGCACTTGCATAGAAATATTAACAACGCTATTTGTTATGACTTCCAGACTGCTTTGGTTTTGAGGCGAGCTATAACCTACTGCGTCGATAAATTCTTCGAAGCCAATTAATGAACCTGCTTCTTCTTCATCATCATCACCGCCTGCATCGACGACAACGCCTTCAATTTCATTGAGTTCGATATCACAATGCGTATTTAAAAGTTTCCATTGTACCAGTTCGCCTACATGAGAGGAAAGCATATCAGTAATCTGTCTGCCGTGTAAATCAGGAGCAACAACACGAATTTCTTCACTAGGTAGATTACTCAAGTATTCAATTACACTACGTAAAGGTTTTGCGAAGGCCGGGACTGCATCATTTTCAGATTTAACACGTTGGAATGGAGACCAATAATTAACTGAAACTTCTTCGGTGACGTCAACATTAACTAACTGAGACTTCAATCCGGCAAATAAGTCAGGACCCGTCAAGTTGAATGTAGCGACAAGGACAGGACTTAATTTATGTGAAGCGTAGTTTGACATAAATGACGAGAAAGAGCCTTCTTCGAATAATTGATTACGATCAAGTGTAGGTTCTTCTTCGGCGTCCATATCTTCTTCGGCGTCCATATCTTCTTCGGCGTCCATATCTTCTTCGGCGTCCATATCTTCTTCGGCGTCCATATCTTCGGAATCTAAATGTGTATCTGCGTGGAAATCTGACGGCACAAGAGCATCAATCTCACCGTTACTTACGTTCAAAGTTATAGCTTCCTCAGAAGCTTGTACGTTTTGACCACCCGTATTCAAGTGGGCTTTGTTTTGATTTTCTTGGTTAGACATAATAGCTTTCCTTTTATTACTTTTATGATTGGCAGGGTTGAGCCCTGCCGCGATAGCACGTTGATTAGCTAAGTTTGCAGTAGGCGCTTCACCTAGGGCTTTCTGTATAACAGAACCTAAATTAACCGCCGTTGCTACTTTAACTTTATTTTGCAAAACAGACCCCTTTATTAAAGTTTATACCAGAGTTGCTCTGTGTTTTGATTTACAGTTTTGTTATCGCATGTTCGAACGATAACCCCAGTGTGAGGTACTCCTTTAACTTTCTGTACAACTGCCATGGCACGCTGCTTTAAAGTCTTGGTGGACCCTACTTTTATCTCTACTATAGGTAGAGCTGATATACCCATTCGCTTGAACTGCTTTTGGATATTAATAAATCCAGCTCTAACAAAGCGTACGCCCTCAACATTGTCATCTATAAACATATCGAATGCGTAGAACTTAGCGCGTTGACCTATGTTAGCATCTTTTCGCCATGTAGATTCTTGCTTCTTTCTATCCTTTACAATTTCAGTAAAGGCATGTACGCTGGAAAGGAAGGATTTAGCCTTTTCGCATTTAATACGATTAGACTTTTTAACGCGCCGCCCATTTGTATCCAATAAGGTAACCCTATCAACAAGGTCCTGTGCTTGCCTAATAACAATCTTCTTTTCGGATAAATATCTTGAAGCTTCTCGCTGCTCGGTATTTAAACCTACTACGCAATCTTTATGATCTGATAAGTCTTGGTCCAACCAGTCGCTAAACAAAGATTCCTTAGTAGCGCCGAGGCGACTCCCTGATAACTCCTTTACAGCTTTAGCATTTAATACGGTTTTACCTGTTACTACAACGTATGTTCCTACGTAAGGCATTACCTCAGCACTAAGCTTAGAGGGTATAGATCCACAAGAACAGGCTTGCTTGAGAAAAGGTACGAACTTACTATTCTCTTTGAGAAAGGCTCCGTATAGTCTGTACCCTTCTCGGGCTGAGCTAGTTCTATATACTAGTAACGTATCACGGCCATCAAGGTTAGGTCCAACGAATACGCTCTTTGGATTGTATGTCTTAATTGCGTTTTCTATATTACTATCTTTTACAGAAAACATACTAGTATACTTAGCATAGTGCTTTTGTACATTAGACATATAGGCGGTTAAACCGTCAGGGCTATTAGAAATGGCCTGCTGTATATGCTGTTTAAGTGCGAATAGTATATCCTCATAGGATACAATATTACCTCCGTATTCAGGTCTATCGCCATAAGCAAAGCAACGCCAGAATGAGGACAACCTCGCATCTAAAGGTAGACCTAAGCCTGCCGCGTATAGTTCTGATATACGAACACATGACGTTAGAGAGAACTCCCTAGATACAGTTCTATACAGGACTTTAAGGGTTCTTAGATACAACCTTGGAACTAAGTGGCGAGAAGCTGGACCTCGCTGATCTTGAACAGGAGGTTTAATCTCAAAAGACATTGAAGTTTTAATCAAATCAGTGTCCGTTGTTTCCTCAAACACAGAGTTATGATATAGCTTTATTATGGCCGCTAAAGGTACGTCGGATAGGACATGGGTTAGAGACATTATACTACTCCAAATTTAATAGGTCAGGCCTACAAGCTTCTTCTGCTATGAATAATAACGTACTTGGGTCGTGGTTTTGGCCGTGCGTCAATATAGCTACTTGTATGCCTGGCAATTGGTTTGATGTGAATTCAATCAGTTCAATTTTAGAATCGGCTGCTTTCAAATCCGCATTCATTGAGTCAATGTCCAGGGTTACTACTCCGAAGTTGGCAAGTAGTAACTTTAACTGGGACAAATCTATAATAGATAAAATATCTACAAGATCCTTTAATACTAGGTTAAGCGACTCGCCTGCAGAGGCTGACCCTAAAGGGATATTAACCATTGCTGATAAAGTTTGATTAGTTCTTGATTCCATAATTCAATCTTATCTCTATTCTTATAAGTTTTTAATATGTCGGCTGCTTCTCTTTCGGAAACATTCCGCTGATGGACAACACACTTCTTTAAAAAAGCTTGCGTTGGCGTATGGTCTTGCTTAGTTATAACGGCCGTAATCATAGGTCGTCCATTAACTGCTTCGTACTTAGCAATAGCATCTAAGTATTTATATACTACGTCTGCCATACCCTCGGCTTCAAACGGTAAACCGCATTTTGAGACTAAAGCCTCAAGGGTAATGGTTGATCGCATTCCAGCAGTCTCGACTAACGCAGAGTAGACTTTATATAAAAAGACTTTTTCTAGTTGGGACATAAGACACCTCGAAGATTAGGGAAGTTAGAGACTTAACTTCCCAGATATATTAGTTAGTCTTCTTCGTCAAAATCGGTGTCGTCATCTAAATCATCAAGATCTTCATCACCATCTAGGTCGTCATCTAAATCATCAAGATCTTCATCACCATCTAGGTCGTCATCTAAATCATCGATGGCGTCAAGGTCTTCGGCAAGTTCTTCGTCAGCATCGATTGAAGAGATATGATCTTTATACATTTTAGTGATTTCGGCATCCGTTAATTTACGGACGTCACGAGGTTTGATTAAACCTTCCTCCAGTAACGCGTCAATCATTAAGTCAACATGAGGAAGTTCCTCATCGTCAGTGCCGAAGTGCTGGTCATAAGCGGCTAGTATAGCTGCATCGTCCATTTTACGTAACTGCTTAGCATCAACAAAATCACCGTCACTCAAGGCATCGGCCATTGCATCAAAATCTAACTCAGAATCAATTTCTTCGTCAAGGCCGGTTTCATCACCGTCTTCATCAATTAGGTCATCTTCTAGATCGCCGTCCAAATCATCGATATCGGAAAGGTCTTCGGCAAGTTCCATATCATCTTCGTCCACACCGTCACCTTCGGTAGCACCAATCAATTCAGCAAGGCGTAAGGCATCCCCTTTACTGATGATTTTGCTAATATCAGAGGTTTCTTCATAGTTTTCTTCGATGTAAGTAATCATAACGTCAGTGGAGTAGTTCTCAAGTAAGAACTCCGCAATCGCTTCCGAGTCACCGTTGAATTGTGAAAACACTTCTTCATCTAATGTAGAGGCCATTTCTGAATTTTCTTCTTCGTCCAAGTCATCGCCGTCAACCATATCATCAAAGTCGAAGTCATCTTCATGGCTATCTTCTTCGTCAAAACCTTCATCAGGCTTAACCTGTTGTAGTAGTTCGGCTGCGCGGGTAATAGTAAGTTGCTTAACTACTACCTTATCACCAGTTGCGTCAAACACAAGACGGGCACCTTCTTCGGTTTTACGGGCACCGACAAACATAAACTCTGTGCCCCTATCCGACTCAAGTAGAGTACCTAGTACAAGAGGCTCACCGAAAGCTTTAGCGGCACGGTCTTGCGCTTTAGTAGACTTCTCCCATAGACCAGTAGTAACAATCTTCTTAGCCTTAATTGACATAGTTAAAGGTACGTCGAGTTCGACGTCTTGCTCAGGTAAATCTTGAACCACAGTACAGTTTATGGCAACAACAGGACTGTTTGGATCATCGACAATCTCAGGCGCGAATACTTCTGTATTAATTCTAAGGTCACCGTCATAGTCATATAAACTATCAAAGTGGTCACGTACTACTTTTGAAACTTTAGATATCAAGGGCTCAAGTATAGGTTTGTCGGCAAACGAATCGATAAACACTTTCGCTTTAGTCTTGCTAGACTTAGGCTTACTGGTTTTACTCTTGCTAGACTTAGGTTTACTGGTTTTACTCTTGCTAGACTTAGGTTTACTAGTTTTACTCTTGCTAGACTTAGGCTTACTAGTTTTACTCTTGCTAGACTTCATAGGCTTGCCGTGAACTTCCTCGAACAGTTCAGCATCTATGATATTTGCAAAACCTTTACCGCTATCTTCAATCTGCGAAGCTCTAGGTTTTTCTATTTCAGTTAGGCTTGCGCCGACTTTAACCATACTGCCTGCCATTAGTTGCTTGCTTCGACCAGTTACTTTATAACCACGAGTAGTAACGCTTTCAATTTTGCCTGACGTACCGTCTAATAGTTGAACTTTACGTTTAATCAATGATTCGTTGTTTTGTACTTTAGCCATGATATGTTTTCCTTTAAATTTGTAATTAAGTTGGGCTTGGGTTTTTACTTTTGCTTTTAGCTTCTTTTTAACGTATGTCTCACCAATCAATTAGATAAGGGAAACACGTCGCTGACCTCCATAACAGCGGTCTTACCAGATTTAACATTCAATAGGCGAACTCTCTCCTTACTAGCACTTGCCGCAATAATTCTATAGACGCGGTCATCAATTTGAATTGGTTTCCAGAACAACTTAGGTGAAAGACCTTTAGTTGAAAGTTTCTTAGCTTGCACTTTGAACTTCTTCTCTAGTTCAGCTTTTTTAGAATTGCTATATGGATTAACACCAGTCACTTTAGTTTTGACTAGTTTTGCACCAGATTCTGTTGATTGCTTCGTTCCATCCGAAGCCTGTTTCTTTTTTAAAGGTTTGCGCTCTTTGATTTTAGGAGAAGATGTATCACCAGACAAAGCAGCTAACACGGCTTTCTTTGTGCCGTTGACAATTCTACCATTCTCCTTACGGAGACGGAACTTGCCATTTTCAAAACCAACGATCATCACTTCTACCTCTCTAACAGAGATTACTTTGCCGAACATATTGTTCTTAATACCGTCTTCGTCGGTAATGCTTTCTTTGTACTGCACACGTAACGCTTTCTTCTCACCACGTACAAACTCTAGACCAGAAACTTCACTGGAAGGGGCTATCGCTTTTACTGTTGGTGTTTTCTTTTGTTCAGGTTGACCGTTGGGTTTGAATTTTATTGTGATAGTTCCGTTATCTTGGTCGATAACCATACCACGAGTATTAAGTTTAAGGACATCTACTAATGATGCGCTGCCTTGGTTTGAACCAACAGAAACGATTTCATTTATAGCTTTACGGATTGCGCTTAATTTTAATTGAACAGTCATGACGACTTCTCCTATGTTTATACAACATTCGCTCAACGTGAGCTTTCGGTTTATATGAGGGGGTTTGAAGTTGAAAAGTGTTGCTTCAACTTGATTACATTATAGCAAAATATAAGGTGGTTGACTAAGGTATTATTGGCCACTATTAGGCAATGTATCTATGCGATACTCGAATACTAATATTATCAATTGCAACTCACTATCTTTACAGTTTTATAAATACCAGTTAGTGCTTATATTGAGGCTGAAACGTTTTGCTTCAACTGGACGCATTATAACAAATATCAGCCCCTGTGTCTTGTTTGTTTCAGACGGCACTAGGCAAGCAAGCAGAATAGACATATCGCTACCATGCACGATATAAGCAAAGCTAGTAACATACGGTCAGCACGTTTTGATTTACGTATGACTTCTTCTATAGCTTCTGTCCTACGGAGTTCGTGGACTTCATCACGCCACTTGTGTATAGATTGATTACTCATAGTCACCCTCAACCCAACGCTTGTTGCCACTAATGTACATTACAATATCACCAGTCTCTACTTCACGGGCTACGCCGCTAATTATACCCTTAGTGGATATTTCACCGATTGCTTCTAAACTATTAAGTCTACCTGTCATCAGAGAACCTTTGTGTGGAGTTAATGTGATACAATACTTCGCATCTTTATTTCCATTAGGGAACACAGGTTTAGTCTCGTCTCCATAGTCTTCACCGAAAGTACCTTCGTGGTGTTCTTCTTTCCAGAAACGATAAACGCGATTTGTCATTTCGTAGTGAAGTCTTGTTTTGAGTTCACGTGGTATATCCATCATACACATACCGTGAAGTGCCTGCCAAGTCCAGAAGCCGTTGCCAGGTAATCCCTGCTCAGATCCACTTGAACGAACAACTAACGCAGCTAGCATAGGCAGGCGATTGTTGTGGCAGAATAGATTCACACGATCTAAATGACTGCCCAATACTTTACCCAACTGACTGCCTGTTTCAGGTACTTGCATCGGTCTGGTATTGTTTATCGCCTCTGCCAGTTTCTTGTATGAAATGGTCTTTTCCTCAATGGCACAATCAATCAGGACTTGAAGAATTTTAGAATATATGTTCATAGATAAGATCTCTCTATATAGAAACAGTTCGTGGAACTGTGAGCTACAACACGCGGCTCATTGCAGGGCACTAGCTAGAATGCCCTGAATATGAAGCGCAGGTTAATTGCTTGCTTGCATACCATACCCGTCATCATCATGTGTAATAAGGATAGTACTGCCATCCTCAAATGTGTAAGTACAGTGCTCGTCATCCTCGCCGTGAACTTCTATAGGTGACACCATCAAGTCACAACACATGTCGGCGGTAGCTGCAACCGCCTCGCTGTAATTCTCACTGTGGCAGTCTTCAAGTATCTGTTGCGCTATGTTTTTCTTTTCAGGTTCTGTCATGGTTATTCTCCAGTTGGTTTTAGGCTTTCAATTGTTTGCTCAATATCATAATTCTTACCGAATGTAACGAAGCGGCGGTAAGCAGGGACTCTACTATATGCCGTTTGAATACCCACTCGCTTCTCGCTTAGGTTCTCCATCATAGTAGATAGTGCTTCCTCAACGGTAGCACCTGTCGCAGTAGCAGTAAGGGGCAATTCATGTTTAATGTTTTCAGGTATACCGACATAAATACATTCAGGATGGTGAGGTTCGTCCGAAGCATTCAAAGTAACAGTTACTTGGGAGACTGTATCTGTACTAAATAACTCGGTACGGGTTTTGGTAAGCAAGTGAATTGTCAGGTCATTCTCTGACAAGAATTTAAGTAAGTTCATAATATATTCCCTTAGGGATGCCCGTAGTTGGCTTCGTCTTGTTCTTTTAGGATCTGCAACATTTCGGCGAAACATTCAGGGCGATGCGATTCGATTTCGTCATCAAGTTCTGATTCAGGTATCCCATTAAGTATATCTTCGGCCACAGCACGTAAGTAGCAAGATAAGGCTTCATCTAACTGCTTACCTAGTGGTACCTCACCTTGTATACCAGAACCGCGGTACCTAGATGTATCTAATGAGTAAGACTGACGAAACCGCTGATACTTAAATGAGCGGAGAGTGCAAAGTACCTCAGCACGTTCGTGTAAGTACTTGTGTATATGTTGTGTAAACTGAGTAGGCTCTAGCATAGTAGAAGTTCCTGTAATTAAATACTGCGACGGGCGATACCTCAATCTCCGTATTAACGTATCCGTATTCGGAATAATTCCTTATTCTTCTGATTCGGTTTGTGCAAAGTCAGGTCGTATTGACGTGGATATGTCATAGACCGTATCATTCATTTGTGCGAATACCGCGACAATGCCGTAAACGACTACCGAGATGCCTGCTCCAAGGAACCCCATCCAACCTGGAATGTATTCATCTATAGTCAAACTTACAACTCCGTTAAGAGTCGCTACTGCCGCTAAGGTCGTAAGTACTAAAATATAAATCTTACGTTTAGTAGCTTTGTCATACAGTCTTTCAAGTACTTCGAATTCTTTATCAGTCATAGCTTTTTTAATGTCATTGGTATTACGCATAACAACTCCGTTCTCGTATTAAGTATTTGCCGTTGGGTTAAATTAGATGTAAGGGATTTAATATTGAGCTCCAGACAATAACCCTACAAGAATTAGCACAACTAAAGCTACTATAGGTGTGCTCATAAATGCCTCAATAGCAAGTCTTATACGTGTAGATCTATTCAATTTAATTTTCATAGTAGTATTCCTTTAAGTGTAAGTAATAAGGTAGGGTGCGTAGCCCTTAACTTGTGTTTTAATTAATCCATATTAATCAATTTACGAACTTCAAACAAAGAGAACTCAATGCCTTTAAGGCACATAAAGTTTTCAGTATCGGAGTTCGAAGTGACCAACATTAGAATCTGCTCTACGGTAAAATCTATATCCTTTATAGTTTTGAAAACCCCGCCCTTAGTAACTTTACGTTTATGTAAGGCGAATCTAATTTTCTTCACCCAAGCATCAAAGACCTCGTAGAGAAGGATTTCCAGTTTCTTATAAGTAGGATCAGTAATTAATGTGACGCCCAGTTCCTTTACCATAACCTTCATATTGTGATATTTTAACGCTGAGGGTGTTTCTTCACACACAGTCAAAGTATATAAAGCTACAATATATGAATCTGGGGCAAAAGCTAAAATTTCTTCTTCAAAGCCATTTATGTTACATTTGATAAGTGCGCTTATGATTTCCATGCGGTCCATAGGCTCAAGGTCACTTTCGAATTCAAAATCGGAGCTACTGGCTGGGTTAATTTTACGTTTACCTGTAAGCATATGACCGATTTCATCTTCGTCGTGTCCGCCTTCGTCCCAGGCGTCCTCTTCATCCTCTTCATCCCACGCTGCGTCTTCCTCTTCTTCGTCCCAGTCGTCTTCTTCGTCGTTTGCGTAGTACTCACGTACATCAGAATAGGACATGGCGTCAAGCATATCACGAGTAATACCATTGTCTTCAGCTAAAATCATTTGGCGGAGCTGGCCGTTAGTCTTAACCTTATGAGGTTTCTTTTCAAGATCTACTATGAGGTATTCCTCATACAACGTGTTAATCTTTTCATCAGACGCCTTACAGTAAAAGTCTTTACCTATATAAGCAACAGAATAAAGATATAGGGCTTTGCGCGAAGCTTCTTCCGAGCGAGCGGATGTATGACTAATACCAGTTAATTGGTATTCCCTTTCCTTAAGTCTAGTAATCGTTTCAGTAAGGGTAGATACTCTATTGTTGTAAAGTTCACGGCAGTTGGCTTGACCCGCCATACCTTCTTTAGGTTTATCGCGTGAACTACAGAAGACTGCGTGGGTCATAGGCTTAAGGAATTTCGAAGCACACCAACAGCACTTACACGTAGCTCCTTTAGGAAAGTCTTTAACTGCTGAATTAGATGCCTTCAGATCACTAAGTTCTGTCTCTGCCGATAGTCTACGGGCAATTATGTGATCTAGTTGAGTAGGGTTCTTCTTTCCTAGTTCTGATAATTCGATAGTTTCCATGCCAGTGGCCTCGTCTAATGTTGGTACGTTTGCGGTTTTATCATCTGCCTTTATATCTTCGTGAATGGCTTCATAATCTAAACCAAGAAACTTTGCCTCATCTTTAGATAGAGATTTAACAGTCTTCTTAGAAAGGCGGTTGTGTTTACGTATAGCAGTATCCTCAACTTCCTGACGTCGATTCTTCTCAGCAAGAGCGGCCTGCTCAACATACATCGAGCAAGTTATTTTGCCGTTGGTAGGGTCACGGTATAAATCGATTTGAGAGAAGCGTCCGGAGCCTTGCTTGAAAGCCGTTATGCTATAGTCTTCCGTATCTTCTATATTGATACGTTTCATGTTAAGGCGCCCGAATAAAAAGCTTGTTAGAGATACACCCACTCCCTCTTTACCAGATCGTCGGCAAGTGTAACCTCTACTGTCTTTGATAATAAACAGGTGGCCGTGAGGAGCTCGTTTACATAAGGTATGCTCATTAAACAAATGCTGTTTGTCGCCATCTATAATGATTGATTCAGTTTCACCTGAAGGGTCGTAACTGTTAGAAGTTAAACGTACTTCAACTATGGTTTGTTCTTGTTCTTTCATAATATACATTCCATTTGATCCTAATTAATAGTAAAAGTTTCTTTTGAAACTTTTACTATTATAGTATATAAGAGGCCACTAAGTATATGCTATTTTGGGAAGGTCTTAGGCGCTGAAACGACAAGAGAGCCGAAGCTCCCTAATGTAGTGTTCTATCTAACTGATCTAGCTGGGCGACAATCATGCCGGATAGTGATGGAAGTACTTTGAACGTGGCATTTTGCAATAATATTTTTACGTCATATTCATCAAAGTATTCAATCAAGAAGCAGAAGGGATTATTGTTTCCATTGACTGAGGCGTCATTAATAATATATCTGAACATTTCGTCTCGACCCCAATCGCCAGTTCTGTCCAGTTCCATGTAACCGTTGCATAGTAGAATTAGGATTTCTCCGCGCAGGCCTTCTAATACATGCTCTCTACTTTCTTCTGGATTACGTTCAATGTTGTTGCTGGCTAACAAGTCGGCATCACATGAAATAAGGTAGTTTTCCAGAGAAGCGTATGTCACTTCCTTTCGGGTAGATAAGTATGTACTTATTGCGTCACCTAATAAGTCACCTAGTACGCAGAATTTAAGAGTCTTACTCACGGCTCCACGCCTCTATCTCGAAGTTGGGTAACAATCTTAACAAGCCTAGCATTGTTTGACTCTAGGTCACCGCATGACATACCCATATCACTATTGACATTATCAACAGCCGCGTATGTTACTTTAAGCAGTTCGTCTATTAAAGAGCCTTGACATTGCTTGGCTTTTTTACGGTCTACCTCTTTCTGGCAGATAGTTTTAAGGGCTACGCTCTCACGTTCTAACTTTTGCACCTTATCTTTGTAACCTGTAAGAATGCCAATTAATGGATGCTTAACGAAACGAGCAAATGTTTCAATAGGGTAGATATTAAGATTTCGGTTGAGGGTAAAACCCGTACGCTTATCGTCTACTATATACTGTACGATAACCCAATCAGCGGCGCTATCTGTTAAGATATCAGGTTTCTCTGTACGAGGTAAAGCTAAGTACCACTCACCAGACACTAACTCAGGTAATTCTTGCGTTTCCATAATGACTTCCTTATTTGTTATCTCTATGGCAAGCTCGTCTCCACTTGCACCAGCGTTTAAATCTAGGTAACCAGTTTCGCCAACCACGGCCGGGTTCATACCAAGGGTTGAATACTTTACCTATTAGTTGTTCGTGGATAAGATACCACATTATGTCTCTACTTAACTCAGGAAGATTGGCGTCTTTGAGGTAGTCGCTTGACGCCCAGGTAAACCAGTTTCCGTCGTCATAATGTAGCTTCCTAATACTTCGTATGTAATCATCCATGTTAAAGCCAATGCGGCCTAATGTATGTACTAAATTACCCGACTGATGGAAGATAGGGAAATGCCTATAGCCACTGTCATCGATTGCAATTAGCTCTTTAGCATTATCAAGGTCGTCACATGTGAAGTCTCGTAACCATTCAAAGAACTGCTGCTCTCGATTAATACCTCCGCCTCCACGTGTTTGCCCAACAACGAAAGGTAAAGGGTTTTCAATATTAAGCAATTCCATTAAGGCTTCAACTCCTCTACAGGTATCGGCGTTGCTTACCCAACTACTTACTATGATAAATCCAAACTTACCGTCTGAGGCCAAGGCACATAGATAAGACAAGGATTCAAACTGAACACCTCGAACATCATGCTTACCTATAGCGCCACTGTCAATATACTCCTTGTACTCGACCAAGAACTTCTCTATTCTAGGATCTTGCATATTAGGATGATCATATCTTATATGGCTAAGCCAGGTATCGGCAAACACGCCATCAATATCAAGAGCAATAAATCCTTTATATTGCTTTAAGAATTCTTTGTCATACAGGCTCAGGTATTTAGTGTTACTCATAAAACTCCCATAGTTTAGTATGTCAGTCATTTACAGTTCAATTAAAGATTGCCTATATACGAGATAAAGCACGTATGGCCTCGCGTTCTTGTTTAATGTAATCGTGTTGATTAGTAATAGACTCGGCGGTAAGTTCACCTGTATTACGTGCATCGGCAAGCAAGTGCTTATTAAACAAAGGTCCGTACTTAGAATAGTCACTACGATTAGCTCTGTGTATACCCAAAGCGCAATGGTAACAGTAATAGGCGTTAGTACCTGCGTTGAAGAACAATGCAGTGCCCGGTAATTGACAAGCGTTAACATTACAGCGACCGCCTAGCTCCCCTTTACCTTCGAAGTCATCTTGACTAAGACGATACCCAGAAGGAAAACGATTATCTTTTCGTGTCCCAACGGCAACGACATTACCCCGTAGCGATTTAATCGCGTGCATTAGGGTAGACACGTTGTACAGGCTGTGAACAGTCATACTATTAGACTCATGTATATGTTTCTCCAAGTCTCGTACTGCCAGCCAATCGTTTAACATGGTAGCACCCATGTACGAAGATACTTTTGTTTTCCAGTACAGATCCAAAGATCCTACATTGTCCATCGTACGGGCTTGAGCTTTAATCGATGCGTAATTAACAATAGGTAAATTACCTTCCGAGAGCACTGAGACATTTAACGATAAGGCGCCTAAGTCCAAATCATCTTTCATGAATTCGACTTTACCTGAGTCATATACTTTAAATACAACAGGTGATACTCCCATAAGAGTCTTAGGAAACAGTTGGCCAGGATCTTTAATATCAGTAGACTCAAGTAACAGTAAACCTGTAGAGTCGTGCGATATAATTCCATCGAACAGTGGTGATAACAAAATGGTGTGAACTAAACAATAAGCTTTCATTAGGTATTTCCTATAGATAAAAATTAGCGGTGCGATTAGGTGTAAGCCAGAACAAAGCGTCAGCTAAGATAAGTAAGAATATGTCAGCCTCTCTGGAGACTAAGGTTAAGCACTGTCGTTTAACTCGGCAGTGTAATATTGAATAGTAGGTAGTGTGCCTTTCTTCTTACGTAACCATTTACGTACACGCTCATGCAACTTACCTGTTGTGTTCTTACCTTGTCGATCGGTATCAACTCCCCAGAATTTCTCTTTGTCCCAGGGGGCTATCTCAACAATAGGCACATCCTCGGTTCCCATAAGCATCTCGCCCATAACTACATTCTGAGAGTACTTGGCTTTAAGAATCTCAAACATAATAGACTCTTTAACTTCATCCCAATCATCGCGTAATGGACAGCCTGCTTTAGCGCTGCCTTGATAACGGGCATCTTTAGGCTTTATGCAATTGCGAATCTTAGTGCGATGTTCGGCGCTTTCCGTTTTCATGTACTGGAAGGCCTGTTCAGCACTATAGAACATTATGTATGCGTCGTTCACTAAACAATAGACTGGTGCAACGTGCATATTGCTAAAGATTTCATACCCAGGAGTAGTAACCTTACCGAATGTTATTTCATTGTGCTTGAAAGGTTTAGGTTTAGGTTTAGGTTTACGTAGACCGGGAGCCTTTTTAATCTTAACGTCAGTGTCGTCACGCGTAGAAGATTTCTTTTTCTTAGTAGAGGCTTTTTTGGTCTCAGGAGATTCGGATTTAGCATCAAGCTTCTCCACAGACGCACGTATGCGTTCTACTGTAAGCTTGCCTGGGATATCAAACTCTCGTAATTCTTTTAAAAGCTTTAAAGTTGATTTGCCTCGGTAGCCAATCTTACGTAAGGCTGGCATAAGTTTAATTTGAGCCACAATTGCTCTCCTGTTCTAAGTTCTGTTGCATAAATTGAAGTACTGAGCACCGTTTACACTTATGTGCAAGTGTCCAGCCTTCTCCAAAGTCCATTCCGTTAATTGGGTTGTCATCGCTGCAATTAATACGCTCGTGTTCAGGGAACATGGCATCTAACAGCATTTTATTATTTGTCATAGACATCATTCCACTTTTTACCTAATGATCGGACTTCAAGGCCCCGGCTAAACAAGTCCGTTAAGTAGATGTGTTGATCTTTTGCTTCTTCGATACGGGCCAGGGAGTTTTTCTTTATTTCCTTAATTATGTCAGGAAGTTGCTCCTTAGTTTCACCTTTTAGGACTTTACGTCCGTCGGCTTTGTTGTGTAAATTTTTATACAGCGATATAGTTTTATCGGTACTACCTAATATGTAAGAAGCGAGTTCTTCAAGCTCCTCACCATTCAGTTCCCAACTCTGTATGTGATTAACAAACCAGCGCTCGCCTATTACACGGGAGTCGATAGGAGATAGCTTATTAGGAGTAAGGTGTCCAGATCTATGTTTAATTATGCACATTCTATTTTCACAGAGAGGGCTACCGCAGACAAGACCCATAGTAGAATCGCAGTTATGATTAGACTGTCCTCCACATAGAGAGCATTTCTCCTCTAGGTGACTGAGGCAAAAGTCCGTACCGTCAATACAAACTTTACCGCAAGTGCCTTGCCAAGCTTCGTCGTAGATGCACGTTGTATTACGCGTGTATTCAGCAGCACCTAAGTAATGATCTTGATTTACTTTCGGTACGGTAGTCGCAGCTTCGAAGTTGTATGTATGACCTGAGTAAGTTAAAGATTCAGGCCATTCAGTAAGAGCTTTCTTACTAAAGATAGTAACTACTTTGCCTTCAATACCTGCTGCGTAAAATACGGCAGGGTCTAAGTTAATTTGAGCCATTAGCCTTCTCCTCGAACTCAGGGAACATAACAATGATGCGACCTTTAACTAAGGAGATAAGATCCTTAATTTCTTCTCCATCCATTTTAAATGTTTCAGTAAGGTAGCGCTTAGCTCTATCCAGGTTTAGTTCAAAATTACCATATTCTACTATTTGCATTTGCACAGTAGCACTGACCATTGCTCTGTTTCCGTACTTGCCGTCAATATATGCGTATAGTGCTGCAACCCCTCCGTTATGTAGTATAGAATCATTAAGTCCTGGGTTCGAATCAGGAATATCATTAAGCAGAGTAGCCACCAGCTTATCTATCGTCATTTCAACGTCAGGTATTATAACCAACATAGACATTTGGTTAAGTGTATTGGTTTGGAATAAGGTACCCATATCAATCTCCTATATATTTGATTTAGAGTAGAGGACAGCTTGATTGTCGTCTTCGGATTCTACTTTCTTGATGAATCCATACGCTTCGAACTTATCAAGTATGTAGGAACTATGCCAGTTGCTCATTATGTTTGATGCCTTTTCAAATTCATCACTAGTAAATGGGGATTCTAAATTATCTAAGGCTTTAGTCGCCGTTATAATAATCTGAAACTCTCTCTTCTGATAGCCTTGAGGATCAATAAATTCTTCCCATACCTTTAAAGAAGTATAACCTCCACGTGGATCTTTTTCAGTAATGTAATTAGCTATGTGAGACAGAACGGTGTACCCGTTAGCCATAAGCGTTTCGAGTTCATCGACAAGTAGTTCATCTTCGGTAAACTTACTTTCGTCAGTCTGCTTAGTACCGCGCCAACGATTATGCTGTTTGTAATCACCGTTATCTATTTCTTGGAAACGAAGACTCATGTAATGGAGAACCTCACTAAGTCCCGGCTTCGTGGGTTCAGGTATTGTCATAAACGTAATATGGTCAGCCCACTCTGTGCTTACTTTCCGGGCAGAAGGAGTGTAGGCTCTCAGAGTTGAGAGCAGATCAACTCCAGCACGTTCCCAGAGTTCGATGTCATCCTCGACGTCAATAACGTCTTCCATTAGGTAAACGGCTCTGGCTATATCCTGCTTGTTGTATGCCGCTGCGACAAGTTCATCAAACAAATGCTGGAATGAATCATACGCTTTACTAAAGTCCGTAGTCTCGAACTCAACGCCAGCGACTTCTAATATACGGGTCCACTCTTTTATCATAGCTATAATGGAATGAGGTACACTATCAGGATTAAGATTAAAGTCAGGTATAGGTGATTCATACACTACAGGCTGAGGTGTTTTAGTTAAGCGAGTAACAATGTTAACCGAATCTTTAACTACAAGTGGTTGGCATATAACAGATTCCTGAGGTGTGCTAAATAAAGAATCCTGTAACCTTGCTTGCATATCGTTACAGAACTTAAGTCCTTTTGGAGATACATGGAATTCGTACTGATAAGGCCTATCTTTGAGAATACCATTGACCGTATAGTCGTTTAATTTAAGGTCAACCCGTTTAGCCTCCAGATTGTCAATGTGTATTTTACAGGAAGTAATGAGGCCTTCGCTATCAAGTCGTAGTAAAGATTCTAAAGCCTCTCGGTAAGGCGAGTCAAAGTCGGCTGCGTCTTTCTTATATACAAAGACTAGGTCTTCCAGTACAACGCCTCGAGGTGTTATTGCTAAAAATATTTGCGTATCTTTTAAAGTTATATTGTGCATATCTGTTCCTTATTAAGAATGGGTAATGATTTTTTGTTTTACGGCCTGTAGATAAAGTTGACCGCTAGCTAAGTTTTTGGCCTTGGCCTCACACATGATATCGAATTCAGGTAAAAATGAAAGGGCCCAGCTATTCATTCTTTTATTACCGAACAACATACTGTGGGCACGTAGTTTAGTTTTTGGGAAACCCATAGAGATAAGTTCGTCAAAGTTGAACATTCTATTTCTAGGTAATCCTAAAGTGTACTGCTCTTTACTATTTGAATAATGGATTGTAGGTCTTTTTCCACGCCAACTGTCTTTTATGTACTTTAACCTCCCATCAGTAGATCTTATATATTCACCTTCACTGTTAATCCAATGGTGATGAATATCTAATACCAAGCCAATTTTCTTATACAAAGGTAGCAGGTCATCTATACTGGCTCCAAACTCGTCGTTTTCTAAAGTAATAACTCTACGGGCTTCAGGTGACAGTCTGCTATAGGTCCGTTTAAACTCAGGTATTCCACCCCGACCAGATAGATGCACATTGACCTTCATGTCCAACTTCTTCTTTGCAAAACCTAAATATTTACAAATGTCTACATGATGCTCAAATTCCAATAGGGACGATGATACTACTTCAGGTTTATCGGAAGCTAGAACCGTAAACTGACCTGGATGGAAAGATAACTTAACGTTCAGTCTACGTGCAAGGTCCCCTACAGGTTTAAGATTATCGGATAGATACTTCTGTACATCGGGTTTATCATAGAACCAAGACCACGTCCTGTGTGTTGCGCCTGGACATATACTTGAACCTAGGCGCAACATACGTAGTTGTTCTGGGTACTCAGATAACTTGCGTACTAAGTTACGTATGGCTTTACAGTTGTTTTGCATAATCTCATATAGACGGTCCTCTGCAATACTCTTGTTTTCATTTAACCATTTTATAGTAGTGCTCTGGAACCTGTAAGGTTTTACCCAACGCTCGGATTCTGCTTTAGATGAAGCTTGTGCTTCTACATCGGGAGGTAACTCGTACACGCACGCAAATCCAATCTTCATAATAGATATCCTTGTATATAGATTTAATCGCTAGCTAGGTTTAGCTGTAGCGTGGCTTTTTCTTTTTTAGCTTCTTTCTCTTAGGACCCTTCCTTAAATCCTTAACCAACATCTTAGATACCATCTTAAATACGGCTAGGCTTTCTTCCTCGCCTAGACTCGCAATAGATTCTTGTAACAAGGAACTAACATCTAGTCTATGTTTATGGAGGTCGACCCATTCTCCGTTTTCATCGCTCCCATAAGAATGTATGCGATGCTTGTACGCAATGTAATGACCGCCGACAGTAGGGTCTATGTCTATAATTACGCGGTCTTCTTCTAGGCTTAAATGGAAAGCCATAGTTAGTCCTTCAACATCCGTTGTGAATTCCATAGAATCGTCGCCGCACACTGAATCGCTACTGGGGAACAATTCAATTACAGATCGAATACTAACTATCAGGTTAGTCCATATAGGCTTAAAATCTCCGGCCACAATAAAAGTATTACGGGTTTTGTGTATCTTACCTAAACTCAACGTATTAATTTTTACGGTATCCTTTAAGGAAGTTTCAGGGTTGCTTAATACGGCAAGGATGCTCGTTATTGAAGTTTCTAAGTTTGACGATTTCATTTTGTTTTCCTTTTAAGAATTGATTGACTCTTTAGTAATTATGTCAACAGGTGCAAGTTCGTACTTAACAACACAATCGGTACAGGCATGAATGTGGTTATTAACTTTGCCGTTTAACTTACCTGCGAAGTGATATAGATTTTCATAATCTTTCAGATTTTCAAAGTTGTAGCCACAGCAGTCACAAGCTAGAGGCTCAGTCGAATTACCATTAGGTATAATTACTTCATCTATACAAACGGCAATCGTATTACCTTGAACGTATGCCGCACTAGTTCCTAAGTCCGCTCCAAACGCCTGAACGAAGATGTGCATAGGCACGCGATAGAAACCATCGTCGTCAAATGCGAATTCGTCAGTACGGACAGGCGAATCATCTATAAGCTCGACGCCTCTTTTATTAGGTTTGAATCTAACGAAAGTATTCATGTTTAGCGCAACGTAGGTTCTACTACCTGATACATAAGAGTTGATTTGCATTGTTATCTCCGATAATTAAAGGGCCGCACTTTGATACATAGGGCTGCGGAATACCCAAGGTAAATATTAGATAAAAGGCTGTGCTGGAATACCTGCGTACTTTGATATAGCGTCGATAATTTCCATGTCGTCGCAGTCAACCACAAGAAGTTTAGGTGGTGCTCCTTGAGGACGAATCTCAATTACAATGACTTCAATAGAAAGTTGCCCTTTCTTGAAACCATATCTTGAAACCGATGCGTTAGCGCCACATGTCCGCAGTAGCATAGTTAAACTTGAAGCTGGGTTATCGCCTAAACATATTAACATTGTTTTCTCCTGGGTGAATAAAAAATGATGGGTGAATATAAGATGTTCCATTTCACCCATCGAACATCGCAGCAGTCTCAAGTGCTACGAAAGTTTAACTGACTCAATTACTTCTTTACCGATAGTGCCACTGTTTGCATCAGCCGCTATATCTTTGTGTAGGCGTAGATCCTTTTCGCCGAATGCGAAGATAACTTGAAACTCTTTACGCATGTCCTTTTGTTTCCATTCGATGTCCAACTCGGAAGGAAAGACAATCTCGGTCTTAGATAAAGAAGGGTAAACCCTAAGCTGTTCGTTTTCGCTTCTAATGTTAGTCGGTTGATTGAAGTCTACCTTTCTAACAGCGATCAAGTAGACGTTTTGCTGTGCGGCTAACGGTGCGAGTTTCTTGTGGATGAACTCGCACGTAACAGCTCCAGCCATGTTGTATCTTCCGCAGATACCTACATCAAAGATTGACTTGTCATCATCTTTGATGAAAGTGTTTACGAAAGTCGCACGGCTTGCACCGTAGCCATAAACTTCCATTTGTGTAACGTCACCTTTTCTATACACGCTCATAGTGTCTGTGCCTTTGGACCAGAACGGGCGATACTCGCGGTTCGATTCTAGGTCGGCCGAGTAGATTCCGTAATGCGCGTAACCATTAGCAGACCCTACAAGCAATACTAAAGCGTTCGTCAGAGGAATAATGTGGCGCGCCACGTTGCGGCCACTATACTCGTCTTCATCTTTAACGTGAATTGTTATATCTGGGTAGTTACCGCAGTTCGCCCACCAATTGATTGACAACCTAGTAGGTTCGATTAATTTGCTCATTCTTTTTCTCTCCAAATAGTTAAGTTTGTGGAATCATCAGGTTGACTTTTAAAATTGTGATCTTGGATAGTCGTAGATAACATCTGCAACCCTAGAATACTTTTACCAGCATAAGGTATTATACCTGTCACGCGTCTGCCTAGTGGAAGACCCAGTACCTCATCCCAACTAGAATAACCTGCAGACTTCGCAAAGGTGTCTGCGGGGTGCTCGATTTTTACCTCATTAAATGCGTGTTGTTCAGATAGCTTCAATGCGTGGCGAAGTGCAGGAGTCTTATCTAAATCCAACGAGTAATCCAGATTCTGTGTAAACTTCATTATTTAATTCCTTATTTGAATAAGCTTTCGGCCAAGTCAGGTTCGTCTGAGTTTTTAACTGCCCAGATAATTTGAGCTTTCAACGCTTCAAAGAATTCGTTTTTCTTAGTGTGCCATTCACGGCGATCACTATCGTAGTCTTTAGGTGAAAAGAACTCTCTTACAATTAAAGCTTCAAGCATCGAAACTTGTGCGGTCTCCAGGGCTTGAGTAGTTTCCCATATATGTATATAAGCCTTGCTGTTGACATAATCATGTAAGCCTATTGACATACCGCCTACGTCAACAATTAAACGTTGCATTTCCATAATGGCCGGAACAAGGTGAGGTTGTTGGTTAAGAAAGTTCTTAGGCAATTCTTTCATTAGTTAATCTCCGTTGCTTTACCACGTTGCGTCCGCAGATTGGTAAATTGATTGGGCTCTTTTAGCAGTAGTCATTTGGGTAATACCTTTTATAGTTGTTTTACTTTAACTAGGGAGTAACAGTCTTTAAATTTAGCTAGGCGTTCGGAAGACCACGCTTCTTGGTAGTCATCACGGAGTTCTCCATTCAAACAGACGTACTCACTACCATCGGTGAATCTAAACATCTTCTTTGGGTATAGACCGCAATCAACGGCGACTTTATATACGCCGTAGTCCTCAAGTATAAGTTGCGACATATTAACATTCCTTTAGTTTAAATCAATATAGTTGTCTTGCTCTTTATGTCTTAGTATAACACATCGTAGCTATCAGTAATATAGCATAATAAGACGGCATTAGGCAGTGAAATACAGAGCATACAGCTAGCTAGAGAGCGCCTGAGGCTGGTGGTTTTTAGCTTCAATATGAAGTACTAGAAAGGACGAAATGTCTTTAAAAGGGGTAGTATGTAGTCATCCTTCTCTCGCATACCCCACCCATTGTAAGCTGATCAATACCTTCTAGTATAGGTCAGCTAGGTCTATAGTATTTAGGCGTTCGGCATCATGTATAGTTTTATACCAAGTCGTAGCAATAAAATTTTCTCCGAGTAACAGGTTCTTGTATTGAGACTTAGAAATAATTTCCTGTACGTTTTCTCTAAAGTCGGTAATCAATCTATATCGAGGTCCATCTTTATATAAGAAACCCCAAATAGTCAATCTATTCAAGATAGACGATATGTGATGAGGTTTACGTCCAATCCGTTTTCCTAAGTCTTCATAAGTAATAAGGTTAGAGTTTAAGTCGTCGATGTGAGGTAAGACCAAAGTAGCTAAACCAAAGTAGTTGTTATTTATAGGAGTAAGGCCTATTAGGTATCCTAGGTATTTTAAATTCTGTGTGTTCATAGTATTTTCTTTATCTAAGTTGATTAATTTACATAATGCTTCTTTCATACTTCTTAAGCTCTGGGCGACACCAAGACTATCGTTTTTCAAATTCGCTTCAATACCTTTATTAATTAAACTAAGTAAGACTTCAGGTGCTACGGCTTCTTCAACTTCTGTGCGTTGATCTTGAAGTTTTTGTCTGTCCAACTCAAGTGCCTTTAGTTCCAGGCGGGCTTCTACAGGACTGCGGCCTCCAAGGTCGTACCTTATACCGTCTGAGTAAGACAAGGTCGTCTTATATTGAGGACATAAGTTATACATTGTTATAAAATCTTTTAGTACTATACGAGGTCTTAGCACATAAAGGTAGTCTAAGGCAGAGTCTACATTATCAGATTGTCTATTACCGAGACCGTAGAAAACCCTAGCAGCTATGTATAATTCTACGCAAGGTAATACTAGTGGGAACTTGGCACTTTGCTCTATGGCAATTAGACCCTGGACTATTTCAATATCTCGGTTTGCCTGTCTATTAAACTCAGCAGATATAGTACTTATTTTTCCGTCACACTTACTTTTAAATATTTCGTACAGAGTGACTGGGTCACATTCAGTTAGATTAACTAAGTCGATGTGGTCAGGTATAAGATTCTTCTCTTTTAAATAGTCAGTGATTTCACTTAGGCTAGGGTCACAATTATAAGCACATTCTTCTAGGGAACTTCCATAATCATAGGCAGCCATCAGCCAGTTGTACATGGCGTCATGGCCTTGAGACTCGATTTCTTTTTTCTGTTCGTCACTTTGGATTAAATTTAAGTTGTTCCCTTGTCGATCCTTAAGGTAAGACAACAACACGGATGTCACTATTTCACTTTCTTGGAAAGGTCCTACGACATAAGTATGGGTGTGATATTCCTCATACTTAGGAATTTCGCCGTCTATGCCTTGTGCGTTAAAATCAGGACAATGGTTATGGGTATATACAGTATGTGCAACTGCCGGTGCTGGAAAATCTTTTGAGGAGCTATACTTCTCAAGGGCCTGTAGGAACAGACTGTGTTTGACTTTAGACGTACAGCCACTGTCGTCGTCAATTGCCAGGTCGTTGAATGTTATTTCTAAAAATGGACCTGCAGGCTTTACTGATATGATATTATGTGCTTCTGACCATTGTGAAGAAAGCACCTTTGAGTGAGATAGTATTTCTTTAATTGAGTTTAACATAGTCGTTCTCTCTACTTAGTTTAAGTTTATGGGTGGTACGCCAACCTGAAGCCAGCATTCAAAGTATGTTTAGTTTATTTGGTTTTCTTTTTGGCTACTACTTTCTTTTTGGCTACTACTTTCTTTTTGGCTTTAGTAGTGGATTTTACTTTCTTAGATTCGGTAGGGCGTTCTGTTTTATCTCCGTCGCCCGGTACCGTTGTTGCTTTAGCTTTCTTGAAGTTCTCAAGCTTGCTTAGGCTAACGGCTATGATTAGACCTGATCCAGGAAGTTTAACTTGCATATTTTTACCCATCATACCCTGGCTGATAGCCGAATCTTTTGAGTCAATACCTGCGCTCTCTAGGAGTCCTAAAACTTCAAGGGCTGCTGTGTCAAAATCTAAGGCACGTTGCTCTGCTACAATCTCTTTAGCAGATTTCAAACGAGCTTTAATTTTATCAAGTGATTTGGTGTGTACGCTAATAGCTTTAACTGCGGCTACCATGTGCTTTTCCATTTGTTCAGATAAGGTACCTTTAGGTAAAGCGTATAATATAACGTTAGACTTAGCAGTGGCTTTCTTCTGCTCTTTAACAGGCGCACATCGGCGCGTCAGGTAAGCATAAGAATCACCAGCTTTGTTTTTCTTAGCGTCGAATTCTTCGTACTTACCTTTACCTATAGTGAACACGGCTGTAGGTGAAGTTGGGAATTTACTACCCAACAAAGCTGAGATAGATAATGAAGTATGTTCACCAAATAACATTTCTTTAGGTAAGACAAGTTTGAAGCTACCGTCTTTCATCTTAGTGGTCATTGAAGATTTTATCTCACGTGGCGCTTCAATTAAACCTGACTCAAGTAACGAATCGACTATCTGCTTACGGTTACGAGAATGAATTTTAGTAATAGTTACTGATTCTCTAGTGACACGACAAGGTGCCAACTTATTAGATAAGGCTGCAACAATCTTAGTTTGCAGTAATTCGACTTTACCACGGTTTAATAAGCCGTCTCTGTTCAAGTAAGGGTTAGTAAAGTTAGAAGTAAGGGTAATTAATGTGTTTGAGTTTTTCATAATAACATTCCTTTAAGTATTTAAGTTGTTTCGTTCGCTTTGGACTTATACATAATATAGTAAATTAAGAGGGTAGGTCGTACCCTCTTCGGGGACAATTGTAATATTGAACTAATTACCCTTGAACGTTTGTTTGCAATTCAGGCACTCGTAGTATTCAAAATACGAATCGCATGAAGTCATCTTAGCGGGGCCTGAACATGACGAACAAGAGCCTGCCCAGTCATCACCTTCGTCATCGCTAATAATAGGTTCACCCGTCTGTTTGCGCCATATTTGAAACACGTAATCGAACACGGCATCAATTTTTCTGAATTCGCGGAACTTAGTTGACTCAGAACCGTAGCTCGTCATCTCCAAACCGCATACACATAACGGATCGACACACGCTCCAGGCGTATGGCTGCGAGGGTCATTAGGAACTAATTCCTCAAAAGGACCCAGCTTACTTGAGTCTTTACCGCATGAACATTTCCAATCAAAAATATCAGTCATAGTTTTTCCTTATTCATATAAGTTTGCTTGCTTCGTTATGGACTCATTATAGCAGGTTAATACCTTTGATTATACTCTTAAATGAGCCGACATTAGGCGACGAAAGATATATACCGCAGACATAAAAAAACCACTGTACTCGAAAGCAAGTGGTTAGTGTTAGAATACATTGGGATAAAAAAGAACTGAGTATATTTCAACTCAGTCCAAAATATCAAAAACTGTTTAACTGATTGGGTTGATAGTTGTCTCACTTCCTATCCCAATGTATTCTTAATAGGTTGAATACCGCATGAGGCAAAAACGCGGCTAAACGATTGCTGGTAAATAAGGAGCCTCATGCTGTATTCAAATGGTCGCAACTCTAACTCCTTAAGAGGAACCCCATTCAACCGGAGGAGTTAGAGTTGCTTTTCTACTGTTCGAGTTACGAAGTCAAACAGCAAGAAAGTTTCAGGGTTATCTTACGGAAGGGAGAGCCTTGCTCACCTAACAGCCTTATCCTAACAAAGTTAAATGAAACTTTCAGAGGCATGTCTAAATAGAACATGTAAGGAGATTCGTTTAATATACTGTGGGTATTTCCCTAGTAGAAGAACTCAAGCTGTACCTTAGATACCACACGTTGGCCTTAGTGTTTGTGCTGGGTCTTTGAGTTTACATGCAAAGTGACCTGCCACACAGGTAAATAGTACAGCTCGGTAATACGTTTGCGTTTAGTACGTATCGACATTCCTTTCCGATATTCTTACGTTGTGACATAGATACCGTGCGATAGGTAAATAGCCTTTCGTGCAATCGGAGTTCGCTTCTTCTAGACCCTTAGCGTCGAGTCCTGTTTAAGAAAATACACAAAGTATACTAGTATACTTTACTTAGTGCTACCCACTCAATGAGCTAAGATTAGGGCCTTGCGTGTGAACGGCGCGAACCTCTGTAGCTCTCTAAACAATGCCTCAACGCAACTTGGCATGGACAGATTAGAGTGAGTACCACTAAAGAAAGTAGGATAGAGTCCTAGCGAGAAATGGTGGGTCGTGCAAGATTCGAACTTGCGGCAAATTGGTTAAAAGCCAACTGCTCTACCAACTGAGCTAACGACCCATAGTACAAACTATATATTAGTGTTTACAGTTTGTATTTTACATAAATACTGGAGGTATACGTACACCAGAATTAAACGTATTATATAGGCGTTGAACGTGTACGCGTTCTAGCCATGTCCCTGACAGGAATTCGGGTTCTACCTGTAACTTACTATTTGAATTGAGGGTATCGCACCTCGCAGAAACAGCAATGCTCTAAGCTTTGAGCTATAGGAACTTTTCGTTTAATCGCGTATAACAAAATGAACAAGGCTGGAATCGATACCAGCAATGCCAGAATAGGGCTTACCGTAACACGAGCCTAACTGTTGGTTTATCTTAACTCTACTTGCTCACGTATTAATGTTTACAGTTTTGTATTAAGTAGGATTTACTTAATCTTCTTCGTCCGCAACTAGGTCACCTTTACCTGCACAGATAAGAGCGAAATTCTTGAGAGCTTTACCATTCGCCAATTGCTTCTTACACCAGAAGCGTATATCAACAGGCTTAACACCAAGTAAGTCGCAAGTTTCTTTTACCTGTCGCTTGTTACCTAACACCAGTGCTTTGAATGATAACCAAGAACACTTCTTAGCTCCGTGTAAGGGACAATCTTCGTGGAATTTCATATTACCACGAGTACCGCCTACTACGCCTAACATCTTCAAGAAGTTCCAAGTATCAAACACTGGATCTAGGCCTCTAGCCACACCATCAGCATCACGAATCCAGATACGTGCAAATGTATCTTGATACTGTAGCCCGCCAAGTTTGTTCTTGATAACTTTCAAGTTGATGAAACGATATTCGTCGTTTCCTTCGTGCTCAACAGACTTCTCATCCATAGTAGGACCTTTACCCCAACCTGAAGGTAGAGCACGGCTGGTAGATTTTATTCTACAGTCAGAGAAGAATTTCAACGCTTCACCTCCCGGCTCATACTCAGGATTACCAAACATAGTCGCAGGCTTCTGTCGTAATTGATTAACCCCAAATACTGTCATGCGTTTCTTCTTCATAGAACCTTTAATGCGTTTAAGTTCTTTGGAGAACATCCGCGCTTGCAGGGCCATTGCATTGCTACCTTCGTCCGTATCTTCTTGCCTAGGTAACATAGCAGGATAGGAATCTAGTAGCGCGATTGCTTGCATCATACCATCTGCGGCAGGCACTTTAATTTTGTTATGCTTAGATAAGTACTTAGGGTCATATACAGATTTGAATCGCTTGAGTAATTTCTTATCATGAGGGAACAAATAGTAATACTCTTTGCCTAATTTAACTTTATCAGGTAGTATTCTTTTTAGTCGATTATAGAATTCGAAAAATTCCTCGCCTCCATCAGTGGAGATATAATCAACGATCGGAGGTGTAATTTCCTCACCTGTATCGGGGTCTCTCTCTCCGAAGATTTGGCTCAACGTTTGCTTAACGCCTTGTGATTTTAGAATACTCTCAATGTAGTCAGGGCTACCTGAACCTTCGTAATCCCAGTAGCTGGCTTTACCCTCAAAGCCTTGTTTAATTATAGCTGACATTATTGTCATAGCTATTGTTGTCTTAGCGGATTGTTCACCACCAAAGATAGTGTACCAGCCACCTGATACGATACCACCGCCTATTAATAGATCAAGTGATACTAAACCTGTATGTAAACGAGGTTCGTCTGGGTCAAAAGCTGTACCTGCAAGACCCATCTTCTTCTTAACGTCTGTAATGGATTCATCTAACATGTTTTCCAATAGAGATTTCGTTAAGGCGACTGCCTCTGAATGAGCGTTATCTGCAACTAAGGTAGCTTTATCGGAATTCTTGGCTTTCTTAGTTTTAGGAACATCAGCAACCTCAAGAGCCTTTTTGGCTCCTTTAGTTACTTTGGCTGATTTAGATCTAGTCGCTGTTTTAGTTGCCATCTAATTAAAAACTCTTTTTCTTAGAAGGTTTTTTCTTAGACGATTTTTTCTTACGAACAGGTTCGTCATCATCGACTGGACGTTTCTTTTTCTTAGAAGGTTTTTTCTTAGACGATTTTTTCTTACGAACAGGTTCGTCATCGTCTTCGTCATCGTCTTCGTCATCATCGTCTTCGTCATCATCGACTGGACGTTTCTTTTTCTTAGAAGGTTTTTTCTTAGACGATTTTTTCTTACGAACAGGTTCATCATCATCATCATCATCATCATCATCATCATCATCATCATCATCGACTGGACGTTTCTTTTTCTTACGTTTATTTGAGGCGAAACCTACATCGTCTTCGTCGTCGTCATCGTCGTCATCGATATCTTCACCGCCCACAAAATCTAAACGTTTAAATTCTTTCTTCGCTTCGGCTGAATCCTCAAGACCTAGTTTTTCATAAAGGTCATCTGATAAATCCCAAACAAGATAAGATTGTTCCTCTTCTGTTAGAGGAGTACGATCACCTTTATCTAGTTGATACTTCTCAGCACCTGCTGCTTTAGGGTCATACTTAATAGCGATATCAATGCCGTATTTAACGTCATCTATAGGGAAAGTCTTTCCATTAAGTTTCTTATTCTTGGACTTAACGATATTTCGCTCAGTCAGTCCGTCAAGCTTACCTGCTAAGCCGTTAGGTAAACGTATAACTCGTACTGGTGACCAGGCTTTACTTCCCTTTTCCATTAAACCTGTTTTCTTCTCTCTATTAGTAGGTTTAACTTTCTTACGAGGCTCGTCCTCTTGTATATCACGAACAAGAGCATTGGCATAATAAGCAACACTCGTTTGGCAGGTAGCGTCATCGCCACCTTGAGTAAGTTCACAGTAAGGACAATGTGTACCTTCTTTAGGAGTACCTTCAGCATCTGGGTCAAATGATACACACAACTTCGGAATTTTAACTTCTTTCTTTTCTTTACCTGCTAATATTTTAATCCAGTGAGTTTTCACCGGTAGCATATCAGTAGATAGGAAGCGCAATCCAACCCATTGGTTCTTTGCTTCTGTGGCGAGTTGGAAAATATCGACTAAGTCGTCCATTTTCAACTTGTCTTTACTGCCTGTCTGTGGGCTTATAGACCCGAATCCGCGTTTAGCCATTTAGATTTTCTCCTGTTTATAATTCGAAAAATACATTTACAGTTATGTATTTTGTAGACCTTGTTCGCGCATAGATACGCGCATCTTCTCTTTTTCAGATTTAGAAAACACCTCACCTATATCAAGGGTTAGTCTAGCACAACCATTAATGTCGGCGTGTTTTGCCAAGTACATAATATTATTAGACTCTCTCATGTTAGCAACCTCACTACTTAAGTCATAGTCGTTTGTAACTTTGTTATGTAGACCTTCCGCTGAATCCCCATCATCGTCTTCAACTATTTGGTCTAAGCTTGTGCTGAAATTAATCATAGTATTGGCCGAGCCTGACATAGCTAATTTTTTCTTCTGACCTTGAGGCACAGTAAAGGCTATGCCGTACTCATGCTCAGAACTACTACAGGTCTGAGCATTAAACATCCACCACTTTATGTAGGAAGTTAAGGCACCTTTGTTTGCATCGTACTTGTTTAGAGCAATTATAACATTCTGTAGGAGACCTTGCCTTACGTCTAGGAAGTCGTATTGGTTATGAGGATTGGCCATAACGTGCTGCTTAGCCTGTGTGCTGCAAAGCCTTACGTATTCTTTCGCTACGTCTTGTTGATAGGCGTAAAACATCTTTAGGTAGTCAGTACTTTGATTGAAGCATAAATATAAGTCGGACCGCTTTGTTGCGCCTAGGTCACGTTGGATTAGATCCAAATGCCTTGACCAACGGGCCCTGCGATTATCGAAGTTTGTAAGAAATTTATCGTACAAACAATTAAACTCATCCTTATACCTATCCAACAAACGTTTAATGAAACAGTGGATAAAACTCCTCTCTATTCCAATCTTACGTATTAAGTTAAACTTCTTCTGCCTGTCAGACTCAAGATGTATCTGGCATAATATGTTAATGGCGTCTTCCCGTTCAAGAGCAACGAGTTTACGCTTTTTGTTTCTCGTTATCACCGATAGTATGTGAACCATTTGGGTATCAAATATATCAGTATGCAGGACAACGGGCTCAAGTGCATTATAGAGTAAGGTATCCATAATCTCACTTATCTGGTCGCCCGTTAAGTTCTTGGTTTGGTCATCGGACATTAAACAGACTACCTTAGACTATGATTTCTTTTTGTTTCTTGGAGGGTGTTTTGACTTTAGGGTAGATGGAGTTCCCAACTCCGTACCGATAAATTCCACACTATCTTCATTATCGACCGTGCTAGCGAGTCCGTGAGATAGTTCGACTACTTCTTCGTCTACCTCTACCTCTTCGTATACATCACCAACTACCTCTACCTCTTCGTTGGATTCTAATGACTTAGTAGTAGGCATGCTTACGGCTGATGTAACACGAATAACATCCGCAATATTTGTAGAAACTTTCTCACCCGTAAGCACGGATTGATGTACTTTAACAATGTCGTTAAGTACTTGGATATCTATAGTGTTCATACCATTACTGTCTGGAGATTGCTTTAAAAGCTGCTCACAGTACCAAGTCAAAGCACCGACTTTAAGTGAGGCATCTTTAGATACTCCTACCCACTTAAGGGTTTGCTCTTGTGACGCCGCAAGTTGCTGAGTAATAAGTCCGAGCTTCTCTTGGACTTCGATACGATTCTCAACCTCAAGGGCATGAAGGACTTGAATCTCAGTCAATTGATCCAGTATGCCATCTCGTTGATTCTTCATAGAGTTAGCGCGATGTGTTGCTGTTTTCAGTTGCGTAATGAAGGCTCCTGATACGGTAGGAGCATTTTCTTTGTTATCGGACATTTATTTTCCTTTGGGACAGTTTTCAATGGTTGCAGATTCTGGAAACTTAGAGGGATTGCCGTCAATGCCGCATGTATCACAGGTCATGACGTAACCTTTAGGTGTCAGTTTAGTTCTCTTAGCACATACTGTATTTACAGTTACATCAGGACTAAGGGTCTGCTTACGTGTAATTAGTCTATGGAAAGAACGTTTTATTAAACTGGAACGTCTTGTACATCTACCGCATGCCATATTAGGCTCCTTTACTTATAACAGCGTCAGCAGTGGCGATAAGATGTTTACAAAGACCAGGCGTCTCACCTGGGTTAGTAAAGTTAGGCTTATCACCGTTGCCATATATAATACGCGCCGCGCCGTACTTGGCGTTTGCATATTCCCACATGTATGTATTATTCTCACAGTCACATGATACTAGGACTTTCTGATTCCTATCTGAAATCTTCAAGTCGTGAAGTCTACCTATGATAGTAACTTTATGATCTCGCGGCGTAGCGTCAGGTCGCCATGTATCAAAATGCCTACATGTGGCTGTAACCGCAGGTAACCCTGACGCCGTCTTAGTACGCTTGAACTTTCTAACTGTAGTCTCAGAGCCATTCTCCTTCATCAATCTAGGAGTATTACGGTACAGTTGCTTCAAAGTCAAACCTTTCTTAGAAAGAGATGTCTCGGGAAGCTGCTGCACCAGGTTCTGACCTTGCAAAGGCATTATACGAACCTGTCTTACTTTTTGCGCCCTAGTAGTTCTAGTGGCTGCTTTCTTCGGCTTTGCTTTTGCTGCCGTAGACTCAAGACCTTTATACTTAGTTTTACGTGTCGAGGTACGGGCTTTACTGGCGCGTTCAGCGTTACGCTTAGCTGGAGACTTGGTTTTCTTAACAGAGGATTTAATTCCAGTGTATTTGGGCATGACTATTCACCTTTTCAATATAGATTAAAAGTAAATTACTTATCGTGAGTCATCCATTTCAACCCTTCTAGAGTATCGTGCAATTTAAACAATCGAGTCTTAGTGCCTTCTTTTGTTTCACCTACGATATAAAGATTAGCGCTGTAATTACTAGGTACCTTATCTTTAATCTGTTTAAGGGAGGCATAAGATTTCTTACCTTTCTTCTTACCCTTATACAATGAGTAGGAAGAATACTTTTCGCCCAACCAGCTCTTAACAATCTCAAGCATTTCATCAGGATATTTGTACTGCATCTCCTCGTCATTCAAACGATAGAACATCGTGTTTGCACCGCCCTTACCGACTAGGTAAGTAACGCCAGCAACAGTTGCTAAGAACTGCCACTGGAAAATCTTTCTTTCTTCGGGAGTCAATGAAGCTTCTTTAAGTAAAGCTCCTTTCACTTGGTCATGTAGTACTTTAAATGGATTCACGTTACCGCCTGTAGTTACAATAGTTCTTTTGGTATTTTACCTAACCGAACATCGTTATATATCGCAACTACTGATTTAGAGTTTCGTATATTCCAGTCAGAGCTAAGTAGTTTATCGCTAAAGTTGTCTGCGATGTTAGTATCACCTAATTGAAAGTTCTGGTGAGGCTTAACTATACATTTTTTCAAGTCATCGGCAAAGGCTTCACGTAACTGGCGTTTCTGAGGCTTGTGCATCTCCTCGTAAGTCCCGACCGATAACATTTCTGCCCACACACGGCAAGTAGTGAAAGGTATGTGGAAGATTTTATCTTTCTTGTAAGCCAAGTTCTGGAAGAAAGTATTTTGAATCTTTACGTCACCGCGAAAGTTAGATTGCCAGTACTTCTTAACAATATCTTTGGCGTGCATACTAGGTTTCTTAGCAGTGGCGAAGTAGATATCTGAATCAAAGCCAACTACAATATGCTTTGCTGGGCAGTTACGTACTGCTTGCATCATAGGCCAGATACATTCAATTGAACTTTTCTTAATAAGACCTAACTTACCGACAGCATGTTTAACCCAACTCTTTAGGTGTTTCTCGGAAGAGTTTAAAATAACTGGATTAAACTCCAAGCCGTAAACTTCTGAGGCATGTTTAGCTGCTTTGAAGTCGGTACTTTCATGTGTGTCTAAAGTAAACGAAGTGATTAATGGGCGGTGTCCTAGAGCTAGCATGGCCCATAGTACCGCGTGGCTATCCATACCGCTAGACATAAATACGGAAGTACTTTGTGTAGTAGGTATAGGCCGCAGGGCACTCATTAATGCCATCTTCATGTCAGCAGGGCGAGAGCAGTTGTCCTCAAGCTCTTGTCTAAACTTCTCTCGCATCTTTTTTGTGCTTTCTGATATAGCCACGCACAGTCTCCTATTTTACGTTAAAGAACTCGTCTGCTTTGACAAACGCCGTAAGCAACTCAGGTTCGCGTGTAGGATCGAATACAGGTACGCTGTATTGCGCTTTCAGCTTATCACGTAAGGCAGCGTATACTTCGAAGCTTACTTCACGGCTAAATAAAGAGATTGCACCTAGACGTACATTAGGATTAGAAAAACGAGCAACCTGTAAGTTGAATCGAATTGTCTCATCTAAATCAATAGGCGTAGTAGTATCATTAATAATAGTACGGCTAGGATCGTGGCAGGCGATCATCATATCAGGCTGTGAGCCTTGAATGATCGCATAAGTAGAACCGCCGAAACTAGGATGCAATATAGAGCCTTGACCTTCAACAACGTCAATGTGATTATGGGGTGCAGAAGGTGTCTCTTGCTCAAGTGCCCCTACAATGAAATCAGCAGGTATCGTGTCGTTGGTAATGCCTGCACCGCTGATCAAGTAGCCTGTCTGGCCAGTTGCAACGAAACGACTGGAGTAACTTTGATTTAGCAATTCTTTCCATACTGATAAGGCTGTGAACTTCTTGCCTGATGCACAATCTGTACCGAAGGTAAGAATACGATAACCTGAACGTTCCTCGCCCGTACCTTTAATCCAATCGATAGGTTTATGTCGGAAATCGTATACTTCTATTCCGTTTAAGTCACCAAACTCAGCAAGCAACACAGGCTCAAGTTTAGCATGAGAGCCTGATGCTATATTTAAGCCCAGGTCAATTGCTTCTTTACATACGCTAAGTACTCTAGAATTGAAGTTACTTACTTCTCGAGGACTGAATCCGAGTAATAATGTTTTAGCGCCTGCTTCTTTAGCTTGCGCTAAACTCATATCAGGAAGACCTAGGTCGTAGGCTTCTTCGCTATCACGGTGTTGAGCCAGACATCGCTCAGGGGCCCAATCGACAATACCACATGCTGTCTTTACTTTACGGAATATAGTTTCGGAGCCTACATATATAATAAATGGATGTTGAATATTCATTTGTTTACCTTGTGTTATTTGATGCAGACCCAGCCTGCGAAGTTTAAATGACGATAGAAGCAATCGATGTTCTTAAAGCCCGCAAGCGTTAACATTTCCTCATTGGCTCTAGCGGTTTGCGGAACAAGAACGCCTTCGAGTGAGGCTTTCTTGCGATCAATATCTTCGTAAGAATAACCATTACTGTGTTTCATTTTATGATACTCACCGACAAATAATTTGTTCAATCTACTACCACTACCTAGAATCTTCTCCACAAAGATAAAGGCTCCGCCGACAGGTAAGGCATCATAGATATTCTGAATGATTTCAAGTCGGTACTCTATAGGAGTAAACTGGATAGTTAGTATAGAAAGAATCAAACCATGCTTCTCAGGCCAACCTATAGTTTGAGGACACTGAAAAATATGAGGCTGCCTCAAATCATCTCGATACACTTCAACGTTTCGGTTCTCAATGAAACGATCGTCAAGCTCGGTCAGCATAGGCTCAGATATCTCAATAGCATAGCAGCCTATAGTAGGGTCTTTAGTGAACGGGGCGAGTGCTTCACCTCGACTAGCTCCTAGATCAAGGACAGTACGTAGACCGAAGTTTGAGCGGTTTTGCTCTGCTCTAGGTAAAGCATTCAATACGTCCATACCTAACTGGTAAGTCAGACTACGCATCATGTCGTAGCTAGGTATACTACGTGATAGCATGTTATCAAAAGATTGTGCAACATCCTGGTTAAACTCCCACTTGTCGCCTGGGACGTGCGTATCTTCTCGGACTTTGGGTTCGTCTTTCACCGATAGTCTCCTTATGTTTCTGTTGTAGGGTTTCGACGGTTTGAATAAAGTACATATATCTTACCGTATATAGACGGTGATATTTAAGTCTTTACAGTAATCTATTGACCTAATTACCAGCTATCTTTATAGGGGTTTTCCGTTTCAGTCAGGTCATACTTAGATAGAGGGACTTCATCGGATAGGTAGGTAATAGGGTCTCTTAAAATACATAATACACTTCGAGTAACGTAATCTGACACAGGTGTGGCTGCTTGAAGTATGTACCCTCCTGAGTCAATCTGTGCGCCTGTATAGGTCGAGTAGTTAATACTGTTTTTAAGTCGCTCAACATCTAGTGCGAACTCAGGATCAGTAACGGTATCCCGTTTGTGGTCAAAAGCCATGTGCGTACCAAGCTCAATCAAACGTAAACCTAATATCTTAGATCGCTCTCTGCTATAGAAAGGTAGAATTAGATTCTTGAATAGTTTAAGCAAGGCAGAACAGTCCGATACAAAAGCCTGTAAGAAAAGCCACTGATAATCCAGCTGTCATGTAGATGTTGAATCTATCAATGATTTTCTTACGAGGCCATGTGCTTTTGAATAAGTAGATCTTATTAAAGAGCATCTATATACCCTTACCGCTTACGGGGCCTTTAGTATAGTCTAAACCACAGCCATCGGCAATAACCTTAAGCAGATTGTTGACAATCTCTTTAGTTATACAGTACATCATTTGCGGAGGTACGGAACGACCAAGACGCTCCCATTGCTGCTCATACGTACCTATTAACTTGAAGTCTTCCGGGAAACCGCACACTACCTTCAATTCTTCGATCGTGTACTTACGCTGTACGCCCTCAAACGTCTCGATAAACCCACCAGAACTAAACTGAGCCGTAGGTGAAGTAGCACCGTCACTAGCCGTAATGGTAGGATGAGGAACTTGCGCAGTAGCCCAGTTAAGGGTTCCTCCGGCTTCTTTAGATCTAAGCATAGCGATGTGCGGCAGTTTCTCCTGCACAGTAACCTGTCTGTGTGCAGGTTTAGGGAACACAGGCTTCAAGTCGTACTTCTTAGCAAGGTCTTTTCTGATGCCGACGTAGATTATACGTTCACGCCCTTGAGGAACACCTAACCAAGAACCGTTTATCTTTGCAGCACGTACAACGTAACCGCATTCAGCAAGCTTACCAGTTATTTCTTTGAAGTAACCTTTAGCATCACCTTTAATAAGGCCAGTAACGTTTTCTGCTACGAACACCCAAGGCTTTAAACCTTTTAACTCACGGCAGAATTCAAAGAACAAATCGTCTACACGTTGCTTAACGCCTTCTGAGTAATCCTTTGCTTCGCCCCATCCATCTTCACGAGTACCTGCTGTAGAGAACGCACTGCATGGTGGGCTTCCGTCAAGAAAAGGTAAGTGTCCTTTCTTTATTCCTAAAAGCTTCAATACGTCGGAAGGTTTAACCTTTCGGATGTCTGAACCATCGCAGAAGCTTTTAACGTGGTTGGCTTCATACGTTTCACGCGCAACGGGAATAAATTCGTTAGCGTATTTTATATCAATACCCGCCATTTTGTGCCCTGTACAAGAACCACCACAACCTGAGAAGAAACTTGCTCCTAAGAACAATTTCTTCTTCTTGTTTATCTGCTTCATTGTAGGAATCGTAGGAGGAAGTTTCATATAACCCAACCTAGTTTCGTTTGAATTTGAATAAGAGTATAGTTAAATATAATAGATGCCTGTTCCATAAGAGTAAGCATCAATATAATCTCTTGTATACATATATGCGGCATAATATGTCCTATTAGAATTATTTACCTGCGAAGCGGTACTTACATCGAGGACAACACTGATCAAGTTCATCATCAAATGTATCCTCACCGTATTCCTCAAATGAGGCAGGACCTTTACCTTTTGACTTAGAATCAGTAGACTCGTCACTGGAACCTAGTGAAGGTAACTCGGGAAGTGTTTTAATTTTAAGGGCGTCAAGCCCCATAGTATCGATATCAAACCCTCCGTCGCGTATTTCAAGTTCTTCCACCATGAAAGCAAGTTTACTATTGTCGAACTCACCACCATGTGCGTTAGCTGCAATGTTTGCGGCGAATTCTACTTTCTTATCGGACCAGTCTACTACGCGGAATGGAATACGGTAGTTTCGATTATCTCCTAGAATAACAGTCATGAATCCTTCTTCGATAGTACCGTGCTGGCAATCTTTAATAGGATTAGTTATGATTTTAGTCTCATAACCTTTCTTCCTGATACTAGAAGTACGTTGATGTCCAGATACTAAGTGGCCTGAACGTCGGTTAAAAACGATACCTGACAGGTCACCGAATTCTTCGTATGACTTACCTAAGTTATCTAATCTACGTGCAGTAATGAAACGTGGGTTATAGCTCGCACCTCTTAAGTCAGTTAGGCCCCAATCTCCTTTACGTTTAGAAGTCTTCTTATTCTCCCGAACCTTCTTAACTTTAAATTTCTTTGTGGCTACTTTTGATATACCTGATATCTCAAGTGAACCAGAAGCAGAAGTGGACCCAGACTTAGGTTTAACTATTTTATCCAGTTTCCCTGATTTCTTGGCCTTTTTAGTCTTTTTAGCTACTTTAGACTCAGAGGTAGCCTTAGATTTCTTTGTTAATTTCGCAGCTTTCCCTCTAACAGCTACTTTCGTTTCTTTCTTTGCCATTTTTTCGCACCTTAAACAAGAATACCCAATAATCTTAATTGACTATTGGGTATTCTTTACAGTTTTGTGTTTAGTAGTAGTAGTATATCCACTACACTAAAGTTCGTCGTCCGTATCATCAAAATCTTCGTCGTCATCTTCACCAGAATCTTCGTCGTCATCTTCACCAGAATCTTCGTCGTCATCACCGAAGTCCGCAGAACCATCACTATCTTCACCGGTCTTAGTATCATCGTCTACTAAGGAGTCAGGATCAGATCCACCTGCTTTCTTATCTTTCTTTTTCTTATCATCTTCTTCACCTAGCTCTTTTATTAACTCTTCGTTACGTTCAGCCATGCGCTTCTTGGCCATTTTCTTTTCATGCTCAATAAGATCCTTATCGTCTAAGGTAGACGGATTGTTAATCCCAGGAACATTAGGTCTATAAGGCTGCTTACTAAAGGCTTTTAGCATAAACTTATCAGTAACTAAGCAGTCGGATTTTAGAAACAAAAGCACAGGGCGCATTAGATATCTCCTAACTCAGGAAGTTCATTGACTAAGTCTTGCATTACTGATTTACTTAACTTAGCGAGGGCTTTACGAATGTTAGCAGGCGTCATACCCATCGACATACCTTCCTTGATGTTATTAAGGAACTTAGTATCTGAGGCTATTTGTTTTTTAGCGTCGTCTGGTCGTCCGCCTACCTTCAATGATCTAGTAACGGCATTGAACTTATTAGATGCGGCAGGTGTAGAAAAGAACTTGCTTCCGTCAGTAAATACAGAACTGATAATTACTTTCTTAGCTGTATGTATTTGCATCTTAGCCATAAGACCATTAATGGAAATCACAGCCTGTTTGCCGTCTACGTAAGTTGTAATGTTAGCCTGGTTTGGATTCAGTATAGGTTCTATGTTCAAAATAGACGAGCTGGTATCAGTATTATTTTTAAGTTGCTTCAATAACTTAATAGCAACATCGAATGCAGTACCTTTAGATTCGAACTGTACTGCGTCACGGCCATCAACAGCAGACTCAATATTCTTCATACCTGCTTTCTTCATTGCATCAGCCATGAACTCACCGAGCTCCGAGCCAATACCCTGAGCGATAGTATAGCCTTGAGCTAGCTCTTGGTTGATACGGCGTTGCTTGTCACTCAAGCCGGAGGTTAAAGCTTTGTTTTTCTTAACCTTCTTAGGTTGCTTCACACTAAGTATGTTGGCGTACGGTACTTTGAAAGGACCAGGCATGATAACTTCATCGTCATAAACCAAAGCATATTTTTTCAATGTTTTGTGTATTGCATCAGCCGTTCTAGTCTTTCCGTCTTCGTCAGTATATTCGAAAGATAAGACTCCATCAATGTCATCTTGGGTAAACTTAGGTGTAGGTTTACGGGCTTTAAGAACTTTATTAGCAGCTTTCTGGGCAGCTTTGTTTGAAGTATCAGAAACTTTATTAGCAACGCCCGTACCAGCAGCATTACCTAATAAGGTATTGAACTTCATTACTTCTTTAAGATCTTTGTTGTACGCTGTCTGGGCGTCAAGTAACTTAGGAAGTTTAGAGGCTACAGCTTTCAATCTAGTACCTAACGTGTCAAAGCCTTTACGTTTCTTCAAACGGTCTATAGTACGTTGGTCGAAGGAGGCTTTAAGGAATGCACCTAAGTTATCAACTAATGCAGATTCGGCTTGACCTAATTTCTTTTTAAGCTTCAACAAGATATCGTACTGAGCAACAACTACTTTACCTTTAGCGCCCCATACTACCTTTGCAGTTTCTTGTTGATTCTTGGTAGATGACGTTGAAGACATCTTACCTGCTTCTTTACCCAACAAAGTACTAAAGGCGTTAAGACCTTTCATACCCTTGTCGTGTGCTTCACGTAGGACAGCTAGCTTGGAGGCTTGTACCGCTACACGCTTTAATCTAACAGGTAAAGTATCGAAGCCTTTACGTTTCTTCAATTTAGCAATAGACTTATCATCTAGTTCCGTTTTAAGAAATTCTGTAAGGGTAGATAGTAAACTATTTTCGTCTTCGCCTAACTTCTTTTTAAGTTTGATCAATGTGTCGAAGTTAGCAAGGAGGGTTTTTCCCTTAGCACCCCAAATAAGTTTAGCTGTTGCCTGCTGCTTCTTGTTGGCTGACTCTGAAATCAGTACATATCTAGCCATTATGTTCTCCCAATAGGTCTAAGGTTGATTTAATTTTTTTGTAGTTTACTGATATCGCTTGATATCGACAGGTACAGTACCGTTGTTGCTTAATTCTACTGATCTGTATATCTTCCAGCAACTCAGGTGAGCACATACCTAGTTGCTTATGCAAACGTTTTAATCCATGTACGGCATCTACGTAATCAGTTACAGATCTAACGTATACGAAGAAGTTGGAATAAAATGAGTTTGCATAGTTGTCCTTAAGTACAGCATTAACCAAATCAGGTGTGGCTGAATTCCTTTCAAAGAACTCGACCAAGAATAAATATACACCTAATTCTCGGCTTAACTTCTCAGGGGCTCGCCCAAGAGACTCAAGGTTTTGTACGAATCGTCTATGATTGATAGGTCGCGGACGAATAAATATACCAAAAGCATTATCTGTAATCAGATCGTGCTTCATAATGTTTCCTGTTTACTTGAATATATGTCTAAAGAGTTTCGTGGGTTATTTTATGTTCGGACTTCCGAACACCAAGTTTCTGGTATTCTTCATTCTTAATTATCTCAATGGTCTGCTCGAAAGTCGTTTCTTGCAGTTGGCCTTTATCGTGTACTTTCTTCCAAAGTTTAAGCCGCTTACGTAACTTATTAGGACTAAAGCATACGTCAAGCATTGGACAATCATCATACCCGTGCATATTCTTACGGTAATCACGCTCACAGCTACAAGGCTTCTGGTAGATAGATTCCTCGAAGGTATCTTCTTCCAAATCCTGTAACACAGCTTTATACCGTTTAACATTTTGCTTAATTACTTTGACGCTATGTTTATCCCATTTATCAGACCATGGGGCATTGTACTCATAAAACATAAAAGGATTATCGCGAGGCATATAGATTAAAGAGAAGCCTCTAATATTCATCTTATGTTTCTTTTTCAAAATGTAAGCATATACAGGTAGTTGAGCCAGATGTTTTTTCTCAGGGAAATTCTTATCACCGTCTACTACTTTCTTCAAGCCCGTTGTCTTATAATCTACAACCCAATAACCACCACCCATACTCTTGGGTAACTTCCAAACCCCGTCTATATGGCCGGTAAGTCCTTTGTAGGATACCTCAAGTTCTATATAGAACATAGGTATCTTACACTTAGGGCATATATTATCACAACTAAACTTTCGCGTAAGCTTACCTTCTTTAACCATTTGACCGTCTGCGGTCTTTATGTCACAAGCTGCTTTACCGTGCTTACATTTAGGATTCAAGCATTTCCAATGTCCAAATTGGACTTTGGTCAGACCCATGAAAAGCTGACTAATCTCATGTACCGCGGTACCGACACCAGTAAAGTAATCCATACTAAATTTACGTTCAGCTATGTGGTGCCCTAGTGTAGCACCTCTATATTTCTGCATCCATACTTTTACAGAACATTGAGGAAAGCTAGAAGGTCTTAATTCAGGTCCTCGACCCATCGGATGTAAAAACGATGACTCAAGACAATCCATGAATGTTTTACTAACCCAGGAGTCACTATTAGGGTTATACTTGGTTCTTGCTGTATTGCTTTTGTTTTTAGTGGCTATAGCACCACCACCAATTCGCCTAGACATTTATTTTACCCGCGCTTTTAGGGCCGTCGAGTCACTGAAAGCCGTTATATCTATAATAGTTTTACTATCGAGATGGAAAGCTTGTATAAAGATACCAGCCAATGAGCAGGAGGCTAACAGAGAGGCTTTTGATTCTACTACCGCTGCTAGTTCCCTAGATGATTTTACAGTATTAGGTATGTCATACCCTATTACTCTATTATCATTAGCCTTTATCTCATATTCATTAATATTAGGTATATGTGGAACTAGTATAGCGCGTAGTTTCTGTGTAGGTATCCCTACAATGCGAGTTTCAGTTTTTATTAACTGCATAAGCTAAACCTGACGGGTGTATGCACCCGTATATAGTTGACTAGGGCAGTACCTAACAGCATCTTCACTAGTTAGTTGCTCGCCAAACCAATTAGCCAGCAATGGGTGTGCGTTAATGAAATGCGTGGCTTGCTTTACTAGAGCGGGCTTTGCTTCTGGCGGAAAGATGAAATGACAATCCCCAGTTACGAATATTTTTCGAGCCATAATGTCATCGGCCAGTAGGGCATCCACAGACAACTTACTGCGGATGTTTGTACCTAAGGCATCTACGATATGTTGAGCCTGTCCTCTGTCTACGCCTTTCCCTTTGAGGAATACGAATAGGCGTAAGCATACATGTTGTGCGTGGTGGCCTCTAGTTTTATATAGATAGCTTTTCGGCAGCATATCCGCTGTGGCTGGTCCTGGCATATTAATAGCAACTGGTAACATAGTAGATCTCCATGATCTGTAAATACATAAGAGTATATATAAATTACGAAATTAAGGCTCACCTATGTCCAAAGAAGAAATAGATGCACATAGTACAATTATGTCAGAACTCAGCAGTGTCCGGGGTTGGAAGAAAGTAGCCGGGGATACCTTAATGTGCCAGTGTCCTTTCCACGAGGACAAAAGTCCAAGCTGCGGAGTATACACAGCAGTAGGTATGGAAATACCTTTAGGGTTCTTTAACTGCTTTGGGTGCGGAGAAAAAGGTCCTTGGAATAAGTTTGCAGAAAAGCTAGGGCTGAAGACTATAGCTGGATGGCAGATGATTGAAGGTGAAGGGGCTAACCTAACATCTAGATATAGGAAAAACTCGGATAAGCTACTTACATTAGATACGAAGACGTTCAAGTCATTGATGCGGAGTATAGGAGATGTACCGAATTTCCCATGGTCCCATAAGACTGAATGGCGAGGATATCCAGGTAAGCTGATTAAAGATTGTGAAGGGCAGTATCTAGTAGAGTCCTGGAAAGAGGATACAGATAACCTTATGTGCTTCTTCCCAGTAGCGATAGGTAAAAAGTACTACGGTGGTATACGTGCCTACATGATCAAGCCTGCGGGAGGTATGTCGTATGTTAATACAAAAGGTGATTGGGTTAAAAATCACGGACTGTTCCCGTACAACTTAACCGCTAAGATGATTAGACAATACGGATTGAACTACGTAGTGTTGACAGAGGGGCCACGTGATGCTCTTAGATTAATTGCGGCCGGAATACCCGCAATGGCTATACTTGGAGGGCATAACTTCACAGCAACCAAACTAAGTCTAGTTTTAAAACTAGGTCTCGATTCAGTTTTTGTAATGTCCGATAACGACAAAGCAGGAAAGCAAATGAGGAAGTTAATTAAGAAAACATGCTATGATGCAGATGTAGCGTTCAAGGCGTTAAGACTTCCTGAAGATTATAATGAAAAAGATAAGTTGATTAAGATGGACCCCGATGATGCTCCGAACAGTGTCATCAGGGAAGTACGTAAGTATCTTAGAAGTGAAGCAGGCGGCCTATTACCTAGGAATGACGCGTATAAGCGTATACCTAAGCGTAAAGGATGCAAAGGCAGGAAAGCGTTGGAGATCAAGAAGTAAACAATAAGCCCAGCATCTTTTAGGTGTCTGGGCTTTTTTGTACTTGTAAAGGGACAAACATAGTCCAATAGTATAGCTCCTCAGATTTAACTACATCGACCCCTAAATGAGCTTTGCTAGGGTTCGGGTCGTGTACCACTATGCCCTCACTGTTAATCAATACTGCGTGGAATCCTCGCGCAAAAGACCTACTTTTAACACTTGCGTAGATACATCCTTGAATCAAAAACTCCTCACGTAAATCCGCATAAGTTTCTTCTTTATTAGGCGCTAGCTCTCTAGTTCCTTCAACCTCATATCCTTTTGCCTCCATGAAGTCCATAAACTTAAGTAACCACTTAGATGTATCTTCTTCACATACGTAGTCTATGAAGTTAGGTACTTCGTCTAGTCTAAGTTCTAGCAGGCTGGCTACTGCTGCCTGCATACAATTACCTATATCTTTATCTACTACTGTTTGATATACGGGTTTCATTTTGGTTCCTCAGATAATAAAAAACCCAGATACAATACTGGGTTTGGTGTACTTAACAAGGGAGGTAGATTAACCTAAGTTAATGCCGTCAACGTCTGTATTATCGTCTTCTAAAGCTTCTAAAGCTAACTTAGTTAGACTAGATCCAGTTACGTTATCAGCTATGTATTTTAAATCAGATTCAGAGAACTCACCCATGCGTGTACGGAAAGCATTCACAAGAGTTTCTTCAGGCTCACCGCCTTCTTCACGGGCAACGATAGATAGAGCCATATCGGAAGCCTGACGTTCGTGGTCCATAGAAGACTCACTAGATTTACGTGCGCCGTCTAAGTCAAGACCTTCTTCTTCGGACAAGCTGGCGGTTGCTACTGAGCCTGTGGCTGCAAGTACAGAATCGTACTCAGCACGGCATTCAGGACGCTTAAGTGCATCTTCGGCTCCAATAAAACCAAGTTTAGCTTTTTCGTCAGAGACGTTAGCCATAACAATAGTTATAACACCTTTACGAAGTAACGCTTTGAATTCCGTAGAATTAATTAGCTTCTCACGCTGCGCCTGCTCAGTAAGGTCTACTGGAATCCATGTCGCTGGAACCTTAACTGTTTGAGGACTGCCTAACTCACCCATACAAGAGAAAAGTATTTGACCTTTGTTACGCTTCATCGTATTAACGATAAATAAGGCCGAACCTGTTTCATCTTTAGTCTCTTTAATGTAAGTAGATAACTCTACGTTACGAAGTTTAATTTTTTTACTCATTCTAACACTCCTAGCTGTTTAGCTTTTGCTGTTTTTGATTAACACATACGTTGGACATCAAGTTGGACTTTGGCTAATTTCTTAGGCACTAAGTCTAACATGTTTTTTAAATTAACATCGGAATTCTTATTTTGCACGTTTGACTCCATATACTCTTCTAAGATGTTCTCGTCCAGGATGAATCTTAGCATCCAGGGTTTAAACTTCAATCGCTTAATACGTAGAGGGTACGATGATATAAGGTCGTCAACTCTTTGCGATACACCGGCTTCGTACTCAAGACCTTCATCTTCAGGAAACTTTTCATCTATATAGAATATAAAGTACTGTAGTATGATTATATTACGCACCCGAGCTACGGCCAGTTTACGTTTAGTGTTGACATTTCTTTGGGTGACAGGCCCTCCTTTGAACTTATAGTGGTAGAGTTCAATATCAGTAATTGCCTTGCTGCTACTCTCTTTTCTATCAAGAGACAAACAGCCCCTAGAGGTTTCCGTTGTGTAGTATTGGCAACTCCGAATAGAACACTTACCTATGTACGCGAAAAAGTCCTGCTCAGGGCAACTATTTACCTCAGTCGTATTAACTACAGGTATCTCTTGATCTTCGAGTCTAAACTTCTTACGAGCCACGGGTCGTCTCCTTTACAGTTGTTCCAAAGTATATGTTTACAGTTTAGGGCAATCCTTGAACATAGACATAAAGGTATCGAAGTAACTTTCAGTATCAAAGATTTCAAAGTCGTCTATACCGAAATGCTGATGCAATCCATAGACACCTATCAAGGTAGAATCCAGTTGATGTTCAGTAGGTCCTTCATAAGTCTTAGCTTTAGAAGTTAGGCCTTGGTTTTTATACTCATGCTTCAAGTCAAACTTCTTGTTGGCTCTATTCTTCCAAGTAGCAGCAGTAATAAACCGAGGGTACTTAGGACCAAGGTGATTAAACATGCTAGTTATTCTCCCTAAGCCCATATTTATAGCTTCGATTGTACTGCCTCCATTGCCTCTGGATTGAAAACGCTCCATGTAAACAATCCCTATATCAAAAGGATGTAGAAGTTTAGTTAAATTTTCCTCGAAAGCCATAAGCTCCGCTTGGGCTTCAACTACGTTATATAGTAGTTTATCGTGAGCCAACATGCCTGTACCTAATATCTCAATCTCAAGTCTCTTACTGACTAGTTTGCGTTTGTGCTTCTTTCCATCGACCACTATATCCTTATAGGTAATTTCGCTTATACATCTGCCTTTTAAAACAGTGATGGCAAAATTCTTCGTACCGGGATCAGCACTGAACATTGTTATCTCTTCGACTTTAGTTGTCATGTTAAATCCTATGCTCTAAGGTTTTTCAAGTTTGCGACTAATTAGGTCTAGGGCTTTAAGCACTTCATCCATCTTATTGAAAGACTCAGCAACCTGTTGAGCATTACGTATGTTAATCTGCTGCTGTTTACTGTTGAATTCTTTAACTTGCCTAGCTAAGTCTTCTAGTTGTAGTGCTTGTAGCTTCTGTTCGGTTATTGAGGAGTCAAAACGAGATATTACCTCGTCAGCCTTATCCTGTAGTTCTTCCTGTTGATCTTTAATCAACGCGGTTTCTTCGGCACTTTTCTGTATAAACCTCTCGGTAGAATCTTGCGCCTGCTTTAATTTCTCGTCAAACACCTGAGACTGTCCATTAATCTGGGCTGCTACTATTTCCCGATTAGCATCCTTCATTGTAGTGACTAACGTATTAAGCATATCTGGATTGATGCCTGTCTGGGCTAAAACTGTATGAATACCTGTAACCTGATTTCCTATATCTCTAAGAATCTCAGTGTCTCTTTTCTGTAGCTGTTCTATGCTACCTTTAAGACTTACGTGTGTATCTTTGGTGTTAGCCCAGACTGCACTAACTCCCCATACACTTAAAGCACTAGTTATTCCTAAGATAGAAATCAATAGAGGTACGCCTTTTTTCATCTTACCTTTATTATCCATAATACCAAAAATCATATTTAGGTTCTCGCATTTATTAGGTATAGTATAAATTACGTCCTTATCTTCTAATTTATATTCATAATCACAAAGAGTAAGGGTTTATTTATGACGTGGATAAAACGAGGAGCTGCCAGAAGGCCTAGGAAGAATGCTAGAAACTTCACACAAGTTTCCGCACAGAAAAGAATGGACGAGACAGTAGACGCATTCCACCAGAAGATTGAGAATGCTTTATTTGTTAACTCCAGAGCGGCTATAATATTTAAGCAAACTAAAATAGGAATGGGCCGACCGTGCACATGTAACAAAGTAGAGTCACTAGGAGAATACGATGAAGTCATGGACGTTGATTCGGATGATCTTCAAGAAAGAACTAGAGACGCTTCACCTACCGCCCCTATACTTGCGCCGCAGTCAAGTCCCATGGATGGCGTTGAGATTAGGGTAAATAATGACAATTTCTTCGGAGATATAGGCATAGCTGAGAAACATGACCACATAGGAGATGCTGACCAGAACGGTGCCATAGAACTAGGGGACTTAAATAGAGATAGTAAATTGTATAACTTAGATCACATGGACAGAAGCTCTATTGAGGACCTAGACCCAGCACTGCAAGCTATATATGAGGAGAATATATTCTCAGGTGCTACACTTAACTGTGGTATTTGCTTTAGGACAGGGTTTCAGCCCGGCTTCGAAGTACCAGGATATCACTATGAAGTTAAAACAAACTACGATATAGTGGATTCACGAGGCTATCACGTAGACGTGTCGGCACACCCTGCTCAGTTCCAGAAGCAAGCAGAGGATGGTTTCATCGACTTCGAAGTGCTGGTGCCTTTGTTTTACACGGAATGTACGTTCAGTGTTAGAGATAACGAAGATGTCCTGGGGCGTGTTCTTATATATGAGGCAGGGGATGACTCAACTAGCAAGAAGCCTATAAGTAAAGAGTACTTTAATGAGTTCAGAGGTAAACATGTACGTATTAGGGTATATGAAAGTAACTTCACCCATGTATCTATCTGTTTCGATTTAGGCATGGAACCTATTTATGTTAACCTTAGTGAAGAGGCTCAGACTCTAGACTTTGAACGTGATATAACCTCAGGCAACCCCACTGTTATCTTACCTGCCCGTATAGGCGTATTAAATGTAGGAGATGTCATTATTATACCCGATAGAAACTACTCGTTGAAAATTACGGATGCTCCGCGTAAGCAATTAGCTGACCGAGTAATAATTGAATGGGCTGTTAATACTAGGACATTGCAAACCAATGAGGCGTTACGGAATATCCATAAGGGATATAAGCTAAAGTAAATCTAGATAATAAGAAATGATCTACAATAAACTGGTCATTTTTTGGACGGTCAGGTTAAATAATTTTAGTTTGAAAAACCCCCACGCTTAGATTGAGCATATACGTACGCCTGTGTAGCATATAGGGCAGTATAGGTCGACTAAAACTAAATGGTTAATGTAATCAACCACTTACGATTTATTTTACACTAAAATTCAGGAAAAAGCCAACCCGGAATTGGCAGATATAGCATTCTACGTGGTTTAGGGTATAGCAGAGTACTTCTACCGTACGCCGGGGTCTAGATCGAGGTTTCTAAAAAGTTGGTTTAGGGCATTCTGTAAAGTGAGTGCAACGAGTATGATGTTCTAAGCCATCAGAAACAAAAGACCACAAGGGTCCAAAGAGAGAAAAAAGAAAGCACGATCAGAACGTCGAGCGGGGAACCCGCTTGACGACAAACGCGATTAACAAAGAAACAATGCAAAACCCCGCAGACGATTACAACGATGCAAAGACCCTTGAGAAAACGGCGAGAAGGACCATTGCGCCCTTAAAAGGACCTTCGGTTTTACCTATTAAAAGGAGATCTAAGTACCTTGGTTCTCAATAGACTAATGGATCGTTTTCGGTAATAGGTTTATTGTTTATTGGGAGGTTTAGTTAAGAAAGAGATCGACCAAAGGTCTCCTCTTCCAACGGAGGTACCCTCCGACTATTATCTTTCTGTAAAGTATAATCATTAATATGATAATGATAATAGAGATCTCCTTATGGCTATTTCCCGCGAGCCCCGCGCTGCCTTCCCAAAACTCACACTGCAAGCAACACGCTCCCAGATTAAAGTACTACGCAGTATGATAAAGCGTGCCTCTGAAATATACGTATGGACTATTGAGAAACACCAGTCTAACTACTTCACTGATGATAGCCAGCTACCTATTTACATCGACAGACTCTACGCTAATGATCCACTTGAATGGTTTCCCAGAGAACTTTTCTTAAACATCTTACGTCGAGGTAGAATGCACTACTTATCCTCGCCTGATGCAAAAGCCCAAGTCCCCAGAGGCTGGAGCTTACCTTTCCAATTCAAAGACTTCAAAGTACGGTCATTAGGTATAGACTTTACCTTACTGGAAGAAGTTCCCCACCTTGAGAAAACCTTTATACCCTCAACTAATACAAACAAACAATTAAAGTTAAGCGAAGCCATGACCACTGGTTGGTGTCTTTTAAAGTACACTAAATTTAATGACCAGCTCCGTATTACACACGAACGATTCCGTAATATGGGCATGCGCTCCGACGTAGTTGCAGAAGATACTATGTGTTACGGATCTATCTCAATAAGCACCAAGGAGCTAAAGCTACTGGAGGACACAGCTAAGATAATAGGACCTGTCCGTAAGATTATTATTAATAGTATGTTCGACCACCACGAAGCAACTGGTAAATACCCAACATGGAATACTATTAAGAAAGAGTTACCCTTGATTAAGCACCAACTAGACTCGTCCCAGTTAGAGTTGTACTCTGCGGCCATCAGTGCCTCTTTCTATCATACGGCTATGCAGGCCTTACATAAATTTCATACTGAGGGCGATGCTAAGTTCTGGTACAGCGCCTTGGATAGAGTTAGCTTGTTAGTCGAGACCCCTGCCAAATACCTAGAGCGCGGTTCTATACACATACCTAAATTTGCACGTAGACCCTACATGACCTATAAGCGCCAGCTCTACTTAAACATAGAGGAAACTGTAAAGATACCCCATGTTATCTGCTTGTATCTAAGTAGATCTAATAATGATATAGATCGCCACCGTATTAGGTTTGGTGTATATCCAACTGACCCAAATAGGTTTAATAATGTCATATAGAGAATGGCTAAATGAGTTAGGAACGCTCATACGAAAAAATACTACGAATAATCGTGGTTGGAAAAAGTGGGCTGACTGGAGAGAATACTTTGATAATGATGCCTCACCTGAAGAAGCACTTGAAGACGCAGGAGTAATATCTTAATGAATACCGCAAAACTTTTAGTCGTAATCGATATCCATGACTTGGTCGCCGACACACCTAGACTTGTCACAAGCGCTGCTGACTTAGTTGAGACATACGGAGGCACTGCACCTAAAGACAACCGTAGTTTCTGGGGTGCTATCGAGGTCATCAATCATATCTCACCTGCCAGTATGATGTTTGTTATCAGCAGCGATAAGTTTGTTGACTACATGAATGACTGTAACAATAAACGTGAAATGGAATTTACTTCCATCATGGCTCAGAACTTGAGTTACGATTATGGACAGAAGCAGAATCTTATTAGCTGCGTAGCCCGACTGGATGCAACCCAGTCACTATTAAGTGATTTCGTATTAATGATAGACCTACCTGAGGAAAACCAAAATGGCTAAGACACAAGAGCTTTCAACCATAAAGAAGAAAACTAAGTTAACCAAGAAAGCTAAAACCTCTTTAGCTAATCAGGGTCCTTCTATTAAATACAGCAAAGACGACTACGTTATTATCAAAGCAAATGGTAAATATAAGTTAGGTACAGCGTTTGCTAAAGGCCGTTTGTTACTTGAAGAAGGCGTAGAGGATGATGATACATCTATTACTCTCGACTTTGAAGAAAACGATGTTGTGGCATGCCTAGGTAAGAATCCTCCAGTAGGCAAAGATGCCTTTGGATGTAAGCTTGAATTCTACGATCAGACATTTACCGATAAGCATTGGGGTCCCATTCATTTCTTCCGTAAGATTGAAGACGAACGTGAGATGAAATACCTCAAACAAGTTCTGAATAAGGCCTATAGCGTTTTATCTGAACATAAAGCCAGCAGATTCTTACCTCTTACACGTACGGATCTGCGAATGGCTAAAGGTAAATATGCAGGTATGTATAGCTTCAATTACAAACGTGGTGACAAGATGACATTACGTCCTGTCGATATGAAAGATCGTAAGTATATGCTGTACGTTATCATCCATGAAGCTGGCCATGGTGTCTGGTACCGTTGTGTTCCATCTGACGTTAAAGTTATTTGGACTGACTTGTTCCACAAACGTGTTCGTCTGCATACTTCTACCGAGAAGCAGTTGAAGGCGATGGCTAAAGCCTTGGTTAGCTACGATGATTTTAAATCGTATGCCAAAGATGAATGTGACGAAGACGATAAGAAGGTTCTTAAAGAAGCTTTCGCCTACGTTAAACGTGTCCATAAGTTAAATGAGAAGCAGCTTGAAGCCTTAGTTAAAACTAAAGGCGGTAAAGCAATTCTAGATTATTGGCCTAAGAGTGCGGATGTTGGTTTAGTAAGCCCGGACGTAACTGAGTACAGTATGGAATCTGTTGAAGAATTCTTTGCCGAATCATTCGCGTACTTCCTGACTAAGAAGTCTTTACCTAAAGACATCACTAAAGAAATGGAACACACGCTTAAGAACTTAATTAAGGATTCTGAAGGTGGATAATTTAATCGAGCAATCAAATGAAGACTGGGTATCTACACCTGACGTCAATCTCCCTAAGGTAAGAAAACCGAACGTAACTTTTACAGAGACCGACAAGTCCAGTGTTAGACCTTGCGGCATGGATTTTTCCACACTGGAGCAACGTGTACTTGAAAAGGGTATGGGCGACCTAGTCGCATCAGGACGACGTTGTGGTAAATCGATTACCGCTGTTATACACCAAGCGACACTACTTAATAATAAGTACCAGATGCTTTATCACTACGGTCCTCGTAAAACTCCTGAACTGACTTACGTAGCCCTGAACACTGCCTTCAATAATCTAAGTAAGAATAGATTGCCTCGGGGTGTTGCCCGTAAGATTGCTAAAATAGAACGAGCGCAGTCGGTTAAGGTTAAAGAGGACCTACGCGTTCTAGAATTCTTGACCGAACGTAGAAAACAATTCATGTTACAGAAACCTATCTGCATCTGCGGTAGTAATCAAGTAGAACTCCTCTCGGTTTCTGAACACGGTTCGTGGAAGTGTCGCTCTTGCTTATCTAGATGGCGCACTACCATTACTGCTCGGCTTGTTGTTGAGCGTCCAGCTTACGAAATAATAGACGAGGTCCAAAAATGGTTAATATAGATATTCTTAATTGCAGTCCTTATGATCTATTTAGATACTATAGTGTGTTCTTTGAAACAAGTGACACTAAGATACCTTTAGTTGAAGGTAAACCTATGTTGTTGCTTTATATGGGTTCTCAATGTAAGATTGACCAAGCATTGCCTAGACCTATAACAGGAAAGCCTGGCGTGTTTACTATGGAACTACCTAGCATGAAAATCTTTGACTTACGTAAGCTTGCCGAAGAGTACTACATGTTCGGTATATTCTTTAGCAGGAACATAATGAATGCTCCCGAGGAATTGTTCGTCCGTAATCACACCGCCCAACTCGATAAATACTTAGAGGCATTCGCTGACTGCCCTCGCTGGACATACAACTCGGTACTAGGCCAAAAGAACATGACGCCTCCTATACTACCTGCAAATATGGCTTTAACTAGTACAAATAGACTTAAAGCCTTTGCTATGTGTATGGAAGATGATAAACCTATGCACTTACAGGCTCAGGTTGGGGTTAATCAACACTGGCAGATGGGAGGACATATATTCAATTCTGACAAAGATGCTATCTACGGCATAGCTTTAAGGCATCCACAAGCATCCACTCAACTTTCAGTACCTCTAAGTTGGTTATCCGATAAAACTAACCAAACCAACCCTGATAAAATTATTGAGACTATTTCAATTGAAATGCAAGGAGGTATATGTGAAGATTAACGTAATAGTCGCCGTAAGTGAGGACGGCTATATAGGTAAACCCGATGGAAGCTTGCCGTTTAGACAAAAAGGTGATATGCTTCGTTTTAAATCTCTTACTAGCCTTCGTCCTATTATCCTAGGCCGTACTACATTTGATACGCTTCCTTTTGTTCTGCCTAAACGTGATCACTTTGTTATTACCTCTGACCCAAGGCGCTTTGATACTTCCTGCGTGAAGAAGGACGTAGAGTGGCCACAGAACGTATTTAGATCTGGCTCTTTCTTAAAGCTAGAGCAGCAACTATCTTACTACAGCGATAAGACTGAGTGTGACTATTCAGAAGTATGGGTAATTGGCGGCGGAGAAATATACAAGCAAGCCTTTTATTTTCTAGACATCAACCAAGTAGAGCTTACTTTAATACATACAACGTTTCCCGAAGCTGATGGCACGTGGGCACGTTTTGAACTACCTGAAGGTTGGGTGGAGCAGAAAAAACAAACAATGCCTGCCGATGCAGACAACGAACATCCCTATTCTTTTATTACGTACAGACGCGAGGTATAGCATGTCAGATTCAATCAATTATTTAAGAAGTAACATAAACGAAGTACTGTGTTTCAAGTTAAAGAATGGACGTACCATTTTCGGTAAGCTTGAATCAATTTTAGATAAAAGTAAAATTAATAAAGAGCCAGAATCACCTGATCTTAAAGTTGTTGAAGATTTCGAGATAATAATAGCTGCTCCTATTGAGATGGTTACTGCTATTATGCCTACTCAACAAGGTCCCGCTCCTATTGAAATGCCACTACCTTATTTCTCGGTGTCTCCATCGTCATCTATTCCGTTTATGAAAGATGAATTGTCTATGATGGCCGAGGCAACTAAAGAACTTGCGGATACGTGGTTGAGAGCTAATACTCCTATTGACTTAGAATCAAAAATACAGTTGACATAATATGGAACTATATTTCACAGGTTATAATGGTGAGCTTCCTGTAGCCCTTTTTGATTTAGACGAAACGTTAGGTTCTATATTGCCTCAGCTTATTTCTGTGGTTAACGAGAAGTATAATGCCTGTCTTGTTTATGAAGATATTACGGATTTAATATGCTTCGAGGAAATACTAAACATACCTAGACCTATCATCCTAGCTGAATTCAATAGAGTCGGTCTATTAAGAATGTTCAATTGGTACGAAGAAGCCCGTGAGTTTGTACTAAGAGTCCGTAACGGATATGTGTTTGATGAACGTTGTCATATTGCCATAGTGACTAGTAGAGGTAACTACTGGGAAAACTCGGTGTACCATACAATTAAGCAGATTGAACGTAATTTAATACCGAATGATTCTATAGCCATTCTTGATTTCCACATGGACAAGATTGATTGGGCGAAAGCGACATTCGGATCAAACTTAAAGTACGTGTTTGAGGATTCCCCAAAAGCACTCACGGACAGTTTTAATTCAGATATACTTACGTTCAAGAGTGTGACACCTTACAACAGGCACATTCGGACACATGGAGAATTCTGTGCGTCTAAGAACACCTTTACACTGTACTGATGCAAGTACGAATACTAGTCACAGGTTCCCGGGATGTACATCCCAATTGTATTGGGAAAGTGTGGCGAACACTAGATAGTTTAGTTACAAAAGCTGCTTTAAGGGAAGGTACGACGGCTAAAGATGTGCTGATGCTCGTAGGTGACGCCAGAGGTATAGACACTTGGACAATAATGTGGTCTAGATCTCGTGGTATAAAATACAAAAAGTACGTAGCAGATTGGGACACTCACGGTGATGCCGCAGGTTGTCTGAGAAATACAGACATGGTAAGACGGGCGCATTACTGTATAGGGTTCTGGAATGGCATATCAACAGGGACTGCCGACGCCATTATATCCTCCCGTAGTAAACGAATACCTGTTAAGGTAATTGATATTTATTAAGAGGCAACACATGACTAAATTCACCACTCCATTGATAGTAGAGCACTTAGCTGACGGTAAAAACTTTAGAGTACATGAACCTTTTAAGTTTTGGTTCATGTGGCCTTTAGAGGCTGCACCTGAAGATCAGCAAAAAGTTGAGCTTGAAGTCCACGAGAACTTTATTACTGATTTTGCATCTATACCTAGACCTTTATGGTGGTTATACAATCCCACCGGGCCTTACGGTAAAGCTGCTGTTATTCATGACTATATCTACAGGAACGTCTTCCTTCTACGGCCGGACGGTAAGCGTTATACAAAACACGAGGCTGACTTAATATTCAAAATAGGTATGTCTGTCCTCCCTGTTAGTAAGTTGACGAATACCCTAATGTATTACGCAGTCGACCTATGTGGATACTCTACCTTTGATAGTTACCGTAATTTTCAGTACGCTCACCTATGTCCTATGGATAAAGTAGTACGTAGAGATAATGTATATGAAGACCAGCGTGACGCTGAGCTAACTGTAAAGTATATAGTAGGCGACCAGCTATCTTTCGAAGAGGTCCCTGGTTTCTATCTACGATCCTCCTACAAAAAGGTAAAAAGACATGAAAACATTATTAATATTAAAGAACGCAGTAAGCGGGGACAATTGTAACTTACAGTTCTCCGGTGCTCAATTACGTGAGATTATTAATCTTCAAGGTGAAGCCAATGATGTAATGTCAACGGCATGGCGCACAAGTACTAACAACGAAATCCCATACTACCGCGCAGGTCATGTGGAGGTAAGTGAGTTGCTTATGCACATTGGTTTCAAATGGTGGAAGAACGAACACCCCACCGAAGAAGCCTACAAAGCAGCGCATGACCAAGCAGTTATGGAACTTGTTGATATTATGCACTTTGCCGCTTCTGATACCTCCCGTACGTTAGGTGATACTGAAATCCAAGACGAAGACGTAGAAGTATTCTATCCACCAATCTATAACATTGGCCGTTTTTCTAATAGACAAGTAGATGACGCTAATCCTGTTACTTACTCTGAGATGACTATACAGGACCTTTGTGAGCAGATGATCTACTCATATTTACGTGATGGTATTTGTTATTGGGCCTACGTTAACGTTATGGGTGAAGCTCTTGGAGTTACTGCCGATTACTTATACGGCGTTTACTTAGGTAAGAATACTTTAAACAAGTTCCGTACTTCTAACGGCCAGAGAGAAGGCACGTATAAGAAGATATGGAATGGCGTTGAGGATAACGTTTACTTAACTGGATACTTACGTACGAAGGAATTAGAAGGCGTACCTGTGACGGCTGAATGTATAACTACTTATATGACTGGCACGTATAATGCTTATAAAGAACGTAACCTCGTAACTTTAGGGTAACTTACATTTAAGTTTTATAATTTGATACTAATAGTCCAGACAACGGAGTGTCTGAATTTGAAGCTGTGGCTTATTGCTACAAAGTCTGATTATGGCAATGCTTCATATTGAACCGTTTTAGCTTTTGTGGGTTCAATTAAACAAATACGGTAGGGACCTAGGTCCCTACCCATCAACCACTTACTTATTAGTATAGTGGTTTTTTTAGGTCTCCAGCTCGACTCAAACTGTAAATATAAGATACGTTAGACTATATCTGAGTGACAAATACATGACCACTAAAAAGAAAATCAGTACTTCCAAAACACCCAAGCTTAGAATTACTAAGAAAGTCCCTTCCCGTAAATCACCAAAGTCAATTAACTTTCATGAAAAATATAGACCGCCAAACATAGGTGGATTACTAGGCCAAGATGCTATTCAAAAGACCGTTAATGGTTGGCAGAAATCTGGCAACTACCCTAGCACTATTATGATTACAGGCTGTACGGGCAGCGGTAAAACTACTACAGCGCGAATGATACACTTTGCCATCAACTGTGCGGACGACGAAGCAGGTCAAGCATTAGGTAAGTCACACCCAGATTACAAAGAACTTAACATGGGTGAGCTTGGTCGAATTGAGGACGTACGTAACATGTTAAGTACGGCAGACGTTGCTCCTCAGATAGGTAAGAAGCGGATTATCGTTCTCGATGAATCACACTTGATGACAAAAGCAGCAAGCTCCGCATTACTTAAACCCCTTGAAGAACCTGCGCCTGACACCATTTGGATATTGTGTACTACCGACCCGGAGAAGATGTTACCTACTGTTCTTAATAGATGTACCCAACTTTCAGTCAAGCCTATAGCTTCTAGTATCATTAAGAAACGTTTGCAGCAGATTGTGATTAAAGAGAAAGTACCATTCGAGTCTAAGAAGAAAGCAGGCGAAGCTTTAGGCATGATCGCCAACTTCTCAGAAGGCCAGATGCGTAAAGCATTATCACAACTGCAATCCTTAGTAGGTGCAGTCGATAGTGGTGAAGCCTTTGACTCTAAATCGGTGTTGTCTCTTTATGCCTCGACGGGTGAAGCGAGCTTAGATGCACAGGCAGTTGATTTGCTTATAGCTATGTTATCTTACAACTTATCGGGTGCTATTACTCTATGTAACACCAACGATAACCCTAGAGGTCTTGTTGCTAAGATGCAGTGGTTGGTTGATTGGGTTATCCAAAGCAATACGGGTACTATGAAGTTTAGTCCTTATATTGGTAAGCTTTTCAATCAAGAGAAAAAGAAAGCTCTTTCTGATAAAGAAACTAAGAAAGAGTGGGACGATAGCTTCCAGTTACCTAACTTGATTAACATCATGGACGTACTCCTTCAAATAACTATTACGTGGAACACGGCTGGTATCAGTGAGCGTATGCTACTTACTACTTGGATTGCTAAAGTAATTGCTAATGATTATGACTACACGGTGAATCGCTAATGACTGTTCAATTAGGTAATATATTAGAAGCTGGTCTAACTAAAGACCATCTCGCAACAAACGCAGAAACGTGGAGACATATTTGGTTTGTCCAACGTTTTATTCAACATGGTCTTAAGTCTATACTGGACAAACATTGTGGGGGTGAGGATATTATATCCTTGATCAATAGAGCTATAGATGATCCTATATCTTATCTTAAGCTCACTCCTAATAGTGATCTGTATGCTATATCCGTCAACACAGAACTGATGTTCCGGGGATGTAACCGTAATGCTAGAATGGGAGTTGTACTAAAGTCTCTACTTGACCGCTGCATTACTCACGACCAAAGTAAACTCGTTGACCCTGAGGTACACACATTTGTTGAAGTAACTCCTAAGTTAAAATTAACTACCTTTAATAGTCCTGAGTACAATCAGTTACGTGAAGAAATGAAACCTGCATTGGACAATCATTATAGACAGAACAGGCATCATCCTGAGCACTATGAGAATGGTGTCCGTAGTATGACTTTGATTGACGTACTTGAAATGCTTTGTGATTGGTTAGCTAGTTCCTTGAGGCAGCCTGAAGGCTGTATTGAGAAATCAATCCTCTTTTGCCAAGAACGTTTCAGCTTCGATGACGGCTTAGCCGAGGCACTTCGACTTACTGTAAACTATCACTATAGTCTTGAATATCATAGAGACCCTCGGGACTTCTACGCGCAAACCCTTTAGGAATAATAATGAGCGATCCAATCCAAAAGATTATCAATCACATAGACCATGACAAGACTTTCTGTTGGAGCACGAATGATCTTATTAAAGGCTTCGATCCTAGCATCTTTGTCCAAGAACACGTAGGTAAGTCTTCTCCCTCGGTAATTAGCAGGATTCTACATACTGCTGGATACACTTCGGTTGAGTGCCGTGACCTAGATCGAGGTGACCCCATCATTATAACTAATGGACGTAGTATACTACATGGTGTAATTGTACTAGTGACTCCTGAAGGAGACCAGCATATTGACCTCCATAGTGACTGGACCTACTCGAACGATGTGGGCACCTTTGGTTTCCCTAAAGGCACTCGCATACTTAATCCTTTTCAGTACTCACCTCTCAATAAACCACCCCTCGGAGTTATGCCTCGTTGGATGGTTTTGCAGAACAGGAACAGATGTATCTTAGACGCCCTTGGTAATTACAATGATTCTAGTTGGTATAGTTCTGCTACCGAAGAAATGCTTACGGAGTTCAGCTTGAATACGAAAGAGCTCCATGGGATTAAGCACGGAGCTACTTAATGATTAATCTACACAACATACGTTTGACTGATGTTGTTTTGTTTGAGCAGGAAAGTATTCCTATCGACCAGAACAACGGGCTAGTTATAATTCAAGGTATGAATTATGATAGTGACGAACCGGACAACACTAACGGCGCAGGTAAGTCACTTGCATTTAGTGCCTTAGCCAATATCAGGTTCGAAAGTACACCCATCAGTAATAAAAAGAAAAGCAAGAAGGAAGTCTTACTAGGTAAGAAGTCCAGTATCGGCATTGAATATACTGCCAGTGACAATAACAAATATTTAGTTGAGCAGTTCCCTGGTTCATATAGCGTTTGTATTAACGATAACGACCAAAGCATAGCTAAGCAAGAAGTAGCTAAGAAGTTCTTAGAGACAACGTTCCCTATATCGGAACATGAATTCTATTCTACGTGTTACGTACAGAACTTAAAGCCGCTTTACTTTCAGGTAGAGACTGATACTAACCGATTGAAGTTTGTTACCGATGTGTTTGAATTGGAAGTATATGATAGAATCCGTAAACACATGTCTGTTAAAAAAGGCGAGATTAAAGATAAGGAGATTGAGTATACCACGCTTGCTGGTCAGCTTGATGCTTGTCTACAGCAGTTGAAACGTCTTGACTGGAATCCTGATAGTACTAAGAGAGCTAAGACCTTATCCTCAGATATTAAAGAACTTAAATCCAAGTTATCTAGGTTATATAAGAAGCAGCAGAAGATTGAAAGTCTACTTGATGATATTGATGACCTCAAAATACTGCAAAAGAAAATAACCAAACTCAAGAAACAATTACCTGATCGTAAGAATTTGAAGGATTACTTGGAACGTCAAGCATCGTTGCATGTAGAGTATGCCAAGTACTCTGACCGCAAAGAAAACTATGACCAGTTAAGTTCCTCAATTACAGAACGTATCGCCTTACTTAAGGAGGAGCTCGGAGATACCCCTCTAGTCGATATAGATGTACTGCGTAAAAAGTACGATACCGTTGATAATAAGCTAGATAGCATTGAAGGCAAACTTAAAAAGGCTCGTAAACATAACGCCTTACTTAAGGAAACGCGTGAAGCATTAGATGACCAAAAAGAAAGTCTCAAGAAGTACGGGTATAAGAGCGCCAAGGCAGTTCCTAAAGATGCAGATGGTTTTGACCTGTCTTTAGCCAGCCATACTATTCGTATTGCTGAAAACTTAGAGCACCATGAACATGCAGGCGGAGAGAAGTGTCCTACATGTGATAGTACTATAGACGTCGATTCTATTCTTAGCCTGGCCGATAAAGCCCGCGAGCAGCTTAAGAAGCACGCCAACTTAATAAAAGCTATCGCACATGCCACTGAGATTAAAGCATTGGTTAAGATGCTTAACGGGTGGGAAGGCCCTATTGATACAGTCGGACTCAAAGATACAGAGAAGAAACTACAGAAGAAACTTAAGGCCATCGAACAGCAAGGCAAGTTAGTTAAAGATTGGAATCATCAACAGGAAATGCTAGGACAGTTGACTAAACCTAAACGCCCTAAGCAGAACCCTAGTAGTAATCACAATGCCGATGAAGTGGAGGCTTTACTGGATACTTTAGATAAACTTACTTCTACTCGTAAAGAGTTGGCTACACTTGAGAAGCGTTTTGATGGCATTGATATAGGAGACATCGATGGAGAGTCCGCTAAACTAATTAAGAAGATTGACGGGTATAACTCGACGCTAGACGAAGCGCAAGATCAATACAGTGCTATCTCAATTAAGAAACGGGAGTATGAAGTCCTGTTCGCCCAACAAACTCAGTTAGAGAGTAAGCTTAAAAAGATTAAGCCTATTATAAAACAGAAGAAGTTGATTGAGTACTTGTATAAAATGTATGGCGCAACTGAGTTCAAGCTTCAAGCCGCAGCGCAAATATTGAAACTTCTTGAGAGTGCCCTAAATCAATACAGCGGTTTAATATTCCCCGAAAAGGTTAAGTTCAAACTCGAACCGTCTTCTCGAGGCATCAGTGCTACGTATAGAACTTCTAAAAACGGTATATGGGCCGACATACGACACATGAGTGGCGCGGAGCGTAATTGTTTTAGATTGCTATTCGTTGTGGCCTTACTTCCTATGATTCCTGAATCAAGACGTACCAATTTCATTGTACTAGATGAACCTGATGCAGCATGTTCAGCCGCGGTTAGACGTAGAATGATAGAAGACTTTTTACCTAAGCTACGTCAGATTGTTCCTCACATATTCTGGATAACACCTAAGCCTGCCAACGTGTTTAAAGATGCCGAGGTTTGGGTAGTTGAGAAACGTGACGGTAAGAGTACTATCAATATAAATTAAATACACTAACCACAAAGGAATCTATATGCAATTAATAGGTGTTGGCAATCATAGTCCCGAGCAGGTCATTAGCTGGCTGACCCGAAAAGGACATAAGTCTGTAACTGTAGTACCGAGCGGAAAGATATTAATCCCAGATGACTCTAGGAAGTACAAGCGCATTATGATATTTTCCACATATCGCGATTTTAGACGCAACTGGAAGTTAGTAGGTTCTTCTTCCTTTTCTTCGAAAGTATTCTTTGTACATGGTACTCCTAGTAAGCTTCATGAGTTCGACCAGATGTTCTATTCGGACTTCGACCCAATTCGCGGACAGCGTAGTTTTGGATTTAAACTACATAGTAAGTTTAAAGAAATTAACTTGAAGAAGATAGGTAAGGACGAACCTACTAGGTCTAAAACTAGATACTTTATGCCAAATCTAATAGAGGCCGTAAAGCAAGGAAGCCTACTAAACAAGTTAATGAGCGCCATCTATACTGTAAAAGGTTCAAGTAACCAAAAGTTGTTAACGCTTACAATATGTCAGTGGTTGTACGGAGGGGAAAGTCCAAACCTACTGCGTAAGCGCATCCAGAATTATGGAGGTCAGCTCCGTATTACCGAACTTATGTGTAATCGCTTTGATGATATCCTTTTAACTGAAATAGGTTTTAGCTTCCAAGAAGCATTCGAAGAAGTTATCGACTATAAGAAGAGAGGAAAGGATGTACCTTTCAGGGAGATAGGTCAGAGCTACGGTATTCCTGATTTTGAGCTTAGATACATTAACGTTAAACTGGATAATGAAAGGACCAACAAAACCACTATAGACCAACGCACACAGAAGTCCATTAAATAGGCATATAGGGGGCACTGTGACAGTACATATAAATAAGGACGTATATTAAATGAAAAGAGATTTAACCTGATGCTACACTTCTTATCAACAAGTGACTTCCATCTTGATGGTTTAAAAAAGTTATTCCCTAATGACCATATACAAAGGCAGATTGCGGAAGTTGAAAAAATATTCCAATACGCGATGAAGAACGGGATAAAGCATGTGTTTATACCGGGCGACATAGCAGACTCCTATAGCATGTCATGGGAAGCTTACTTCGGTTTAGTTAATCTGCTTACCAAGTATGACGGCCTACTAAACATTTACTATCTACACGGTAACCATGACTGGGAAGCTGAGAAGAAAACAAGTTTAGACTTATTAAACTTGATGTGCCTAAACAACATGTTTAAGACTGTATTCTTATATGCTAATCCTGAGCAGATTGAAATTGACGGCATCGTTATAAACATGTTATCCTTCCCAGCAAAGAAAAGTATTAAGAACAAGAAGCCCTGCCTAAACTTTGTCCATGCCTCATTCGACGGAGCTGTCGGAGACAACGGCAGGACGTTACGGGTGAAGACTGAAATTGAATGTAACCCGCGCGACTTCACTATAAGTGGTCATATACATCAGTACCAGTACTTGAAGACTAAGCGTGTTTTATACAACGGTAACCCCTACCAGAAAAACTTCGGTGAGTCATTACCTAAAGGATTTATTGAGTGCAAAGCTAAGTACGTCAATAAGAAACTGGTAGTCAAGCACAAGTTTATTAACAACCATCCTGACTTTACTTTGGAGTCCCGCATCATTAGCAGCCAGAAAGATTTTACGGAGTTGAGTACCAGTGACTCTGTTCGCTATCGTCTGTACGTTGACCCTAGTGTTGTAGTACCTTCCGACTTAATGGTGAAGTATCCAAACATCAGGCAGTTGTTTGATTCGCAAGGTAAGACTAAAATTAAAGAGCTTGATTGTGCGGACGAGTTTAAGCAGCAGTCCGTTGACATACCTAAGATAGACCCTACATTCAAGTTAGCTTCTTCTATGAAGAGTGCTGGTTGGAAGAAGAGAGACTTCGACAAAGCGAAAGCCTTAGTTAAAGAGGCAATGCAAACTAACTATTAGTTTATTTTAAAAAGCCTAGCCTTCGAAAGTTGTCTAGGCTTTTTTAGGTGAGCGGCATGATATTAGAATACTCTAGTTGGATGATTAATGTGCGCTCAATTCTTCCGAATCTTTTTTAGCAAATGCCTCTTAATTTTCGTAAATAGTAGTACACCTATGTAATTTCATACTAGACAAGACGAAGATCAATCCCGGCTTAATGAATGGGATTTCGGATTGTCGTTAACTCATTCGTTAAACTACAAATACTTAAAGGAGCCTATCATGGCCGTTAAAAAGAAAGCAGCACCTAAGAAAGCAGCACCTAAGAAAACCGCAACTAAGCGAAAAGCAGGCGTTGGTTCAAAATTCAAAACTACTAATGCACCTACAATGAAGAAGAAAAAACCAGCTAAGGCAGCCACTAAACCTGCTGCTCCGAAAAAACCAGGTACAAGAAAACCGAAACTTTCTGCTGCCGATCAGAAGAAAAAAGCAGCACGCGCAAAAGTAACAGGTGATCGTCTTAAAGGTAAGAAGACTAAAACTATTAAACAGAAATTAGCTGAACGTGTTGCTAAGCATGGCGAAGCAATGGCTAATGCTAAAGAAGCTTTTGCTAAGAAAAAAGCTTTAGTTGAAAAAAGCCAGAAGGTAGCTCAAGGTAACTTAGTTAAAAAGCAAAAAGCTGCATTAATTAACCTTACCCGTGCCTACAACGCTCGCATGAAAGCTAAGAAATCTAGCAAGCCTAAAATCAAAGATGGTAAGATCGTAGTTGCTAAAGCGGAAAAGGCTACTTTCAAGAAAGTAACACCTAAGTTAACTAAGCTTCCTTCTTTACGTACTACTAAAGGTGCAGTTAAGAAACGTTCTGGCGCATCAGCTGGCGCTAAGAAAGCAGGAAAGACTAGAGCTAAAAACAAGAACAAAGCTACTAGAGCGGCTTAATTCTTCAATAGCGTTTAGCAAGTAAAATAAAAGCGGACTTAGGTCCGCTTTTGTCGTATATAATATATAATTGAATTCGTAGGATATTCTGATATGTTTCGAGTGAATCAAAACTCCGACAATATGAAAGCCATCCGTGACGCCAGAAGCGTTAAGGATATTCAAGCCGTAATAGGTATAATTGAGGCTGACCTGTCTGAGATATCAAAGCACACCTCTGCACTTGAGAAGAGTGTTAGCGGTTCTATAAAAATATCTATTAGCGCACAAGACATAGAGTTGGGCGATTTAAGCCGAACTAAAGGTAAAGGCCCTTCAGGTGTTATTTCAGATTACAAAGCACCTAACACTAAAGACCTAGTAAAGAATAGTCGTGAGCTTAATCGACTAGCACAAAAGATTGCTGAACTGGAATCGGCCAAGCAAGTTATACTAAGCGATGCCTTTTCTCCGTATGCCGATCTCCAGAAGAAGACTATCAAGGCTATTAACGACTTAGTAAAAGTTGCCGCACGTGATCGTGACCGCCAAGTCAGAGCGATGGCTAAAATTGGCCGCGAAAGTAAACCTAAAGAACACGTCAAGTTTGTTAAAGGTATTACTGCACATATTAAAAAAGTACTGTCGGAAGATAATTATTCAGGCACTACTGTTAAGTTGTTCGTACTTAATCCAGTCCCCGATAAGATTTGGTACCAGACTATTATAATTATTAACGACCTAGTCAATGACGAAGGTTATAGTTACGACTTCTATTCGGTAGTGGTGACAGCTATTGTTGACCTGGATTCAGGCGAGTTTAATCACTCACTGACTACTATAAATCTTAATCGTATACCCGGAAGCTTTGACCCAGGTAAACAGGTAGGCTCAACAGCAGAAGCTAAGCGCCGCATTAACGGATTTTTAGCTGGCGATAACTTTGTCGCTAAGCATGGGCGTAAGACCCTTAAAGGGTTCCCTCTGAATAAGACACATGACTTCCGTAATTCCGCACTACCTGATTCATCTGATCATATCGATGGACTTAGAGTTCAGAACGGCAAGATATACTGTAGACTCGAAAAAGGCGCTGACGCCTCTATTATAAAGACTGCCGTGGACGAAGCCCGCTCTATACTTAGTATACTGGTTCGTCGTAGAGAGGTCGTAATTAATGACCGAAAGTATGACCGATATCTTAAAGACACTATTGCACATAAAATTGTCAACGGCAAAAAAGGTCGTAAGTGGATAGAGTTCGTTATTACTCCGTCAGAGCGTGTACAAAAAGGTGACTTGACTCCTAAGATACTTGAGCAGGCAGTTGAGCGTATGGTTCACATGGACGGTATTTCTAAAGACGAAGCACGACGAGCTATGCAAGCGCTGAGACGGGAATTCATCTAATGACACATAGACAAATCCAATCTAACTTCCGATTAAACTCATGGAGAGGCGTTAAGGGTTCGGCATCTGCCGTATTTAGTGCTGCTGCGGTTAGACAGGAATTGTCTCCTGTCCTAGAGTATATCTTACAAGAGTTATATGACGCAGGACATCCAGCGGTTAAATCAGGACTATTTAGTTTAGTTAATATATACAATCCTGATACGCAACACTCTGTCGGTTATTCGGAGCGTCCTCACGAAGACCTTGTCAAACCTATGACAGGACTAACGTTGACCTTTAGTATGGTCTCAAGACCTATTATCAAAACTCCTGTCTCAGTCTATCAAAATCATTTATCTGATTATACTTTGATGTGGGGACGATCCATAACTAGTGCTACTGATAATCTTATCATATCAGTTCCAAAAGAAATATTGAAAGGCAGTAAAGTAGCGTGGGGACTAACCAACGACATACTCGCCTTGTATAATCTCATTGGTATTGTTACAAAGAACTATGTTATACATGAATATAACCCTAAAGCCACATCAGTATTTAAAGTACCTAATACTCCTGAAGGTATCTTAAAGACTAGGTATTTAGAAACATCATTACCTAATCTAATGAAGTCTACACATCCTATGTACTGGCCCTTCAACATAGACTTCTGGAATCAAGCAAGTCAATTACTTATGGCCAGGCATTTTAGCACAAAGTTAGATTTATATTTCTGTGTACACATGCTTGACCTACTAGGGCCTAGACTTTCACCTATCGCAACTAATTACGTATATGGAGTAGGCGTAGGTACGTTGTCCTACTTTATAATGGACGGTATACGCGGGTTACTTCAAATACTTAAATCTAAGAGTTTACCCTCAAAAGTAGAAGACTCTGTCTATGGCACATTGCACTTGCTTTATGCTTTAGTAGTACCTGGAGGTATAGGAGAGACGGACGATTACTTAGAAGTCACCATTGTATTACAAGGAGTCTTAGATAGATTTGAACTAAGACCTGAACTTGAACAGGATTTCATACAAATGTTTTCATCTATCCAGCAAGCATCTAAACTTATTATTAAGGAAGATGATAGAATGCGAAAATTCCTCGAGGAGATATTCTAATGTCACAATTTAGAGTCGTTGAAGGCGAAACGCTTTCTATAAAAGAAGAATTCTTAGACAGTATGGATGATCCACTACAGCCTGCTGATGGCTCCGCGGGGCCAGAAGTAATTCTGTATGACATACGTGGGGAAAAACCTGCCGTAGTCGCCCAAGTCACGGCTACGCCTGATGCCATGCCTGGGCTGTGGGCTGTCGACTTAGGGGTACCTGTACTGGACTTAAAGGACTTAACTACTTTCTCTGTGGTGTGGAGATTCGTAGATGACGACCTGGATACGCACACTCTTAAGCACCCATTACTAGTAGAACCTAGCGCACAGAACCGTGTGACGGATATTGTTATACAGTCGAGGACGGGCGCTAAGATTAACTTCTTTCTACCCTTCCCTTATAACAAAGATGAACACTTGGTTACTATGACATTATCGAAGGGTAATTCTTATCTTATTGACCAGCTCGATATAACGGACGTCTCCGTTAAGACTAGAGTTGGTGAAGAGATGACTAAGGTAACAATGCCTGCTGTCCTGGATGATAAAAATTTAGAACCTCATGTTCTTATTGTTGACTATGAGCATATAAATACTAATCGTCTTGAATCTATGACCTATAAGGTTTGGGCCGTGACTCCTCAAGTTCTTATGGCCGCCAGTATGATAGAAGACCATATTAACAAGGCTCGATTGCAGAACGTTATTCCTGAATTAGAATACACACAACAGGATATACTGACGTATCTACATAGAGGCTTAATGTTGTTTAATCAAATTGCTCCTCGTTTGACCGCCTTTACTGGTATGAACATGCAAGGCGTTATATTGCAAGCTTGGATTACATGCTCTACATACTACGCACTATCTGCCCAGCTTCAAGCTGAGGGTGCTATGGCCTTTGATTTCTCAGGCCAGACTGTGAATCTCAATGTAGACCGTTCGCCTTCTATAGAAGCAGCTCTTGGACGAATAGAAGGACAGATAAGTGACCAAGTTAAAGAGACCAAGAAGCTATTAGCTAAAGCAGGCGTTATATCAGGTGATGGCTCACAAGGCGCCCGTTTAATTTCAGGTGCTATGACTTTCGCTAAACTTGGTATCACTAACTCACCTGTAACTAAGTACAATTTGACAGCAAGGTCTCCTCTTGTACGTAGAGGTTAGTACGCTAGACGATGTACTAACTATAAAGTAACAAGACATACCCAAATACTAATTTACTACCACGTAAACAAACAATCCTTATTAATGGAGAGATACAAATGTCTATCACCGCACACGTAAAACAATCAACTGTATTGGACGGATCAACAGCAATGGTTACAGCTATTATCACTCACGGTAGTCGTGAAGGTGTTGATGGTAAGTCTGCCGCTTTTGCTCTACAGGCCTCTGTCGATAGCAACTTAATTCCTATTGAAGGATCTATGCGTGTTATTGAAAATACACCTTACAGAACATCTGTAAGATTAGCGATGTCTGCTGCTAACGAAGTCATACCTTTCGAAGACGGTATGGCCGGCTTCTCAAGCGTTAGCTCTAATATCTATATGGATAGTAAAGAGAATATCTGGTCACTTCGACAAAACGAAGCAGGTAAAGTTCTTGTTCGATCAAATGCTATAGATGATGCCTCAGAAATTGGCCAACTGTTAGAAAGTTGCTCCAATGTAACCGAAGCAACAGCTAATAGCCGAGACCGTCAATTCTTCCAATCTGTTGCTTCTGCCGGAGTACTTCGAGGCATCAACAAAATAGATAGCCAGGACTTCGTATCTTTTGCACACGCAGGTAAGATGCACAACGGCTTTGTAGTCACTGCATTAGTAAATGACCAACATCAACCTACAGGCCATTTATCAGTTATCGCATTTAATGATAATCCCGATCAACAACCTGTTACTATTAGAGAAGAAGCTATTGTGCAGAATCACGGTATTCCGGGCTACGAAGAACCTGAATCTATGGAAGTATCTACTTCATCTGCAAATGATTTGATTTCTTACTACCGCAAAATCTACGGTCATAACGCTCAGTTCTTCCGTGAGCTGGAAAAACAGATCCGTGGCTACGCCTTCTCGTAGAGGGTATGCTATGATGGATGCAAAGATGCAACGACGCATTACAGCCGTTGCAAAAACTTTACGTGTAAACATCACAGATCCTGTCGAGTTCGAACTAGCAAAGGGCTTTATCAGCCCTTTAGTTATGGACTTCGAGAATGCGGATGTTATACGGCACGTTAGGCCTATCTGGTATTTATACGAGAAGGCCCTACAGGAAATCCGTCTATCTATTGGTCAGATTCCTAAAAAATAGGGCGCTTGTCGCCCTATGGTCGTTTCAAGGCGGTACTTTATGGCAGAAGCAATTGAGCTTGGTGATATTCCTAAAAAGAAGAAGCCAGTTAAAAAGAAAAAGATTTTGAAGAAGGTATCAAATAAGGAAGATACTATTCGTAAACGACCTAGTGCGGAGTCGTTATCAAAGAAAAAGAAAAAGAAGAAACCATCATCTAGTATTTCCGATATTGACGATGTAATTAAGAAAAAGAAAAAGAAGAAACGTAAGCCTGTTACTCAAGGCGAGTTAATGGTAAGAGCCGAAGCCAAGTCCGAAGCCATTAAAGGTATGGATGGAATCATTGAGCAGATTGAGAACGAACGTCCTCAAGTAAAAGAGAATGCTCAGTTCCAAGAATACGTCACGATGTTTGAGACACTGAAATCTATAGCACGCGTTAAAGAAGGACATTGCTTAAAAGGAGCAGACAGTAAGGATATATATGCTTTGATGCAGGTTTATAACCAGATGCGAGATATCATTGCCGACCTACGAGCACTGAAAGATATTACAATGGCCGCTGAGGATTTAGAAGCCAATGTTATGCAGCCTTTTGGACAGCAGTCAGCCGCTGCATTAATGAAGTTCTTCCAGAGTGTGAAGAATCAAGCTCAGAAAGATCTTAGTGACGATAAGCTGATTACCTTCCTCAACCAGACTAAGAAGTTTGCCAAAGAGAGTGGTCTTGATTTACAGGATGCTTTAGACAATGCTTCTGACTCAATATTTAGGGTGTTATCAGAACAATGACAAATCGAAGACGTACAGGTGCTCCTCGTGGCGGTGTGGCTTCACGCGGAGGCAATCTATCCGGCCGTACTAGGACAGGTGAGCGATTACGTAGAACTAATTCTAGCCAGTCAGATAACTCTAGGGGCCTTAGATTGAGGCAGCTAAAGGAAGATAGACTAGAAGTTAATGGATGCACCTGCGATAACTGTAAACGTAGCTTAGATAGACAGCACTATACGGGTACTATATATGGTGATCACATAGTACCCGTAGCACAAGGAGGTACTACCTCCAGAGGTAACATACAAATCCTATGTGAACGTTGTCATGAAAACAAAATAGGCAGTATAAACAGAAAAGGCAGAAACTTACTTAAGGCTAACGCTAAACGAGCTAATGCCCAAAGGAGAAACTCACACGAAGGGACTAAAACTAAACGTGGCGAGTCTTGGAGGAATTACGAGTAATGAAAATAACACTAACAAGACCCAAGTCAGTTGACGTAGTTAAAGAACTCGACCGAATGGGCGTATCAAAGACGGATAGGTCAAAACCTCCTAGTATCACTATGTTTCCACAGGTAGTTGATTTAGATTATCATGATGTTTGGGAGAAGTTCCTTAGTACTCAGACGAGTAATGACCTATACACTCAGGGTGACTTCCCTGAGCACGGCCTTTATCTGGTATGTTGTGGTTTTATATCATACATGGATAATCAAGCCTCCAGTGCCTACGACAAGTCTAAGTTTAATTTACTGGATAACTCAAGAAGGCAACTGCATCATAAGTTACTAGGATTCAAGCAAGACCTCGGTACATTTCTTAGGCAGAAAAACTTAAACCGCACGTTGTCTATTTACAAAGACGATATATCTATACTTAATCCTGATACTAATGCTTTCATTAATGCCAATATTGATATACAGGCGCAAGTAACTTTATTTATGGTACCTAGAAAAAAGTTTATCTTAAAGAAAACAGACTTTGGTAGTACGTCAGAACGCACCTCGTTGGACCCTATATTATATTCCCTAAAGAACTATCTATATAGGAATGAATTGCCCTCTCAGATGCAAGGCAAGAAACGTAATTTAAACTCGAACTTATCGAAGACCCGATATCTAACTGAATCCGAAGTATTAAAAAAGCCAAACCGACAGTGGGCTAGAGTAGATACTAAAGGTATTCATGTACTTGCTTATAGGGCAGGTCGTGACTTATTGGCTCTGAGATTTATTTTAGATATACCTATCATATTCTTTGGAGGCAACTTAGGACAGAAAGATGTCTTAGTTGAAATCAAGAAAGTAATTAAAAGAAGTCTACCTATGTGAGGAACGTATGGTTTTTTTAAAACGAACACAAGAAGCTTTATCTAAGACGCTACAAGACGATCCTAGATTAAAGCCCATTATAAATAATATCATAAGTACGTCCAGTGTAGACGACATAGAATACAGTAACAAGTTCGAAGCTGTTATGTCAATTTTACGTAGTCGTGGCTTGTCTGTGGATTCTCTTGATCCATCAGACCTTGAGGAGACTATAGGTCTTCTTATGGGTGCAGTTCTATCTATGAACATGGAACTTACTAGTGCCAAATCCGACGAATTGGATATACCTTTGGATGTAAATCCATTTAACGAAGACGATATTTTAGTTTCTATGTACATAGAACGTTGTGAGAATACGTTCCTTGAGAGACTAGGTAAGCTTAAAGCCTATGAACTTAAAGATCTCTTTAAATCTACCAACTATTGGAAGTCCCTACCTCAGCTTGATAGATGGGTTCAAGCTAAACTACTAATAAATCAATCGGCCTATAGTGAGTATGAACCTCTAGCTATTTGGACAAAGCTAGCTGACTCTTACGGTTTAATAAAAGGATAAAAGAATGTTCGAATCTAATGACGATAATCTGGAACTCTTCTCCTATGCGCAGGGTTTAATCTCGACATCTAAAGACGCAACCTCCGATGTTGCCGACCCTATAGCGGCCTCAATGGCACCAGTGCAGTTGGCTCCTGAAAGCATGAAAGACTTTATGGGTCACTTCTTTCCTACACGTAAGAAGTCTGCTGCTGCGGGAGGCCCCACAGGTAATGACCTACAAAGGCTCGTACCTGAATTATCTAAAGTCTCCTACGGTATTAGCAAGTTTTTTGCCTTTGCCCAATACTGTTTAGCTAACGGTAGTACGTTGGAAGACATGGAACGTGGAGATATGATCTCTAACCTAACTTCTATAGCCAATGCGTTAAATCAAGAAGTCCATAAAGATGAAATGAAACAGCACCTGAGTACTGTATTCGGTGTGCTGAGTCAAGGTCAGCACCACGTAATTAAAGACAGTGAGCGTTTTAAGAAAGGTAAGGATATTATCTTTTCTGGCATCCCGGGTTCACAGAAAGCTCTTAAAGGCGGTATTCATTTTCGTGCCCAACCTATTGCTGAGATTCAAGTTAACCGTAACCCATCGACTGAAGGTTTCTACGAAAACGAACGTCTTGGTAATTATAGCACTGAACTAAGTCTAGGTGTAATAAAAGCGTGTGAGTTTTTACACAAAGAATTGTTCGGTGAGGCTACTACCTTTTCTAAGCAAGACATGCGTAAAGTTCACCAGAAGCGCTGGACTTGGGACTTTGAAGCTTTAAATCAAAAGATGGCCGATTACATGGGCCTTCCTCTTAAATTTGAATTCTTCGTCAACCCTGATAAGGACCTTGTTAGCAAGTTTGACAAGTATATGTCTTTGGCTTGCATACGGGAAGTAAACAAAAACGTTGCAAAGGAATGGTCATACTATCTAACCCACCAAGACGGCACGGATAAGCCTGACAATAGTAAATTGATTACTAAAGAAGGTATGTTGGCGTCGGTTAACTTTGGTATTACTTATTGCTTAAACCTGCCTACAGAATTCGTCAACTACATCTCACAGTCTGAGAGCGGTGACCTATCACTATACGCATTGCATACTTGGATAACTACGTGGGGTAAGTACTATATACGACCTGCAGGTTCTTCTACTGGTGGTATTACTCGTAAGTTCCTACCTCGATATATCGTTCCAGCTTCACGTACCTCTAATTTGGTTGAAGAACGTAAGAAAGCAGGTTACTATGTCGATGGAGGTAGAAGTGACGAAGACAGTTTGACTGTTGGACCTATCGGTAGTTTGATGTATGTGCCTAAGCAAGACGCAGCCGACTTTGATAATGCCAAAGCGTACGAGTCTTCGATGGAAGAATTGATTCGTTTGTCTTATGAACACGGAGTTCCTGTAACTGATAATGTGACGTTGACTGACGAACAAATTGTTGCTTCGGGTTCCGCTGATGCCCAAGGGAGCATACGTGCTCAGAAAGAGAAGTTGGAAGAATACAAGGGTACTGTACTTAGTTACTCTTGGGACTACAACACCATCTTAACTGTAGGTGCTAACAATAGTTTCAAACAAAACAACATTGACTTACAAGGATCTACTGTACCTGATGCGTTGACTGTATCTGATTACTTAGGCTTTGACTTCTCAGAAGAAGGCGAACTTCCTATAGTTAAAGATTTTGCAGACAGCCTGGCGATGATGATGATGCACATCAAACCCGACGGTACTGACATGCACGTTACTCCAGAATCAATCAAGTTTGGTTACTGGAAAGATGACGCAGAGAGTGGTTTCTTAGGATTCCCACCGTTCGCTTCATTGCTACGTACTTATACATACATGGCCATAAGAAAGAAAGTCCCAACCTTGAGTAAGTTGATTGAGGAGGCTGCCGAAGAGCTATCCTTACCAACTCTTGATTCTAATGACTTCGAGCTCGGTTTATATAAATCTGTTATCCGTAATGACCTAAGTCTACAAGCTTCCGATGTGATTAAAACAGGTGAGGTCATTAAACGATTAATAACCTATGCTATTAAAGATGCCGAAGCAGGCCCTGGTAGTAATTTACGTACCCAAGTAATGCGTGAGATTGGCCCTGAGTCTTTCGATGTAGAAATCAAAGATCATCCTCGATTCTTTAATAAAAGATCGAGCACACTGGCAGACTTTGGTAATGTTTACGCCTACCTTGGTGGTCGTGTATTCCAGAAGGCTTGTATGGCTCTTACTAAAGTAAGTAGCAAAGACTTGATGACACAGAACTTCGAAGGCGTAGAAGGCCTGCTAAAAGATGTGACGTTGCCTAGTTTCCAAACTATTAGTATGGAAGTTATGCCTCTTGCAATCATGCTTGGTAAGATGGTTCCTCAAGCTACTGAGTACTTTGAGAAAGCAGAAGTCATTATCGATTCATTCCGTAAGGATGACTCCCTAGATGCTGACGACATCGTTATGCCTGGTCTTGCCGAAGGCAGTCAGATGTTTCCACACCAAATAGATATTCATCGTACATTACGTAAACGCCCTAAGTTCGCTACTATTGATGTTGCACCTGGTGGAGGTAAGACAATAGCGTTACTAGTCGATATAGGTTGTGTGCAGAACGAAGACCCAGACGGTATACGAGCCCTTGTACTTTGCCCAGACCATTTAGTTGGTAACTGGTGTGAAGATATGGTTAAGGTTACTAAAGGTAGTTGGAACGTAGTACCTCTTAAAACAGAAGTATGGAAACGTTGGGGTGACGAGAAGTTAGCTGCGATGATTCAGGGCGCACCACCTAATACGATATTTGTTGCTGGTTTGAACTTCGTTAAGTCTAAGCCTTTCCTGATGTCTTATGGTACTAAGTCAATCCATGTTTCTGGTATGGTAGAGTTCTTAAAGCGTTTTGGCTTTAACTACATCGCATTGGACGAATCCCACAAGTGTAAGAACTTAACAAGTATTACACATAAAGCAACTAAGCAACTTACCACACTAAGTAGCGTAAAGTACGTCCGACTGGCTACAGGTACGTTGGTGCATAAAGACATTACTGATGTTGTCGGCCAAGCAGCCTTATATAGTTCACATATATTCCGTACTACTAACCTTTTTAACTATGAGTTTGATGCTTCTTCTAATGATAGTGCTGCCCGTGTTAGGTCTAAGCTGGCTAACCATAGTGCTGTTATAACTAAAAAGAAAAAGGAATGGGCATTCATGTTGCCTAACCCTGTTGATATACTTGTTAAGACTTCTATTGCTGACCCATCTAACCCTGGTTCAGAGATTCACTATGAAGTTTACAACGCCGTACTTAACGATGTTGTAGAGCAATTAGAGAAAGAAATCAATGACAAGAAACGAGCCAATGCTATGGACCGACAAGAAGCAGACGATGACGGTATCGACGCTATGGGTGCTGATTCTGATCCGGATTCAATAGGACAGATCGAAGATTTTGGTTTAGAAGAGGACGACGACGACGAATTATCCAAAGTCGATCCGAACCAGCTTAAGTACTACATGCAACGTTTAGAGCAACTAGTAACAGATCCTTGGGGCGACCCTTCCGGTCGTGAAGCTTTAGAGAAAGCAGGTATAAAAGAGTTCGTACCGACTAAAGTTAAAGATGTTATAGGCCGTATCGATAATCACTTTACTACTTACAAACCAGAAGACCTTAGTGCATTAAATACCTCACATGCTATCGTTTATTGGAACAAAGGTATGACTCATAAAGAATTGGATCTTGTAGAAGATTCCAATGGTGATACCTATATGGCTCGTAAGTTTGGTGATACTCGTAAACGTTTAGAGTATGACACACCATCTATTAAAGAACCATCGAAAGACCCTGAACGTTGGAAGCTTGAGATTAGAGGCAAGGTACTTATCTTCTGTCGCTATACACGATCGGTTAACGCAATCTTTGAAGGGTTACCTCCTAAGTACAAATCCATGGCTAAGAGATTCCATGGATCACTAGATGGTGAAGATAAGTGGGATAACTTAGAAGCGTTTAAAACTGACCCTAACTGTAAGATATTAATTGCTAATGAGCAATCAATAACTGAAGGTCAGAACCTGCAGATGGCATCACGTATTATCCGTGTAGATAGTCCTTGGTCTCCTGGTGATTACGATCAGTCTACTGCTCGTATATTCCGACCTGACCCTGCTGCTGCAAACATCGGCGAAGACGGTAAGCCTGGTGATATGCCACGTGAAGTAATCTTTATTGACTGGATTATGACTAGTGGTACTTCGGAAGTTGCGAAGATCGCCCGACTAATGTGGCGTACAGTAGAGAAAACAAAGTTCGATGAAAAAGGGAATAAGCGCTACGAAGAACTTAATGAATTTGACCTAACGCCTATATCAATGAGCCTTGAAACCTTACGTGAGCGTTCGACTATTGAGGACTTCATGGAATACTTTGAAGCCAAGGCAATGCTGAATGACATTGAAGGTAACGAGTTTAGTGAGATGCGTAAGACGACCGTTGCTGCAATGATTCCTCTTACTCCTGCTCCGGCAAGAGACGACTTTGCGCTAATGGACAGCGTTCCTATTGTAGGTAGTCAACGTATTGCTGACCCTCACGGTTTTGGTTTAAATAGAATGGTTGATTATATGTCGCAACATACAATCGATGACTCACGTAAACCTGACGAAATCGCCGATATGATTAAAGGACTTCCTGTTAAAACTGAATTCGGCAACGGTACAGTTGTTGGCGTCAAATTTAGATACAGTAAAGGCCGTGACTCGGAGGGTAACCGCCGTCTTGAGAAAAGACCTATTCGTTCTGTAGTTGTACGACTTGCTGGTAGTGAGGAACTTGAGACATTCGATGTTTCTTTAGTTCACATAGCCACTAAGCTTTCTGATAAACAGTTTGATGAATTCTTCCGCGTTGAAAATACTTGGGGCACCGCCAAAGAAAAGAAAGCATTAGATCGTGCTCAGAAAGAAATCGATGATGCTAGTCGCAAGGAAGCGGACCGCCGTGAGAAAGAAGACGCACGTATTAGCTCAGCCTCTGCTAAAGAAAGTGCAAAATCTAAGAAGGCCAAGAAGCGCAAAGAAAATATCGCAGCAGGTAAGCCAATTAATGAAGGTGTTAAGATCATCAAGAAAGGTGAGAAGATGCCTAAGCCGGCTAAAGACCAGGTTAAGATCATCAAAGCTGATGACAGTAAGACTACTGCTGATAGACGTTTACGTATTATCCCAAGTGTGTATGATGGCTTCATTGCCATCCATGCTAACTTGAGAGACCCGGATGCCCATGATATGAAACAATTTAGTTTTGTACCTTTCGGCGATTACTTGTACATTGAAACTAATCGTTATGAAAGATTCTGGACCATTGTAGAGTGGATTGAAGCACAGGCTAAGCAGATGAAGATTAAGCTGGACGCTAAATCTGAGAAACGCCTTGAGGTTATCCAAGATGCTTTTGAAGAACGTAAAGTTATAAATTTTAATGCTCGACTTGCGGCTAAAGTTCAATCTGAGCTTCCTCAGTTCCATAGACAGAGACATATAGAAGCACGCGATAGAAAGTCTATTAAAATCTATCCAATGGTTATGCAAGACCGTGTTCGTCTAGCAATTGATTTACGTACTAATCCACTTGTACGTAAATTCATGGACCGATCTGTACCAGGTGCTGCATCTAAATGGAAACATCATGAAGGAATGAACATCTTCTTCGCGGTGAACAAAACGGAAGCTAAACGTAAACTTAAGGAGCTTGTTGAAGCTGGTTATACGATTACCAACATAGACAAAGCGCTTGATTCTATAAGTCAGCTTAAAGTAACTCGTAGCAAATCTAAATAGTATGCCGGAGGCCTCGGCCTCCGCTTAATTTAAGGAAATTTGTAATGAAACAATTTGATACCAACCCCGACCGTCTTAGACGGCAACAGGCTGTTATGTCTCACTTAAAATTCTATCGTGGTGAGCTAGATGGTATTTGGGGACCGGCTTCTATTAGTGCTAAGAAAGCATTTGAGGTCAGTGGGTCATTCACTGGTGGGCTTCCTAACCAAGGACTTCCATTTAATCCGAATGCCCAACTGCCCTCAATACTTTATCGTGACCCACAGACAGGACTTGTTTGTCATCCTGAACTAAGTGACGAGAAACTAACAGAGATGTTCCGCAGCCGTGGCAATGTTAGTGTAACTAAAGTGTCGGAAACTCAAGTATCTAATGATACTAAGAAAGTTGAACAACCGCATGTGCCTACGCAGCAGGAACCTCAGCGACAAGAGAACCGTAAGCAGGAACCTCAGCGACAAGAGAACCGTAAGCAGGAACCTCAGCGACAAGAGAAGCTTAAGCAGAAACATCGCCAAGGATAGTGTACCCATGTGGACTAATAATCGACCAAGGTAGCATAATACAACTTCTATTCCATGAAAAGTGGCCTAAGTAGTTGGAAACAAGCAAACTGTAAAGATACCCTATATGACTAATTGCTATATAGGGTATTTTTGTATGCAACACCAGTACATCGATTATGTTTATTCTTACGCCGTTAAGAAACGTGAATTACTCATTCCATATTTAAAAGGCGATAAACACCACATCCCTGAACACTTCCTCTATCCCAATCACCTGATGACTACCTCTGACACCAAAGCATACTGTGACTTTATGCTGATGTCCATCAATGACGAAATAGATTTCCACCACTACGATGTAATCAATCGCGTAGACGCAGAACTTCAAAACATATTCGGCGTTGACTTTCACCAACACATGATTATGTTCGCACTCGCATTGGCTACATACTTACACGGTGACCCAGAAGCCGTTGACCATGCTCGTAATACAGGCGAACCTTATATTGAACATCCTCTTGAGGTGTATTACATTATATCACAGGTCACTAACCGTTATGCCGACCTCAACGAGTTTGAAACAGTAATGGTACTATCTGCTACGTTACTTCACGATACAATAGAAGGTACTAAGGCAACGGTAGAGCTTTTAGAGATAATATTCGGTAGAGACACTGCCTACTTGGTATGTGGCTGCTCAAAGACTGAGTCCCTTATCGATTATCCGTTACCTCTTAGTGTGTTAAATCCTGATCATAGTACCACTGAACACTATGTTAATGGTTCGGAACATGTACAGAATATCAAGACAGCCGATGCCATACATAACATAAGTTGCTTCGAAAGAGATAACCCAAAGTACGCACCTGTCTACGCAGAACGAAAAAGTAAGCTGCACGTACAATTTCTTAAGGCCGATAAACACTTAATGTCCAAGCTAATGAATTTGATTCACGGTAAAGTATTGGCTTAGTGTGAAAAGGCCTTAACATGCAATAATTAAGGATGCCGAATGAGTGGAATTAAGTATGCCCCTTTCGATTTTAAAATTTCATCTAAGTTCTCCGATGGAGACGACGATGGATATAGTTATATTGAACTGCCTAGGCATAGAAAGAAAGGAGCCCCTAAAGTAATGTTTGTTCTCGATCATGTTCCTACTGAGGATTTGGTGAGAGGCAAGTTACTTCAAGGCTTTACAGGCGAGACTCTTATGGCTATGTTTGACGTAGCGAGAGACGTTTACGGATGCAAAGTATCGGAGAGAGATTTAGATTGGCTGGGTTTTAATTTTAATGCCTTCAAGACGTATAATAAGTCCCAAGAGTTTATCGAAGAGTCAGAGGAGCTTTTCAAGAAAAGATTAAACTCCGCTATTGTTCAATATAAGCCTGATGTCGTGATAACCTTTGGACCTAAGCCCTTTGCCGCGTTGAACAGTACTAAGCTACATTGGGCAAAAGGAAATGTCAGTAACTTCTTAGGCACTTCTATTAACACTAGTATTAAGTACAAGGGTAAACGACATTCGTTCAAAAATGTCCCAACGTTGAGCTTAAATTCACTGCTTGGAGGCAAAAGCCAGTTCAATTTAGGGGTGTCTTCTTATCTTCTAGGGTATGTAACACGAAACCTGATTACAGGCATTGAAGGTAAGATGCGCTACAAAATACCTTCACTTTACCGTAAAGTAGGCGGTGTTAGAAAGCCTAAGTATAAAACGATTCTCACTGACACAGTAGGTAAGGTTAAGAAGTGTTTAGATCGAATGGCAAAAGCCAAAGTCGTTGCTATAGACACGGAGACCGAAAACTTAGCGCGAATTGTGAATAACGTCCTAACGGTTCAAATGAGTGACGATGGCAAAAGTGCCTTTATCATTCCGATTCACCATAAAGACAGCCCGTTCACGACTAAAGAAAAGAAAATCGTTATTCGGATGCTTAGGGAATACTTTGAGTATGGTAATAACAATGACGTTCAAATCTATGTTAATGGTAAGTTCGATTTAAACATAATGCGGACTAACTTCAAAATCAAATACTACAAGTCAAACGTATGGGACTTGATTGCTGGCGAATATGTTCTTGATGAAAACATGAAGATACTCACCACTATGACTGGCTACGGTTACTACAACTTAGGTAACATGGCAATGCAGTACGGTTGTACCGCGTTTCTTGAGAGTGATTTTGGTAAAGAGAACCGAGCTACTATTAAAGATACGGATTTAGATAGACCTCTGTTGGAATATTGTGCGCTTGATGTTATTGTCCCTTTCCATATCTATAAGCAACAACTTAGGCGGGCTGAGGATGAAGGATATGATTACTATTACCAAATGGTCGCTAATCAAATCAGCGATCAGATTAATGTGTTTAGTACCCTTGAGTGTACCGGAGCCTTAGCAGATATCGAATACCTGTTCAGACTTAAACTACCTGACAGTCCTATTAACGTAGAACTCAAGAAAGCCGAAGATAGATTGTATAAGTCTAAAGCTGTAGCTAAAGCGAATGCAATTCTAGGCGCGGATAATAAAGTTCCGACTGAAGGTCTATGGGGGTCATTCAAAGCTACACTGTTTGACCTTACTAAATCCGAACATAAGCAAGTACTGTTCTTCGATGTACTTGGATTAAAACCTTTGAAGTTAGGTAAGAACATACGACCTAACGGGGAGAAAGAAGGTGCTATAGGTAAAGACTTCCAGAAAGCATATAAGGAAGTTAAAGAAGTTTCTTGGTTTGATAAGATAACCAAAGTTAAGAAACTCCGTGACGCCTATGTAAAAAGCTTAATCAAACTTTGGGGTAGTGACGACGACCTCAAGACTGATAAACGAATCCGACCGACTTACAACTTTAGTAAGATCGTAACGGGTCGTACATCGGCTGAGAAGCCGAATCTACAGCAGATACCAAGCCGCTCAGAACTTGGTAAGCACATTAAACGATTGTTCATTGCAGGCAAAGGTAAGATACTTATCAAAGTGGATTACTCTGCACATGAAGTACGTTGTTGGTCAATCATATCTGGAGACCAAGCTGTTGCTGACGTATTCCAAGTAGGTGCCGACTTCCGTAACCGCTATAAGTTATTCCCAGATCCATTAATATGGAGAAAGATTGATTTAGAAGGTGATGTACATAAAATCAATGCTGCATACTTCTTTGGCGTTGACGTATCTGCCGTTACTAAGTTCTTACGTGACTCCGTTAAGACCGTAATATTCGGTTTGATATACGGACAAGGTGATAACGGTCTAGCTGCCGCTACCGATAACACGGTTGCTAAGATTGTTGAGTTAAAGAAACGATTCCTCGAACGATTCCCTGTTGGTGTTAAATGGTTCTCTAAAGTACATGACATAGTTAATAAGTACTTCTTCTGTGAATCACCTATCGGCCGTCGCCGTCATCTTTGGGGCTTAGCTTTACCTAAGTCAGTTCCAAACTTAGATGGTATTAATGCAAGGTGCCTAAGGCAGTCTGTTAACTCATTAGTACAGGGTTTCGGTTCTGATTTAATGATGGTAGGTATCCGTAACGTTGACCGAATGAAGTATGAGCACTTCGAAGAAACTGGACATTATCCTGATATGGACCTATGTGTATCGGTGCACGATAGTTTAACAGTCGAAGTTGCCTACGAAGATTTCTGGTTAGCGTTAGATTTCATAGATAGAGGCTTAACCTCCGTAGTTGAAGATAAGATCAAAGAGCGTTATGGTTACAGCTTTGTATCTTCACCTGAAGTTGACTTTGATATTGGACCTACTGAGCGTGACGTTAAAGGTTGGGATTTCTCGTTTGAGCAGATGAAGAAGCATGTACGTACCTCCCTTGAATTTCAGAATGAGGAATGGGACCACGAGATAGATATTGATGATGTCATGAATAATATCTTTGAGGAACAATACGATACAATGCCTGAGTTTATGAAGAAGCAACTTTGGGCCACACGTACCAAGATTGATTCTATGGGTGATACAGACCCTCGTTCTAAGAAAGAGAGAAAGCTTTCTAAGAAGTACCGTTCAGAACTTTCTGCAAACACACGCCAGTTCATTAAGGAAGAGCGTGAAGAGAAAGAACGTAAGAAAAAAGAAGAAGTTAAGAAACTTCGTAAAGCCGAGAAAGCTAAAGCCAAGAAAGATAAACGGGCTAAGGAAGCAGCGTGATGAAGATTAGATATGTAGGTATATATGCCGCGCCTTATAAGTATGGACCTCTAGCCGGGCTCCCTACTATACATCTAGAATTATTTGGATGCAATCTTACCTGCTCCGCTATGAATAATCCTAAGAACGAAGACCTTATCTTTATTGACACTCAAGAAGGTAAAGCTGATAGGACTAGATTTACTGTTGGCTGTAGCCATAGATTTGCATGGGATACTGATTATTTCCATGCTACTACTATGGGCGATGCGTACCACATAGCAGATGCAATACTTAAGCTTGTAGGACCTAAGGGCTTCTTCAACCGGAGTTCAGTAGTTCTAAGTATAGGTGGAGGCGAACCTTTACTACAGCAAGAAAGTATAGTCGAGATTCTTAAGGCCTTAGATAGACGATGCGCGGTAGCTAGACTAATTCCACCTTCTGTTGTTTCCATAGAAACCAACTCTACACAACATCTTAAGTCTAGTTTTAAATCCTATCTAACAAGATGGCGCGACCGTTACTCGGATATTGAGCAAGCTCAAAGGACGGTACACTTCTTGAATTCACCTAAGCTTTCCATATCGGGTGAGGATACGGACATGAGTATAATGCCTAGTATTATATTAGAGCAGTTTACGTCGAACTTCGGCGTTAGTTTGGTATTCCCTACAAGATACAAGACCCAAGATTTCGACGATATTGTTTCTTACTTTGATGTGTGTAAGGAGTACATTAAAACTATGGGGACTACGTGGATTAATAGCGGTGACACTTCGGACTACATGACACGTCTTCTAAGTATCGTTCCTTACGTATTTCCCGTAGGTATTACACCTCCTACCGAGAAGGCACACGAGCACATGGCTATGCGATATGGCTTTATATATAACAGGAACTACCAAGTTAGCGAGGTGACAGATTGTCTGAGCTAAAAATAAAAGAAGGCATGGCAGAAAGATTAAGTCAATTGCTTCTCTTAGACCCACTGAACACCGTGTCTATGGTACGTCAACTTAGTATGTTTAGCTTTGACGTGGCTATGCACCCTATCGAAACAACACCATTGAATGCTCGGATTCTGATTTCAGATTCCCTCGGCATCATCAATGGACTTGTAGGCGATAATAAATACCAGATAGTTGCCGTATACAATAAACAAGGTTCTATTGCTTGCTTCGAAGTTAAGCCTACGGATCGTACTAAGATAGCAACTGTAAAACAACTAGAAGAACTACAAAAACGCAAAGAGGTTGATGATGGCATTAAAGCCCTTGAAGATACAGAATAAAGGCAGCGGTTTCTCGTTCACGGTCCACGCTAAGAAGATGGTGGAGAAGATCCAACGTATAATGGAAGTGACAGGCTACAGTAGTAAATCCGATGTAGGTCGTTTCCATTTAATCGTTAGTGACGGCGAAAGTGCTTACGTGGTAGGATATAGCGACGAGACTCATGGAGTTCTTGAGTTACCTGACGTTGAAGTTGAAGGTAAGGGTTCATTTATTATATCCGAGCCGGAGGTATTCGTTAAGTTAATGAAAACCCGGGAGGCTATGTCGTTCGCTTACAATGGCGGTAGCTTAAACTATAAAGCGGTTAAAGGTAAGTTTACAGGTGACGTAAATACGGTTAAGATTGCTGATGATCAGGTCATTCGTGTTAACTCCATGTTTAAAGGTGTGGACGGCGGTAGTAAGTTAAGCCCTGAACTTATGATAAAGATACGTGAAGGTGTCAAGCGTACTCGTATCAATGACCTATATCAAAACAAAATAGTTTTAAGCTGTGTTCGTTTCTCTGATAATGTACTGACAGTTAGTACTGCGGATGAACTACACCTAGCCCACTACGAAGCTAAGTTGAAAGTTAAAGATAGGCCATTTCAGTTGGCTCTACCTGCTCAGTTGTTTACTACCGTTGACAAGTTCACAGGCGATACGGAATCAAACTTCTCAATGACCAGTAAAGGTTTTGCGGTATACGGAGATGATTACCTGATCGGATTCCCTCCTCTACAGGCTGATGACGAGTTGTACCGTAAAGTACCTATGTATATTGCAGCGCTGGATAAACCTGTTTGCATGTTTGAGACAGGAGCCAAGTTAATTGAGACACAGAAGAGCATTAGCTCTCTTGCCCACAAAGGTAGCCGATACATATTCAACATCGTTAAAAAAGGTCTCGTTAAGATTAGTTTGAAGACTGATAGCGGTAGTGGTAGCGATTCATTTAAAGTATCAAACCTAAAAATGAAAGCCTCTAAGCTTGAAATTCGAATCGATCCAATTATATTTGAAGATTTAATTACTTTGGCTGATAAAGATTGTATACCCATGTCTCTTTACACACGTAAAGGTGGACTTGATGTTAAAATGTATACCGTGAAAGCAACCCCTAGTAAAGGCTCTAAATTAACTCTTATGGGAAGTGTGAGTCAGTAATGGAACTGCCTAATAGTATATCCCCAATACGAAACTTAGGTAAGAGTTTTGCCGTTAATGGTGACATGGTCGCATTAGATACATTTACTGCTCTAGGTAAGGCTACTAAAGGAAGATACCATATAGTATTATTCCATAGGGATACTCTAGACTGGAGAGACCTAAAGGTTGATGTGGAGTCAGAGATAGCCCATAGTGGATCATTGACCCAGTACTTAATAAAATCAATTGAAGGGGTATACATAGGCAGTCTACTAGTAGTTAACCCTAGACTATGCCTATACGCGCCCTACAGAGTATCAATTAAGGACAAAGATACGGCCACCGAATTTAACTGTAAAGGTGAAGGCGGTACGGGCGGCGTATTGGTATACAACGACGACTCTAGTAATTCTGTGGCAATAGCACTGAGTACGAAACGTAACTCATTCTTAGTAACCGTAGGTAATGAAAGTCGTGGAGATTCATAATGGCTAGCAAAGAAGAAATATCCAGAGTTAGAAGAAAGATAAAGAAAGATAAACGGTACAAGCAGATGGATGCGGCGCTTGAGCTGAATCGGGACAAGATACAAACAAAGGCTTGGCGAAACGAGATGAAAGTAAATCATCAGACTCGCTCCGTAGGCAAGCTTCGTGTTAAAGACCCGAACTTCTTTAAGAAGATGGCTAAGGCTTGTGCCTTCGAAGTAGCTGCACGTTCCCGTCTTGCCGAAATGGCCGTTGTGTGTTCTGAGATAGAGCGCTCGTTGAAGTCGCACTTAGACCATTTTAGCGACTACGTAATGTTAACATACAGCGCCGACTTAAAACTGTTTAGTACAATTAAAGAGCGAACCAAACTTATCGATACCATCCTTAGGGATTTTCATACGTACCTCGATGATATTACGTCATTACGTACACAGATTTATATCTACATTGAAGATATTGATAAGACAGGTTACGCAGTTAAAAATATGGTTAGTGTCTTCGAAGTTGTTATACGCAACGAAGGCCGCATCAACATGAAATAGGAAACGTTATGCTACAATATCCGAAGAATACAAATCGTCCAGAAGTATTTGAACACCAACAGAAAGAAATTAATGGTATTACGGCAATGCGTACAGGTATTGCAGAATGCAATCCACACTCAGGTAAAACTAGGTCAGGCAGTGTGACTGGAGCTAAAGTAGAAAATCCATTGCACAAGGCGGGCCGCAAGTTGATAGACACTCTCGTGGCGCACCACGGTAAAGAAGGCGCACAGCGAATACTTACCCAACGCATTAAAGAATCTAAAGCAAAACAGTTGATGGAATCTGTTACACTTATTGCTAAGGTAGTACGTACCTTTGCTCCGCCTACCCCTCAGCAAGTTATCGACTTTGAATTACATCAAAAGGTTGTTCGCTATTTGCAGCACTACCAAGTACAGCAAAGAATACGTGAACGTAGAATCGAACGTGCCGATGCTGCCGTGCAAGATGTTTCAGATGCTTTTGTACCTACCAACGAGCAGCTATCCCACTTAAAGGATATGGTTTCTAGCGGCAGACCTCGTGGTATGGCTACCTCAATGGTTCATATGGACACGGTGGGTTTTCAGAATGGCAATGCTTCCTCCGATATAGATGATGATTATGGAAGCAATGCAGGTACTAACAGCGATGACCTTGACGATGAAGAAGCTGCCTCCGATATAACGTATGCGCTAAAAGTGTAATTTAGTTCCTAAAATATTGTAGGTTCATTACGATTATTCAAATTTACTGATAGTGATACGCACTTAATCCCGTCCAATGATAGACTGTGGCCTATAGTGTAAATGCAAGTAACGTAGAATAACCCGGGAGTATAATGGCTAAAATCATTCTTCGTGAAGGTATCTTCATACCCACGAAATTTATAGATGAAGAAGAGGCCGTTGAAGCCTACACTAATCACATGTATGAGGAAAGTATTTGTAAGAATTGCGAATACAGGCATCAACGCCATTCTTCCGTATGCGACGAGTGCGAGCATGGCGGATATAAAGGTAGTATATGTACGGCCAAAGAAGTTAGGAGACAAGGCAAATCATTCTACAAGTTCCCTATCGGTGATAGGCTGAATCTTGAAAAGAAAGTAGGCATTGACTTCGAAGACTTCACAATAAAAGATTTACGTTCACAGCCTAAATTCAAGCATAAGGTTAAGTTTACAGCCGAACTTCGTGATTACCAAGAACCAGTGTTCTCTAACTGGCTAAAGTTCGGCTACGGACTTACAAAGTCTGCACCCCGCACAGGCAAAACCGTTATGGGAACTGCCGGAGGTATTGCCCTAGGATGTAGAGTACTGATAGTAGCCGATCAGAAAGACTTCTTAGATGGTTTCTACGAGACTATCATGGGTGGTGATAACAATCCTCCTATGACTAACTTACCTGAGCTTGAAGAGAAAGCAGGTAAACCTCTTTGCGGCTTTCTCAAGAAAGAATCAGACTTCAAGAACTTTGAGATAGGCCTATGTACTATTCAGAGTTTCTATGCAGGTACTTCGGGCGCTAAACGAGTTAAGTGGGCGAATGAAAACTTCGGTACGTTAATTATAGATGAAGTACACCGCGGTAATGCCAGTGAGTTCTCCCGTACTATATCAAAGTTAGCCATGCGTTATAAGTTTGGGCTTACGGCCACACCTAAACGTAAAGATCGTAAGGAGTTTTTAATTGAACAATTAGTAGGTCCTGTCACCGCTGAGACTTCGGTTAAAGCCATGAGTCCTAAGCTTTATATCTATGAGACTGAGGGTGTAAAGAGTAAGAGTGCTTACTCTGGTCCTGCGGGCTTCGTTTATTGTGAAAACTTTTTAAGTGGTCATGAGAAACGAAACGAACAAATTATGTCATGTGTTATGCGAGATGTCAAAGCAGGGCGAAGTGTTGTAGTAGCCTTGAAGCGTAAGAACCATATTCTTGATTTTGTAGCTGAGTTGAATCTTAGAGCAGGGAAAGAGATTGCGGCAGAGTTTGTCGGTGGTGCTAAGTCCAAGAACAGACGTAAAGATGTTGTAGGCCTCGCACGTTCAGGTAAGATTAAAGTTGTGGTCGGATACAGACCGCTACTTCAATTAGGTATTAATATACCTCGTTGGGACACACTATACTATTGTATGCCTATGGCGAATGAACCTAACTGGGAACAAGAGTCCAATCGAGTATGTACTCCAATGCCCGGCAAGAAGCAACCTATAGTTAGAATGTTTGTTGACCCAGACATAGGACTTAGTATTGGCTGCTTTAGAAAGACAGTCGGCTTTAGTAAAAATCTGGGACATAAGTTCAGTAAGCAGGCAATAAAGAAACTAAAAGGTCTAATGGCTGGTAGCCGTGACGCCTATAAGTTTAATGACATGTCACACATAGAACAAGGCGTTGATACTAAACTAACATACGGTAGAAAGAAACAAGGTGATGGTGATTTACCTTATGAAGGCTTAGGCGTCTCTACTAAGTCTATAGGTAATGTAGGCGGCAGACGCTTCGGGAGAAAATAATGTACAGATTAATTCAAGTAGTGTGCCTAGGCCTCTCAATCGTAGCCGCAATTTTAGCTTTAGACCCGGGCATACTACCCTACCAGTTGTCTACTATTATGGGTCTAGTGACGTTCCTTCTACTAATAAATTTATTGATGGATAGATATGGCAGAAAAACAACAAAGTGGCAATGAGATTGACTTAATTAACACTAAGTTCAATTCCGATACGTTAAAGCGTATGAAGACTCACGGTCTGGATAGATCGGTACTAGGGGGACGGAATAGTTTCCGCTTGGAGGATGCTATCATAGCTTTCAAGCCTAAGTTTGAAGCTATGAAGACTTCCCAGATTTCATCAAGTAAGCAACAAACTTCACTTGAGAAGATTTTCGACAATCCTCTTAAGGGGAGCGGCTTAACTGTCATCACTAGTTATCCTACAGACACTAGGAGTAAAATGCTTGCTGCAAATATATTCGCCGCAGCTATTGAGGAGTATGATGGTATGTCAGCCAGGTCCAAGATAGGCAAAGCATCTCCTGTATGGCATAGACTTACAGGAAGTTACCAAGACCCCTATCGTGACGGCAAAAAAGACAAACCTTCAATGTTGATAATGTCTAACATCGTGGAGACCTCCTCACATGTTAAGTTAGAGAAGCTTAGGGACTTGCTTGAGATTTATAGTGATATACCTAGGATAGTGGTAATGGGTAGTACAATGGACCCTGTTACTTTTATCGGCACTAAGCTGTATTGCTCAGTGGACAATGCTATTTACTTAACTGGACAGAACGTGGTACAAAAGACCTTACTGGATTTATAATGAATACTATATTCTATGTAGGCACTTTGATTTAAAATATAAAGCAAGGAAAAATCTCGGATGGAAGTTGAATCTATTCTTTACCAACCACATAGAACCTTAGAAGCGCTTGAGGAAGCTAGTTCTAGTTTTCAATTTGAGGACGTACATAGAACTCGTAAAGCTCGATTGAAAAGAAGTAAAGCCAGAGCTAAGCGTAAGCGAAGGAGTAGGTAATGTCTAACTTTGAATACCAAGGTAAAGGGTTCTATATGGCAAGAACTCAAGCTGGTTTGAAGAAAGCTATTAAGCATGCCGTCGGTGACGATGATTTTAGGAACCTTGCTATCGAGGGTTACCCTGAGAGTTACCCTTGCTTGGTTCACATATACATTGTGTACAGAGGCTCTAGGTCAATAGTTGTTGATGCCTTACACTTCAACACTTTACGTAAGGCAATGGATGAATCAGATGCTAATCATATTGCTAATTCAGAAATCGTAAATAACCATTTTGGCTAGACTCAGTAGCCGCACGGAGAAAATAATGACCGGAACTTACATAGGATTGAAACCTACCAAAGAATCAAAAGACGATATTAAGAAATTCGCTGAAAGCTTAGGCATCAAAAATTTACTACCCTCCGACAAGTACCACGTCACCATGTTATACGCTCCTGATGACGAAATAAAGTATACTGCTAAACCCAATCGCAAGTTTACTGCTCAGGTTACTGGAGCGGCGGTCTTAGGAGAAGGTAAATGGCAGGGTCTTGTATTGAAGATGCGGAGCGCAGAACTACATCGACGACACATGGCTATCAAGAAACTATACGGTGAGATTCATTCATACCCTGATTTCACTCTGCATATTACGCTTAAGTATAAGCCTGATACTAAGGACATCGAAGTACTCAAAGCACAACTGCCTGGAAGTATGAAGCTATCCTTCACAGGCGAGTACGTAGAGGAGCTTAAAGGCGATGGTTAGCCTAATTGCTACTAAATTTGAAACTGTAAATAAGTAGTATACAAGCATTCTAAGGATAACCTTAGGTACGATTAACTAAAGTAGAGAAATACCACCATGCAAAAAATTATAAGAACTGTTACTAAAAACCGATGGTTTGTTAAACGTGTCTGGGTCCCAATGACCTTCATACAGGAAGCTGAGGTATTACAAACCTCCACCGACCTCCCCTTAGCTACGTTACAGGAACCTACTTTCGAAGAAATAAGAGTAGGTTATGGACAGCGTGTTTGCTGTATGGTTGCCTTGAATCTTAAAAATCCAACACCTGTATTAAAGTACATGACTATAGATAGAGCGGAAAGTCTGTGGATCCGAGAAGCTACTAATTTAATTATTCAAAATAATCTTGCTTCATCGGATGATGGTGCTAGTCACGATGCTATGTTGTTACTCCGACGCTACTCCCTTGAGTACACGGCTGCTGAGGCTATTAACGATTTTTATAAAGATGCCTTATAGGGGAATAATATAATGTTAGACGAATTGAATACCTTGTTAGAGGATAGAGACTTAGATTTACCGTTTCATAAACGCCAAGTCAGTCGCTCTGGTAATAACTTAGCTTGGTTGAAGAAACATGCCGCAAAACGCAATCAAATAAGTGTAAGGTTAAAACAGTTACTTGATATGCCAATACAACAGCTAGTTGCGCAACAATAAACAGACGGGGGCCTACGTCCCTTAGTCTTCGATAGGAACCCTAACCCTATGTTCAATATTATGAAAAATCCATTATTAATCCCTTGCACGTCCCTGGTAGTTTACGAAGACCCTGAGACTGAGCAAAACTTACAGACTCAAATCGAGAAGATAAAGACTGACATTAACTACCTTCGGGATGCTTTGGACAAGGAGCAAGAATTCCGCGACACCATGTTCGGGGAACTTAATCCATCTTTATACGAAGAGATTGCAAAACTAGATGCCTTGACTGCAAGACATGAAGCTTACTTACACGAAGCTAAATCCCAAGTGACGGAAGGTACCTTCCGTCCTGACTTACTGGACGATGAGGATTTTATTGGCTGTGGCTCTGATAAAGACTTTATTGAAGGAACTGGTTCTCAAGAGCCTGACTTAGGTGGTAGGGAAACAAGAAAAGCCTGTGCTCGACTGTTTAAAAAGATCAGTAACTTGTGCCACCCAGATAAGAACGGTGGGAGTACGATACTTACTGATACATTCCATACGGCGTATGGAGCGTACAAATCCAATGACCTTGAAACTCTTGAATCCTTATGGGTTACTCTACAGGACTCTAAGTCTAAAATTAAGAGCAGGTCAAGCAAGGCTAAAGAGCGCCTATTGCTTTTACTGTCTGAGTACAAAAAGGTATATGCTTCGGTTGAGCGTGACTGGAGAGACTTCATGCAAACGGAAGATGCCTTAATCACTTCTATTTATAGGAAGTCTGGTACAGGTCCTGCTACTGATGCTTATCGTAGAATGATACTACTAAGTATAGGGGAATTTGAAAAGGCCATTGAGAATATTCGTGCCGCTTCAAGTAACCGCAGCGTCTACGATGATATAGATACTTCTTTTCAATCCGAGGGAGATGGAGATGGAGATGACGACTGGGATTGGGATTTGAATGAATCTTAAGAAGACCTACAAACAGTCTACTGTTTATTGATATATAAAATACGTACTCTAAGAAAGCCTGCACTTTGCGGGTTTTTTTGTGTCTCCTTTCCCTCAAAACTGACCTCCCTGTGTCTTTTTGCTAATTTAACTTTATGTTTAATAGGCTAAACACATCCAAAGGAGGAAGGTATAATGCCAATTGCATCACCAAACGCTTCTGCAGGCGTCTACACCCAGACTATAGATTTATCTCAGCGAGTTGCTGCGGTTTCTACTAGTATAGGTGCTATCGTCGGCGAAGCTCCAAAAGGGCCTGTACTAAAGACAACTTTAGTGACAGACCACGTAGAATATACTAGTAAGTTTGGTCACGGTACTCCAGGCAAGTTTGGATTTATGGCACAATGCGTAGACCCTTTCCTAGATGTTTCGAAACGCCTTCAAGTTGTCCGTGTAGTTAACGGTGCTTTAAGTGCAGGTGCTTATTGGACAACCGATGATCCAAATGCACATAACCCTAAGTTCGCCTTGAACAACTTCGATGACGGATCTAACAGACCTTTAGGTATTGAAGCTCCTGAAGACAACTTAGAATTTACGCCAGCTACACCGGGTGTAAGCTTAATACTGGCTGCATTTTATTCTATCGATCCAGGCAAGTGGAACAACAGTATATCTGTACGCATCCGACCTGCTAATCCTGATGGGGTTGCCTTACGTGGCAATGGGCACGATGCTAAATGGTTTTACGTCGAAGTGTTCTTAAACTACCAAGGAGGTGAATTTGAAGCTCCTTTAGAGAAGTTCCTGTGTTCTCGTGAGGAACAGGTTGACGGCGAAGGTAACCAACTATTTATCGAAGACGTTATTAATAACCCAACAAGCGGATCTAAACACATCCGTGTCCTTAATAACCCTTATTGTGAAAATCTTGATGTCGTTACAGATGCTTTCGAGCGTTTTGATGGAGGCTCTGACGGATTAAGAGTGACACAGGACCAAATAGCTTTAGCCTGGGAGTTGTTTGAAGACATAGATTCAATTGATGTAAACATTCTTATCAATGCAGGTTATGCTAATCCTACAGTACATCGTTCTATGGAAAGACTGGCAAGATTACGTGGTGACGCGTTTGCTGTGTTGGATATGCCATCAGATAAACAAGAGACCTCTGCCGCAAACGTATACAAGGTTAATGAACTTAACCTTGATAGCTCCTACGCAGGCTTATATACTCCTAATGTAAACGTTACGGATTCGAATAGCGGCAAGAAACTAAGTGTACCACCGTCGGGATTCATTGCGGGTGTAATGGCCTATACTGATCAACAACGGGGTGTGTGGTTTGCACCGGCAGGTATTAACCGAGGCCGCCTGAGTGTTGGAGGACTAGCCGTTCATTACGGCCAAGGTCACCGTGACTCTTTATCCGAAGTCCAAGTCAACTGCATAAGAAACATACCCGGCCAAGGTTTTGTTGTATGGGATCAGCAGACTACTCAGCGTATGGCTAGTGCTTTGCAGTGGGTTAACGTGCGCCGTTTAACAAACTACATACTTAAAGCAACAAGCTTAGCAGCACGTTACAAACTGTTTGATCCAAATGATAACCGATTGCGTACAGAATTACGTATGATGGTTGAGAAGTTCATGGATCCTATACGTACAGGACGTGGCGTATACGAGTACAAAGTTGTTTGTTCTGAGGTAAACAATACACCTGACATCATCGCCAACGGCGATTTAGTTATTGATCTATACTATACGCCTACGATTGCAGTTAAGCGTGTGCATGTCGCCTTCAACATAAACCCTACTGGTTCTCGCGTAACGGCCGACGAACTTTAAAACTAAAAAGCATTAGTAGTACCACTAGGGGAAGTACCTTCTAGTGGTATCTTCGTTCAACATAAAGAAAAAGAGGTTTTAAAACTATGGAACTTTTACTCCAGAGATATATAGCAGGACTTGAAGTAGTTTCTGATGCAGCTAACTTATCAGAAGAAACACCGCAGGTAATGCGTCGAACCAATACAAGCATAGGCAAAACTAGTACGTTCGTTTGTGCTTTAAAAGAACCGTGGAATATGATTCTTCCACTAAACGTTATTTGGATTGACTTTAATCCAAATAGTTCTACTTACCGCCATGCACTAAAGCGTGTCAGTAAAGATGCCGATGGACTTAACGCAGAGTATAATCATACTTGGGAAGTTCTTTATTACTTAGAGAATATATGGGACGAGCAGTTTTACGATACCGACGATTTATCTTCTATAGGTAGTGGTGAGACTGCGGGTGCCGCATCTACGACAGAGATGGGAATTGTACTTATTTCACATGATGCTCCCGATGGGTCTACACCTGTAGCCGTAGTTCAGGGTGACCCGCGTTTAGACGATGCGCGTGAGCCTTTACCTCATGAACATGCAGAGATTCCTGCAACTGAATTGCAACATGCGACAGGTGTTGTCGCTATTTCTAACGGTACTCCTGCCGTAGGCTCAGTACTTAAAGCTACTAGCTCTACAAGCGCAGGCTGGGGCAAGTTAATGGCAGCAGATATTACCGCTGCTCCTTAATTTAATTAATTCTGTAGGAGATTATGATGGCAGATGAACAGTTAAAGAGTTTCATTTCGAACTACTTGTATTTATCAGATCTACGTAATGTAGACAAGACTAATCCACTAACTTTCGAACTTGAACCAGATCACAGAACATTTTTGATGGTAAGTTCTTATGACGAACCTACTTTTTCGCAATTACCTTACAACGTATTATGGCTTGTGTGTGACCCAGAAGACCCTTGGTATAATACAGTATATCGTCGTACTAATCATACTAACGCTGATGGTAGAAAGAGTACGTGGGAAGAAATCACTACCTTTGATATGCTTTACGTAGTAGACCAATACTATCAAGCAATTAGTGATGCTGACCCATTTGAATTAGGTATTGAAGGTGAGTTCTCTTTAGGGCCTGCCTCAACTCTGAAAGCAGGTCTTATATTGATACCTGAAGTCCAAGGCGGCGACCCTGTTGTTGTTACTTTTGACTACCCTGGATTTTTAGGCGCCCGCACACCTAAAGAGCATACACATCCTGATAAGCCACGGACTATGGTACACATCGACGGAGAATACTCTATCGATGAAAACTATCCTGACTCTGTAGGCGATACAGACACCTTCGTTTCATTTGATTACTCTCAGCTTCCAGAAGAAGGTTCCGTGTTCTTCTTAACTGGGAATAACCCTGATCGTACGAACGAATGGTTCGGTGAGTGGCGTCTTCCCACAGAAGATGATGTAACGTACTTCATTCCTACTCTCATAGCTGTTGATGCGAGGCTAGCCTCAGGTGCAGTTGAGCTGGGTGATAACGCTACAGGTCAAGTAGAGGCCGACGGCGTATTCGATGATAACACTAGGGATATCAATCCTTCTGACATTGTTTGGACAATTGAAAATAACGCAGAAGGTATTACTATTGATCAGAGCGGTGTAATTACTATTCCTGACATAAGTTCTGATACTACTATAACCGTTAACGCTAAACTTGAGGATAAGTACCATCCTGGGACTTTCGTTAATGGACTCTTAGTTATCAATGTTAAAGACCTATTTACCCCAGTGGTTCCACAATCACTTGCAATCATAGGTAACGAGACGCAACCTGAGCAAACTACAGGCAGCTACGTGTTCCGTGTGACGTACTCCGATGGAGCAACTTCGGATATAACACCAGATACCGCTAGTAGCTCAGCACCTATTGCCACATTTGGTATTAACGGTGACTTAACTGCAATGGACATTACTAATGACACCCCTACAGTTTTAAGTGCGTCATCAGCTATCGAAGGTATTATACTTAGTGCCTCATTACCTGTTACCATACTGGCGGAAGTAATTCCAGTTAGTTTGACCATCACAGGTCTTGCTACTGTACAGGAAGAAGGCACTTACACCTACGATTTCGTCGTTTCTTACTCTGATGGAACTACTCAGGATATATCTATGGTAGACGGCGCTACTTCTAGTGACGTTACATCAGGTATATTTAATACGGATGGTGAATTAACTACTTTAGACATAGTTAATGATACGTCTATTGTCCTAGAAGCCTCATTTGCAGTTGACGGTATTCTACTTGATGCTTCACTAACTGTTAATATTGTTGCCGACTCAATTCCTTCGAGCATAGAGATTATAGGAGCCAGTAGCATTGACGAAGGTGAAACCGAATCTTATACATTCCAAGTTACTTATTCGGATAGCACAACTCGAATGTTAGATTTAGAGGACCTGGACTCATTCATTTCGGACAGTGTTGATTTGGTAGTCGCAGGTTCAGTTGCCTCAGTAGGTGATATTAATGCAAATGGTTCAGCCATACTGACTGTTAGTTATACGGAGTTAGGCCATACTATTACAGATACTCACAACGTTACTTTGGTAGCAGACCCCGTCCCTCAGTCATTAGTTATACTAGGAGCCAGTAGTATTAGAGAAGGTGAAACCGAATCTTATACGTACCAAGTTACTATGACAGATGGAAGTACCAAAATGGTTACTGTATCTGATTTAGCCTCTGATAATGCGGACTTGACAGTAGTAGGCGATGATGCCACAGTAGGTTCAATACTAGCTGATGGTGCCGCTGAACTATCCGCATCTTACACGGAAGATGGCATTACGGTTAACGCTACGCACCCTGTAGGTTTAATTGCTGCCTCAGCCCCTCAGTCATTAGCCATACTAGGAGCCAGTAGTATTGACGAAGGTGAGACCGAATCTTATACATTCCAAGTTACCTATTCAGATGGAACTACGTCATTGGTTACAGTCTCGGACTTCGCCTCTGATAATGTAGACTTAGTTATTACGGATTCTGACGCCACTGTAGGTTCAATACTGGTTAACGGTTCAGCTGGCCTAACTGCTTCTTATACGGAAGACGGTGTTACAGTCAGTGCATCCTTACCTGTGGATTTAGTAGCTGCGCCTGCACCTCAATCTCTGGAGATTCTAGGTTCTTCGACATCGATTGAGTCTGGTGTAGAGCTATATACGTTTAAGTTAACTTATTCAGATGGAACTACGTCTTTAGTTGATGTAACGGACTTCGCCTCTGATAATGTGGACGTTTCTATATCAGGTAATAATACGGCGACTGTGGGTTCTATTACTTCTGACGGATCGGCTATTCTATCTGCTTCTTACACGGAAGACGGTGTCACTGTTAGCGACACTCATGAATTGACCTACGTGGCTAATGCGGCTCCTACGTCCCTTAAGATCATAGGTGCAGACACTATACAGGAAGGTGACCAAGAAACGTTTACGTTTGAAGTTACATACTCTGATGGTTCTACTTCATTAGTCTCAGTGGCTGACTTTTCTTCTGATGGAGCTGCAGGCGTAGTCTCAGATAACAGTGTGGTTACTGGTGGTGATATTGACGCAGATACTTCGGTGGTACTCTCTGCTTCTTATGAGGAGGATGGGGTCTCTGTTACGGACACACACAACCTTAATATTGAAGCATTACCTGTACCTACAAGTATGGAGATATTGGGCACAGACTCTATAAATGAGAATGACTCCAGTACGTATACTTTCCAAGTTACAATGAGTGACTCAACTACTAAAATGGTTACGGTTACTGATTTTGCTTCGGACGATGTATCTAAAGCTACGGTATTAAATAACACTACTGTTAATACAATGGACATTTCATCTGACACCACAGTATCCGTATCCGCTTCGTATGAAGAAGAAGGAACCACTGTTAGTGCTAGTAAGACAATTAACATTGTTGCTGATGTAGTACCTACCTCGATTGAAATTACAGGTCCTATTAGTGTGGATGAGGAGTCTATAACTTCTTATACGTTCCAAGTTACAATGAGTGACTCAACTACCAAAACGGTTACGGCCAGTACGGCAAGTGCCGACACAGGTGCCTTCTCAACGGCAGGTAGTTTTACTGCACCTACTGTTACCGGTCCTAGTAGTGTTGTCCTTTCCGCTTCTTACACGGAAGGCGATGTTACTGTAGATGACACACATGTAGTTAGTATAGGAAACACACTGAACCCATTAATCAGTATTTCGTTATCAGGTCTAGCTCAGTTGGATGAAGGAGGTAACACTACACCTCTGACTGTAACGGCAACATTTGAAGACTCCACTACGTCTGTCGTAACAGGTTCTTCTGACTACGTGATTTTATCTGGAGGTACTTACGGATCTATATCAGATAACATTGTTACCTCAGGTAACGTGACAGAAAACTCGAACATGGTGTTAGAAGCAACTTATACTATAGGTGGGGTTACTAAGACGGCCGAACACACTATATCAATTAGAGCTGTAGCGCCTATTCCTGTTAGCGTTGAGATATCAGGGCCTTCTGAGGTAGATGAAGGTCAGACTGGTAGTTTAATTGCTGTGGTAACTTACGATGATAACTCTACTGCGGCAGTAACTACTTCGGGTACCTGGTCATTTGCAGGTCCATCCGAAGGAGCTAGCGTGGATTCCAGCGGTATATTTTCTGCTCCTGCTGACGTAGGAAATGATACATCGGTTACTGTTAGTTTTACGTACACTGAGAACGGCACCACACTAGATGATAGTCACTCTATACTAGTTAAAGATATTCCAGTTAGTGGACTTTCTGCTGCTTGGGGTTATGACGAGTCAGGTGCTGATATTTGGCCATACACGCAAGCGTTTATAGAAGCTCTACCTAATAAGTTAGCTTCGCCTGTTATAGGTCAGACGTTGACGTTTGGTACTAGTGGACACACCTACTTGGCTATACCTGAATCGGAATTATCCCCAGGTAAAGCCTTGTGGTACTATTGGAACGGAGGAACAAATCCTAGTATTTTGGGTGGAGCTACGTGGCCTCTTGTTGGGTTCTTGGGCTCCAATAAACCTGCTATCATTAGCATTGCTGGCGAGAACTGGCATATCTATCGTTCTGACTTCGCGGGCGTACTTGGACCTGATACTTACGCCTTTTTTGAAGACAATATGCCATCATTCTAAGGAGGTTGCTGTGCCTGTATTTTTACAATCGTTCCTGTTGCCCTCGTTTCCTCAGCTCCCCTTCTTACTTGAAGATAAATATTTACGTGGTGGCTTTCAATCTCTGACTACGTTAGTCGAACGTGATGATATGCACATAGTTAAGAAGAAGCCCGGTATGTTAGTCTACGTAAAAGAGACTAGCGCCTACTACCAAATGTCTGATGACCTCTCAGAGTGGCTTGACGCTTCTCTGGGAGGGGGCATCGGAGAAGTTGTTGCTCCGATGCTAATTAACGAAGACGGCGCCCTTGCCATCGACATCAATCGTATTTTACCCTCTGGAGGTTCGCCAGGGCAACTGGCTCAGAAACAGCTTGATGGTTCTATACAATGGGTTGACGCTGCGACTAATGCCGGAGCCCGGGGGACTTCCGAGTTGGAGTGTCCCTTACAGTTATCAACGGGTGAGGTATATGACTTTGAGCTACCTTTAGCTAAAACGTTAATGTTACTTAAAGTCATACTGAATGCCCCTGATATACAACTAACGGGATACACCACGTCCATGCGTGATGATAAGAACCCTTTCACCTTCATTAGTCACATAGACTTTATGCAGGATGAGGGTGTTCTTCTAGTCGATGCAAGCACTAAAGAGTACAAGCGTAGATTCTCGTTTATGGCTAACTTAGAAACACCTGTTAGTGATAAGCTTTATTTTACGTTTAAGAACTTGGGCGTGGCTCCTGTCACTCCCAAAGTAATTATAGACTATCTGGCCATGCAATAGGTCGAGGAGAACCCATAATGGGTATTAGTATTGAACGTAATAACTTTGTAAGCTTACAGCTTATGTGGAAATCCATAGTAGACGCTATGGTATCAGGAGGCTTCGAAGTGGAACTAGCAGCCGATGCAACAGGAGGTGTACTTAATATAAGTAGTGCAGGGACGTCCTACTCCGATAGTACTGTGTTGTACGTCCTTAAACCTACTACTGATGTTGATGCTCTTGCTGATACCCAACCTTGGCGTATAGTGATTCGCATCGAGAATATATCTGACGAGGTGGCTAACTCTTATTCAGTTAACGTAGTAACGCCAACTCAGATAATGTATGTACCGGGGTCGTCATTTGCTATAGCAGCACCTGATGAAGACAAGGAGCAAGGCTTACTTAACGTGGACGGGGATTCTACGGATTATAATCGTAGTTTCTTCCACAGAGAGCCTGGTTCTTCTACTTGGAGTTGTTTTCCCTCAGAAACAAATGTAGAAGCAGTACCTCTATCGTATCGTATATCCGTATCCGATCATGGTATTGTATTGTTTACTTGGGCGGAAGCGCAAGATAGAGCAGGCGATTGTTTTAACTGGTTCTGTATACAGAGAGCCGTAGATTCAGATGGTGTAGTTCTTGTAGACGGCCATGCCCCTTTATGGTGCGTGTTCTCTCAGGATGGGGGAGGCGGCTCTAACCTTGATACAGTTGACGCTGAGGGTATACGTAAGTTTGTAGTACGTGAAGACGATGTAAACGCACCTACAGAATCGGTTAGCGCTGTTGTACCTACAGCCGATTCCAGCCCTATAATAAATCCTATCCAGCAGGTCGCTATTAGCGAGAGTAATAAGTATATGTTGAACTTTCCACAAGGAATAAATACTCAACGTTACGCATACCCGCACCAACTGGATATGATATGCTATACGTCCGCAGATGTAATATCGCAGTACAGTGAGCCTTCGCTCCTTATCTACGGTGAAACACAGCCGCGGACGTATAAGGCTATGAATGCCAACTTCAAGGATAACAAAGGCATGCGAATGCTTATGTTGATCGTGGGTTCAGGTATTTCTGCCACTTAGTATTTGCATGCCTCAAACATGTAATTTTTAGTATGATATCTTGAAGTGGGATATCTAAATTTAATTCTAAATAAATTAGGAGTACCCGTAATGGCTACTATTGAAAAACGTAATCTGGTAGGAATGGAAGCAGTTGTCCAATCACTAGTGACAGACTTGGCCGCTAATGGCTTTGAGATAATGAACGTGAACGACAATGATAGCAATTTAACTATTGACGGTGAGTCGAAGCGAATTTTAATGCGACCTACAACGGCAGTAGATCCTCTTGCTATTGAAGAGTCTGATTCGGGGAATGCGTCTTATGACTCTAGACAACCTTGGCGTTTAATGTTTGAAGTAGATAACGATGAAGGTGGCTTTCGTATTTGGGCTAATACACCTACAAACGTTATGGTTGATAGTGCTACTAAAGAAGTAACTATGTCTAAGAGCGTAAGCGTAGGTGATACAGACTTCGCTACATCAGGTTTACTTACATATAAATCGTTAGACAAATCCGCGCAGAACACCAGAAAGGTTTTAGCGCCTGAAGGTGATTTAGCCTCAGCAGCTCAGAGTAAGTGCTACACAATGAACGTTGCTTATTGGGGAATCGATCTAACTAAAATAGATTACGAATCATTTCCTATGTCGTACCGTCTAACTGTTACGCCTCGAGGTATAATGGTAATGGTATGGGTAGAATCACGCGATAATCATGGTGCATCTTACGGTTGGTTCTGTATTCAACGTATGGTTGACGTTACAGGCGGAGCGGTATTGGACGGTAAAGCTCCTCTATTTTGTGTATTCTCTGAGAATGGTGGTGGTGGTGCTAGAGCTGATGGTACAGGAACTATAGCGTTAGACGGTACTACCTATGACGCGTTAAACGCTCCTGAGCCTGATGGTATTAACCAGTTTGTTATACGTGAAGGCGATATAAATGCACCAGATATTCCGCACAGTGCGGTAATTGACACAGCAGATGCAACCCGTATTATTAACAGTACTCAGCAAGTAAGTACGTCGGAAGATAACCAGTTTATCCTTAATTTCGCAAAAGGTTTAAATACTCAACGTTACTCTTACCCTCATGAGCTTGACCTATTCGCTTATACTTCTGCGGATGTTATTTCTCAATGGTCAGAAACTGAGGTAACCGTATACGGCGAATCTACACCACGTAAGTACAAAGCAATGAATGCCAACCACATTAACAACAAAGGTATGCGTATCTTAATGTTAGTAGAAGGCGGCGGCGTTTAATTAGGTAGTACTTTGAATAGGGGGTGTGTCTTTTAGTGAGGCACGCCCATTTCTTGTTTCCATAGGAATTTAGCTATGCTATACGAATTAGGTTATAGGTCAGGTGTGTCTCTCGGAGAAGAGGTAATTGGTCTTGAGTTCAAGGTAACTACTCAGTCACTTTCATCAGAAACTATGAGCGTAGACCTTGGTGGCCTGTCTGTCAATGGATCCAGAAAAGGGCCTAGCGCAGAAGTATATGCAGGTGATACGGTAAGCGTATACGTAAGCGCTTCTACTACTAAAGGGACCCCAGTCTTCGTTAACGTACTGCAAGACGGAATATTAGCAGGGACTTTTGTTGTAATATCCGAAGCAGTTTCAGGGTCTATCTTCGATGAAGAATATTTAGATCTAGAGCCTTATGAAGTTTTACCTGATAGTAACTGGACGGCATCACCTTTAAGGGGGATTTCTGTCTACGATAAAGTAGACTTAACCTTAAAGACTACGGTACCTCTCTCAGACTCACCTATATTAGATTTACCTGAATATAGAACACATATCCATGACTACCATAGAGATATGACGTATGTCTTGGACAGTACTGCCTATTTTAGGGATGAACCAATATTTAAGGGTATTATACCTACTGATTTATTAGGCCCAGTATCAGACTTTACCTTATTTGACACGGCTGGTGTACGCTATGGATTCGCAGTAGCCTACCGTAAAAGTAATAAGATAGTCATATTTGATGAATCTTATAATGTGAAATTGGAAATTGAATCTCAGGATCCTTTGAAAGTTTCAGGTACCGATGGTACTATTTTCATTTTAGAGAAAGGCGCTACCAGTTTAAGAAAGATTGAATTCGATGATGTTTTTGCCTATACAGAAACACCATTGGAGTACGGAATTGTCATTAAAGATTTCGTAGTGAACACCGAGACTATTAGTGCGGCCATTGTATCAGGTACTACAGTTGTCGATTTCGACGGTACTGTTTACTCAGGTATGTCACGTAACGCCTTCAAAGTTTACTATGAGCCTGTGTCGGACGTAATACTAGTTAACCATGGTCTTGAAGGTGGTCAGACTTATTTCAGAGGTGAGACAGGTCTTAGGACTAGAACTCTGAAAGAGACTAATATTAAATACCATACTTATACTGAGATTCGACGCGATGGAGGTACGGAGGTTATATACGTAGATGACGTAGGTCATAATCTGTATACCCAGGACATAGTCGACCCCCCAGGATTGGTTAAACAGGCCGCTACTACGGAAGGACCTTCCTACGGTATAGCGATACTAGGCAATTTAGTATTCATACCTAACCTTTACGCAGACATTGATTTAAAGATTCTTGATTATGATACCGAGCCTGACTTATACAATTTAGGTGAAAGCCAGTTAGGTTATGTAGGTACTGTAGTAGACTCCATCCCTGTCACGTTAGAGGGCATTAATGTAGATACCCAAGTATTTTTACCTGAAATAACCACGCAAGAGACTGAACTACTTGTAAACGGAGTCCCCTCAGGTAAGAGCGCCACAGTTGTGGCAGGTGATACGCTGGCTATACGTACAACATCTATACGAGAAACAGGTCAGGATGATTTAATTCCTGTTGTGATAGGTCAAACGATATATAGCTACACACTACTACCTAACACACCTAACATACTGCCCAGATATACAGTGTTCTTACCTAAGGTAGTAGCAGCAAATACTGAGATTTGTTTGGATTCAAATACAGTATTCGGACTAGGTTTAGGTGTAACCCAGACGGTAACTACGGATAATGGTTTACTCATGGTGAACGGAGATGCGGACTCTAAGGCCGCATCTGTGGATATCGAAGACGGAGATAGTCTGTCCTTATGTTTGACCTCAGGGCCGGATGCTTATGATGTAGTATCAGCCAACATTACATACGCGGATATATTCACGTCCCCTGTCTATATAACTACAGTTGATACTACAGTAGAGCCAAATCCTGTAGTAGCTGACTTGGACTTCCAAGACCCTGACTCTTTAGATATAATGAATAGAGTCCTCAATGTTAAATTAGGGCAATCTGTTATAAGCTCACCTGCTATAGTGGAGCTTACTGACTTTGATGCAGAAGTCGATGTAAAGATACCTGACATATATGATTCGTTCTTGGTAATTAACGGTATTCAGTTACCTGGCCATACAGCAAAAGTTAAACATGGTGATACTATATCCATAGGATTAACCTCTACGTTTAACTACCTGACTGACCATTCCATTCCAATGGTTCTAGGTAATAGTACATTTTATTTTATCGCCCAGACAATACCAGATTACGTACCTAATGGTTTTTACTTTGGTTTCAAGGAAAACCTGCACATAGCAGATAGAGTTTTATCTGATATAGTTACGGTAAGTGGTTTAATGGAGGGTACTTATGTCCCTCTTGTAATACCTTACGGAACTGTACCTATTATAGACGGCGTTAGACTTGATATAGCTAACCACCTTCTAGACTATAGAGGTGTCCTTACAGACGATTTCCATCATATAATTTCTAATGGATCTACCTTACAGCTTGAAGGATTCGCTAGACCTACTTACGGTGACCGTAATGTACTGGAAGTAACTATCGGCTATAGGACAGGCCTATGGGAATTATCTACTTTTGAAGTCGAAGAGTATGAAAGTAATATTCTGCCTGATGTAGTCTCAATAGACCGTCCTGATTATGCTACTACTTTCATGAGAAAGCCTGTTTTAGTAGAAAGAACTCTAAATACGTCTATTGTAAGTGTTAGTACACGACCAGTTTTGACACCCCTAAGAGTGGCGTCTATACCCTCCAAGGGCGCCACTATTAAAGCCTCAAAAGCTATCTCAGTCGTCAACCCATCAGTAAGTACGTATGCTGATACTTCACCTATATCAGCCTTAGTAGGCTCAAGTTCCGTACTAGTAGACAGACAGGGATCTATACTAGGATCTCTTTCATCGAGCAAGGCATTATCTTCAATTGCTTACGGCAAGAATAAGTCAACTTCTCTAGTTTCAAATAACTTGAGAAGAGAGACTCATGGCAGTAACGATGTGATGTCTCTTTTTAGAGGCGCACATAGGGAGCTAGTGAATGGGTACGAGGCATTTAAGTCAGAAGGGTCCGCGCCTAAGATAGGAACTAGGCACGACGGTGTGACTGTGTTTATCCATAACCCTGTAAGCTTTAGTGCGTCTGATATACGTGACCTACAGGCAGTTATATTTCCGGATAGTCCTGCGGCATTAATGCCGGCCATACCTTGGGCTAAAGACGAGCTTAGACAGCCTGTACTTGTCAGCTATAACTCGGATTCAACTATATATCCTAGAGCGGAAACTATTAAGTTTGAACGTTCTTTTGTTGTATATCAGGAGACACCTAATAACATTAAGGCTTACAGACCTGAAGCCATAGCCTACGATAACAGCGGATATAAGCGTGCAGCTAGGCAGGATACTATAGTAAACGTACATCCTGAAATCAAGTGGGCTACTCCATATAAATTTAATGCACCTGTTCCTCCTGCACTGGCAGAAAGAATTTTTAAAGTAATAGCCCCTAAAAAACCTGTCGCAGGACCTAGGTTATTTAAAGTATTAAAAAATAGTACAGTAGTAGTTGGAGCTAGACCTTCGATCCAATCTTACAACGTACATCCTGTAGTAGTAACCAGGTCTCCTATAGTAGTACCTATACCAGTACCTGTTAAATGGACTAGGCCTGATACCATTGTGCCTGATTACTCAAGACTTACAATATCGCGCCCTGACACAGTAGTCATTACTAACCCTACGGTTTATATGTCTTCTAAGTCAGAGGTCTTCTTTGATAAATTTACTGACAGCTATTTGGACGGAACATTTGAGACTGCCGAAATTGCAGAACAGGCAGCGGAAGCGAAAGGCCTTGTCGATAACGACTATTCAATAGTTCCGTATGGCGGTAGATTTATTTGGATTAGAGTTTTGCCCTGTGAAAATATGTGTTATGATTGTCCTCCAGCAGGATATATACAAGGCGGTTAATCTAATTTATAGTTATATATAAAAAAGGAATATTTCTATGTTAAGCGAATCCGCTAAGTTTGAAAACTTAGACCAATTCAAATGGTACACCTATACAGGTCGTAATAAGAATCTGGTAGCAAGAAAGCATGAGAGACTATTAGTGAAAGGTGCCGTATACGGCATGAAAGCCATTAGGGGTGATAAATTCTATATAGTCTTTCCTGAAGACTACCACATTGACTTTACGGTTACTAAGCGTGTAGGCCTTAATATATCTAAAAACTCTAAACTTAAGCGTAAGCCACCTCCACTGACTAATAACAAGGGAGAGGGAGGTCGTGCTTCTCGCACACTAGGGCCTAAAGGCCTTGGTAGAGTCCAAAAGGCCCAAGAGAAGTCTAAGTGGGATGCTACTTACTTCAAGCCGCAAGCTCGGGTAGGGGATGAATTGAAGAACGGTATAAGTTTCGAGAATTACCAATGGCGTAATTTTACGGACATAACTCCCATTAGGAAGCGTAATGGTACCAAGGTTGTTCACTCATTCCCAAAGAAGTCTATTGTAGGTGTCCGCTTCTTACGTGATAGTAAAGGAGCTAAACTAGTTACTACTGATGGTAAAGTACTTACTATAAGTAAAGAGCAGTTTGATATGGTACTTAACGCATCGAAAGTAATGCCTAAGAATAAATGGCCTGAAGGGACCATCTCTGTTGAAGAAATGGCTGAGAACCTTCAGTACGAAAAAGAATCGGACAAGGCCCGACGCATTTCTGATAGAAACCTAGCCAGAGCCGATAACGAAGCAGCTAGGCGTGAAAAGAAGAATCAGGAGCGTAAGAAGAGACGGGAGGATCAAGAAGCCATTAGGTCCGAACGCGAGAGATTGAAGCGAAGACTTGAGGGCCGTAAGAAAGAAGTCAATCTTACTATGAAACCTAAGACCAGTAAAGAGCTTGCGGATATATTAGTGCAGGGTAAAAAGCCTAAAGAGGACGAGGGCGTATTATCTGATATGGATCTGCAAGAGAATCTAGACGCCCTTAAGCAGATGGACTTGGATTCAGATGATACTCAGGACTACGATGACGAAGAGTCTGGAGGGGAAGGTGGTACTTCTAATGACTTCGATGATAGTGACCTGTCGGACGCAGATATGCCTGACCCTGAAAACCGTGACTTCGATGATAACGAATCCGATAAACTTATGGACGACCTTGACGAATTAATCGAGCAGCGACACGAGCAGGCATTTAGTTTAGGTGACCTTGACGGCGAAGACGAAGAGGAAGACCTTGACGAAGAGGAAGACCTTGACGAAGAGGAAGACCCGGACGAAGAGGAAGACCCGGACGACCTTGACGAAGAGGAAGACCCGGACGACCTTGACGAAGAGGAAGACCCGGACGACCTTGACGAAGAGGAAGACCTTGACGAAGAGGAAGACCCGGACGACCTTGACGAAGAGGAAGACCCGGACGAAGAGGAAGACCCGGACGTCGCTATTGCTGAGGAGGAGCTAGGAGAAGAAGGAGAAGAGGAAGACCTGGACGAAGAAGGTGACTCTAATCCTAAAGACTATGTATCAGAAGAAGGTGACGTGGTTTTATTCCTAAGTGATGATAGCGATAAACGTGAGTACGTACTACTTGACATATTCCCACTACCTGCAAACAATAACATCACTGTGTATAAGGTGTACGATGTAACCAACAAGCCTGACGTGTTCAATACTGTCCGTGTAGCAAAAGGCTCTCGTAATAAGTTTGAGAATATGGTTAAGTTCCTGCGCAAAATGAATCCAAAAGAATATAGTGGCTACTATACCTCAGCCGAACTTATGGATAGGTCTAAGAGTCCTATTAACAGCTAAACTGTAAGGATTCCTTATACTGTAAATCACGTATTATGCGAATTACGGAAGTATACTATGACACAAAGGTTAAGTAAAAGACAATTGATTGCAGACCCAGTAGGGTACGCACAATCACTAGAAAAGCCATTACTAGAAAGTCTGTTGGATAGATTGGACAAAGCTTTCCACAATGATATGGACCCCTTAATTTCCGACTATAGCTACGAAGAGATTATGGACTGGTATAGAGATAAGTGGCCTAAAGCTAAAAGGTTAAAGCAGACAGGTATTAGGCTTGGTAATAAGCAAGAGGAGGTAAAGCTTCCTAACTTCATGCCTAGTTTATTGAAGGTTAAACCTGATACAAAAGAGTTTTCGTCCTACGTAGATAACTATATAGGTCCGTACGTACTAACTGACAAACTCGACGGCATTAGTCTTCAAATTATATACGAAGGCGGACGCCCTACTAAAGTTTATACGCGCGGTAACGGACTTATGGGTAAAGACGTTTCTCGTCACATACCGAACTTTAAGATACCTAAACGTATTAGCACTAAATCACGTATTGCCGTTAGAGCCGAAGCTATTCTTAATGAAAGTACGTTCCAGCGTAAGTTCAGTAAAGACAGTGGCGGTAAGTATACCGCAGCACGTAATACAGCGGGTGGGTTTATTAATAACACCAAAGGCGATAGCACTGGTCTAAAGTCAGTTGATGTTATTGTCTATGAAATGCTCGAAGGGCCGAACGCCAATAAGAAGCTTAGCACGCAGTTGAAGTATATGGAGAAACTTGGATTCAAAGTAGTCCATCATCGGACAGTTAAATCAATTGATAGCGCCAAGCTCAGTAAGTACTACGCAGATCGCGTTAAGAACAGCAAGTACGAAATTGACGGTATAGTTGTAGCCAATAATGCGCCCTATGTGAGACGTTCCTCGTTACCTAAACACGCTAAAGCCTTTAAAGAAAACTCACGTTCTGATATGAAAGACGTTAAGGTACTTAAAGTATCTTGGGAGTTATCTAAAGGCGGTAAGATTATCCCACGTATATGGTATGCTAAGACCACATTAGGAGGTGTCAGTAATGATAAAGCTACAGGACATAATGCGTTCTTCGTTATTAATGGCTTTAGGCAAAAAGAGATTAAAGATAACAAGCCAGTTATGCCGCTCGGACCTGGCGCTGTTGTCCGAATCGTCCGTAGTGGTAAAGTTATACCACATATTGTTGAAGTCGTTAAAGCTGCTCGTGGCCGCAAGCCTCAAATGCCTGATGTACCTTATGTTCTTCGTGGTGCTGATGCTTATTACTCTGGTGAGCGTCACGGTGATACTTATGCAAAGCAGATTACACACTTTTTCGTTACGATAGGTGTTGACGGATTGAAGCTTACTTCGGTTAAGAAGCTAATAGACGCAGGTCTAGATTCAGTTAAGAAAATAATTGAAGCCACCGAAGAAGATTATGCCTCTATTGATGGTATCGGTGAAGTTAAAGCTAAACAGTGGTCCCGTCAGATTAAGATTAAACTTAAACAGACGGATGCAGCCACATTGGCGGATGCCTCTGCAATTTTCATAGGCTTTAGTAAAAGTAGGCTAGATACTCTGTTTAGTATATTCCCTAGTACTTTAGCTATGAGCAAGTGGACTAAATCTAAGGTTCTAGCTAGGATACACGGTTCAACTACAGGCTTTAAGAAACTTGCCGATAACTTCGTTGATATGCTACCTAAGTTTATAGACTTTGTAGAAGATAACGAGTTGATTTTACGTAAACCTAAGAAAGCACCTAAGCCTAAAGGTAATAAGTTCAGTACTTATAAGATTACGTTCACTGGTGTTAGAGATAAAGACCTGCAGCATTATATTGAGGAGCAGGGAGGTATTGTTCAGAACATGAAGTCCGATACTAACATGCTGCTTATTAAAGATGATTCATATACTTCAAGTAAGATAGATAAAGCCAATGCTAAAGGTATACCTGTTCTTACCTTGATTCAGTTCAAAAAGAAATTTAAAATGTAAGGTACACTAATGGACATATTTGTTTCAAATAACCAAACACTAGACAGCGCCTTCGAGTCCCATTTAATAAAGGATGCGGAGCGTATGAGCAGGAACAAAAGGAGTCGTGAGACTTTAATTTATCTTAATCCAAAGGACTTTCTAAAACTAGCGGAAGGAGTAAGGCACTATGACGAAGCTAAGCACGATACGGTAAAAGGGGTCTTATCTAGAGGTGAGAGCTTCGACGCACTTCCCTACCTAAAGACTAAATTAATCAATGGCCGTGAGTTTAAGGTGACAGGTCATGAGGGTCGTCATCGTAGTATTTACTTACATCAAAAGTTCCCTAATAAACTAATACCGATTAGACTTATAGATTCATCAATGCGTTGGGGTGAAGACGGTCTAAGTAATTCTGAGATTACTCTAGAAGCCGAATCTTCTAGACTCAGAATTAACGTAATAGTTCCTTAAGGCAGAGGATTTAACTTGATACTTATGAATGGGATACTCCTAGGGACTTTAATCGCACTGCATGGAATTCTAGCAGTAGGACTAGGTGTATTGTTAAATGGCGATTTAATAAAAGCAAAATCATTAAGGCAGTTTCAGTTATACTTCGTATCTGTAGCCTTAACTTGGACAGTTCTTTATTTAAAAGGTCCAATCGTACAAGAAGGATGGATAGGTACACTAGGGTATTTACCTTTCTTTCTGAGTTATATACTTCTATTAGCGGCAGTATGTTTACATGCAGGACATAAAGCACCTGTTAGACGGAGTCTTATAGCATCTGCGTTAATTGCCTTCTATCTAGCCTTACTATACTGCTCACGAAGTTCAGTAATACATATTACGGATATGTATCAAGTATTAGCTTTAGGTTATTGTTGGAATCTATGTAGATTGAGGTATGAAAGGACGCATAACATCGGAGACCATTACCTATCTAACTTTATGTTACTTGGCATCATTACTTTAAGTGCCCGAACTCTGTATGTTTATGTTAACGGGAACCTCGGATCGGGTTTTGTATACACAGCCGTAGCATTTACATTAGTTAACGTAGGTATATGCTTATCTATAATGGCTAGTTACTTCCTAGAAGTAAAAGTGGCTCTTGAGAAACAGGCAAATACGGATAGTCTCACAGGAGTGTATAATCGACGGTACTTTACGTCTAGCTTGGAGCAAACACACGCGTCCTGTAAGAGACGCAATTCCACATACTCTATTATTATTTGTGATATTGATTTATTTAAGAATGTTAATGATACTTATGGTCATATTTGTGGAGACTTAGCTTTAATTAAAGTCGCTCGATGCTTAGACAAAATTAAAAGATGCGAGGATACCCTATCTAGGTATGGAGGAGAGGAGTTTGTATTTCTGCTTCCTGATACAAAGCTTGAAGAGGCTACTAAGTTGGCTGAACGCTTCCGTCGCAAAGTAGCGGATCTGACAATCGACCTGGGTCAGAAGTCCCTATCATTGACCATGAGCTTTGGAGTAGCCGGAGTGTACGGTATGTCGGATCCCTCTGATGTAGTCGGAGACGCGGACATAGCCCTTCTGTATGCTAAAGGTGACGGAAGGAATGGAGTCTATTACTCGGATCGTGGAGTGCTTCATTCAGGAAAGACCCTATAAGCACCTTGTTCTAGGAACATAATAAACCTTGCTGTGTTCACATGGCGAGGTCTTTGGTATCTAATGTCAATAATTGGTACCAAATTTAACCTTTTTAGTAGGACATAATATGTATAAGAAACATATGGTAGGCACTGAGAGCTGGAGGGACTTCATAGCGGAAGCACCTAACTTTAGACTTGAAATATACTCAGGCATACCTTTCTATTTGGACCTGCAGCAACTGCTGATACAAGGGGCTGTAAGTTTTGAAGGTGAGAGCCCTATACCAGATTTAAGTACCCATATTGGGGATGACGGCCAACCGTTAGGAGACCCTCTTCTATATACCGTAGAAGAGCTCCCCTTACGTGGATGGAACTATATACCTATAACGATTATGGACCCAGTTAATGCCATAGTCAGAAACACTAGAGACCGACGCGGCTGGGTGATAACGGCCGCTCCAGGATATGAAGGTGAAGACTGCTTTAACTACTTTCTAACAAACGGCTTTCAGGCATCCGGGTATGGTAAAGTAGAACTTATAATACTTCCTTGGTATGAGTTACTTGTCGAGATACAATATAATCCAGATACAGGTCAGTATAGATTCGAAGCGGATATTAAAGTACCCTCAGGTGCCGAAGTACCTACCTTCCAATCCTATAGATGGACTTTCTTAGGACCTAATGACTACGACGGAGATAACCTAGTTTCTTTTGATGAAACAGGTGTCTTTATGAGTACGTTCTATAAGATTGAAACATTCGGTACTTGGAGACGTAGCTACGATAAAGCTGTAGTGTACCGCACTGGTAAAGATACAGGTTGGATTACAGTACCTTCGGACACAGATGTGGATGGAATGAAGGACCCTATGACCGGTCTACCTTACTCGGCTAATGGTACCTTATTGGATATAGTTATAGAAGTAGACTTGTACTTAGATGGTACTAGTACTCTACCTAATTTCAGTCCTACTGGTCGGACTTATACAATAAGGAAAAAGCTAAGTGACCTCCTCGGTATGTCTGACTGGTCAAAATCAGGACTGATAGATAACCTAAGTAAACCTACTGTAGATGAAGCTTCCGGTAATGTCTCTCCTCCTTATGCAATTGAGACCGAAGCTCGGACACATTCTGTCGATGACCCTTACGTCCCAGACGTAGACTCCCCTGTATAGGTGAAATATATGTATTTAAGATTCAATTTAGCTGATAACTTACCGTATCTGTACGATATGAAATATTTTAACAATTCCGACTCCGAGTTATATACGGATGATGGTATTGAGATGAACCTGACGGATATAGGACCTATTGCTAGTGGATGCTACGCAGGTAAGGGTAGACTCAGGAAGGGAGAAGATGCACAAGCCATGCAGGATAGGGTAGACTATCCTATTTTCTTGAAAGCCCAACATGATTTTAAAGAACATTTAGGTGAATTTAGAGATTACTATATTGAAGTACCTATTGTACTTAACAGTGATATACTAACTCAGTATAGCTACAAGATTAGGCATAATGGTTTGGACTCACCTACAGAGCCTCTATTTTGGACAGAATCCGATTGGGAGACTTATTGGGACCTGACACCCGGCTCATTCAATAGTTCAGTGCATGGTCAGAACTTCCACAAAAAGATAAGTATAGCCGACCCGAAGCAGAACCCTGGTATATTTTATTTAATGCACCCTTATTACGGACCTATACCTGGCGAGTCTGACTTCGAAGAAGAATACTACCAAGGCGAGGCCAGCCTAATAGCTAGCGTAGCTACAGGTGGTTCTATTCCTCAGGAATTCATACTGGGTAATTGCTTTAACTATGCAGCGAGAGAGAGAACTACGCCTGACTACGAGGCCTTCTTGAAGGTAAGTATAATACGGGACGAAGACTCCAACGGAACGGTCGATATAGTAGACGGATATAAATCCGTAATCTATAATATGTTAGATAGGCCCTCTGATTATAAGGTCAGCGGGTTGGGTATTCGTATAACACTAACTACACCTTTACCGCGTGATTTAGATTTCATAATATCGCTGGAGCCCGCCTTTAGTACTTTGACTGGTGTAGACCTTATTGACAGTATACCTGTACTTGAAGAAGTTTACGGACTTACCGATGATACTATCATGTCTGTGATTCCTACGCCTTCAGGCATACCTAACACAGAGTTTAAGTCGGAATTAAAGACCACTACAATATTGGCAGGATCTACGATTTCCTTATTACCTATTACTTTGAATCGACCTGTCGATGGGCGTTACGCACTAGTAGCGCGAGTCCACTCCTTTGATAATCGCGATGGTTTAAAAATACTTAACAATGATATATTAATAACAAATACTATGCACACCGCCGATACTTACGACGATAGTGACTTGGCCGTTAGTACTCGTATAAATATTTATGACTCATCCCATGCTTTGGTGTTTACTTCCGATTCGCTATCTTCTATTCAAGCTACGTTGCCTAAAGGTGACGACTACCTTGTCGAGTTCGTTCATGAGTACTTCAATAGGTTAAAAACTGAATATAGATTAGGCCAAGGATTATCCCCTAGTATAACGGATAGGTATACGGCGGAGAAGCATCATAAATTCTCCGTGACTACAAAGTCTGACGGCAATTTAACAGTAATTGATAGTGTGGACAACGCTCCCTCTAGAGTTATTAGCGGTTGGCTAATAGCTGGAGGTAGTACGTCCAAGAGCTTATACAGTTTACCTAGTTCGATATCAGGAAGTGCTATTTCATTTGAGTGTAACTTTGGTTATAACTACGGTATAGTAGATAGTACAGTTACTACTAACGCCACAATACTATTAAACATAAACTTAACTTAAGGAATCTGTATGGGTATATCATTAACTCGAAATAACTACACCTCACTACAGAAGATGGTGCACGACGTCCATCAGGACTTGGTTGCGGGAGGATTTAAGCTTATTCTACAAAGAGACGCAATTGAAATGGAGGATGACTCTATGGTTATTAGTCCTGAGATTGTGGAGGTAGCGCCTGACTGGACTAAAGCAGGATTATATGTGTTTGAGGCAAGTCCTTCTGTTGATCCTTTTGCCGTATATGAGCCTTACAACATAGTGTTTATGGTTCATAGGAAATGGTGGAAGGTATTCGTATGCACTCCAGTAGGTTTAATCTACGACACGTTCAATGACACGTTCTCCGTAGAGTCCTACACAGATGAATACTGGCCGTTCGCAAGCATAGGGGAAGACCAGCAAAGATGGGTAGGTGCCTTAACCGTAGACGGCGTATCTTCCGACACAGGGATCGGACAGCAATTTTTAAGCTTCCATAGCGAGTTTTCTACATGGCCATCTTTAAGACAGAATGCAGTAGACGAGCACGGAGTATTAGAGTTAGAATCGTCCCCTCTAAGTTACAGAATTACAGTAGAGGCACATGGCATTGTATTTTGCACATGGGCTGAAAACATGGATGATAGAGGAGATTGCCATTCTTGGTTTTGCATACAGCGACCTAAACAGTCAGACGGTGAAATATTACCCTATACGGGTAAGCATCCGCTGTGGTGTGTATACTCTCAAAATGGTGGCGGGAATCCTAATGATATGTCAGCCTTTCCTTCAATGGATGTAAACGGTATAAGACAGTTCGTTGTCAGAGAGCGTGACATAGATTTACCTAGCCACAGTTGTAGTGCTGTACTGGGAGAAGGTGAGCACTCAGCCATAATAAATCCTATGGAGCAAACCAGCTTACAGGAGGACGGAACGTACTTACTTAATATACCTAGCGGCTTGAACTCATGGAGATATGTATATCCTTACTTATTGGATTTAATTGCATTCTCAAGCGCAGACCTATCCGCTCACGGTTATAATGTAACACATGACGTATTTGGTAATGGCGAACCTATTACATACTACGCTATGAAAGCCAATAGACCTGAGAACAGAGGCATGAGGATGTTCATGAAAGGACCTGATGTTAATGCTGCGGACGAGCAAGAGCCTTTCGAAGTACCTTTATACTTTTACGTACGTCACCTTTTCCGTGCAGCTACAGAATCTAACGTGATGCCTCTAATATTTGTAGAAATTGAATTAATGGAAGGCGTTACTTCTACCAGCTACCCTGCACCTAGGGATATAGAAATACCTTTCACTATAGATCCTAGTAGCACTGCGTTAGAGGGAATTGATTACGTACTAACCTCACATAATAACCATATACTTATTCCTGCAGGCAGCACTAAAGGTAGACTATACGGACAGATACTTCCGCGATCAGGAGATAATGGTACGAGGTCTGTGACGTTTATACTAACAGATAACCTAGGTGAAGGTAACTTACTAAGTAGTCCTATATTCACCATACAAGACAGTATTGTCTAAACATACAATCCCGACAGGACAAGGATGATGTAGGGTTAAGGACGACCCGCTACTAAAAGGCTATTTATGAAAATCGCTATATATGCAATATGTAAGAACGAGCAGCATAACATTGTTTCATTTTTAAAAAATACAATGTATGCAGACACTATAATAATAACCGACACAGGTAGTACCGATGATACCGTACGGATATTAGAAGAGCAATCTTTGATTAATTCTAAAATTGTACTACATAAGGCTGAATTTGAACCCTTCTCATTCTCAGGCGCCCGTAACTTCTGTCTAGCTCAGGTACCTGAGGATATAGATTACTGTTTATATTTAGACTTAGATGAAAGACTTGAGGAGGACTGGCTTAAGAAGTTAGAGCCTCTATTGGCACATCAGCCTACCCACATCACTATGGACATGGTAACTTCTCGTGATGAATCAGGTAACGTAGCTTCCTCTTATTACCAAACACGATGCCATAGACGCGAAGGATATAGATGGCGTTACCCTTGCCATGAAGTCTTGCAGTGCGAATGGACTAATGGTGACAAACGTACTATAAGTAGTGCCATACAAGTAGAGCACTATCCTACGTTAGATAAAGAACGTAACTACTTGGGTTTACTGGAGCAAGGCGTAGTCGAATACCCAAACGACCAACGTATGCTTTATTATTACGGCCGTGAGCTTTACATGGCCAAGAACTATCTTGACGCGATAGCTGCGCTAGACAAAGCCTGTTATGCGACAGAACTTTGGTGGGATAGACAAACTGCATCCTGCTTTAAGTATATGGCCTTATGTGCCGTAGAGCTGAAAGACCATAAGTTGGCTGAAACTTACTATTTAAAGTATTTAAGCTACAGTACGGATGAGGCTGAATCGTGGTACGAAGTAGCCATGTTCTACTACTCCCAAGGGCTCTACCACTTGGCTTTAGGTTATTCAAAAAGATGTATAGATTTAGGTCAATCTAAGACAAAACCTAGTAATTTCTTATTTAGAGACTTGAGTTGCTGGACATGGAAACCCCATGATTTAGCAGCTTACTGCTCCTACCATCTTAAAGATAGTTCTGGATATGCAGCACATGCCACACTGGCTTGTAACCATAATCCTCAGGATGGGCGTCTACAAGCTAATATGGAAGACGCACTCAGGAATGTTACAGTAGTAAAAAGGACCGTGGATGAAGATACTTGATATAAGACCTACATCTGAATCTGCCGATAAGCCTCCAGGCTGGTGGATTAGGAAAGGCAAAGGCTCTAGACAAGCCTACATTAAACGGCATCCTAAATCTAAATGGTCTAAGTTTTTAGAATACGGGTTGAAGTCAACTAAGCCTCAATCTAGTAAGAAGAAACCTAGCCCTGCAGGAAAGGGTACTAAGGATAAGCCTGTTGCTTCTGGCAAAGGTAGCTCCACAAAGAAAAAAATTAATGAAGTTAAAGGTAAAGCTAAACTAAAGGTCTCTCGCTCGAAAAGAATTAAAGAGATGGCCTCCAAAAAGGCGCCTTTAATTGCAAGTAACCTAAACAAAGGTCTAAATAAACTTGTCACTAAAGCTCCTGCTTATGCGTCTAAGATAAAAGACAGTATAAGTAAAGCAACTTCTAGCAAGGTGGGTAACTTCTTTAAGAAGAAACTTACCGGTGGAGAAGTAGACGAAGCCGAAAAAGAGGCAGTTATATCGACACTAACACCTGTGTTGAAGGCTGTCTTAGGTGTCGCAGTACTTGGCGCTTTGGCTGTCGGTGCCGCACCATTGGTAGCCGCTCTTGCTAATACCTATTCCTCCTCACTGGATAACCTTATGACCTCAGAGTCCTCTGAGTTAAACACCGATGAACCCGTGGATTTACTTATCCATGATTTCATGCGTTGGTTTAGTAAGATAGATAAGAATGTATTAGCTGAGAAGATAGCAGAGCTACAAGTCCTCGAGGAATTCGGGGAGGGTGAAGCCGAAGAATCCGAAACTTCTGTAGAAGGCGACGAAGAAGACCCTGATTTTACATCGGAGTCTGCCGTCGTTAAACGGGTTTCGTTCAGAGTCTCTCCTCTACAGCGTAGAGTTGTTGCTAACTTAAGAACTAAGTTCGAAGTGATTTTCGATAAAGAGGTCGTAGGTCATATTGAGTCCGACCCTAAGATTAAAGGTGATGGTTTCCAGAACCGATGTTGGGTTGTGACGCTACGCGATGGTTTTAATGAATCGTCGTATACGAGTGGATATAGATCAGACGAACCTTTTACCTCCGTCAGGGGTGATGACGTGTTGCTGAGAAATCCACAAAGAATGACAATGCCAGAAGCTCGAGGATGGGTAAAAGGCGCACTAGTAAGGAGTTTCCTTTGAAACGACTAAATATTAATATTACAACTACCGATGTTTTTCATCCAGTAGATAAGCTAGGTACCTTTGATAGATCACAACTACGTACCTTATTCCTACAACTTAATGCCGTTGCTTCCACTGCGGCAGATTGCGCTGAGCAATGCCAATCAATACCTAATGACTTAGTCGAACTGGGTTTAGATGATTTAGACGTATCGCCCCCGCACTTACGCAACTACTACGAGCGAGTGGAGGCCGAAGCAGTTTCATTAAGTGACGCCGTGGCTAATCGCTTACAGGCTTCGGCCTCCACTGCTCACATGCAAGACGGTTTTGTGCGACATCAGTTCTATAAAGCATTTGAAATAAGTAATAAGTTTGGATCTAATCAGTATAGTGGTATTAGATCTAGAGTACTTGACGCTATAGATAACCTACCTGTTACAGGTTTAGGGCACGACGACAGTACAGTAGAGGTAGCCTCATATAGTCCTTGTACACCAAGACCTGAACCTGCCCACGCTAAGTACTCGGCCTTGGTATCTACTGCCGTTGTACTAGAAGCGTTCAATACGGCCTTACGTAAGTTTAAGGCCGTAGCGGTTGCTTCGCTGGACATGCCTTGCGATCAAGGTATTCACGATGAAGCTAAAGCACTGTTGTACGGAGCTGAATTATAATGAAGTCAATTACTGTAGGCCGTCCTCAGCATAGATTCTCAAGTGAGGCCTTTGATGTAGGTTCATTGGCCCCTGCTACCGAAATGCTTGATGCTAGTAGAACATCGAAATCGATACAATTAAAGCCTGAAATTACTGGTGGCCAATCTGTTGACCTAGACGTTAACGCTTGGCTTCCAATGGCCTCGGAAGTATATAACATAAGTCCTGATATTAGAGACTATGTTCTTGCTCCCATCCCAGCCATGATTACAGGTATGCCGAATACGAATGGTGACAGTGCGACGACAAGAGAAATGTTACGCTTTCAACCAGACCATGGTATGCCGAGCTACAAAACGTTTAAGGGTAAACCTACTCACGTTGAGCATAACAATAAAGATTATACGATTGCTAAAGGTATTATCTTTGACAGTTACTTGCAACGTCTGCCTCAGTTTAAAGGCGACCACGCCAGATTAACATTGCTATTAGGATTTGATCGCAGACGCGACCCAGATTTAGCAAATGCCATCGCAGCTAATAAAATAAACACATATAGCATAGGTATGTTCTTTAATTCCTATCGCTGCTCTATATGTAGTCATGTAGTGCAGCAAGGTACGATGCACATGTGTAGTCATACCCGACCACGCAGACCGACTTACTTGCATGATAGCGGTGTTCTTTCTTACCGAGAATGTCAGAATATAGTTGGCTTTGAATGTAGTTCTGTAGGAGACCCTGCCTATGTATCAGCCCATCATAACCCCGACCAGGTCATAAACGTCCAAGACTTTAGGAATTAATCATGGCAGAAATATTTGCAAAGAAACAGGAAAGCGAGAGTGCCAATGTAGGCGGTAAACGTGTAGAGAAAGCAATCACAAAACTGTTCAACGACAACGGAGGTAACGGGGAAGACTTAATGTTTGACCTAGCCGACTATTTCATAGTTGACGCACCCTTCAATGAACTTAAACGCTTGAAGACCACTCTGTTAGGCCGAGTAGCTTTAGGTCTTATCTTGAAAGAAGAATTCTACAACGATGAACTTCTTGAAGACCAGCCTCGAGCACGGCGTACAGCCCTAGCTGAACTGGGTTTCCCAAGAGGTTAATATACAAATATTCATAAGTGAGTCAGCCTCTGTGGAATCTCTGATAAAGCAGAAGGCCAATAAAGCAATAAAGCAGTTGTTGAAGAAGAACCAATTTGAGGTTCTAAATGACAATGACGTTAGCATTGACGTAACTGATTATCCTCAAATGACTTCTACGTAGGCGTTGATGGACTAAGCTTCACGGTGAAAGTTAAAGTACGTAAGCCTATGGAGATGCCCAAACGAACTGTAAACTTATAGTATAGCCAAATCTTAAACGTTCGTATTGTATATCATACGAACATTGAAGGAGGTGGGCCCACGTCTCCCAGACTACTACCTCTGGGTAATAAAAATGTAGTAGAGCGATGTCTCGGCCCTCCTAATAAGAGGGCTTCCTTAATTAAATTGGAGTGGTATGTGAACCCACCCATCATAATCCAAAACTTTAGGAATTAACTATGAAAGTTATATTAGTAAGCCAGTCATCCGTTAAAATGGAAAACAACGCTATCGTCATATTCGGCAGACGCGGTAAGAAGATTGCAGAAGAACTGAAGGCAGTAGCTGACTTAAGTAAGAAAGTTAAAGGCTCAGTTCCTATGATGGATACTGACATAATGAAAGTAGTAGGACTTCTGCAGGTAAGCAAACAGAAAATTGCAGAGATACCTGCGGATAACTTAAAAACATTACGTGACTACGGCCCTAAATTGCTTTCCTACTGCAAGATGTATAAGAAATTAAATGCAGCCTCTTATGAACGTGACGATTGGTTAAAAAGTGCAGGTAAGAGTAAATCGCAAATAGGCAATATAAGCACTAAACTTAGAGTATAGCCAAATCTTAAACGTTCGTACGGACATTGAAGGATGGCTTCCTTAATTAAATTGGAGTGGTATGTGAAACCTATTATGATAGCACTTAGCGCAGGGTTGCACTTTGATGATTTTGTACGCGGGTCATTCAAAGCAGAAACAATAGAAAAAGAAGGCAGTGCATTAGTCTTCACCACCACTCTAGTCGGCAAGGCAACTAAAGCCCCTGACTATAAGAAGAACCAGCTTATACGGAACTTCTTAATTAAACTAGGTGAGTGGACTCAAGCCCATCTAGATGAATTACATTCACAGGGTATTAAAGAAATACGAGTATCACCTATAGTAGAAGACCTTATGGGTAGACTACGAAGAACATCAGGTAGCTCTAGATTCTACTTGAACAGCAAAGAGACTTCGTTTCATATTGTTGTTGGTAAAAACTACTTATTACTATCTGTTCCTGAGAAGAAAGTCAGCACGATTGACAACAAGGCACAGCTAGCCAATCTACGTAACATATTAAAGGGTAACACCTAATGAAAATCTTTATAAGTCAAAGCGGTACTGGTACTCCTAAGAACATAGCTAAACTTTTAACAGGCCGTGAAGCGGAGCAGATTACACAAGCATTGAAAGTAGTTAAGAAGGACTTAGCCCTTACCTTTACTCAAAGGGGTACTCCTAACGTATACGTACCTAATCGTGACGTTCAGAGTTTAGAGCAAGACTTTTTGATTGAAATCTTCGAAACCGAAAATAGACATAAGAATCTGGGTTTGATGACCGACTCTAAAGATAGAAACATATTCTACATAGTAGATGCCGATACTGACGAAGCCTCGCCTCGTAGGTTAGGCGCTCTATTCACTAAGGCTTAGGAGCTATCATGAAGAAAGTAGAATTTCTAAGGTTCCAGTGGTACGTATACTTACAATCTAAGCCCGTCGCACTGAATGACATACATGGTACTGACGGAGAAGAATACGACATTGATGTAGACCGTAAAGAGAAGTTTGGATTACACTTCGACGGTAAGAAGTATTGGTTCATGATGGACGACCCTCTAGATGTAGCCTTTGAGATAGATAAGCATAACGCTGAACTGCTAACAAAGAACAGTCGTGGCTTTACAGGCAAGATTGGAGGCAAGGTAGTTGTTAAAGGAGGTGACTTTGCCTCTCTTGATAAGAAGCCTAATGGTACTGGTCCTGCTAGAGGAGACTCTGACAAAGGTCCTAAACGCTCTGGTGTAGGTGTTACTAAAGTGATTAGTTACGTACAGAAATCCCTTAATGCACGACCTAAGCCTAAGCAAGTTAAGATTAGTTTACGTGCCGTTGAAGAAGACGTTAAGTTCACTTTCGGTTTATCACACCCACCTAGCCAAGCTATATGGGATATGGTTAAAGAAGCTGAACCTTACCTAGGGTTAAAGATTAAAATCAATACTGACGTGGTTCTTATTTGTGAAAGCGAGAAAGTACCTACTGCATTGATAACTACCTTTAGTAAGAAGCTCGGTCGTAAAGCAATCTACATTAACTTGACGCCTAGTGAGTTAGCATCTATCAGTCATACAGGTAGAGTTGACCCCGCCCAGTGTGCAGCAGCCATTACCCATGAGCTTGCCCATTACGTGTATCACGAGGCTATTCGCAATTCAGATCTAAGGAAGTGGAAACTTGAAGTGGCTGCGTTGAAATTTCACGCAGACCAATATAACCACGGTCAAGGTTATCCCTGGCATGATGAACACTTTGCGATGCTTTGTGAGCATATGGTCCATGGCCATTCAGCCCGTAGGTTAAATTCTACAATAGGATTAGGTATTGCGGAAAAGTACTTCGATAATGTCTTTTTGAAAGGCGATGAAAACAGTAAACTATATCCACCTAAGAAGTAAACTGTAAAGCATAACCAACTAGTTAGGGACAGGGCCGGCCAGCCTTTCAAAGAACCCTTTATTCTGAGATTACCTACTAGTTGTTTTCTATAAAGGGTAGAACTATGTCAAAATCAAATAGACTACAAGAATTCAATTCTTGGCTGGTCTCTAAACCGAACATCACTATCGTAGGTGATATCCCCAATAAAGCTTGGACTAAGGTGACTCTGACCTGTTCAGACCATGCGTTTACTTGGAGTACAAGTCCCGGTAACATAAGACCTGATCGTATAGGCTGTAAGCACTGCGCCTCGAATAAATTCATAAAGCCTTTCTGGACTAAATACAATTCACTAGAACACCTACGCATAATTAAAGGGGTGCCTTTAAAGGGCTCTGATTCAATTACGTTCCACTGCACTAAGCACGAACATGTTTGGGACATGACAGTACAATCATTTGCTAGGTGGAAACACGGATGTAAGCTCTGTGCCCAAGAAGCTAGTATATCGTCATCTAACGGTTATACTAATTGGAAATCAGTTAGACTGGGCGACACCTGTGTTAAAGTTCACGGGTACGAAGACCACGCCATTCGCTATGTGCTAAGTAAGAACATTAAAGCCAATGACCTTCTAGTTCACGGTTCTCATAAAGTACCTACTATTCGCTACAACGGCAATAGAAACTATTTCCCGGACTTGTTTATACCTAGTATGAATCGCATAGTTGAAGTTAAATCTTTGTATACTCTAGGCTTCAACCTTAGGGCGACTACTGAGGATTCTATATTTAGAGGTAAAAGACGATTCGACAATCTTTTACAGAAACGTCTAGCAGTTCGCCAATCTGGCTTTAAGTTTAAGCTATTGGTTTTTAACAACGCAGGAGCGTTAATAGGGCTACCTAAGAAATGGTGGACTTATTCATACTCTGACCTTAAACAAACATTTACATAGGATCTAATATGAAAGTCTTTGTGTCTAATAGTGGGGAGGTTAGAGTATTACCTTTCCCTAAAATACAAAACTATAATCAAGCGTTACGTTTAGCTAAGACACTAGCACCTCGCTTACCTGAAGTTAGAGTGGATATATCACCTGACGTATTAGTTAAGGCCGCCTTTGATATAGCACAGATTGTTCAGGCACTATCTAGATTCGTTGACGATAGT